CTAGCACTTATTTTATCAGCGGCAAGTCTGGCGGTGAGTGGAGCACTATGCTATGGTGCTTATGTGACTTATCAGAAAGCACAGAAGATTCTGGACAACCCAGAAGAGTTCGTCGGTGCTGTTGTAGAGAAGCAAGTCAGCAAAGCATTTGAGAAACTTCCTATCCCCAAACTAAATACTGAGAAGTTCAAGTTACCTTTCTGATGGAAAATAAAGATCCATATATTTACAGAATTCGTGAGATTCATAAAGTAGTCGATGGGGATACGATTGATGCGGATATTGATTTAGGGTTTGATATATCTCTCACTAAACGTATTCGTCTTGCTGGGGTTGATACTCCCGAAAGTAGAACAACGGATCTCAAAGAGAAGGCAATGGGTCTTGAATCAAAAGAATGGTTGAAAAAAAAACTTGAAGGTGCTAAAGATATTATTATCAAGACCGAACTTCCAGACAGTACAGAGAAGTATGGAAGAATCATCGGGCATTTGTTTATTAATGGACAAGAGACCTCATTGAATAATCAAATGATTGACGAAGGTTATGCTCTTGCTTATGATGGGGGAACAAAAGATAAAAACTTTAGTGTATTGTTAGAGAAGCGTAAGAAGTAATCACTTTGAGTGAAACTTTTTGTATTGTTCTTTCTTTTGATTCTTCTGTTCTTTCTTCAGTAACTTATTTACTTTTTTAAGAGACTGACTTTTTTCAAACGCAAAATAAACTTGAAGTTCATAGGGGGTAAGGTCTCTGCTTAAGAGTTTCTTACCCCTTACAAATATCTGTTGAACAATAGGTTTCATCTTACCTACCATCCATTCCACCAAAGATTTCCCAACAAGAGCCGCAGCAACAGAAGCAGTAGCAGTGGTGCCAGCAAGAATAACCTGCTCTTTAGGTGGGATAGGGACTTCTCCGACGATTGGTACTTCAATGACGGGCACTCCTAAGTTACTAGTTTTGGGTGCATCATCGGAAATAATCCGATTATCCTGGGGGGTTTGAACAGATGGAGGCAGTTGAGGGGTAGGGGTAGCATCAGGAAGTCCTCTGGTCTTTTCTTCTTTCTCTTCCTGCTGTTTCTTTTGCTCTGCCCTTACTGCAGCATCAAACTCTTCTTGAGTCGGCACATCAATTATTGGATATTTGATAGTTGTATCAGGCATATTAATGATGGGCATATTAATTTCGGGTATAATAGTTCTACCCGTTCTGCGAGTCACAGGAGGTTCTATAGTTGGAATAATCGGTGGAGGATTACTTCTTATTTGGATTGGTCTGATTTCCATTTGCTACATCCTGTACTCGTGGATACTTCACAACGACATCAGCACAAATTTTCGCATAAGGACTTTCTGGGTGAAATGAAATTCCATTCTTCATTGCTTCACCACACTTTAATAATCTGACTAACTCAAAGTCCAAACGTGCTTTATCTGCTTCTGCTTGTTGTCTTGTAATCTCTGTACGAACCCTTGCTTTACAGAGTTCTTGAAATGAACCATCAAGAGGGATGGAAAATCCTGCTGATAAACCAGTGTTCAGAGAGTTTTGTTGATAAGTTGTTGGGTCGGTGCTACCAGATAGACTATTGTATCCAAAGGTCTGTAAGTTCAGTGTAGGTCCCTGGCAAGAAACACCAGAACCATAAGTATTCACAGAAAAAGGACCCTGAAGCACCTGTACTGCCTGGTTGGTTACATTACCAGTCGCAGATGCTGAGGGTCCTGCAATATTCGTATTAGATGGTGCTTCTGCAAATGCAGGTGCCGCTAAACCGATTATTGTGTAAAGACAGATATAGAATTTGTTACCGATTCTTCGGTAGTTTTGCGATCTATCCATGTTTCTTTCGCAATTCCAGGAGTCAAGTGTGTTTCACTAAACTGGAACGGAGCACCTTGATTGATGATGGTGTAGTTCGCTCCTGGAGCAGGTGTTCCAGGGATGTTGATATTAGTACCAGTGACTGTATAAGATGTCCCAGTGGTATATTCTATTTGTTTGATAACTTCAATCACTTCAGTACGAGTTTTAGTCTCAGAAGTAATTGTGCCACTCGTAAAGTTAGGAGTGAGGGGCGCAGCATAGCAGGGAGATATAAGTCCCGCTGCTGCCAGCAAAACGGGAGTTATGTGTCTCACTTGAATACGCTTAACTCAATGGTTCTTTGTGCTGTTGCGCTGCTTCCAGGACCACCAGCAGTGACTGTAGGAACACCAGTTCCACTCAGAGTACCTGCCAGAGAACCTTTATCTCCACCTAACTGAGTAGTAGAGTTGCTATAAAGGTTGGGAGAAGCAATTGTTCCAGAAGCTGCCGACTGACTGGTAACATCAGTATCTGCAGTAATTGATGTTTCAGAGAAACTAAATGCTTGTCCGTTTGTGTTGATCGCATAGGAACCTGCGCCGCCAACTCCTCCAAGAGTTGTTACATTAATGTTTGTGCCAGAGACAGCGTAGGAAGCTCCTACTCTTTCTGATTGAACCGCCGCACCCTGAACGCTTAATTGAATTGAGTCAGTGATTTTTGATGTGATTTCGCCAGCAAAAGCAGGAGTAGTAAGGAATAACGAAAAGATAAGTGCTAATCTTTTCATTGTTCTAGTGGTGATGAACTATTTGTATTTAGTAAGACACTTCTTTAATTGGCACCTTGACAAAACCTAAATATTAACTTATTATGTACAAACCCGCTACAAAATGGCGGGTTTCTTATTATTAGTCCTTGACGTGACAATTAGAGCCGTGGGGTCTGCCCTCTGAGAAGAGGGAAGTGCGCTTTCCCTATACGGATGTAGAGTTCAATCAAATTTAATGCAAAATATCTTTACAGTAGCCCTGCCTCTCCTGGCAACGGTTACAACATCGACGGCAACACTGCCATTCGTAAACTACAAAATGGACGGTCCTCCGCCCCCTGTAGTTGAAGAGACAGCGACCAGAGAGGTTGCTCAACCTGAAAAGCCAAAAGAGAAAAGGCTAATTTGTAAAGGGTGTAATGAAAATGAGAATGCTACCCTGGCATATTTCCAGGATCGTGGTATTAAAGACAGAAACGCCCTTGCTACCATCATGGGCAATATTAGACAAGAATCAACATTCGTGCCTAATATTTGCGAAGGAGGTAGCAGAACCAGTTGGGGTAACTGCGGACGCGGTTACGGACTGATTCAATGGACATCTGCCAACCGTTATTATGGATTGGGTGATTTTGCTAAGAAGTTTGGTGGTTCGCCATCAAATCTTCACACGCAACTTCGTTATCTAACAAATGAAGTCCAGTGGAAAGAGATTGAGGAGCGTATGAAGACTCCTGGTAAATCAATTAACCGCTACATGGACTATGCGTATAGTTGGATTGGTTGGGGGCATCATGGTGCTCGCACTTCGTATGCTCATGATTATGCCAACCGACTGATCACGGTAGAAGTTTAATATATAAGGGGAGTGCTGCAGAACTCCCCTTTCTTATGTTTAACTTTAACTTCGGTAAGAAGAAAACTGATAAGAAACAACTGCTCATAGTTGGTGTCGTATTATCAAGTCTTATTGCAGCACTTTCACAATGTACAAAAATTCCCGATCACGCACTTTGGGACTTATTGGATGAAGTTCAACGTAAATATTTCCCGAACGGGATTTTGAATGAACTTATTTTGCAAGATCCTCACGCGGTAGAACGCAGAGTCAAGCGTGATATAGATCGAGCAATTGATGAAGTCACACCTGAGTATGATCGCATTATTTCTGAATCAAATAAAAGATATCAACCTCAGTATATTGAAGAAAAAAATGACGATTCAGTGTGCTATACTGATGAATGTAAAAAACTTGCTCCTCCCATGAGGATTTGCTCTCCTTGGATTGAAAATTGTTCAAATGAAAGTATTTAAAGATAGTATTAGTTTAGATTTGTGGAAAAAATGTCTTGATGATGTTAATTCCAATCTCTCCGATAGTTGGAAAGTTAGTACCTTTGCTTGGCCAAGGTATGCAACACTGGGTATTTCTGGAAACTGTCTATTCAGAAAAGTAAATCCAGAATTGAGATTAGAAATACTCGAAGAAATTAAAGATATTTTACCCTATTGTAATAAAATATCCATGAATTATCATGTAACGCTACCTAACGGTGGTATCGCACTTCATGATGATTCTAATCATAAATTTGGTGCAACTATATACTTAAACAAAGAATGGCATATTAATCATGGTGGATTATTTGTGTGGCAAGAAGAGCAAGAGGATGGTAGTTCTATCATGAAAGCCCTAGTTCCAGAATGTAGGTCTTTAGTTTTGAATGATATTCATGAAGGTCATGTCGTAACATTAGTCTCAAATTATTTACCAGAACCAAGAATTTCGATTCAAATTTTTGGATCTTGACGATTCGCACCGTATCTGGTATGATTGTCTCATAGGCGGCGGGGGTTCAAACTCCGTATAAGACCTGCCCCTCCTTGCCCACTGGGTCGATAAAGATGGGAGGTCTCTTGACTCAGTAGCTCAGTTGGATAGAGCAACTGCCTTCTAAGCAGTCGGTCGCTGGTTCAAGTCCAGCCTGAGTCGCCAGCCCGAGTGGTGTAATTGGTAGCCACGCATGACTTAGGATCATGTTCTTCGGAGTGGAGGTTCGAGTCCTCTCTCGGGCATTGGAGATTTTATTCTCCATACACACACAAACACACAAGGAGTAAAACAATGACACCTTACGAACTGCGCTTTGAAATTTTTAAGCAAGCTTACGGTCAGGCGCAAGATGAGTTTCACGCAAACTATAATCTTGCAGAAATGTGGAATAGGGATAGAAATGTAAAAATGGATTATCCAGAGTTTCCTACATATGAAGAGGTTGAAGCACTTGCTGATAAAATCAATACTTTTGTAAGTTCCAAATAAAATAGTGGGGTGGCAACACCCCCGTTAGTATTCCCCCTTGGCGCAGCGGTAGCGCAAACGACTGTTAATCGTAGGGTCCCTGGTTCGAATCCAGGAGGGGGAGTTGGAAGTGATCCTGCGATAACCTCAAGAGCACTCCTTCCAACTAAAACCTAGAATATTTCTAGGTCAGGGGGATGGCCTCCCCTGTTTCGCCCTTGTAGCTCAGCTGGTAGAGCGCGGCTTTTGTAAAGCCGATGTCGCAAGTTCAAGTCTTGTCGGGGGCTCTTACAATATACACTTCCTAAATAAGGAAGTGTATAAATACTAATAGATAAACTTTTTATATGTCTATTAAAAATTTATATTCTGATGAGGAAATAAAATCTTTTCTTTTAGAAAGTTCTTCTTTTTGGCAGTTTTGTAAAAAACTTGGATATACTAATAAAAGCGGAACTACTTATGATATTGTAAAAAAAGACCTTGATAATAGAGGAATTAAACTTCCTATTTTTAGGAAGGGTGGTAAAAGCACCAAAAAGAAAACTCACTCTGAAATTTTTTGCGAATTTTCTACTTATGATAGAAAAGATTTAAAAAAGAGAATATTGAAAGATGATATATTAAAGTATGAATGTTTAAAGTGTGGTATATCTGAATGGATGGGAAATCCAATATCACTACAAATAGACCATATTAATGGTGTAAATAACGACAACCGAGTAGAAAATTTAAGATTTTTATGTCCAAATTGCCACTCTCAGACAGATACTTGGGGAAATAAAAAAAGGGCTTGACATAATACTCATTATGCTTTATAATATTTTAGTCCGTGTGAAGCGAAGATGCGCTGGGGTTCCGTGCCTGTGAAGAGGAAACTCTGAGGCTGGGTAAATCCCCACCATTGCGGAGTTAGTTCAGCGGTAGAACGCTATCCTTCCAAGTTAGATGTCGTCGGTTCGATTCCGATACTCCGCTCTTACGAAGTAGTAAAAATGAGCATATACAATAATTATTACTATATTCCTTCTGGCATTAAAAAAGAATTTTGTAGTCTAATACAAAAAGAATTTGGACAAGAATCTTTAACATCCTCAACGATTAGACTTCAAGATTCTCAATCTGCCATTGACTCTGATATAAGAAAAAGTAAAAATTTTTGGATACCAACAGACCATTGGGTTGCTGGTATGATGGCACACTTTATTAACTGTGCAAACTTAAATCTTTTTAATTATGATTTAACATCTTGGCACGATCAAATTCAATTTACAGTCTATGAGGGAAAAGGTTCTCATTATGCTTGGCACAGTGATTTTACTACTGAACAGTACAATCCTGGTATAATAAGAAAACTAAGCATATCTCTTTGCTTATCATCAAAGGATGACTATGAAGGTGGAGAATTTCAACTCATGTCTGGTCCGAGAAATATGAAAACAATTTCAATGGATGTTGGTGACGTAATCATATTCCCTTCAGATATAATACATAGAGTACGTCGATTAAAAAGTGGTAAAAGAATTTCTTTAGTTGGGTGGTATGGTGGACCAGCATTTAGATAGTATAAAATTAACCAGAAATCATTATCCTTCAGTTAAGGATGTGACTTGGGATGATGTTATGGATAAGGCATCTTCTGAGTTATCAGTACCACCTTTTACTGGTATTGTTATCTGGAATGATTATGAGATACATTCCTCAGTAAATCCACATGAAAAAGTAAAACTCCGTAAAACTATTCATAGACAATTCACTAATCCACCAACTTTTGTTTTGCATAGTGATTATCGTCCAGGAACTTTAAATCAAATTTTTCAAGAAGTTTCTGCAAAGCAAGGATTAAAGGTCATGCATGTTTATTTTTCATTTGGACGTGATAACTTAACTTTTGGTGATCATAAAGATACGGTCGATGTTTTGATATTGCAAGCAAAGGGAACAATGTCATATATCTGTGAAGGTATTACTTATAAATTGAATGTTGGAGATAGTCTTTTCATTCCAAAAGGTACATATCATGAACCAGTTGTAACTGGTCCTAGAATTACATTAAGTTTTTCATGGGAGTAGTCATATGATAAAAGTAATTGATAATGTTATTGGAAAAAGATATCAAGAAGAAATAAAAGCCACTCTTTTTGGTAAAGTTTTTGATTGGCATTATAATCGTCTATTAACTTCTGATAATTATGGGAGTGCTTCTGGATTTACTCATTGGTTGTGTGAAACCAGACCAGAGATGAACAGTAAGTACTATGATTTTTTTTCACCTCTAATTTATGAAGTTTCTAATAAATCTGGTGTAAATTATGACCATGTAATAAGAGCTAGAACATTTTTTCAACTGCCATCAATGAATGAAAAGGACCATGACTTTTTTCATATTGATGATATTGAAGTTCCTCATACCGTATTCTTATATTATGTGAATGATTCTGATGGAGATACGGTTATTCTGAAAAATAAATTTGAGTATGGTAAAGACGAAGATGATGATTCAACAGCAGGTAATCCAAACTGGCATAATCCAAAGGGTTTGATTACTGATGATGCACACATTGAAATCTTAGAAAGAGTTACTCCAAAACAAGGAAGAGTTGTGGTTTTTGATGGAGCACATTATCATGCTGCTGGAATTCCAAAGTACAATGAACGTATTGTTTTGAATTTTGATGTTTTTGTTCCCTAACAATAATCTTAACCGTATCTTAATTGACACAACCGATACGGTTATGCTATGATACCACCAACTTAATTATCTTTTAAGATTTGGTTAAGTCACTCTAAATACTCCCGCATAGCAGACGCCCCAACTACTCGCGTCTATATGTGACCCATAATACTTGAGGTATATCTGTATCTCTGGTACAATGTCGTTTAGTACTAAAAACAAACTTTTATGAAATTCAAACAACTGATGCTTGCACCTGTTGCTTTTGGAATGGTTGCTCCTGTTGCTGCGAATGCCGCAGACCTGAATATTGCAGCAGTCAACCAATACACTTCCACAGAACAAGTTTCTAGCGTCACACAACTGTCTGATGTCCGTCCTACGGATTGGGCTTATCAGGCACTCAGCAATCTGGTTGAGCGTTATGGTTGCGTTGCTGGTTATGAAAACGGAACTTACCTTGGTGGTAAGTCCATGACCCGTTTTGAAGCCGCTGCTCTTCTGAATGCTTGTCTGGATCGCGTAACTGAAGTTACCGATGAACTCCAGCGTCTTGCTACTGAGTTCGCCAATGAACTTCAAGTTCTTCGTGGTCGCGTTGCCAAACTGGAGAAGCAGTCTGCTGCTCTTCAGGCACAACAGTTTTCCACTACTACCAAACTCAAGGGTGAAGCAACCTTCGTTCTGGGTGGTGTAGAAGGCGCCCGTCTTGCTAACAGTACCAACGTTGGAAACACTGCTTTCAACTATGACCTCCGTCTGAGTTTTGATACTTCCTTCACTGGTAAGGATCTGCTCAAGACCCGTCTGCGTTCGGGTAACTTCTCATCGCAACCTTTCGGTTCTTCCTCGTCACTGTTCAAACTGGACAAGGCAGAAACCTATGCGAACACGATGACGCTTGACCGTCTCTACTATCGCTTCCCTGCACTTGCTAAGGGCGTTTATCTGACCGCTGGTGCTCAGGTTCGTAACACTGAGATGGCATGGGTTCCTACCGCATATAAGTCGGACATCCTTGACTTCTTCTCCGTTGCTGGTGCTCCTGGTGTCTATAACAAGGCAACTGGTTCTGGTTTCGGTGTAGAGTGGGTACAACCCACCAAGAAGGGTAAAGGTGGTTTCGTTGCTAACCTGAACTATGTTGCCCAGAGCGGTAACGATTCTACCAAAGGTCAGTTTGATGAAGATGGTTCTCTGAACACTCTTGCTCAAGTTGGGTATCGTGCTCCTCAGTATGGTATTGCTTTCGGTTACCGCTACGGCACTGAAGGAACTCGCGTCCGTAACTTCAACGCTCTGGGTGGTGGTTCTGGTAACCTTGCTGCTAACCAAACCTCCAATGGTTATGCGATTAATGCTTACTGGCAACCCAAGAAGTCGGGCATCATTCCTTCTGTGAGTGCTGCTTATGGTTGGAACACCGTAAGTCTGTCTAACAACCGCACGACTCCTAATGCTGCTACCGATTCACAAACTTGGATGGCAGGTCTTCAGTGGAGCGATGTGTTTGTGAAGGGTAATGCCGCTGGTTTCGCCATCGGTGCTCCTGGTAATGCTGCTACTCTGAATGATGACCAAAAGGCAATTATGTGGGAAGCCTTCTATCGTTACAAGGTTAGCGATGCGATTAGCGTGACTCCTGCGGTCTTCTATGTGTCCAACAACCAAGGTCTGAAGCAAGCTTCGGACAATTATGGTGGTGTGATTCAGACGACCTTCCGCTTCTGATAGTATCTTTATACCTCTAAACCTCCTTTCGGGGAGGTTTTTTGGTGTTTGGCGACATTTAACTTTCTCTTAAACTTAATCGAGTACAATTACAAAGAAGTTTTTAATTCTCATGAAACTCAAACATATTGCTACAATCGGTCTCGCTCTTGCTCCCGCTACCGCATTTGCTGGACCTGCTATTAATGGTGCTGGTGCTACCTTCCCTGCACCTATCTACCAGCGTTGGTTCGTTGATTATTCTTCCACCACTGGTGAAAAAGTCAATTATCAGTCCGTTGGTTCTGGTGCTGGCGTTCGCCAGTTCGTTGCTGGAACTGTTGATTTTGGTGCTACTGATGAACCTATCAAAGCAAAGGAAGCAGCAAAAGTAAAGCGTGGTGTCGTTCAGATTCCTATGGTCGGTGGAACTATTGCTGTTGCCTATAACAAGCCTGGATGCAAACTGAAACTGACTCAGAAACAAGTTGTCCATATCTTTATGGGACACATCAAGGACTGGAAGGAAGTTGGTTGTGCTGCTGGTTCTATCAGAGTTGTCCATCGTTCAGACGGTTCTGGAACTACCTATGCATTCACTAATTCTCTGGATGCTTTTGGTGGTTGGACTGCGGGTGTTGGTAAGTCAATCAACTGGCCTACTGGTGTTGGTGCTAAAGGTAACGAAGGCGTTGCTGGAACCCTTTCTAACACTCCTGGCGGTATCGGTTATCTGAACACTGGATTCGTTCGTGCTAACAAACTCCAGGCTGCTGTGCTTCAGAACAAGGCAGGTAAGTTTGTTGGACCTTCTGCTGTGACTGGTGCTGCCGCTCTGAATGGCATCAAACTGGACCCCGTGACCCTTGCTGGAGAAGATCCCAATCCTGCAGGTGCCCGTGCCTATCCTATCTCCACTCTGACTTGGATTCTTGCCTATAAGAGTGGTTATGCTCCTGGTAAGGCATCTGCTGTTCGTGATGCTCTGAACTATGCTCTGAGTTCTAAGGCACAGTCGATTGCTGATGACCTGGGTTATGTTCCTCTTGCTGGTTCGGTCCTGAACCGTGCCCGTCTGAAAGTTCAACAAGTCGGTCTGGGCGAGAAGTGATACATAGGGGGGTTGACAAAACCCCCTTTTTAATGTATTATAAGTAACGAGTCAGGTGGTTTATGTCTCTTCTTTCACAACTCGATAGACAACTTGCTATTACTGCCTTTGAGCATTATGCGGATTTTCTTAAAAGTGAAATTTCTTTTATTGAAGATTCTGACTTAGTTGGAGATTCAAACTATCCAGAATATACTACATATAAACAAGAACTGTATGAGTTAAATACTCTTCTTAACTGGGTTCGTTTGGAATACTTCAAGAATGAAAATTAATCTCTGGTATTGTAAAGATATGAACCTCTGGCGTTGGACTTTGACTGATGATCATCGTCCAATTGTCAGACAAGAATCTGGACAACAAAAACATCTACGTGATGCTATGAATGATGTAGCAAATACTGTAGAATACATTATGGATAAACATTGAATTGATTGGGCGATTAGCGCAGCGGTAGCGCAGTTGCTTTACACGCAATTGGTCGGCGGTTCGAATCCGTCATCGCCCACTTTATAAATACTTCAAAAAAGAAGTATAATGGAAAAACTTTTCAAACAATTGAGTGATATTCAGGCATCTTTGTTTGTCTTGTTTCATAAGACATGGATTTATCATTGGAATGTTGTAGGACCTGATTTTCACCAACTACATACTCTCTTCGGTGAGCAATATACTGCAATGTTTGAAGAGATCGATCGTCTGACTGAACATATGAGATTTCTTGGTATGAAACCAGTGAGCACACTAACTAGAATCACTGAAGTCACTCATATTGAACAAGCATCAAATAGTGCTCAGGGAATCAACGCTAAGATGATGGTGAAGCAACTTCTTGGTGATAATCAAACACTTATTGATATGCTAATTGATGCTTCCAATTCTGCTGAAAGAATTGAGAGTCTTGCTACAGCAAATATTCTTCAGGACTTAATGGAGTCTCATGGCAAATATGTGTGGATGTTGAGGTCTATCTCAGAGACTGCCAGATCGGCATCTGCGGCACTAGAAGATATCCAAGTAGAAGTAGAAGTTCCTCAACAAGCACCTGTACAAACTGAGTCAGTCGAAGAACCAATTGAAGAAGTAATTCCAGAATAATAAAGTTAATTATTTTTAAACCATGATTGTAATTAGATGTAAAGAGTGTGGAGTCGAATTGACTAGCCACCCTACAAAAACAAGGTGCTGTGGGTGTTCTAATATGACCACAGTTAGAGGGGAAACTATTACTGCTTTAGATTTGTCTAAAATTGTAATGGTATCTTCTAATGCTTCAAATCAAAAATCAAGTGTCTTTTCCAATGAAGACCTAGAATATCAAAATGCTCGTAGAAATAGAAAAGTAAGACGTTTAGATTTTGAAGTTAGATAGGTCTTAGTATAGTATTTTCATCATAACGTGCATACTGAAATCCATCATCATTTAGTTTTCCAAAACCAAATCTGCGAGCAACCAAAGAACGTTGGTGTTTTCCAATAACCAGTGAAGACTCTGTAAAACCATCGTTTAGTTTTGGTCCATGTGGTTTTGCAACTAAAACATCTCCAGGTCTTGGAGAAAGTTTGACCATACCCTCTTCTAAATTTTTATAAGTATATTTCATAAAGTTATAGAAGATTTTTTTCCTTTCTTCTAATGAAAATTCGTTTGGTTGCTTAGTATATTTGACTTCATAACCAACCTCTGCAACTCTGGTTTTTTCATGAAAATAAATTCTTTCTGCTAAAGTTTTTATTTTTTCTTCTAACTGTGGTGAGTTATAATGGTCTTCAAACTCTAAGTATAAGTAACTTTTTTTAGTTTGATAAAGTATTATAAATGTATAAATTGCTAGAGCGCCATCCTCACATTTAAAATTGACTTGTTGATATCTTTTATTTTCTTTTGGATAAACTGGAGACCTATCACGATATCCAAGTTTTTTGAGTAGTCTTTCAAACTCAATTCTTTTTGTTGATGGGGTGATAAGCACTTGACGAAATTGAATAGATAGTGTATATTATAACATAATCGGAAGATTGGCCGAGTGGTTGATGGCGTTAGTCTTGAAAACTAATAACGTTAATAGCGTTCCAGGGTTCGAATCCCTGATCTTCCTTGTTACAAATATTACAAAGTTTTAGATTTTCTTAATCTATATTTTTGTATCAACACATAGTTGACATAGTAAAAGTACTCACTAGTATAACTAATAATATTCAATCTAAAACCCTATGGATCAACGCACCTACGACAATTGGGTGAAGATCAAGGAGACGTTTGAAACGTCTGGTAATACGGACAATATGTTCTACAAAAGATCAGTTGAAATCGTAAAGACCAGAAAAGACCCACTTGCGAAGTTTCTTGGAGATGAGAAGTGATGGAACCTCAAGACGAGTTTGTAAGCCGTTCTGAAGTTCAGGAGATGATTGATGCTGCTATACGACGACACAACCGTAATGCTTCTATCATTAGCATGTGCGTCGGTTGGGTGGTTCTTGCTTTATTTGCTGAAGGACTCCTCCGACTTGTAGGTGTTATTCCGCCTGTATTACCATGGCTCAACATTACCCTGAACTAATCGGTATTGTTTTCCTGTTAGTATTTGCCGCCACGATGTTCTATCAAGGCACTTGTATTATGAGAGGTCAAAGAGGATATTCTCTCCGAGACTATATGAAACAGGAAAGTTCAAATATGCGTAAAAGAATAGAAGACTTACTCAAGGACAAATGATCTCTCTTACAGAAGAAGATTTAAAAGAACTCCAAAGAAGAGTTACACAACAAAAAATAGAAGAACTATTTGAAGAACCATCTACTTATGAGGACGAAGACGATGAATAACCTTTTTATTTCTTCATTGTTACTTTTTAGTTCCATTGGGTTATTTGTTTATTGGGGACTTACACACGCATATCCACAATATTAGGGGAGAGTTATGAGAGTAGGATTAATTGGACTGGGGCGAATGGGAGAAGGAATGTCTCGCCGCATGATGAAGGCAGGAATTGAAGTCTGGGGTTACAGGAGAAATTATGAAAAGGCTCAGGAAGCTTATGAAAAGGGATTTGTTAATGGAGTTACAACTACTATTCAAAATCTTGTTCAAGTAGTTAAACAAACAAAAAACGGGGGAATACAACCAGGAATCTTCCAAATGGTTGTGCCAGCAGAAACAGTAGAGGAGACAATCAATGAGTTATTACGATTTTGTAGTGAGGGAGATATTATTATTGATCATGGCAATAGCAATTTTAAAGACAGTCGGAAAAGAGCAGAACGTTTGGCAAAGATGGGTATCCAATATATTGATTGTGGCACTAGCGGCGGTGTTTATGGTTTGGATCGTGGATACTGTCTTATGGTTGGTGGGGGAAATATTGCGGTCGCCTCTTGTTCGCGCATTTTTGATGCCCTTGCCCCAGGAATCAGTGCTGCCCCCAGGACTCAATTTGACTCAGACGTAACTTCTGCAGAGCACGGTTGGTTGCATTGTGGTGGTCCTGGTGCTGGTCACTTTGTAAAGATGGTGCATAATGGTATTGAATATGGCATCATGCAAGCATACGCTGAAGGATTCAACATCATCAAAAACGCAAACGCAGGTGCTCAGTATGTTAGAGAAGGAGATGCAGAAGTCGCCCCAATGGCAGACCCCGAATCCTATTGCTATGATATTGATGTTGCTGAGGTGGCTGAGTTATGGCGTCGTGGTAGCGTGGTTGGTAGTTGGTTACTTGATCTTACTGCTGATGTGTTACGCGGCAACAGTGAGCTTAAACAGTTCTCTGGTGGGGTATCCGACAGCGGTGAGGGTCGTTGGACTGTTTCTGCCGCTGTGGATTTGGGGATATCCGCTCCTGTTATTACTACTGCCCTATTTGAGCGATTTAATTCACGCAATCTCGGATCTTTCGGAGCAAAAATCCTGAATGGCATGAGATTTATGTTTGGTGGTCATCACGTTAGATAAGGAGATTATCAATGGAACGATTTAAAGATTTTTCAGAATATGAACTTCGTCTGATTGCAGACGCAGTGTGGGTCAGACAAAGACACCATATTGCTGGAGACAGAAAGTTCAGGGAGTATGGAGCACTTCTTACCGAGATTCAAAAGTTAGTAAATTATCAACCAGGAGTATTCCTATGAGAAAGTTCAATGATGCAGTTCTATCAATTACGGTAGCCATCATTGACTTCCTCTACCGTGATCTACCAATCCAAAGATTCTGGGTGCTGGAAACAATCGCCAGAGCACCTTACTTCGCTTTTCTCAGTGTTCTTCATCTCAGAGAATCACTAGGTCTCCGAACAGAAGAACATTACTACTTAATGAAAGAACACTTCGCACAGACAATTAATGAAACCGAACACCTCAGAGAAATGGAGTCGCGTGGCGGAGCAGATCGCTGGGTTGATCGCTTTTTCGCTTATCATTTGGTTCTCATCTATTATTGGATTATGGTGGGTTATTATTTTCTTGCTCCTGTTTTCGCTTATCATCTGAACTCAGGTATTGAGTTTCATGCAACAGAAACATACCTAGATTACTTCTGGGATCATCAGGATGATGCAAAGATTGCAGAGATCGCAGTGGATGAAATGAACCATTATATTGAACTAGAACGAGCAATGGAGATGATCTGATGTTATTAGCAAAAGCACTTTTATTTGTTTCAATTCCTTTCGTATTAACAACTCTTTACTTCGGAACAAAAGGGGGATATTATGACACCGAAAAGTATAAAGGAAACGGAACCGCACATTAGACAGCGGTATCACTTTGCCGCATCAGCATTTGTAAGAATGTGGGGACATAGTTCATTACACGATCGTCGCATCGTAGAATTTTGTGAGGTATGGGCACATAGAACTGAAAATGCCCCATTAGATGATAGGGTAGTGGATCAATACTTTTATTATGAGTTTAAGACCTGGAGAGGATACTGATGGGACATTTTGCTCGATGGGTTCTAGAAAACCCCTATACTCTTGGATTTCTTGGATACATTTTGATTGTGCTTCCTATTATGGGTATCTGGGCAATACACAAATACGAATGGCAGCACTGGGCTCCATTTGATAAAAAACATAAATAACGGTAGATAAACTTATTCTACCGAAAATGAGAACGCATAAGTGTGGGCATTGTGGAGAAACTGATCCATCTAAGTTTTATGGGCATAAAAAAAGTGTTTGTGGTGCTTGTCATAACAAATATACATTAGAGTTGGGACAGAAAAAAAGAAATTTTATTCTTGAAGAAATGGGAGGTAAGTGTGTTTCTTGTGGTTATGATAAATATTCATCAGCACTTCAAGTTCATCATTTAGATCCATCTCAAAAAGACGCTAAATTTCATGGGATTCGTGGATGGAGTCACGAACGTATTATTGACGAAATAAAGGAATGTGTGCTATTATGTGCTTGTTGCCACGCAGCAGTTCATTCTGGTGAGTTGGAACTACGGAGTATCGCCTAACTTGGTCATGGCACCGCTTTTGGGAAGCGGAATAATTTCGGTTCAAATCCGAATACTCCGATTAGTCTATATTTAATTATGGAATCTATACCATTTTATAGCATTGGATTTATTAAAGATAGAGTTCCCGACGCTATCTTTGATCGTCTTGTCAATAGTGCATTGGATGCAAAAGAAAATAATAATAGAGCTGTTAATACCCTAGCTGGAAATATAGAAGAATCTTATGATATTAATTTGTCACAAGAAGATTTTATCTTTGTTGAAGAATACCTTGTAAAATTATGTGCCAAATATGAAAGGCAGTATAATTTGATGAGATATGAAAAATCAGTTATTGCTGATGGATACAATCTTGAACTTAAAAGATTGTGGGTAAATTATCAAAAGAAATACGAGTTCAATCCTGTCCATCATCATACTGGTCTTTATAGTTTTGTTATATGGGTAAAAATACCCTATGACTTTAGGAATGAATTTGATCAAGACTTATGTAAGAATTCAAATAATAAGTGTCCTGGATCTTTTGCATTTTATTATCCAAATGCAATCGGTGATATGGAAGAGCATTTAATAGAATTGGATTCTACTTTCGAGAAGGAAATTATCGTGTTTCCATCTAGAGTTAATCATTGTGTTTATCCATTTTATACATCTGATAGTAACAGGATTTCTATATCTGGAAATATGTATCTTTGTGCAAAAGATTTTAGTGACTATATAACATAACCAGTTCATAGACTGGCACACTTGACAGAAAAGTCTCAACACCTTATAATACTAGAGCAAACAACACAAAACAATGTCTCTGACCGCAAAATTCAAGAAAGATGTTAGCACTCTTCGCCTTGCTGCTAACGGGGAAATCTACCTTGATGTAAAGAATCCGAAACTTTATAAAAAAGTTCGTCGCTTTTATGAAAATGAAGGTGTCGTATTTTCTGGTGACCCTCTTGACGACTACGAAATGCTCATGGAGTATGTCGCCAGCGATCTTGAATCTGTTGAGGTTGCATGAAAACCAAAGTTCTTCTGGAACGTGAAGGATATCGCTTTATTGAAGCAGGTATTCTTGAGATAAACGGCAAACCAGATTATCGTTTGCAAAAGCAAAATTACTATACCAAACGCTGGAATGACATTTATCTTTTTGATAATGTTCTACAATGTTCTACTGCAATGGAGGATATTGAGTATGCGAAATGGTTAGATCCAGATAGAGTTCCTTGTTATGTAAGAGACGATGAAGAAGACACGGATGGTCTATAACAGCACTGGTCGGGAGCAAACCCCTTATGTCTAAAACAAGTATCCTGAGGTATATCGGGAACTTTCTTCTCCTACTTGGTTATCAAATCATGTTGTGGGGAGATTTCAAAAATGGTTTGATAATAAAGTTTATTGGGGGACTACTCGGTATTCCTTTTGCTATCAAACTCAAACTCTGGGATGTGCTATTTCTGATAGCATTCTTTGGTATCACCGAAATATCAAAGTTAACCCAACTTTTCTTGGTTTCTTAAAACCAAGTGGTGGAGTCAAATTTGACCCCTTCTGGTTTCTTGCTTTCCCATAAAAAAGCAAGTGGTGCGGATGGGACTCTCTCCCGCCTGGTTTCCAATTTCCAGTCAAAGAATTGGTGGCGAGCCTGAAAAGAATCAAGGGAGTTGACAACAACTCCCTTTTTTATTATAATAATTTGATATATTGTGATATATTTGTGCAGGATAATATTCATTTATTGTTTCCAACTTCAGTTTATCGGTCATACGATCTCATTTCTGAAGAAGAAAATATGAGAATATATCAACACATTCTAAAAGAAAAGGATGTTGTTAAAGGTAGAGGGATAGACTCCTGGTATTCGGGAGCAAATAGCCCACAAAATTCATTTAATATTGGGTATGAGAATAAAATTTTTGACTTACTATTTGAAAGAATCAATACTAAAGTTAATGAATACGCAAAATTTTTAAATTGTGACCATCATAAATTCTTTTTAAGTGAGTGGTGGTGGAATGTTTATACTAATAAAAACAGTCAAGAGTTTCATCATCATTTACCATCTTCTATTAGTGGAGTATATTTCTGTAAAAGACCAGAGGGATCTGCACCTATAGTATTTCACCATCCTAATTTTTATTACTGTACCCCACATTCTATCAGAAATGAGTATAATTCAGATTCATATTCTATAGAACCAGTTGAACGTTCTTTGTTAATTTTTCAATCATCCACTGTTCATATGGTTCCTCCTGGTCTTAATACTGATCCAAGAGTTACTATTTCATTTAATTATAAAGTATGATATCACTCAATCATATTGGCAATCTTGGAAGACTTGCCAATCAAATGTTTCAATATGCTTCTTTAAAAGGAATTGCTAGAAATAGGGGATATGGATTTATCATTCCACCTAGATATGTTTTTGGGCAGCATGATGATAATGTCAAAAATTCTGATGTTATTTTATACGATGTTTTTGAAAATATAGAAAAAAATAATGATTGTGCTCTACAGGATGCCAATACTTTTTGGGAAAGAAAGCATGAATTTGATGAGGAATTATTCATCAATTGCCCAGATAATGTAGATTTAATGGGATACTTTCAAACCGAAAAATACTTCAAGCATATTGAAGATGAGATACGAGAAGACTTTAGATTTAATGAAGAGTTGTATTCTAATTGTAAAGAATTTCTTAAAGAAAATTTTGATAGTGAAGTAATCTCTTTACATATTCGTAGAGGAGATTATACCTCTAATCCAAATCATCCTGTGCAACCAATTAGTTATTATCAGGAAGCACTTTCTAAACTACCAGAACTTCCTGTTATTGTTTTTTCTGATGATGAATCTTGGTGTAAAGAGCAGGATTTATTTAAAGATGATAGGTTTTTGATATCAGAAGAAAACACAACCGATGCTGATCTTTGCTTAATGTCATTATGCGATTATCACATCATTGCAAATTCATCATTCTCTTGGTGGGGTGCATGGTTAGCAAAAAGTAAAAAAGTAATTGCCCCCAAAAATTGGTTTGGTGGAGAATGCTATAATAAATCAACAGTTGATTATCCATTTGGTAACTTTGAATTTCTATGAAAACGATCATTATTTCTTCTGACCATAATGGGGTCGAGAACAAAGAACAACTAAAGATGTATCTTAAGGGAGAAGGATATCGGGTTATTGATATTGGACCTTATACTTCTGATGTGAGTGTCGATTATGTTGATTATGCAGCTCAGTTATCTACAATTGTGAGTAATCGTGAGGCGGACCGAGGTATCCTTATCTGTGGAACTGGTGTTGGTATGAGTATCGTTGCAAATCGTTTTGCTGGTGTCCGTGCTGTTCTAGCTCATAATGAACTCACTGCGGTTAAGTCTAGAGAGCATAATGATTCCAATGTTCTTTGTTTGGGTACGTGGTTGTCTTCTCAGATTGAAATGAGAGAGATGAGCAAAATGTGGTTAGATGAAGCATGGGGAGAAGGTCGTCATGTCAAGCGTGTTGAAAAGATTGATTCACATACTGGCATTGTTTTAACAAATGGAGTTTTTGATATCCTTCATAAGGGCCATATTGAACTTTTGAAGTTTGCTAGATTGCAGGGAACAAAACTGATTGTTGCTATTGATTCTGACCGCAGAGTAAAACAACTCAAAGGTGACAATCGACCTGTTAATAATGAAGAAGATCGTAGAAGGGTTCTTGAGACAAATCGTTATGTTGATGAAGTCATCATTTTTGATTCAACTGAAGAACTTCAAGAATTCTATCAAACACTCTCTCCAGATGTAATTGTTAAGGGTTCTGAATGGACTGCTGATGAAGTAAGAAGCAGAGACTGTATTCCAGAGTCTATACAAGTTAAAGTTTATCCTTTGGTTGGAGACTATTCCACAACCAATACCATGCAAAAAATTAGAGAACTTGAAACATGCGAGAAAATTTAAAGTATCTAATTGTTGGTGATACCATCATTGATGAAACTCTAGAACTTAGGGCAATCGGACTATCACTAGAGTCTCCAACAATCAAAACGGTAATTGAAGAGCACAGTTATGATTTTGGTGGCGCTGCTAATGTTGCCAAGTTTCTTCGTGGATTTGGTAGAGACGTAACATTTGCAACATCAATGTCTGATAAAGACTGTGATACTTTTGAGTTGCATTATGATCTCCCAGTAAAAAGTTTTTTCCAGGGTCGTAATAATACTAAAACAAGATACTGGGTTAATCATGGAGATAGTCGATACAATCATCTACAAGTTAATGATGTCAATAATGAGTTTTCAAAATCGTTCTTAGAAAATTTTGATATTGATGAGTTTGATATCATTGCTTTTGCTGATTACCGTTGTGGATTTATTACAGAATCATTCATCAAACATGCAACTGATTCTGGAAAAATTACATATGCCTCTTCTCAGGTATCGAGTAAGACATCAAACTATGATAGGTATTGGGCGGTTGATTACTTAGTCTGTAATCAAGAGGAAGCAAAACACGTAGATCGGGTAACAAATATCTGTGTAACAAAAGGTGCAGATGGTTGCATGATGAACGGTGTTAATTATCCAGCAACGCCTGTGGAAAATGTGGTAAATACTATTGGTGCAGGAGATTGTTTTTATGCAGCTCTTCTAGCAACTGGTGACCCAGTTTTTGCTAACCAAGTCGCCGCTGAATTTGTATCTAAACCATTACATGAATAAGGCAATTGAAGATTGTTTATCTCTGAACAAAAGTTTAAAGGAAAACAGTTTAGTCAAACTAACTTGGGGAAATGCCAGTGTGCTTACTGAAGATGGTAAGCATATTGTTATTAAACCTTCTGGGATTGAGTTTGATAAACTTACGTTTAGCCAACTTTGTATTGTCGAACTTTATACTGGAAAATTAATTTCTGGTATGAAACCCTCTGTCGATACAGCAATTCATTTGGAAATTTATAAGGCATTTCCAGAGATTAAATCAGTTATTCATAGTCATTCAAAGTTTGCAACTTCATGGGCACAGGCACTTAAACCAATTCCTATTTTAGGGACAACTCACGCCGATTACTTTCTATCTGATATTCCAGTTGCTAGACAACTAGAAAAGTTTGAACTTGATGAATATGAAAAGAATCTGGGACAGTGCGTAGTTGATTTTTATCAATCTAAGAAAATAAATCCACTTAACATACCTGCCATCCTTTTGCCTGGGCATGGTGTTATGGTATTCTCAGATTCATCTAAAAGAACACTAGAATGTGCTATAGTGTTAGAGGAAATTGCTGAAATGGCTTACTACACCACCTCAATCAATCCACATATTCAACCATGTAGATTGAGTAGAGACTTGTATAAAAAACATTTTGAACGAAAGAATGGAATCAACAAATACTACGGACAATAGTTACGGGAGGCAAGAACTTCCTCTTGTACTTAAGTGTGAAGAAAAAAGAGAGAAGTATTGGGGATACATCACTACCGTATTTGCTACTGATGACTTTACCTTAAAAGAAGTCTTTATGAAAGCGGGTACTCAAAGTAGTATGGAGTATCACGTCACTAAAGATGAATATTATTATATTCAATCTGGAAAACTTAAAGTTGGTATGAGAATTGGTCGTGCCAAAAATAAATCTATCATTTTAGAAGCAGGAGATGTATTTCATATTCCTCCTGGTTTGATGCATATGCGTATTGCATTGGAGGATACTATTGTGGTAGAATGGTCAAATAAAGACGATGATGAAGATTCAAACATCGTTGAAGATGGAAAAACCTACGTATTTAAAGAGGACGAATGAACTATCTTTTTGCTGATACAGCTAATCTTGATGAAATTATTAAAGCAAATGAAATGGGTGCCATTCAAGGTGTAACAACCAACCCTTCCATTATTGCTAAAGAACCAAAGGGAAGTTTTGATGCACTAATTCAAAAACTTGCTGAGTATTGTGGTAGTGAAGATCTTTCTCTGAGTGCTGAAGTGTTTGCCCTAGATTATGAGGGCATGGTTCGTCAAGCAAGTGAAATGTATGAAAGGTTTTATCCTCTTTGCAATAAGTTTCATGTGAAAATTCCAGTTGGATTTGATGGTCTTCGTGCAATCAAAACTGTTTCCAAGGCAGGTGTGCAAATCAATGCCACTGCTTGCTACAGTGAGCAGCAACTGCAACTGTGTGCTTCTGCTGGTGCTCATTACGTTTCTCTCTTTTACTGCCGCCTGAAGCAGCATGGTGGAGATGTTGCAAAGGTTCTTGACCGAACCAAGAATTACATTTATGAGAACGCCCTAGATTGTGAGATTATCGCTGGCAGTATCCGTACTCAAACTGATGTTTCTGATGCTTGGAAAGAAGGTGCCGATATCGTAACGACTGGTCTTCCCGTTATTCTTGAGATGGTTGAGCATCCTAAGAGCACTGAAGCAATCGAACGCTTTGATAAGGACTTCTCTGCATGGCTGAACTGAAAACATATATTGTAGATATTGATAACACCATATGCACTCAAACATATGGTGATTATTCTTTAGCAGAACCTTTCTATGATAGGATTGCTAAAGTTAATTCATTGTATGATGATGGGCATACTATTATATACTTCACTGCAAGAGGTATGGGCAGAGGTAAAAACTCTGTTAGAATAGCATATGATGCATGTTATAATGAAACATATGATCAGTTAGTTTCCTGGGGTTGTAAATTTACTAATCTTATGTTAGGGAAACCCTTCGGTGATTATTATATTGATGATAAAGCAATTTCGGACAAAGACTTTTTTAAATGACAACCCAGTACCAAGTCTCATCTTTAGATACATTTTATACTTTTGCCAACCAAAAATTCAGAGATCCAAATGAGGTTTCTGTAATTTTTGATGTTGGTTCTTTGCATTGTTTGGAGTCTATTGAATTCTCCAAACGATATAAGAATGCAAGGATATTTGCATTTGAAGCAAACCCAGATTCTTATCAAGTTTGTTTAGAGAATACCAAAGACATTGATAACATTACAGTCATTAATAAAGCTGTGAATAGTTACAATGGAATATGCACTTTTTATCCTATTGACCCTGAGAAAACTGTTACTCCTTGGTTTGATGGAAATAGAGGTGCATCTAGTCTTTATAAAGCAAATGGCACATATGACCATATTGAAAAATACGTCCAAAAAGAATTGGAAGTTGATTGTGTGAGACTAGATTCTTTTTGTGAAGAAAATGGAATTGAGAATATTGATTTGATGTGGATGGACCTTCAGGGTGCTGAGTTAATTGCATTAGAATCAATGGGCGAAAAACTTCTTTCAACTGTTCAGGTGATTCATACAGAGTTGGAGATTAATCCAATGTATGATGGGCAGTGTCTTTTTGATGATGTAAATAATTTTTTGAAAACTCACAATTTCTATAGGGCTTATGGAAATACTGGAGTTCATTTCGGAACAGATTTTATCTTTGTAAATAAAGGAAAATGAACGTATTTTTTGGACAACCTTGGGGTGGATTAGGTGACAATCTTCAATTCACTACCCTACCTAAATTGTATGCAGAAAAGGGATATAATTTTTATATCAGTGCTGACAATACATATAGAAACCCTGAGATTTATGAATTTTGTTGGAGAGACAATCCTTATGTAAAAGGTGTTGCAACCAATCATGCAAACATTGGTTCATGTGCTCCCGATCTTAAAAATGGAACAACAGACAACATTGTTTCTGCTGCAGAAATTCGGCATGGATTTGCAGGTGACGGTAGATATCCTGAAATCTATTATCAACCAAATCTTTTAGAGGAATATAGAGATAAGACGATTGTTGATTTGTCTGCACATACTTTATTGAAGAATGATGTCGGTGAATTTTATGATGCTGATAAATTATTTTCATTGGTAGAATCTTCTATTCCTGATGATGCATTATTGGTAACTTTTAAAAATGTAAATTCACTTTCACTTTCAGGTGGATTTGAATTTGAAAATAATCCTCTTGAGATTGAGAGTATTTTCCAGTATGCTGATATCATTCATAGTGCAAAGGATTATTTCTGTCTCTACTCTGGAGGAAACTCCATGGCAGCAGCGATTAAATATAAGTATGGTTCCGAAGTAAATCTCAATTGCTTTTTACATGGAACCGTTCAAGAACATAAAGACAAGGGATTTTTTGTTTTTGATAATGTAAATTATATTGAGGTGTAAGATGAAAATCTGTATCCTGACCATTGCAACAAACAAGTATATTCAGTTCGTTGAAAGACTTCTTGATAATATTGAAGAGAACTTTCTCAATGGACATGAGATTGAGTGTTTGCTTTTCACAGACCATGAAGTTGAAGCATCTGACAATGTGCGAGTTTGTCAGATTGACCACGAACCTTGGCCAATGCCAACTCTGAAGAGATACAACTACTTTGTAAAAGAAAAAGAGTTTATCTCTCAGTTTGATTATTGCTTCTACTTTGATGTGGATATGGGTCTGGTAGATAAGGTTGGTGATGAGGTTCTAAGCGACCTGGTTGCCACTCAGCACCCCTACCAGTCCTTCTATCCTAAGGAGCAGAGGTCTTACGATAGAAACCCACAGTCGCTGGCATACGTCCCTGTGGGTGAGGAAGGAGAGGACTATTACGCTGGTGGATTCAATGGTGGATCTACTAAAAGATTTCTTGAGATGGCAGAGGTTCTTGCAGACCGTGTGACTAAAGACCTTGAGAATGGTGTGATTGCTTTGTGGCATGATGAGTCACAGATGAATCGTTACCTGATTGATAATCCACCCACTTTGAGTCTGACACCTTCGTATTGTTTTGCCGAAGAACAAATGGGAAATCCAGATTATCCCTTTGCTCCTAAAATTATTGCCCTAAAGAAAAATCATTCTGAACTCAGAGCATGAAAATATTAATCACAGGACATAAAGGATTTGTCGGAAAATACTTCATGAGGAAGTATGTTGATCATGATATTGTTGGTATCGATATTAAAGATGGCAATGATTGTAGAGATTACTTCAAGACTTCAGAGGATAAGTTTGATTTAGTAGTCCATCTAGCAGCAATCGTTGGTGGTCGTCAGACAATCGAACATAATCCTTTATCAGTAGCAACTGACCTTTCTATTGATTCCGAAATGTGTCAGTGGGCACTTCGAACTAAACCAACACGCATTATTTACTTTTCATCTTCTGCTGCCTATCCAACCAAACTGCAGACACAGAAGTATCAATTAAAGGAAACTGATATTGATTTATCAGATATCAATAACCCTGATATGACTTATGGTTGGTCTAAATTGACGGGTGAATTTTTGATGCAGTTTTTAGAAGCAGAAGGTATAAAGATTAATGTCTTTAGACCTTTTAGTGGATATGGAACCGACCAAGATTTAGATTATCCTTTCCCATCTTATATTAATAGAGCTAGAAATCTTGCAGACCCATTTGATATATGGGGAGATGGAAATCAGGTTAGGGATTTTATTCATATGCATGATATAATTGAAGCAGTAGATACTGCAATCAAAGAGGATATTCAAGGTCCTGTAAATCTTGGTTGGGGCATTGCTACTTCTTTCAATGAACTGTTTTCTTTAGTCACTTCATTGAAAGGATATAGTCCAACTCCGAATCATATTCCAACTGCTCCTGTTGGAGTTCAATATCGGGTTTGTGATCCATCAAAAATGCTAAGTTTTTACACTCCTAAAATTTCTTTAGAAGAAGGTATATTGAGAGCCCTTAGAGGTGAAGTATGAAGTTAAAACTGACAGAACTACCAGTTGTTTATATTAACTTAGATGAACAATCCCGTAGGCGGGAGTTGATGGAAGAGAATCTAGAAAAACTAGGATTCAAAAATGTTATTAGGGTTTCTGCATTCAAAGACCCAATAGGTAAAAGGGGATGTGCTTATTCCCATGCTTTGGCATTGGAGGAAGTAGATTCTCCCTTTATTGTTTTAGAGGATGATTGCATTCCTCTTAACTTTGTAGATGAGATTGAGATTCCTGATGAGGCAGATGCTGTTTATCTAGGAATTTCTTCATGGGGAAGAATGAACTCTCACTCTGGACCTTGTGTTCAGTGGGACAAAGTAGAGGGGTATGATGATTTAGTTCGCATTTATAATATGGTTAGTGCCCATGCAATTCTCTATATCAATCCTGACTACGTTGATTTGTGCAAGCGAATTGCCTATCATGGGTATTTGATTTCCGATCATCATGATATTGGATTTGCTGATGTTCAAAAGTATTATGATGTATATGCTTTTGATGAACCTATGTTCTATCAAACCAGTTCTAACGGAACGGATGGTAAATTGACAGATTATCCTTCAGTAGAGTTTATGTCTCCCGACCAACGTTTTTGGTTACCATTGAGGGTTAAAGAATGAAAAAGGTAGTAATATGGGGACATAAGATTGGAACTCATACTCACTCTTATGTACATTTCGGATATTGGCGGGCAGCAGATTATCTTGGATATGAAGTTGAATGGTTTGATGATGATGACGATGTGAGTAATGTAGATTTTTCTGAATCTATTTTTATTACTGAGCATAATGTTTGTAAGAATATGCCAGTTTTAGATGACTGTGTGTATTTTAATCACAATGCAGATTTGCCTTTTGGGCTTTCTGATAGAGATACTCCATATCGCTTAACGCATCCAAGGTATTTTAACTTTGTTTATTTTGCAGATCGTTGGAATCCTGCAGATAATATTACTTGGTCAAGTGATGATGAGTTGCAGAAGATAAGTTTGCACCATTATTTTCATCCAAAGACGAAGACAATTACAACGATGTGGGCAACTGATTTACTGCCCGATGAAATCGATCAAGTTGAACCTGAATTGTTTGATGAGTCGAGAGATAGCATTTATTTTATCGGAACTCCAAACGGGCAGAATATCCTAGAGTTTAAAAATATCTGTGAAAGGCACGGAAAGTATTTTAGGAATCCTGGTGGATGGTCTGGTATTTACTCTAACAGTGCTCCAGACATCAATCAAAACATTCAGATGGTAAGAGACTCTTATATTTCAGTTGATATACGAGATGCTCCCCATTTGGTGCAGGGTAGATATTATCCTTGTAGATTATTTAAGAACATTAGTTATGGTAGATGGACGGGTTCAAATCATCCAGAAATTGCCGATGTTTTTGGAGAACACTTTAACCGATTCCAATCTAGAAAATCTATATCAGAAACTGGTTGAAGATTCTAGAAACTGCACTGAAGAGAAAATGAGAAGTGCGATGTCCTTCATTAGAGATGGGCATACCTATGTAAGTAGATTAAAGGACATGTTTGCAATCTTATGAAAAAAGCATTAGTTACAGGTGGTGCAGGATTTATTGGATCTAATCTGGTAGATTTACTATTGGCAAATGACTACGACGTAATGGTCATAGACAATGAATCTGCCAATAGTCATGATGAGTATTATTGGAATCCTGGTGCTAGAAACTATCAGTTTGATTTAAGTTCTCCTGATAATCTTGGAACTCTAACAGAAATGTGTAGGGGATGTGATTACATTTTTCATCTAGCATCTGATGTTTCCATTCCTTATTGTATTGAGAATCCAGACAAAGCATATCTCAATAATGTATCAAGTCTTTGTCACGTTTTGGAAGCAGCAAGAGTTGCTAAGGTTGATAAAGTTGTATTTTCATCTACAGCAGCAATCTACGGTCTGACTGATAAAATTTGCTTAGAGACTGATACCCCAGACCCTTTGAATCCTTATTCAGTTTCTAAGTTGTCTGGTGAATATTTGATGAAGATGTATGCTGACTTATATAATGTGAAGACAGTAACTCTTAGATACTTTAATGTCTATGGACCACGCCAACCAAAGACGGGTCAATACGCTCCTGTGATGGGAATTTTTCTAGATCAGAGAAAGGATGGAAAAACCTTGACTGTTGTTGGTGATGGCAGACAAACTAGAGACTTTATTCATGTATCTGATATTGCCTCAGCAAACCTTACTGTTGCTGAAAAGGATGTTGAGACTTATGGACAAGTCTATAATGTTGGAACTGGTAAGGCTACAACGATTAAAAAAATTGCTGAGATGATTTCCAGTGATATTACACACATTCCACCAAGACCTGCGGAAGCAAGGCAGAGTTTGGCAAATGTATCTAAGATAAAGAGAGTTTATGGGTGGCAATCGAGTATAAAACTTGAGGATTGGATTTCTGAGCAATGAAAAAAGTTCTACATCTATCACACCATTATGGTTGCCTGAAGGACCATCAATATGTTTGTAATGAATTGGGTTTGGATTTAACCAATAAACTTTCAATTTGGAACCAAATCCTTGAGAGAGATCATTATGTGATTAGTAAAGATTATGCAAACTCTGTTTGGCAAAAGAACAAAGAATACTTTAATTCTTTTGATTTTGTAATTACCTCAGACACTGCTCCACTTTCACGAATTTTTCTTGAGAATATTCAAGAATTTACTGGCCAATTGATTATCTGGGTCTGTAATCGATTTAATTATGATATGCAAGGTGATAGTGATTATCATACCTTGTTCGCTCAAGCAACAACAATGGATAATGTAAAAGTGATTCCATATACTGAATTTGAAAGAGTGTGGGCAAAGCACTTTGGAGTGAATATCACTGAAGAAGTTGTGAGACCTATTGGTTATTCAATTGATACTTCGCTTTCTGATGAAGATGATTTGAAATTAATCGGATTTGGTGGGGATTACGGAGATGAATTGAAAGGTGGAGATGTGCTTATATCTCGCTATCATAATGACACAATTTTTCAAGATAGTATAAAATTATTTGATTCCTATAATTTAGTTGCAGATGTTTGTAAGTACAGGGGGTACTCTGGACTTGTTGAACTTGCAAAGAAATATCAAGCATATTTTATTTTACCAGAGCAGTATTCTAAACTTGCAGCATTTGAAATGATGGGCATTGGATTGCCTGTCATTCTTCCATCTGAGGATTTGATATTTAAACTTTCGAGACAACCAAATTATTGGTTTGGTAGCGGTCTCTATCAGAATACTGTTCAGACATGTGAATGGTATAATGAATACTTTGATAAGTTTGCAGTTTATATTGATGACTTCTCTGAAATACCAGAAGCATTTCGAACTGTTGTTTCACACAGAGAAGAGATTTGTGCTATAATGTTAGAATGCAGTAAAACCCATAAGGAAAAAACCCTACAACAATGGAGGAAAATCTATAATGTCTAATGCATTAGAAAAGTATAAAGAGTATATGGATAATGCTCACGCAAAATATACTACTGATGAAGAATTTAAAAAGTATTACGGAAGAGTTCCTAAGTTCCGTTACGATACAATGAAGTATTGCTGGGACCAAGTTGTAGAGAATGGTTTTACTACAATTGTTGAACTTGGAACAACTCGCAGTTTTGTTGATGGTAAGTTTCCTGGATGCAATAGTGATGATATTAAGTTTTGGCAACCAGAAAATCCTGATGTGTGGGACTGGGCAGCGGGTTGCTTCACCCGTGTTGTTGGTGAATTAATTCAGGGAACAGATATTGATTTCATCACTGTTGATTTGGAACCACGTCATATTCGTAGAAGTAAAGTTGTAACTGAAGGTCTTGATAACATTGAGCATGTTGTTATGTCCTCTGAGGAGTTTCTAGAACTCGGTGAAGGTAAGATTGATTTTCTGTACATGGACACTGGGGATATGACTCCCATTGAACCAACTGCAGAACTTCATTTGAGAGAATCTAAGATTATCGTTGAAAGGGATTTAATCAGCGACAAAGGAATTATTCTGATTGATGATGTTAGGAATACAACTCCTAAGATTATTGCTGAAGATGAATCTGATTATGGTAAGGCAAAATATTCAATTCCTTATCTGATTGATAATGGATTTGAATTGGTAATGGACGAATATCAGGTAGTTCTCCAGAAGAAATGAAACTAAGTATTTTTTCTCCAGTTGTTAATTTTCCTCAGTTCTTGGAATTGCAATGCATTCAGTTCCAAGAAAATCTGACGTGTGATTATCGTCTTTTTGCAATAGATGATTCAAAGGATCCAGATATTAGCAATGAGTTCATGAGAATTTGTGAGATGTATGATGCAACATACATCAAGAATATGAATTCAGATGTTGCTGGACCTTCGGCATCTCACGCAAATGCAATTCAATATGCACTTGATAATATCATCTATAGGTCTTGTATGGATGATGTTGTTTTCCTTGTGGATAGTGATTGCTTTTTGATGGAAAAGTTTGATATGGTCAATTATATGGAAGATAAAGTTATATCTTCATATATGCAAAGTCGAGAAGATGTTAATTATCTTTGGCCAGGATTTACTCTTTTAAATATGCCTAAATTAAAAGAGATGTCTGGGAGACCAAGATTTTTTCCAGGATCGTTTGGTGGGCAACTGTGTGATACTGGTGGAGAATCTTATAACTTTTTAAACGAAAATAATATTACCCCAGAATCTATAGACTGTGTATTTGAGGGTGATTATCGTGGTCAAACTCTTATTAATATGGAAACTTTTATGAATGGGAAGTTTCTTCACTTTAGAGGTGGAACTTTATGGGATGGTAAGGTAAATGTATTCAATCAAAAGGTCGAAATTTTAAACAACATATTGAACCATGGACAAGAATAAAGCAGCGTATAAACTTAAAGGTCTTCCTCCCATCTATTATATCAATCTTGATGGGCAACCAGAAAGGGCACAATATATGGAAGGTCAGTTTAAGTACTGGGAAATTGAAAACTTTGAGAGAATCTCTGCTTATGATGGTAGAGAAGATGATCTAGGTTCAATTCTAAAAGGTCGATATCCTGACATGATGAATTCGGGAGAGGTTGGATGTGTAACTTCTCACCTGAAAGTTCTTAAGCATTTTGTTGAGACCTCTGATGCTCCATGTGCTTTAATCATGGAGGATGATTGTGATATTTCCACAGTTTCATATTGGCCATTTACTTGGAAAGATTTCTTTTCCAAAATTCCGTATGCTTATGATGTGGTTCAACTTGCGATTATTAATCCAGCACAAATTAATATTCCAATTCATCGTCGTTTTGTAAATGATTTTTCTACGGCATGTTATTTGATTACTCGTCGTCACGCACAAAAGTTAATTGAACTGCATGTTAGAGGTGACAAATATAAACTGGATAATGGAGTTAAGCCAAGGGCAGTTGCAGATGACTTGATTTATAACTCTGGCAATACTTATGCAATCCCTTTATTTCTTTATAAGATTGAACTTGGATCAACAATCCATACAGAACATGTAGATGTATTTCATAAATCAAGTTATGATGGTCTGTGGGATTTTTGGAAAAACGAATCCAATAAGATTGATGATTGGAATCAATTTTTCGAATTGAATCCTTACTATGGAACTCTTCCACCTGGTTGGGAAGGCAAATAGTAAGCATTTATACTTAATAAATCGGGAAACCGTAACAAAGGGGGCTTGACGCCCCTTTATTTTTGCTATATAATTGTGTAACAATTCTTAACGAATGTAACGATGACTGTAACAACGAATGAGTATGGGCAGCAAAATATGTTTGCTAAAGAGCCCGTAATGTACTATGAAAATTATGGGATGGATACGCCCAATCAAGTAAAGGAGAAAACTAATGGGCGTTGGGCAATGGTCGGCATTATTGCTGGGTTTATTTCTTATGCTCTCACTGACAAGTTCTTCTTCGGAATCTTCTGACAATTGATTGACAATGACTTCAATTATCTTTACAATTACTAGTGTTGCCTTTCTCGTATTACTGGCACACTCCGTAAATCAACTATCAGAAACTTATTAAACTATGGCTTATAATGTTACTCTCCGCTCTCCCGATGGCACTGAGACCACCATCCAGTGTGAAGGTGATCAGTACATTCTTGAAGCAGCAGAAGACGCAGGTGTCGATCTTCCTTCCTCCTGTAAGGCAGGTGCTTGCTCTGCCTGTGCTGGAAAACTGATTAGTGGCACCGTCGATAATGAAGAACAGTCTTTCCTGGATGATGACCAAATTGCTGACGGTTGGGTACTCACATGTGTTGCCTATCCTACTAGCGATTGTGTGATTCTCACTGAGCAAGAGGAAAACCTGTGACCGCTGGAATGCTTGGGCAGTTTGCACTTGCCCTTCAAGAACTTGGGTGGGATATGAATGATGAACTCTCTGTTGAGATTGGTGGAGTAGCAGTAACTGGAACTGCGACTCACCCAGACGCAAATGCAAAGTGGGCGAAGCCATTTGGAACCGTAACCTATCAGAACGACGCTTTTATTGTTATCAAGAATAAAACCAGAAGTCCTATGGTCTTCTCCCAACCCAATCCAGAACTTAAACAACAACACCCCTATCAAGGAGAAAAAAAATGAAATTCGGTTTTACCCCTGAGGCAGAAATCCTCAATTCTCGTCTGGCAATGCTTGGTTTCGTTGCAGCTGTTGCCTCTTATGCTTTCACTGGTCAAGTAATTCCTGGTGTTTGGTGATGGAGGTTAAAATGCGTAGCGAAGGATATCAAGTTCCTCAAGTTCAATTCACCTTTCGTGAGTCTGGTGAGTTTGTAAATCGTACAACTTCGGAACTTTTTGATGGTAAGCGTGTGGTTATTTTCAGTCTGCCTGGTGCATTCACTCCTACTTGCTCTGCTTATCAGCTGCCTGGATTTGAAGAGAAGTACGAAGATTTTATTGGACTTGGCATTGATGACATTTATTGCATCTCTGTTAATGATGGGTTTGTAATGAATGCCTGGGCTAAGGACCAGAATATTGCTAATGTCAAACTCATCCCAGACGGCAATGCTTACTTCACACGTTCTATGGGAATGCTTGTCAGCAAGTCTAACCTTGGTTTCGGTGATCGCTCTTGGCGTTATGCTGCGGTCGTGGATAACGGAGTCATCGAGAAACTATTCGTGGAAGTGGGGCAACGGGACAACGCCGACACCGACCCTTATGAGCAGACTACTCCAGAAAATGTTCTAGAGTATGTGTCAGCAAATGTGAAGGTTGGCACTACTGTTTGATATAAGACTTCATAATATTTAACTCTGTTGCTAAATAAGCAGCAGAGTTTTTTAGTATTATGCCACGCGGACACCTGACCAAAGATATTATCAAGTGTGAGGTTATTAAATTAAAGGCAGACTTGGATAAAGAGTGGATGAATAAGTCTGGATATGATCCTAAGTGGTTAGCCCATCATTATCTCAACAAAGTTCTTGATAAAATAGAGGAATACAGGGTATAATAAATACTATTATTAAAAAGAAAACCTTTATATTAATGGGTATTTTTAAGAAGAGTATAAGACATTCCAAGGGTTCCAACTTGGATGAAAAACTTAAGATGTTGGAATCTGAATTAAAAAAGACCGATGTTGCCGTTAATGACAGTGACAAGAATTTTTTGTATGAGCAAAAAAATAAGGAGAATGAAGTTGTAAAATATAGTTGGAGAGAGGATGCTGTTCCTGCAAAAAATGATATTCTAACGGAAGAAATTTCTGTTGTAAGAGAATCAAAGGTAAATAATAATTCAATTAAGAAGGTAAAGGGGCATATTAATTCTGTAGAAGAAGAACTTTCTTTATTGAGAAAGCAAATTTTTGATGAGATATCTGAAAATTTTCTTTTTAATATTCCAAGTATTGAAAAGAAAGTAGATAAGGTCTTAAGAATTTATAATGACCTTCAAGAGGGTTTGTTAAATCAACCACCAGAAACAGTTACTACAGATCCACTGACACCATTAGATCAAAATTTTGTAACGATTGAAGACCTGAATAAGCACTATAATTTATTCATCAATCGTATTCAGGAGCAAATTGCTACAGTTGGTGGCGGTGGTGAAACTAAACTAAAGTATCTTGATGACGTTGTTGGTATTGCAACAAATGCTTCTGCTTATGATGGTAAGTATTTAAAGTATGATCATACTTTAGGAAAATTTGTATTTGAGACAGTAGTAGGTGGCGGTGGTCCAGGGACTCAAGGTATTCAAGGTATCCAAGGTGTAGATGGCGCAAATGGAACAAATGGAACTCAAGGTGTTCAGGGTATCCAAGGTGTAGGTGGAACAAATGGATCTCAAGGTGTTCAGGGTATCCAAGGTAGTGCATCAACAGTTCAAGGAATTCAAGGAACTCAAGGTGTTCAGGGTATTCAGGGAACTACTGGTAATTTTGGTGGCGTAACATTTGACTTTACTTTTGACTCTAATACTTCAGATACAGACCCTGGATCTGGTAGATTAAAGTTAAACAATGCTTCTGTCGGTATAGCAACCGAACTTTATATTGATGACCAGGATGATAATGCTACTGATATTCAGGATTATCTAAGAACGATTGATGATTCTACTTCATCAATAAAGGGTCATTTTAGAATAACAAATAAATCAAACGCTTCTGATTTTGCTTTATTTGTTATTACTGGGTCAAGTGTAGAAGGAACAGGATATTTTAAAATTCCTTGTGGTATAAGCACCGCAAGTGCTTCTTCATTTTCTAACGATGAAGATGTAATTATTACTTTTGCTAGAACTGGTGATAAGGGGGATAGCGGTACTCAAGGAACTCAAGGTATTCAAGGTGTTACTGGGTCTGGAGCTCAAGGTACAGCAGGAACTCAAGGTTCTGGAGGAACTCAAGGTACTCAGGGGTCACAAGGACGCCAGGGTATTCAGGGTGTTCAGGGATACGGTGGAACTCAAGGAACACAAGGTCGTCAAGGTGTTCAGGGTATTCAGGGCACTATAGGGGCAGGAACTCAAGGAACTCAGGGTGTTCAGGGTGAGGGTGGAACTCAAGGTTCTGGGGGAATCCAAGGTGCCAATGGTGCAACTGGTTCTCAAGGTGTTCAGGGTAACCAGGGTCTTCAAGGTGGTCAAGGTGTCCAGGGAAATGATGGATCTGCAACTTTCCAGGGATATCAAGGTATTCAAGGTGTCGCTGGGTCTAATGGAACTCAGGGAAATCAGGGAATATCAGGTGAAGCAGCTGCCCAAGGATATCAAGGTATTCAAGGTGTTGTTGGTGGGCAAGGTGTTCAAGGGACTCAAGGTGTTCAGGGTTCTGATGCGACGGTTCAAGGTATTCAAGGTACTCAGGGTTCTAATGGAACTCAGGGTACAACTGGAACTGGAAGTCAAGGGATTCAAGGTTCTCAGGGAACTGGTGGGGCAACTGGAGGACCTGGTGCTCAGGGTATTCAGGGAAATGATGGTGCCTTTGCTTCTCAAGGTATTCAGGGAACCCAAGGTGTTCAGGGTGTCCAAGGAACACAAGCTTCACAGGGAACTCAAGGTATCCAAGGTATTCAAGGAATCCAAGGTATTACTGGAGCAGGAACTCAAGGTATTCAGGGTGTTCAAGGAACTCAGGGAATCCAGGGTATTTCTGGAACAGGAACTCAAGGAACTCAGGGTATTCAGGGCATCGCTGGTGCAGGGACACAAGGTTCTCAAGGTATTCAAGGTATTCAAGGTATTCAAGGAACTCAGGGAACTCAAGGTATCCAAGGTATTACTGGAGCAGGAACTCAAGGAACTCAAGGTGTTCAGGGAACTACTGGAACAGCAACACAAGGAATTCAAGGTATTACTGGATCCCAGGGAACACAGGGTATAGCAGGTTCTGCCGCCGCCCAAGGAATTCAGGGTGTTCAAGGACCTGCAGGAGCTGGTGGTGGGGGTGGAGAATCTTACTGGGTAGCAACTGGCGTTGGCATTCATACACTTTCCAATGTTGGCATTGCTACAACAAATCCAGTATCAAAACTACAAGTTGAGAGATACGGAGTATCAACAGGATTTGGAACCTTCAATTCTACTGTTGGAGTTGCAACTGATATTGATAGCTTTACAATCGCAACAACTGACTTTAAGACAGCAGAATATACACTCCATGTTGGATATGGAACTTATATTCAATCTCAGAAAGTTCTTGTCATGCAAAACGGAACCACCGCATATTCACAAGAATATGCAATCATGTATGACCCATCGATTGTTGTTTCTGTTGGAGCTACAGTCTCTGCTGGAGTGTGTAAATTACAAGCAACTCCAGAGGCAGGTGTTACAGGATTAACAACCTATAGATTTGTAAGAACTACACTACTCTAATATGACACGATTACTTCCCATATCAGAAGATGTTGAGATTGTTCTATCTCCAGAAACTCCTGTCATAGAGTATTCTCCAGACCCTATTGATGAATATATTGTTGTTGTTGAGGATGCTGGAGATTGGGAAGAGATTCATGGTTACATCATCAATGAAAATGAGATTGATGGAATTCCAAATAGGGCAATACCCTGCATAAACACTCAAGAACATTCTCTTAGAACTTCGATTTATTTGATGAGTCAGGAAGAGGCAGAAGTTCTCAAGTCTCATCCTAAAATTGAAAGTGTGGAATTGAATCCAGAAAAGTATCCGCAACCACAATCGACCGATACTCTAAGATATAAAAAACCAATTGCATTTAATAAACCTGAATTAGTCGCTGCTTTTGATACTGAGACAACTTATTTTCTAAATGAGACTCGTTCTAATTGGTCTCACTTATTTGTTACTAATCCCACGAGTTTGCCATTTAAAGGAGTTGGTGTTACTAGCACAACGTATGCTGAGAGTGATGTTGAATATTCTTTGACGGGTAGAGGAGTTGATGCAGTCATTATTGATTCTGGAGTTGCTCATTTGCATCCAGAATTTCAAAGTCCAGATGGAACTTATAGAGTTAAAGATGTAATTCTTGATGGTCCATATAAAGTTGATCCTGATTACTTTACAAGTAGGGGTTTAACTTATACTAAGATTGTGGATGGCGTGAATCTTGGAGTTGGTATTGTGACAACTGCAGCTGCTGCATGGTGGAGCACTGCAGCTAGTCGCTCTGCTGCGTTTCAAAGTTTAGGAACAGTTTCGGTAACTGCTTTATATACTGTTCCTCATGTAGCAACTAAAACTTCTAATGCGAGTAGTAATCAATTGGTTGATGGTCATGGGACTGCTTGTGCTTCTCAAATCGGTGGTAAATCTTTTGGATTAGCATTTGAGTGCAACTTATGGAATATTAGAATTTCTCTTAGTGGAGTAGGTGGATATATTGCTGGGTCATCAGCACTGGATATTTGTACTATTTGGCACCAGGCAAAAAGAATTGCTCAGAATGGAAATCCAGATCCTACGATTATTAATAATAGTTGGGGTCAGACTTCAACAACTGGTAATACAAATGGTACTCCATATAGTCATGGATATCGAGGTGCAACATTAAGTTATACTGGCAATGGAAGTAGTTTCACTGTTCAGGCAAATGCTGGTGCTTGCAGAAATACAAAATCTTTTACTTATAATACTGGTGGGGGAACCGCTTTATCTGCTTATTCTGGCAGCGGTGAATATACTCCACATTCTGCAACAACAAGTGCTTCAGCAGAAAATGCCATTGCTGCTGGATGTATCGTTGTAACATCTGCAGGAAATCAAAATCAAAAGTTTTCTGATGAAACTGATGTAGATTTTAATAATTGGTATAGTTCCACAACGAATTATGTTAATCGTTGTGGGGGGGTTAGTAGAGGATTCACTGGCATTCATGAGAGGAAAAAAGGAACTATACGAGTGGGTGCTTTAGATTGTTCTGTAGAGCCAGCAGATTCAAAGCAAGGATCTACTCCATATGCAATCAGGAGAGTTTGTTATTCTAACTCTGGTCCAATGATTAATGTTTGGGCACCTGCAGAAATGACCATGGCTGCAGGATATACATCCACATATGAAGATTTTGCGAGACAGGATAATATAACTTTTTATGATACTTGGTTTAATGGCACCAGCTCTGCAGGACCAAATACTTGTTCAGCAATTGCTTTGTATCTTGAATCAAATCGAAAAGCAACGCAAGCAGATGTACATGAGTGGTTAGATAGACATGGAAGTGTAGAAATCAATTTGTCAGATCCATATCCAGACCCAAATTCTACGGGATATTGGTCACAGACTTATAATGCTACTTTTGATTCTGCATCTAGTACTAATGATTCTTATAATGTTCGTGGTAATGGTAGTTTGAGAGGTGCTCCTAAGAAAGTCCTTCGAAACCCTTTTGCAACTAATCAGCAGAGTTCAATTTCTGGTGTCCAGATGTCTGGCATTTTATTCACCCAATCCTAAATACTTAAAAAAGAGAAATGGCAGATAAGAAATTTGGAGTAAAACAGATAGATCTGATTGGTGCTTCTGGCACTCCAAACTTAACTAGTCCTAATAATTTAAATCTTAATGCTGTCACTGTCGCAATCAGCACAGATGTAACCATTGGTGGTCAGGTAACCTCCAATATTATTGTTGGAACTGGAAAATCAATTGGTATAGGCACGACAGTTCCAACAGGGGACTTGGATGTTAGAGGACAGACAAATTTAAGTAATCTAAATGTTTCTGGTGTTTCTACATTTGCTGGAATCACTACAGTTACTGGATCTACTTTATTTTCTAAGCAACTGGATGTTGTTGGTGTTTCTACATTTAGAACTAATGTCGATATTTACAATGGAATTTTATCATTAAAAACACCTACTGATGAAAATGTTTTTTCACTCTCATATAGTGCTGCTAATGATGATGTAACTTTCAATTTTCAACAGACTGGTGGAACTGGAGGAAGTCGAGTTATATATCAATTACTTGATAATGCAGAATTTTATATTAGTAATGCTTCAACTGGTGGTGGTATTGCAAGATTTGTTGCGAATGGTGCCAACGAACTTTATTATGATGATGTTAAAAAGTTTGAAACTCTCGGTGCTGGTGTAACAATCAATGGAACTACCTTTACCAACCAATTAAGTGTTTCTGGTGTTTCTACATTTGTTGGAATTGCCACTCATTCTGCGTCTTTATTTGGAACTCAAGCATCCTTTACTGGTGTAGTCACAGCAACATCATTCTCTGGATCTAATACTCTTAAATCAAGGACAATAGTATCTGGAGTTACAACATCAATTCCAAATAATGGAATTGGCAATACTAATATTACTGGATTTAAGTCTTACTCATTAATGAAGGTTGGTCTTTCTACTGCAGGTTGGTTGAGACTATATACTGATAGTGCATCTCGCTCTGCTGATGCCTCTCGTTCGATTGGTATTGATCCATCACCTGGAAGTGGAGTGATTGCTGAGGTTATCACCACAGGCATTTCAACAACGCAAATCATATCTCCTTTTGTAATGGGTGGTAATTTGAATAACCCTGCTGATACTACAGTTTATGCAGCAATCACGAATCTTTCTGGAGTCACTTCAAGTATTTCTGTAAATCTAACACTTCTTCAACTGGAGGCATAAGTAACAAATGGCTATTACGACTACAACATTTACAAAATCAGTAGGATGGGCAAGAACTGATGTGATTGATCAGTTGGAGCAAGCATTCACTTGGTTAGAATTGCACGGAACTCAGATATCAGGACTTGTGACCAGTATTAGTTCTTATAGTGGTGGTGGAACGGTTGGATCTTCTGGTACATATTATTATGATGTTCCTGTCGCAACTACAACTGGTATTGGGACAGGAGCAACATTTGATATTAGTAGAACTAGTGGTTCAATATCTGCTGTTTATGTCAATCGTCCAGGAGAAAATTATGTTCAAGGAGAATATGTAACTCTATCTGCTGCTGATATTGGTGGCGGATCTGCGGTTGCGATAGGAATTACTGTAAATGTTGATGGTGGTGCATCTCCAGTTGGATATGGATCAACCAATCAATTTTTTGATAAAAACTTCACACCTTCTAATGATAGCACTCGTCCTTGGGGAGTATTAAAACAGGACTTTGATACAAACAAAAGATTTGGAGTAACCTATAGGGGATTTAAGGTTTATAGTAACTATCAAATGACATTAGTTGCTGGATCATCATTTTTCCCATACAATGTAGATAACGTTAACAATAGAGGTGGATACTATAGAGATTCTTTTAGGGGAACAGAATTTTTAGATATCTCTAGAGAATCGCTAGGTACTCAGACATCATTGGATCGATCCAATGATGCTTATGCACAAATTTCTGCACAATATGAAGATGTTTTTAGATTTGCAACATTAAACTCACCAACAACTCATGACCTTAATCTAAACATTTATCGTTCTGGTATTGATCCTAATTTTGCCGTTCTTTCCTATTCACAACCAACAGTCTCTGGAACACTGAACGATAGTACGTTTTCAACATTTATTGTCCATAATTTCACTTCAAGTTTATATAATTTTGATGAAGTATTTTCTGCTGGACTTACTGTTGTTATGCCTAGACCTTCTATTAATACAAATGGTGGAGATTCTGCTCATCTTGGATTTAGAACTTATCTAACTGGAATGAAGTATCTTACTGAACAGAATATAAGCTTAAGATCAGCAGAAGCAGGATGGTCTCAGATTTATAGTGAAAATAGTCGCTATGGACTGGCTGCTCAAAATTATTCAATAGCATCATCTCAAACGTCATATACAAATTCGACTGGAGGTGGAACTGCTGGTAATGACTATGAAGATCCTAGTTCTAATGAAGCAACAATCTTTTCAAGGAATAGTAGTTTTAAAAATACAGGAACTTTAACCATTGAGAGTTCCACAAGAACTTATGGAAATAGATATCCAATTACAACATATGCATCTGTAATTAAAGGTATTCCTATTAATGGAAATCTAATTCCTTGTCCTTATTATATGCCTGATGATTTTGTATTGATTGATTTCAAACTAACTGCATCGGGACAAGATATCAAACAGGGAGATACAATCACAATCAGTGGTTCTGAAGTTTATACTGTGATTACTGGTTCTTATAACAAGTCCAATGAGACCGCTGGAATTCTCTTCTGTGCGAGGAAGGTCTGATGGCAGATTTTTCAATTCCTAATCTAGGAACTGCTGTTGTTGGATTTGCTTCAACTTCTCCAGTTGGAGTTCAGACAACTTTTACCGTAAATAATAGTATTCCAGTTCAGGAAAATAGAGATATTAGTTTTAATGAAACAAGACCTGGATTCTTAACAGGAAGAAGACCTCAAACAGGACAAGTGTTCCCAAGAGGAGTCTATAGCAAGTAGGACAATTCCAAAACTGGCACACCCCCTTGACGGGGGTGTTTTTTTGTGTTAATATAAATACATCAACACGTTAAAGAATGTAACAAATCCTTAATGTTTGCAACACCCGCTAACCGAGACCTATGGGTGTATAAATTACGTCTCTCATATCCCCGCTAAGGGTGCGGGGAGCATAGTATCTCCACCATTTCCCTGATGGTCTTACTACCTGTTTATTACAAATGACTGCTACTCTTTCACGTCAAAAATCACAATCGAATATTTGGGAACAGTTCTGCAACTGGGTTACTTCAACCGATAACCGCCTCTATGTGGGTTGGTTTGGCGTTCTGATGATTCCCTGTCTGCTTGCTGCTACGACTTGCTTCATCATCGCATTCATCGGTGCTCCCCCTGTGGATATCGATGGTATCCGTGAACCCGTTGCTGGTTCACTCATGTACGGAAACAACATCATCTCTGGTGCTGTGATTCCTTCGTCCAATGCTATTGGACTGCACTTTTACCCCATCTGGGAAGCTGCTTCCCTAGATGAGTGGCTTTACAACGGTGGTCCTTTCCAACTGGTTGTGTTCCACTTCCTGATCGGTATCTATGCTTATATGGGTCGTGAGTGGGAACTTTCCTACCGTCTTGGTATGCGTCCATGGATCTGTGTTGCTTATAGCGCACCTGTTGCTGCTGCGAGTGCAGTGTTCCTGGTCTATCCTTTCGGTCAAGGTTCGTTCTCTGATGCGATGCCTCTGGGTATCTCTGGTACTTTCAACTACATGCTTGTGTTCCAGGCAGAGCACAACATCCTGATGCACCCCTTCCATATGCTTGGAGTTGCTGGTGTCTTCGGTGGTTCTCTGTTCAGTGCAATGCACGGTTCTCTGGTTACTTCCTCGCTGGTTCGTGAAACCACTGAGAACGAGTCCCAGAACTATGGTTACAAGTTTGGTCAAGAAGAAGAGACCTATAACATCGTTGCTGCTCACGGTTACTTTGGACGCCTTATTTTCCAATATGCTTCGTTCAATAACTCACGTTCGCTGCACTTCTTCCTTGCTGCCTGGCCTGTTGTAGGCATCTGGTTCACCGCTCTTGGTGTTTCCACGATGGCTTTTAATCTCAACGGACTGAATTTCAATCAGAGTATCCTGGATAGTCAGGGTCGTGTGCTCAACACTTGGGCAGATGTCCTGAACCGTGCTGGACTCGGAATGGAAGTGATGCATGAGAGAAACGCCCATAACTTTCCTCTGGACCTCGCTGCTGCCGAAGCAACTCCTGTTGCCTTGACTGCTCCTGCGATTGGTTGATAAGTTAGAATTTTCTAACGGAGACCCCGAAAGGGGTCTTTTTTATTGCTAAATACTTAAAGTTATGGTATAATAACTTTAACAAATAAACCGACTATGAAAACTTGTAAAATCTGCAATCAGTTAAAACCACTTACAGACTTTTATCAAACTGTAAGAAATGGTAGTCCATATGGGCATCACGGAAAATGTAAAAAATGTTATGTAAAAAAGCAACAAGAAAATTATGACCCAGTAAAAAAGAGGGATGAAAATTTGAAAAGAGTTTATGGTATTGGTATTGAGGAATATAATACTCTGTTAGAAAAGCAAGGGCATAAGTGTGCTATTTGCAATTCCACTGACCCGAAAGGTAGAAAATCTGGTAGAGGTGGTGGAGTAGATGTTTTTTATGTTGACCACAATCATAAAACTGGTGAGGTTCGTGGACTTCTCTGCAATGTCTGCAACAGAACTATTGGTTATGTAAATGAAGATGTTGAATTAATTAGAAATATGATTGAGTATGTTAAACGGCATAGGGATGAGCACTAATACTCATTGACCTCTTTGTTAAAAAATGTTAAGATAAATATGAGAAATAACAAAAGGAGGCTATGACTTCTTCTACACTTTCAAAACCAATTCAACAAAGGGGATGGTTCGATGTACTCGACGACTGGCTTAAGAGAGACCGTTTCGTTTTTGTTGGCTGGTCTGGACTTCTTCTTTTTCCCACTGCTTACCTTGCTCTTGGTGGTTGGCTTACTGGGACAACTTTCGTTACGAGTTGGTATACTCACGGGTTGGCAAGTTCCTATCTTGAGGGTGCAAACTTTCTTACTGCGGCAGTTAGTACTCCAGCAGACGCTATGGGTCATTCTCTTCTTCTGCTCTGGGGTCCTGAGGCTCAAGGGGATTTCGTCAGGTGGTGCCAACTTGGGGGACTCTGGCCTTTTGTGGCACTCCACGGAGCCTTCGCTCTTATAGGGTTTATGCTTCGTCAGTTTGAGATTGCCCGTCTTGTAGGTATCCGTCCTTATAACGCAATCGCATTCTCTGGTCCCATCGCAGTATTCGTTTCTGTATTCTTGATGTATCCTCTTGGTCAATCCAGTTGGTTCTTCGCACCTTCTTTTGGAGTTGCTGCTATCTTCAGGTTCCTTCTGTTTCTTCAGGGTTTCCACAACTGGACTCTCAACCCCTTCCATATGATGGGAGTTGCTGGTATTCTGGGTGGAGCACTACTCTGTGCGATTCATGGAGCAACAGTAGAAAACACGTTATTTGAAGATAGTGATCAAGCAAACACTTTCAAAGCATTTGAACCAACTCAAGAGGAAGAGACGTATTCTATGGTTACTGCGAACCGATTCTGGTCTCAGATCTTCGGTATTGCTTTTAGTAATAAGCGTTGGTTGCACTTCTTTATGCTTTTCGTTCCAGTTATGGGTCTCTGGACTTCTTCTATCGGCATCATCGGTCTTGCTCTTAACCTCCGTGCTTACGACTTTGTATCTCAGGAGATTAGAGCGGCAGAGGATCCAGAGTTTGAGACGTTCTATACGAAGAATATCCTCCTTAATGAGGGACTTAGAGCGTGGATGGCACCAGTAGATCAACCTCATGAGAACTTTGTGTTCCCAGAGGAAGTTCTACCAAGAGGCAACGCACTGTGACCGCACAGTATCTTCTATACTTGGTCATCTTCGCATTCGCACTTATCGTTATTTTTACTGAAGACCACGATGACGATGATGACCAAGATGGAGGAATCCTGCAACCTGCATATTCACAAGGAGGGGCTTGACTCCTCCTTTTTTATGTCCTTTTAAGTATTTTGTATTGATTTCCAGACAACCATTAAGTTATGTTTTAATAAATAAAATTTCAAGGTTTTGTTCTATAAACTATGATATTAGATCTGGCACATACGATTGCAGATTATACGATTTGTGGGGAAGGTAATGTATCTGAAAGAGTTGATAAAGATACTTTTTTAATTAAGGCAAGTGGTACAAGTCTTCATACACTCTCCGAAGAAGATTTGACCTTATGTAATACAAATGGAGCACAGATAGAATTAAGTCATAAGAAACCAAGTATTGAGACACTGTTTCACGCTTGGATTATGAAAACTTTTCCAGAGATTAACTATATCGCTCATAGTCATCCACCATATACCACACAGATTCTTTGTTCTGATGCAGCAGATGATTTTGCGAATCATCGTTGGTTTCCAGATCAAATTGTAAGAAATGGTCCTAAGTCTTGTTTAGTTCCTTATGCTCCTCCTGGAGAAAGAATTCTTGCATTGGTTGAGGAATATGTAACCAAGTTTGTGAATGAGGAAGGATATTTTCCTAAACTAATTCTTCTCAAAAATCACGGCATCATTACAGCATCTCCTTATCAGAAAGATTGTGCATCTGCAAGTTTGATGTGTGAGAAGTCTGCTGAGATTTTTGTTGGTGCCAAACTTCTTGGTGGTGTTCATTTCTTACCACAAGAAGAAGTTGAACATATTGAAAACTGTCCTGGAGAAAACTATCGTCGTAATATGTACTTTGAAGAATGATAACATCAGAAACACCCTATAAACTCGCAGAGATTATTCGTGATACTTGGCCAGGTCTTTACAGAAAACCAGAACCATCTTATAATGAAGAAAAGGAAATAAAAGATGAACAAGTATCGTGATGAGTATTTTTCAGTGATTGATAAAAGAACTGGAAGAAAGATTCTGGACTGTGGCGAAGAGTCTGATGCTCTTGAAATGGTTTCCTTTGATCCACATAACAGAACTTATACTCGTAATAAGTTTCTGATGGGACCTGTTGTGGATGTTGAGATTCCAAAGGCATTACCAACTAATGAGATTGTTGTGAATATGGATGGTGGAGTTGGCGGTTCTTGGGAAGTGAAAGAACTGCCACAAATCAAACTTCCAGAAAGTCAAGCAGAACCAGTGGTTGTGTAAAATGCTAAAAAAGATACAACACTTTCTTGAAAGAGATCAAGACATTACTTATTACGATGAGATCCATTATATTTTTATAACACTGAAGGAACTTGTTTTTGTTATTGGATCAAAGAATAAATAATTTTAAAGAGTCTGTATTCAGATGGAAGAGATTTATAGTTTAAAACCAGCATCAATATTTGAAGTTGGTGATGAGGAATTCTTCTTTGAAAGAGAAGAAGAAGGTCATAGTGATTATATCAATTCTGGGAGTCATTATGAACTCTTCTATGCTATTTCAAAATATTATGACCCAGATAGTATTTTAGAAATCGGAACAAGAAATGGATACAGTCTTTATTCTTTATCTTTGGGTTCGACCACTTTAAATAAAATTGTTGGATATGAACTGGATAGTGAATCTGCTACTCGGACTGAAGAGAATTTGACAGAATCTCTTGCAGAAAATATTGATATAAGAGTCGAAACAATTAATAGTCAAGAACTAGAATCTTTAGACGATAGTTATTATCTGATTCATATTGATGGCGATACAACTTTTGAAGGAAGATATCATGACCTTGAATTAACTAAAGGTAAGGCAAGAGTTGTATTGGTTAGTGACTTCTTTAGTGAAAGGAGTGGTAGAGATGCTGCCCAAAGATTTGTTTATGATAACCGCCACATTATTAAGAAGACCCACGTAATCGAATCTCTAAGGGGTCTTTACATTATTGAGTATGTTGGATAAATAATTCAAATCGCAATCGCTTATGGGACCTCTACACTCTCCAAAAGAATACTTGTTTCAGTTACACGCAACAAGTTCTGGGGAGGCGAAACGAATGTGGAGGCAACATATAAAAGAACAGTGGAATCATCAATGTGCTTATTGTGGGTCGGAGGAGAGACTCACAATTGATCACATTATCCCTCAATCAAAAGGTGGAGCAGACTTTACAAAAAACGTAGTCTGTTGCTGTCATGATTGTAACCAGTCGAAGGGACATGAGCACTGGAAATTATGGTTTGTTCAGCAAGACTTTTATAGTGAAGAAAGATTTAATAAAATAGAAGAATGGATGAAACCAGACCCTCCTCTTAATCTGTTTAAATACAGACCAAGAAGAAATAATGCTTCGTAGATTTTTATAAATAAACCAGAATAGTAAATACTGTTCCTTCTGGTAGATACCGAATGTGTTAAATGGCCGATCCAATTATTAGGTTTAAAAGATCAGCAGTCCCTGGTAAGAAGCCAACTTTAGAGCAACTTCCTCTAGGTGAGCTAGCCATTAACACATATGACGGTAGAATTCTTTTAAAGCAGGATAGAAACGGGGTTGGGATTGGCACCAGAATTGTAGAAGCTGGTGCAGCAACAACCGCTGGTAAGACACTATTCGTTACAATGAATGGTTCGGATGATAATACTGGTCTGAACCAAATTGATTCAAAAAGGACAATTGGTGCCGCAGTTTCTGCTTCTGGTCCATATGATACGATAAGGATTTTCCCTGGAACATATGTTGAGAGTAATCCTATCAACATGTGTGATAACCTTGGAATCGAAGGTGCAGAACTTAGAAACTGTATAGTTACTCCATCTGACCCATCAAAAGATTTGTTTTATATGGGCAATGGTTGCCATATAACAAACATCAGTTTTATGGGGCAACCATCGACAAATGGTGCGGCGGTTGTTTCACTAAGACCACTATTAGGAACTGCAGCAGACAGATATTTTGATGCTGCTCGAATGATTCGTAATAATATTGAATTTATTGCTAGAGAAACAGTAGGGTATATTACAAGCACAGATTATAGAAATCCTGCATTCAATATCGGAATTGGAACAGTCAATAATTGTATCGAAGATATTCGTTCAATTTGGAATTGTGTTTGCCACGACATTACCAGAGGTGGCAACTCCAAGTGTGTAGGTGCAGGTAAGTCATATTACAATGGTGGTGCAATTCAACATATTGTTGGTGTAAAGACAGAAACGATTGATGCAATTCAATACTCTGCAGGCATTGTTAGATCGATTATCAATAACGCTACTTGGGGTAGTAAGTCTGCTGGTATTGGAAGTCTATCAGTTACTAATGCAACTTATGATAGAACAACTGGTGTTACAACAATTACCGTAGCAAATCACGGACTTTTAAAGGATGATCCTGTAAAAATTATCGGTCTAGGATTTACTTGTAATTCTGGACCTGGAACAGTCATTTATCCAGATGGTTCTTTCGGATATATTTTCCCAGTCAAGAGTGTTGTTGGAGTTAATACGTTTGAAGTTGTGGTTGGTGTATCCACATTGGACCACTTCTATACGTCTGGTGGAACAGTTGAGAAATATACAAATTATCAGAATGAATTTACTCAGGTAAAGGATCTATCAATGCAAGCTGATCCTCTAACTGGATTTAATAATAGTGTGAATAGTTGTGCTAACGTTGTATCTGCAATTTATTCTTGCGTTGGGATTGTTACTACTATTATTGATGTCGGACTTTCTGCAAGTGGAATCAATACAAACTATCCTGGTAATAATGGTGCAATTAACTCAGGAATTCTAACATCTTCATTAAGTCCTCTGCAAGGAACTGGTCCAGTTACAAAAGGACCTTATGTTAGAAACTGCACCAACTTTATTCCTAATAGTATTGGAGCTAAAATTGATGGATTCAACTCTGAAGTAGGAGACCAAGGAGACATTGGTATTCAGGGTGCATTCCACGTTGATTCCTATACACAATATAATCAAGGTGGAATTGGTGTTTCCATCACAAACGGTGCTTATGCTCAGTTGGTTTCTATCTTTACTATTTGTACTGACCGTGCAATTTATACTGGACAAGGCGGACAGTTAGACCTTACAAACTCTAACTCTTCATTTGGTAGAGAAGGTCTTGTATCTGAAGGTGTGGGTGATGAAACTACAAAATCAACTGATAGATATACCGCAGGACTTACAACCCTGACAACAAGGGGTGATAATGTTGTCGTTCTCTCTGGGGTTGGTACATTCAGACCTTATTCTGGACAATCAGTTTATTTTGATAAGAAGTATTACTCAGTTCAGTCCGCAACAGTTACAAATCCTGGAGCAGGATATTCAACACCACCTTTGGTTACTGTTACTGCACCAACTGGTCCTGGTAACGCAATTCCTGCTCAGCTTACTGCAAATCTTAATTCTCTTGGTGGAGTTGATAGTATTAACATACTTACAACTGGATTCCAGTATGAGTTAGATAGTCCTCCAGTAATTACAATTGCTGCCCCTGTTGGTGGTGGAGTAACAGCAACTGCAGAACCAGTGCTATCTCCAATTTATTATTTGATTGATTCTGCAACTCTTCCATCATCTGGAATCACAACAGTCTCTCTGGTACAGAATCTAAATAATGATGTTGGAGCAGGATTAACTGCATATTTTGCTAGACAAAGTTTGCAAATCGCTTCTTCACATTCTTTTGAGTATATTGGTGCTGGAAATGCAATTGAAACTGCAAGACCTTCTAAGGGTGGAGTGACAGTTCAAGAAAATGAAGTTGTAAAGATTGATGGTGGTGAGGTCATTTATACGAGCACTGACCAAGATGGTAACTTCAGAATTGGTGATGGTGTTATAATCGACCAAACTACAGGAACAATTTCTGGAGCAATTTATGTTAAGAGTTTGTTCAGTCAGGTTACCCCATTCATTCTAGCTCTAGGAGGAGATTAATTAAATGGCAGCAGCATCGGCAGCAGTAAATACTTTTCAGACGGTAACACAAACCGTAGGAACTTCAAACGCAGTAGTTTATACTGCTCCTGTTGGATACACAGGAGTAGTTCTTTTGGCTCAATGCACAAATATGGGAGCTACGACTTATACAATGACATTAAATTTCCGCAGAGATGGATCTGACACTCCTTTAATTAAGGATATTCCTATTGCACCTAATGACACTGTTAATCTACTTGCAGGAAAATTAGTATTAGAAACTGGAGACTCTCTGGTTACCTCTGGTAGTAATGCAACGAATTTGAAATTTTTAACTAGTATTCTAGAAACTTCTAACCTCTAATTCGTAGAATAAAATGGCAGGTCCAATAAGATATCTCAGCGGTAGAAACGAACTTGTACGCATTGGTATTCCTGATTATACCGAAAGTAGATCAGTATTACAAATAACTGGTAGAGTCGGTATTGGCACAACCAATGCAACTAGTGACTTGTATGTTAAAGGTGGTGCAGAAATCACTGGTATTGTTACCGCTAGTTCTTTTGTTGGATCTTTTGAGGGTGAAGCAACAACTGCTGGATATGCAAAGACAGCAGGTGTCTCTACATATGCTTCTTCTGCTGGAATTGCAACTTATACTCCTACCGCAGGATTCTCAACGTATTCTGGTCAAGCAGGTTTCTCCACTTATTCTGAAGTTTCTGGAATCGCTACATTTTCTGATTATGCGACTTCTGCTGGTGTAGCAACTTATGCCGCTTCTGCTGGCGTAGCAACTTATGCACCAAAGGCTGGATTCTCTACATATTCTGGTCAAGCTGGGTTTTCAACCTACGCACAAATTTCTGGAATCTCTACGTTTTCTGGTTATGCCACAAATGCAGGTGTGGCAACCTATGCTTTTGTAGCTGGTGTATCTACATATTCGGGCCAAGCAGGATTCTCAACGTATTCTGAAGTTGCTGGCATTGCAACATACGCTGAGGTTGCTGGTATTGCAACTTATGCTCCCCTATCTGGAATTTCAACTTCTGTTATTGGTGGAATTGCAGATCTGACAAGACTGTCAGTAAGTGGAGTATCCACTCTAGGTGGTGGTCTTACTGTAAGTAAGGCACTAGATGCACAGAATATTTTTGTATCTGGTCTAAGCACATTCTCTGGCAACGTATCATTTGGTGCCTCTGCATACTTTGGTGATAATGATAGATTGTATTTTGGAAACACTCCATCTTTGGATATTTATCATTCATCTGGTCAATCCTACATTAGGGATATTGGTGCTGGTAATTTAAGATTGGAAACTAATGGTGCTGCAGTTGTTATTGCAACCACTGAGGGTGAAACTATGGGTTCATTCATAAGGAATGGATCAGTAGAACTCTATTACGATAATTCCAAAAAGTTAGAAACTGTTGCAACTGGTTCGACTGTTTATGGAACTCAGTTTGCCAATCAACTTTCAATTACTGGTGTTTCAACATTTGCTGATAATCTTGATATTGGTGATAACGAACTAAGATTTGACTATGGGGTAGCAACTCCTACTGGGTCAATCATTAGAACTTCTGTAGTATCAAAGGATGTTGATATTTTCAGAGTCAATGGTCTTGCTAATGGTATAAGTGGAAATAGTGCAGACTATGGATTTAATATTAAGTATTTTGGAACAAGAAGTGGTAACAATAAGTCACTTTCAATTTTATCTGATAACCAAACTGGGGCTCAAGTAGAAGCAATTTCAATTCTTCAGGATGGAAAAGTTGGTATTGGCACAAGCCTTGCAACTACAGAACTTGATGTTTATGGAGAAGTAAGAACTCAAGATCTTACTGTTCTTTCTAATGCAACTTTTGCTGGAGTAAGTATTTCTGATGCCCTTGGAGGATCTCTTAATGTAACTGGTATTGCCACATTCGGAACAGACATCTATGTCGGTCAATACATTTATCGCTATCAAGATATTTCTGATGATACTTTTATTAGATTAACGGAAGATAGAATCAGAATCAATGCTGGTGGAGTTCAATTAGTTGATATTTTTGAAGGAGCACAAGATTATGTAAAACTTGGAGATGGATCTGATGTTGATATCAACTTAAATGATGATGTATTCGTTGAAGGTTTGACTGGTTATGTTGGTATTAATACAACATTACCATCTAGACATTTAGATGTTGCTGGTGCAATCAGACTTCAGGGAGCACTTTACGATAAGAATAATCAAGCTGGAACAAGTGGTCAGGTTCTTATCTCAACTGCAGATGGCATTGATTGGGTAGATGGTGCTCCTGCAAATGCAATCACAGGTATTACAATTCAAGATGAAGGTGTTCAGGTAGGAACTCTTGGAGCTGTAACGATTGTCAATTTCGTTGGTAGTGGAATTACTGCCAGCTCTTCTGGAAATATTTCAACAATCACTGTTCAGGCAACCACTGCTGCAGGTAGTAACCAGCAAGTCCAATATAATGATAACGGAATTTTTGCTGGTGCTGCAACTCTTGTTTATGATTCTGCAGCAAATCGTGTTGGTGTTGGAACCAATGTGATGAACAGAACCCTCACCGTAAATGGTGAGGCTGGAATTTCAAGTAATGTTTATGGTTATCGTTTCTTTGCAACTGAGACCATTCCAAGTGCAACCAATGAACTTGTAACGAAGAACTATCTGGACAACTTCCAGTCTGCGATTACAATTCAGAAGTCTGTGTCTGTTGCAACGACTTCAAATCTTTCTTCATATTATGATAATGGTTTTGCTGGAGTTGGAGCAAAGCTGTGGGGTGTTGGGATTGGAACACTTATAGTTGATGGTGTTACATCTATATTTGATGAAAGAATTCTTGTTAAAGATCAAACGAATTTATTTGAAAATGGTATTTACAACATCACAAGAGCTGGTAGTGGATCTACTTCTTGGGAATTAGTCAGAGATGCAAATTATGATGAAGATGCTGAAATTGCTCCTGGTGACTTTACATTCATTGGTGATGGTGTAATTAATGGCGGCACTGGTTGGGTTCATATCACAAGGGGTAATGTCGGTGTTGGTACATCGGCATTAGAATGGACACAATTCACAGCTCCAACTCAAACTCTTGCTGGTGCTGGTCTTTATAATAGTCTTGTCACTGAACTGGCTGTCGGTACAGCAAGTACATCAAGAATTGTTGTTAATGCTGACGATATTGATTTAGCAACTGTTGCAACTTCTAAGTCTTCACTAACAAGCGGTGATACTTCTTTTGTTACTCAAATTAATGTTGATTCTTATGGAAGAGTAACTGGCGTTATTACAAGCAATACTCATACATTTGCAACTGATACTACAAAAGGTATTGCTGCATTTGATGCAACTAATTTAACGGTTTCTTCGGGAATTGTATCTGTTGCTCAAACTCCAAAACTCACTGGAGTAAATGTCAGTGGAATCAGCACTCTTGGAATTACAACAACTACAGTATTACATGCTTCACAGTTTAGTTCTGCTGGATTAATTACTGCCTTTAGTGGAGTTGCATTTAAGGGACCACTTTATGATACTGTTAATCAAGTTGGAACAACGACTTCAGTTCTTACCTCTACAGGAGTTGGAGTAACCTGGTCGCTGATTGAAGAAGTTGCTCTCCAAGGTCGCCAGGGTGTTCAAGGTGTCCAAGGCACTCAAGGTGTTCAGGGTGTTCAAGGCGTTCAAGGTCAGCAGGGTCTTCAAGGTCGTCAGGGTGTCCAAGGCACTCAAGGAACCCAAGGTACTCAGGGTGTTCAAGGTATTCAGGGTGAGCAAGGTACTCAAGGTGTTCAAGGTATTCAGGGTGAGCAAGGAACTCAGGGTATTACTGGCGCTCAAGGTGTTCAGGGCGTTCAAGGCACTCAAGGTCGTCAAGGTATCCAAGGTGTTCAAGGTACTCAAGGTACTCAAGGTACTCAAGGCATCCAAGGCGTTCAGGGTGAGCAAGGTACTCAGGGTATTCAGGGTACTCAAGGTATTCAAGGAACTCAGGGTCGTCAGGGAATCCAGGGTGTTCAAGGAACTCAAGGTGAGCAGGGTCTTCAAGGCGAACAAGGAACTCAAGGTCTTCAGGGTCGCCAAGGTATTCAGGGTCGCCAAGGTATTCAGGGTGATGTAGGTACTCAAGGAACTGATGGTGCTCAAGGTGTTCAGGGTCGTCAAGGTGTTCAGGGTGTTCAAGGTCGCCAAGGTACTCAAGGAACAGTAGGAGACCAAGGAACTCAAGGCATTCAGGGTGAGCAGGGAGTACAGGGGACACAAGGTATTCAAGGATATCAAGGTATCCAAGGTATTTCTGGAAACAAGGGTGGTGTTAATTATCAATTTAGTACAACTACAACAAATTCTGACCCAGGCACTGGATTCATCAGGTATAACAGCGGAACAATTGGATCAGTAAATGCAATTTATATTGATAACCAAGATTATTATTCAAACTTACAAACTGGTTGGTATGGAATCTGGGATGATTCAACAAGTACTGTCAAGGGATACTTAGTAATTACATCAGCTTCTCCAACTGGAACAATAGTTAATGTATGGCAAATTGATTCAGTAACTAATAGTACTGGTTACTATACTATTGGTGTTACCTTTATTTCTGGAACTTTACCTTCTAACAATGAACTACTTTCTGTAGAATTTAGTAGAACAGGTGATCTTGGTCAGCAAGGAATTCAAGGTGTCCAAGGCACACAAGGTCGTCAAGGTATTCAGGGTATTCAAGGTAATTTTGGAGAACAAGGTGTTCAGGGAACTCAGGGGACACAAGGTGAGCAAGGTATCCAGGGTGTTCAAGGAAGACAGGGGGCTCAAGGAATCCAAGGTGAGCAAGGCACTCAAGGTCGTCAAGGTATTCAAGGTGTTCAAGGTGTTCAGGGTCTATTAGGTACTCAAGGTACAGTAGGTCAGCAGGGAACACAAGGAACCACTGGTGGTCAGGGTATTCAGGGCATCCAAGGAACGACTGGTCAGCAGGGTGCTCAAGGTATTAAAGGTGAGCAAGGTGTTCAGGGAATTACAGGTGCCCAAGGAACCACAGGAGCTCAAGGTATTCAAGGATTCCAAGGTGTAACAGGTTCTCAAGGAACAGTTGGAACTCAGGGTACAGTTGGTGGTCAGGGTATTCAAGGAACTCAAGGTGTTCAAGGTGTTCAAGGTGATCAAGGTATTCAGGGTCGCCAGGGTCTTCAGGGTATCACTGGAGATACTGGAGCTCAGGGTGTTCAAGGTCGCCAAGGTACTCAGGGAACTGATGGTTCTCAAGGATTCCAAGGTGTTCAAGGTCGTCAAGGCACACAAGGAACTACTGGTGAGCAGGGTGTTCAAGGTGTTCAGGGAACACTTGGAAATCAAGGTGTTCAGGGTATTCAAGGCGTCTTAGGTGCTCAAGGAACTGCTGGTGCAAATGGCACCCAAGGTTCTCAAGGATTACAAGGCAGACAGGGTATTGATGGTGCAACTGGTGCTCAGGGTGTTCAAGGTCGTCAAGGAATCCAGGGAGTTCAAGGAACTCAGGGTATTCAGGGACAGACTGGAACTCAAGGTACTCAGGGTATTCAGGGACAGACTGGAACTCAAGGTACTCAGGGTATTCAGGGTATTTCTGGAACTTTGGGAACTCAGGGTGCTCAAGGTATTCAGGGTAGGCAAGGTATTCAAGGCACAACTGGAACACAAGGAACCACTGGTTCTCAAGGAACGCAAGGAACCACTGGTTCTCAAGGAGTACAAGGTATTACTGGAACTCGTGGTGGTTCCGATTGGACTCCTGTTCTTGTTAATGTAACTCAATCTACTACAGACTCTTCAACATTCACAAAGACTGGTGGCACAAACGCTTCTTGGGATTCCTCAGTCTATTCTGTTCAGGGATATGTTCTTGGTGTCTATGCAACCGCAAGAATATCTTCAACAACTGGTTTTGCAATGTTTGGTCTTAACTCAGACCCAACAACTGATACTAGTTTCTCATCGATTGATTATGCTTTCTACTTTGATAATGGAACAGTCTCAATTTATGAGGGTGGAACTTCTGTTTATTCGTCAGGAACATACACTGCTACGGATACTGCATACGTTCTTTATGATGGAACAACCGTTCGCTATTATCTGAATGGAACTCTACTGAGACAAGTTAATCGCTCTCCAGGAAGTGCTTTATTCCTTGATAGCTCAATTTATACTTCAAACCTTGCATTCAATAATCTTGCCTTTGGACCTATGGGTTCGCAAGGTATTCAAGGTGTTCAGGGTACTCAGGGTATTACTGGTGCTCAAGGTATCCAAGGAATTACAGGTCCTCAAGGGACTCAAGGTATTCAGGGTCGGCAGGGAATTCAAGGTTTTCAGGGGACCACAGGACCTCAGGGTATTCAAGGTAATAATGGAACTCAAGGAACTCAGGGCACTCAAGGTCTAATTGGACCTTCGAATGCAATTCTATCGATAGATGATACTTCGACCACGACTCTATATCCTGTCATGGTCTCAACTCTTGGGTCTAATGCAACACCTAAGAGTAGATCAACTGCGACTGCATTTGCGTTTAATGCAAGCACTAATGTTTTGAGTGTTGCTAACATTGCTGCATCAAACCACTATGACTTCACTGGAACTTACAATATTAACTTAGGTTCTGGTGGCACTGAAGGTCGTGGTCTTGTCGCTGGTTATTCTGGTGGTTCTTATGGTGGTATTGGTTATAACGTAAGGCATACTACAACTAGTGGATCTTATATTGCTCCAGGAACCGATACCTCCTCATATTTACTATTCAACCAAGGATTTACATTCTATAATGCTGCTGCAGGATCTGCTGGTAGATCACTTTCTTACACAACACTTGGTTTATTAACTTCTTCTGGTAATTTTGGGCAACCTGTAGGTGGATCTTTCCATAGAGTCGCATATACTTCAGCGGATAATAGTTACTCTGGAACCTTCTGGTGGAATGGTATTGCTTTTGGAAATAATGGTGACAACTACCTTGTTGCTGGTAGAACAGCAGTTGGAGGTAGATTTAGATTCTATACAAACAACACAAGTGATATTACAAGCAATACAACTCCAGGGGGAACTCTTGCAGTTACCATGGATAATGCTGGTGATACTATTATTGAACAAAATATCCAACTCAAGAATAGACTTCGTGATGGAACAAACAGTGCAGGAACTTCAGGACAACTTCTATCCTCAACGGGAACGGGAACCGTTTGGGTAAATAATACGGGCACAAACGCCTATCATTATTTGGCTATAAATACTGATAAGAATGATGTTTCTGATTATGGAAACCTCAGATTGACTGCAATTACAGGTTCTGATACTTATGAAGCAAATGACACTAACCCACTTGTTCGTGATACAAGAGCACCAATCCTTGCCGATTTCTTTGCTCTTACAGCATCCATATCAATGTCCATCAGTTCGACTGGATACTTACAAGTAACGACAGCGGTATAATAATATGGCAATTACAACAAGTATTATTGGAAAAGTTAGGTATAATGTTAGAGGTGAATATAATACCTCATCATCATATACCGTAGATGATATCGTAACTTATGTTGGTTCCCAATATCTTTGTAAGACAGCAAACTCTAGTGGTTCTCAAGTTCCAGGAGTTGCTTCTTCAGCAATTTGGGAAAAACTTTCTGGTTTGACAAGAGAAAGGGGCGAATGGAATTCTGGAACGGCATATCAATTAAATGATATTGTAACTGTATATCCAGAATATGCATACAACTCTATATGGAAATACTATGATACCTATACTTATATTTGTAAGCAAGCAAATACAAACTATAACCCACTGACAAACGATGGTACTCAATGGGCATTATTATCTGAAGGTGGAATGTATCGAAAGAATGCATTCCTCGCGGGGATGAATGAGGGATATACTCCACCCTACAAGCCACTGTGGAATGCAAGAAGTCAGTCAGTTATTGGAACAATCAATACCGTTTTCTACAACACTGCAGGGTCTTTAATTAGAGAAACAAATACTGTTAATGGTAGAACAGGAAGTCCAAGCACTGCTATGTTAAGATTGACTGCTTCTGGTGGTGGTGGAAGTGGGTTTGTTGGTGTTGCCCATGTTAATGCTGCAACTCTAGCTGTTTTTCAATGTGATATTATTGATCCTGGAAGTGGTTATACTTCAACTCCAACCATCAGTGTAGATACAACTGTTACAGGATACACTGGTGTTTATGGTGGTGGTGCATTACCAACATTTGGTTGTAACGTCACGACTAACTCAACTGATGGTGCAACAGGAAGAACAGTTTTAGTTGGAATGGGTGATAGTATTGGACCTGCTAAGGCGTATGGAACGCACCAGTGTAGATACAATATGCGATATGTAAATCGCAGACATCAATTCGTAAATATTGGAGAAAGTGTTTATACATCTGGAGGCACTTCCACAGATGGTCAGAGTCCAACCGATAATATGTTGGCAATGGCTCAGTTTGTGAATCTTGATTATCTTGATGGTGTCTTACCAACTCCAGATGGTGAATATCCAAAAGTTATTCAAGTTGAAAGTGGTGGATATAATACATTAGTTCTTTTTAATAATGGCGAAGTTCATTATATGGGATATAATGGTAATGGAAATAGTGGAGGTAACTATACTAATAATTTCACGCAACAACCAGTAAGATGTGGATATTTCAATATTAATATTTCTGGAACCACTGCTTTGAGGGGTAAGAGAGCAATTCGTATTGCTGCTGCATCTGGTGGAGATAACAACGAATCCCATGCAATGTATGCACTGATTGAAAATCCCACTGACGGAAGTAGAGAAATCTGGTCATGGGGATACAATGGTTATGGTCAATTAGGTCTTAATGATACCACTAACAGACAGGTTCCAACTCAGATTACTTTTAGTGCTGGTGTTTATGGTAGAGTTGTTTCAATCTGGGCAACTGGTGGAAACTATGGACAACTGTATGTTCTAACTGATCTGGGCCACTTGTATGCATGTGGATACAATGGATATGGACAAATTGGAAATGGAAACACAACAAACCAATCAGTTCTCGTTCGTGTTGATGCCAATGATATTGGAACATTAACTGGAACCAACGGTAGGGTTAGAAAGTTCAGTATAAACGGTGGTGGTTCTCATGGAACTTGTGCTCTACTCAAAGGTAATGGCACAGTCTTTACTTGGGGATATAATGGTTATGGGGGTCTAGGGCACAACCATACCTTCAATACATATGTTCCTGTTCAGGTAAGAACAAGTGGGTACTCTGGTGCATCAAACCCTGTTAGCACATCAGGAAACAAAGGTACAGGACAAGGAACTGCATTTACTGACTGTATTGATGTTTGGCAACTAGGTGGAAACAGTCACATGTTCATGTACCTCACAAGGGGAAGTTCGATTATCAACAATACTTTATACTCTTGTGGTTATAATGGATATTATAATTTAAGTATTTCTCAAAACAGTACAACCAATCAATCAACACTTCAAAACGTTCAAATTAATAATGGAAGTAACGCAACAAATGTAATGTCTGTGACTTCTAATCAAGGTCATAGCAGTTCACACATTCAAGTTGCAATTTATCGTTATGACTCAACATTTGCTGCTAGAGCCAAGAACAATCTTGGTCAATGGTTCCATGGTGGATTTGATAATGGTGTATCTGGCAACTGTCAAAATGATTCTTATAATGCAAGAGGTGACCAAGATCCAAACAGAATTGATGCCAACTTTCGACTAAAAAATAATATGTATGAGCCTTATGCTGCATGGGGCAACTGGTTCTATGATGTATCTGGAACATCTGCTTCAAAGAATGGATTCTATGCAGACCTTAGAACTGGTCAAGTATTTGGGACACAAAATGGTAATACAGGTAATAATGGATATTGTGGAGGACTTGTATCACAAGGTGGTAGAGGCAATATAAATCACATTAGATATACACACATGTAAGGAGGTATAAATCATGGCCGTCGTAACACTAGGAAAAGTTAAATTTGTTCATAGAGGAGCATACGTTCCTGCTACAACTTATAGCAAAGGTGACATTGTAACCTTTGAAGATAGACTTTATATCTACAAAAATGATGTCCCCAAAGCACATGCTCCAATTGTACTTCCAACTTTAAATGGATCAATTGCTAGTTTGGGGATTCAAACAAGCATTGTTACTGTTACTTTTACAGGATTTAATCCTCAAACTCAAACAGCAGGAATTGTAACATCATATTATCCCGAGGCACCAAAAGGTCCATGGAATCAGTCTCCTAGAACAGGTTTAAGACTTTACTCAAAACACTTTGATACTTATGCTGGGATTACCTCAATTGGTACAGTTACCTCAACAACTGCTGTCCTATATCTAACGAGTGTTGGGCTCAATACTGCAGTTGTAACTAATGACCCAATTGTTCTTGGACCAAGAAGAATGATGGGTCAATATGAGATTGCAACCAATGAAGTTGATTGGGACTTATATTCTGATGGAACAGCTCATGTTGGAACATGGTCACAAAGAACCACATATTATCCTGGAGATATTGTTAAGAGAAGGAATTCATCTTACATTTGTGGTGTAGGACATTCAAACGTTGATCCCTTATTTGATCATCTTGGCGCATGGGAAGTATTTTCAAGAGGTGATGACTTAATGCCATCAGACCGTTGCCTTGGATTTGTCAATAACCAACCTTTTGGATGGAAAGGTCATCCATATATTCTTGGACCACAATGGGGAACGGTTAATAGATGGAATGGAAATATTCCTTGGAATACATCTTTAGGAATCGGATCAACTTCAGTCCATGCCTGGAGATGGAATCCAGGATGGAATAAAGGTCATATGTCATATAGAAACTCTGAGCAGTTTATTAATGGCGAGGGCGTCATTATGGCTGAGAGTGGAACTAGTAATGCTTATATGCATAGTGATGGTGGTGCTCACATCGAGGCTCAAGAAAATGATGTACCATATCACATTGATTTTAACAGTGGTGAATGGGCAAACTTTGGAAATAACCCATTCCATATGACGAGAAGAACACCTAGAATTATCCAATCTATGCAAGCTTGGAATGATAATAGGTGGCACCTAACTTCTGATGGCGGAGTTCATGTTTCAGGTCAGTCAAACCATGGTCGTGACGGTTACTCCAACGATGATGGTCAGGCAACTCAAGCTGCATTTACAATTCCTAGAAAAGCATTCAAGAATCGTTCAATCGTAAAACTTGTAACTGGTGGACATCAATCTAGAGACGGTGATGCCCATTGTATTGCTCTTGATGAATATGGTGAGATTCACTGCTGGGGTAGAAACGATACAGGTCAGTGTGGTATTTCTTCTGACTCTGGAACCACTTCTGGTAGTGGTAATTCTCCAGACATTTATTATTTTGAAGATAATGGTATGGGTGTGAACAACCGTGCCTGGTTGATTCATACAATGAATAAAGATTTCTTCTTCGGTGGAAATAGAATCGTAGATATTTGGGCTGGACATAGAACTTCATACGCACTTGATGAAGCAGGAAACCTTTGGTCTTGGGGATACAATCATCAAGGTCAATTGATGTATCCAACAAACAGTGGATTCAGGGATTCTGACCGCTCATATACTCCTCTCAAAGTTCCCGTCAATTGGAACACTTATGGTGGTATTCAAAAACTTGTTGTTGCTTCTTCAGAAAATCTTTATACCATCGCACTTCTTGATGGTCAAGGATACGTTTGGACATGTGGATACAATGGATATGGTCAATTGGGTGATGGCACTACAACGAATAACAGTAACTCTTCAACAATTACAAGAAGAACATCATGGACTGGTGCTGCACAAATTGTAAATGTATGGGTAGATATTGATGATGGTGGATATGGGCATATTTGGTATAGAACTCAGAATGGAAATACTTATGGTGTTGGTTATGATGGTCATTACAATTTAACTACAGGTTCTGCACCATCTTCTAGAACATCTCCAAACATTATTCTTGGTCCAGGAAATACTTCAACACAAGCACTTACAAATATTGTTTGTATGTCTTCTGCTGGTAGATCGGGTGGCACGACACAACACTTCCTTGATCAAAAGGGTTATGTCTATGCAACAGGTTGGAATGGATATGGTGTTGGTGGAATTGGTAGAGATTCTACAATCGCAAACAATAATGCAAGGCACCAACAAAATGGACAATCACAATACGCTGTTGCAAGAAAAATCCATGCTCCATATTATATGGCAAATCCAATGACAGCATATGATTCTCATCCTTGGGGTGGGTCCGCTTGTATAGATATAAGTAGCACAGGAGATTATGAGGGAACTCTTGGAGTGAATCATAATGTTAGAAGTCAAACCTTATTTGATAATGGAGAAGTAATGCAAACAGGACGTAACTATGACTGGGGATTCGCTTCTTATCGTGGAACCGTTTATGGGACAGTTCCATCATTGAATTGGGCAGGTTAAGGAGGAAACAAAATGGCTATCAATACTGAAAGAAAAATTATATCCATTAATTCAGCATATGATGCAATGAACTGGCCCGATATTGGTCTTCCAAAGGAACCTCCTATTATTGGTATCAGAACCGATTATGTATGTTGTTATATTTTTGATGAGGGTGGTGAAAAGATTGGAGAAGAAATGCAAAAAACTGAAATTGAAGTCAGAGACCCAGATTTTCAGATTGAGCCTGAGGTTATTTTATTACTTAGATCTGGCAACATGATTGGAGTTGCTAATACAACAATCGTTGCACAAACATCTCCAAATACAGAACAAAGGAGTTATTATTCGATTCATCCAAACTATACAATGGATATTTTGAAAACCGCATTTTATATTCCAGATGTGGATGCGATTATGGATCCAGATAATCCAGAACAAGAAAGATATAGTGGTGATTTGGAAATACTTTCTAATACAACTGAAGAAGAATTATTTGATATAAGATTTGAAACTTCAGAGTCACTATCTGAATCTTTAGGTGATGATTATTGTCGTAGAATACTACAGCGTAATCCTAATATTAGGGATAAATACTTTGAAGACCCAGAATATCTAAACTACTTGGGTATATCAACAACTCCTTCCAGTGAAGAGCAAACTATTTTACAAATAACAAAAGTAGAAGATATACCACCACCATCTGATCCTAATGATATGATTAACTTTACTAGATGGTCTCCAACTTCATCTCCAGAATAACAATAATCTATGGAAAAGCTAACTAGTCTTGCTAATAATTTAACTCTAAATTACCGTGGAGAGTGGAGAGAAGGAGTTTCTTATACTAAAAATGATGTTATAAGAGTTAATGGTGCCGCTTATATTTGTAAAACCGATAAGTATGCTGAAAATAATTTATATGGTGAAAAATATAAACCAGAAAATGATACGCAGGGATGGGATAGATATTCCTCTGGTTATATGTGGACTGGTCAGTGGATGGAGAATGGAACTTACTATCCAGGAGATGTAGTAAATTATAATGGCGATCGTTATGTTTGTATGAAGCATGGTAGGATGATTCATCCTATCTACGAAAGAACATCAGCAACAACATATTGGCAAAGAATTAGTGCTAGTTCAAATCAGAATAAAGAAAATAGAATCCTACAATTTAATAATCGCAACCCTATGGGTTGGAATGATAGAAATATGGGGCATATTCCTGGAAGAATAGATAATGGTGCTTTATCTAACCAGGGATATTCGTTTATTAATGGTGAGTTTGAAGCAGTTCATATAGGTCGCCATAGTAGCTATGGATATGGTGGGTCTGAATATGGAGTTGGTGCGTCTCAACATAATCCAGCTGAATCAACATTCCAGTGGTGGGACCACTATGATAATTATAGAAACTCTAGTGTAACTCAGGGTACAACTTGGTCAAGACCAAGATGTATTCAAATCGTTGGTGATGACCAACACATGTATGGATTCTTATTTGATAATGGAGAAGTTTTCTGGGCTGGTTGGATGGGTTCAGGGGAGCATGGTGATGGTGGAACAACTAACAGATATTATTCGAGAAGAGTTGGTCGAACAAACAATACTGGTGGTGGTTTCGATTATAACCAACAAATTCAACAGTATCAGGCTTCTCAAGGGAGTAGAGGTCAGGGATTTTTAAGGGATATTCAGGCAATTAAGATTGGAACAAGTTCTTCGTCTAATGCTAACAACTCAAGTAGTGTTAATGGTGCTCTGGATATTGATGGTCGGCTATGGACTTGGGGATATAACGGATACTCTGGACTAGGTAGAAACTTTAGGTATAATAATAACTGGTTTAATAGCTATGTTCCAGCTAGAATTCCTCAGCAATATTTTGATAACCGAAAACTTTTAGATTTTTGGTTAGCTGGTGGTAACTATCAGTATGGGTTTGCTCAAGATGAAGATGGCAATCTATGGGGTTGGGGATGGAATGGTAATGACCAACTTGGTGTTGGTAATGACCAATACACTGGTGCTCCAAGAAAAGTTTTATATAATTGGGAAAAGCATGGCGGAATTAAAAAAATAGCAACTGCTGGATATAATACTTACTATACTACAGTTGTCCTTACAAATGATGGTGTTTTGCACATGGCTGGACTTCTTAATTGGATTGGTTCCAACCTTTATAGTTCTGGTTCATACGATGGGGATGAGCCAAATGGTGGAACAGGATTTTCTCCAATGCAAAAAGTTTGGTGGGATAGAGCTAGATCTCTTGAGGTGTCAGGATCTGGTCTTAGGAGCTTATGGAATATTACAGACTTATACAATGATGTTGAAGATTTTTGGCTAAGTAATGACCAGAATAATCCAAGATTGTTTATTAAACAGAGAAGTACGGGAATGATTTATGGTGTTGGTGTGCAATCTTACCATAGATTTACTTCACTTGATCAACTCCTGGCAGAAAACCAAAATACTGGTGATTTTCCATGGTCAAACACAAATCTTCAATACCCAGTTCCAGTTTATAGTGGTTCTAATGATGTTATTGATATTAGTAGAGTTGGTACTGGAAATGATGAATGGAGACTTGGATTATTCCTAACTTCTAACCAAAGATGTCTTACTATCGGTGGTAATACCACAACAGATCCAGGTAGAGCAAAGGGTGTCAGTTTTAGAAGTGGCCGTCAAACAATGGATAACCGAAACAAACTTCCATGGGAATTTGATGCTACTCAGTCCGCAGGCAACTTGCAAGCAAACTGGTTCTCAGCCATTGCATCAATACAAGGATCTCAGGGTGATGGATGGTGGGCAATTTGTCAGGATGATAGACTATTTTATGTTGGTAACCAAACTTGGCCTGCTTCATTCGATCCTGGAAGATACTCCACTCAATCGTCCGTACATTCTTATAACTTATCCAGGGTTGCAACCTGATACTTGTAAAACCCATATATATTTGGTATAATTGATAATAACCTTAGTTGAAGTGTATGCATTTTGCAAAAATTGCTTTAGATAATGGTGGTAGTATTCATCCTTTAATCATTCCTTCTTATCTTACAAATGGCACGGGATTAATGAATCCTTCCATTTACAATGATAATGGTAAGTTAATGGTAAATCTTCGCCATGTGAACTATACATTCTACCACTCTGAAAAGAAAACTTTTCAGCATCAGTGGGGTCCTTTGACTTATGTGCATCCTGAAAATGATATGCACCTAAGGACTACGAATTATTATTTGGAGTTGGATGATAGTTTAAAAATAACGAGAGTCAATAAGATTGATACTTCTGAGTTAGATAAAGAACCTCTTTGGGATTTTGTTGGTCTAGAAGATGCTAGACTTTTCCGTTGGGGAGGAGACTTGTATATTTCTGGTGTAAGAAGGGATACAACAACAAATGGTCAGGGAAGAATGGAACTGTCCAAGATTGTTGTTGGAGAAGATTATGTCAAAGAGGTTTCAAGAGTTCGTATTGAACCACCCAAAGATCCTAATTCTTATTGTGAAAAGAATTGGATGCCCATTCCCGATATGGATTGGCACTATGTAAAGTGGTCAAATCCTACCGAAGTTGTCAAGGTTAATCCTACTGCAGGGACTTCTGAGACTATTGCTCTCACTCAAATGGTGGATATCCCCAGAGATGTACGTGGTGGTTCTCATGTGCTTCCCCTTGGAGACAATTATTACTTCGCTCTTACACACGAAGTTGATTTGTTTAAGAGTGAAGTTGGTAGAAAGGATGGATTGTATCGTCACAGATTTCTTGTATGGGATAAAAATTGGCAGATACAAGGATTCTCTAAAGACTTTTCTTTCATGGATGCCCATGTTGAATTTTGTACGGGCATGTGCTACTATAAAGGTGACTTACTAATGACTTTTGGATTCCAAGATAATGCCGCTTATGTGCTGAGAGTTTCTCCTCAGGTTGTAGAAGATTTTATTGCTGGAAAGTACGATGAAGAGAACTGATATTATTCAATCCCTAATTGATAAAGTTAAAGCAAAAAAGTATCTTGAGATTGGTGTCTCTGCAGGAGAGAATTTCAGGGAAATCAAATGCGATTATAAGGTTGGTGTCGATCCTGAACTGACTTCTCCAGCTACAATTTTTGCAACTTCAGATGATTTCTTTGAAAAAAATACTGAGAACTTTGATGTAATTTTTATCGATGGATTGCATCATGCTGACCAAGTATATCGTGACATAATAAATTCACTAAAGATTTTGAATCCTGGTGGATACATTGTCTGCCACGATATGAACCCAGAACTGGAAGAGCATCAGGTTATTCCCTTCCGTGGTGGGATTTGGAACGGAGATTGTTGGAAAGCATTTGTAACTCTGAGACAAGAAAGAGATGATCTTTCTATGTGCGTTGTGGATGCTGATTATGGATGTGGAGTCATTCAAGTTGGCAAACAAGAAAAGTTAGTTTTTGATAATGCATTTCAGAAATTAGACTTTGCTAATTTTTCTAGAAATAGAAAGAAGTGGTTGAATTTAATTACTCCTGACCAGTTTGCATCGAAAGTATTAATGAAAAACACAGAAAACGATATTGTTGATGAGTCATATCTAATCAATCTTCTGGAAACTTATATTCAAAATCCAGATGATCCTGAGATTAACTATGAGTTGGCTATTTTCTATGATGAAATTGGGCAGACTGCTGCTGCAATGTCATATTATCTGAGAACTACTGAAAGGTCTGATGATAAACTACTTCAGTATGAGTGCCTTATTCGTGCTTCGATGTGTTATGACAAACAAGGAACTCGTAAATTTACTGTTAAGGGTTTGATTCAGAATGCAATCACAGTTATCCCATCTCGCCCTGAAGGTCATTTTCTTCTTGCGAGATACTATGAACGCTCTGATCAGGATGGAAGTTGGAAAGATTGTTATCTAACTGCTTGTGTTGCTGAAGAGTTTTGTGATAGGAATCCACCACCACTACGCACTAAGGTAGATTATCCAGGATTTTATGGAATTCTATTTGAGAAAGCCATATCATCTTGGTGGTGTGGTCTATGTGATGAGTCTCGTGATATGTTGCAGGACTTGCTTGACAACTATGAACTTGATGAAGTGCATCGCCAAGCAGTTATTTCTAATCTTGAAAAACTCACTGGTGATAAATCATCTGGATTACCAAAGTTGAATTGGTATTCTAAAAAGAATCATGGTAAATTAAGATTTAAGTTTAAAGGTTCTAAAGAGGTTGAAAAGAACTATGCAGAATCTTATCAGGATATGTTTGTTCTTTCCATGCTCAATGGTAAGAAGAATGGAACATACCTTGAAATTGGAGCAGGCAATGCTTTCTATGGAAACAATACTGCATTATTAGAAACAAAATATGGATGGAACGGTGTTGCCCTTGATATTGATGAAAACTTTGTTAATGCCCATAATCAGGAGAGAAAGCATACATGCTTACTCAAAGATGCCCTCAAAGTCAATTACGAGCGGTTCCTGAATGGGTTAGACATGCCAACCGATATCGACTACCTACAACTTGATTGCGACCCTCCTGAGGTCACCTACAAGATACTCCTGACGATGCCTTTTGAGACTCATCGCTTTGCTGTCATTACTTATGAGCATGACTACTATTGTGATGAGACAAAATCTTTCAGAGATAAGTCTCGAAAGTACCTTGAGTCTTTTGGTTATAAATTAGTTGTAGATAATATTTCACCCGATGATAATAGACCTTATGAAGACTGGTGGGTGCATCCAGAATTGGTTGATGAAAAAATCATTCAGAAAATGATTTGCGTTGATGGTGAAACTAAAAAAGCTGAAAAGTACATGTTAAATTCTCTGTAATCTTATGTCTATACCTGTAATTGGAGTACCTGTTGTTAATAGTACATTCTGGGTTAGTCGTTTACTCATGAGCATCGACTATCCTGTCGATGAAGTATTCATTGTTAATAATAATGGTCGAGGAGAACTTGATGAAGACTTGGATAAACTGGCAAGTATCAAGCATAAGTATGTGAAAAAAGTTAAGGTTGCCCACCTTCCTGGCAATCTTGGAGTTGCTGGATCTTGGAACTTGATTATCAAGTGTTATCTGATGTCCCCCTACTGGATTATCTGCAATGATGACGTATCCTTTGGTCCAGGATTCTTAGAAGAGATGGTGAATACTGTCAATTCTGATGAAATGATCGGAATGGTTCATGGTAACAAAGGTGACTATGGTGTTGGTAGTTGGGATTTATTCCTGATTAGAGAAAATATCATTAGGGCATTTGGTCTTTTTGATGAAAATCTATATCCTGCCTATTGTGAAGATGCTGATATGATTATGCGTTTCATGCATCGACCAATTCGTAAAGTTATGGAATTGAATAGTATGTACTATCATGGGTTTGGTGAGAAGCAAGAGTATTACACCCATGGAAGTCAAACTAAAAAGAATGATCCATCTCTGAAAGAAAAACTTGAAGCATCTAATGCAATGAATATTGATTACCTTACTGAAAAGTGGGGTAAAGATTGGAGGATTTGTGGTCCAACTGAATTGCCATTTGAGGGTAAAGAACAATTTATTTCTGCAACAACATTTGATTTGGATTTTGTTCGTAGTAAGCACCTAGGATTCTAATATGAATCAACTATTAAGTGTTAATCCTGAATATAGAAAATCTCAGAGAGTAATCATTGTTGATAATTTCTATAGAGATCCAGATGCTGTAAGAAAATTTGCTCTAGAGCAAGATTTCTTTGATGATGCTGGATACATTGGCAGGAGAACTCGTAAGCAATTTTTCATTCCTGGAACAAAAGAAGCATTTGAAGATCTTCTTGGACAACCAATTATCAAGTGGGAAGACCATGGAATGAATGGTCGCTTTCAGCATAATTGGTCTGGGGAAAAACTTGTTTATCACTGCGATGACCAGACTTGGGCTGGTATGGTTTATCTAACACCCGATGCTCCACCACAATGTGGAACTACCATGTGGAGGCATAAAGAAACTAAGATTCACCATAATTCTCAAATTGATTGGGCAGCAGGTCAAGGTCTTAAAGTCTTTAATCAAAGAACATTTCTTGATAGAACTCCATATGAACCAGTAGATGTTGCAGGAAATGTCTATAACAGATTAGTTCTTTTTAGTGGTGGAAATATTCACTCAGCATCTGAATATTTTGGAGACTGCCTTCAAAACTGCCGCTTGTGGCACATGTTCTTTTTTGATTAAATACTTATACAAAAATTATAAAGAAATATGAACTTTACAATCTATTCAAAACCAGGTTGTCCATATTGTGACAAAATTAAAAGCGTAATGAAGTTGACAAAGATGACACATGTGGTGTATACTCTTGACAAGGACTTTACCGCAGAGGAATTTTACTCCGAGTTTGGTGAGGGGAGTACATTTCCCCAAATTGTTGTTGATGATAAAAAATTAGGAGGATGTACTGATACAGTTAAGTTTTTACAAGAGCAAAAAATTGTTTGATGGCGGACATAAATAAAGACATCCACATTAATCGTGGAGTTGAATTTATTCTTAATGGAGGAAAAAGAAAGCAACCCAAAGATTTTCATATTATATTCGAGAAGTTGGTTTGCTTTCTGAGACGGGAAGTAACCATCTACTTTGAGTTTTCCATTAAAGTAAGGAAAAAGTAGTAGTTCCCGAGGGAGAAAAACTATGTTAGCAACTAGTTTAGTTTTCGGTTCTTTTTTAACCGTATTATTTTTTATAGTTGGAATAATGGGAGGATGGGTTGCAAGAGAATATATGATGAACTATCGGGAAATTCCACGACCTCACCCCGAAATGTTTGATGGACAAGGAAATCTAATTCCAGATGAGGTGATTGCATTTAACTTTGAGAACTATCATGACTACGAAGACAACGGCGACGAAGAAGACTGAATCAAAATTTACGGTTAAGAAGGAATCTCCTATTCCCGATCTTCCTTCAAATCCATTTATTTTTGAGATTTTAAGTCTTGCATGTAAGCAAAAAAGTACAGCAAAAAAGGTAGAAGTACTTCAAAAGTATTCTCATCCTGCTCTGAAGACTCTTTTTATTTGGAACTTTGATGAGACGGTTGTTTCTATTCTTCCCCCAGGAGATGTACCTTATGCAGGTACTGATGAACAAACTTCATTCAGCGGAACTCTGTCTGGAAAGATTACAGATGCTGTTTCTAAGATGGGTGAGTTGGGAAGTAGTTCTTTAGGTTCTCAGGACCAGGGACGCTCATCAATTCGTAAGGAATATAATAAGTTTTATAATTTTGTAAAGGGTGGTAACGATGGATTGAGTTCTCTTCGTAGAGAAACAATGTTTATTAACATTCTTCAAGGTCTTCATCCTCTTGAAGCAGAAATTGTTATTCTTACTAAGGATAAAAAACTGACAGACAAATACAAACTCACCAGGGAAGTAGTTTCACAAGCTTATCCTGATATTAAGTGGGGAGGTCGTTCGTGAGTCAGGTTCGTGATGTAGTTGAAGAAACCCACAATACGGAAAAGCATATGGACTATTGGACACCAGCAGAAAAAGAAACCTGTAAGTCACGCTATGGTTGTGATATTTTAATTGAAAATGGTTCATATGCTGATGTCTGTACTAAAGAAGCACCGAATGATGCTTACATCGTAAAGTATATTGTTGATGAGGAAATTTGTTTTGATTTAACTAGAGGATCACGAATTCGTTTGTTTGATATGTACTGGGACAAGTTTCGTGAAAATCTAAAGAGTATTGACTTTGGGTATGGAAGAATCAATCCAAAGTTATGGGGTTATCAAGCACCCAAAACCAAAAAGCGAAAGTGATTTTCTTTTTGGGGTAAAAAATTTCCGCCAAAATTTTTCTTGCGCGAAGGTTTTCATAAATCTTCACGCCTTTTAGTATAATAGAGATACATTTTTGTATCTATTGTTACTATTTCAAAATAAAACTTGACTATATAGTGTGAATAGGGGTATAATAATCCCCTAACGTTCATCCTATGACTAAAGCACTTTTGCTTTTAGCATGGGTTCCACTTCTTTCTATTTCTACGCCTCAACTTGCCAAATCTAATCAAGTGACTATAAGTTGCGACGCAGCGTGGGAACTAATGGACATCGTTAAAAACGACGATGTAGTAGACCAAAGAAAAGAAGACCGATTGCTATCAGAACTCCGAAAGGACGTTATAAGACTTAAGTGCTAAACTGAATAGGACGGAAGTAAGCCGACTCGGAACGGATCGTTCATCTATGGAAACAATTCTCTGGACTTGCATTGAGGCTCAAAGACTTATTAGTAATGTAAAACTAAAAATGGATGAGCCTGCAAGATCTGAACTTATTCAGATCTTTAAAGAAGGATCTCCAAGAACTTGTAAATTCATAGACGCAAAAGCCGACTGAAGGAACGCTCTTTAGCCTCAAAATTAAGGAGAAAACCTAATGTCTAAAGTCGTATATCGTGGTGTCGAATATGATACCGCAGAACGTCCAAATCAAACGTTTAAAATTGAACCCCACGTAGAAATTTATCGTGGTACTATGTTTTACGTTGATGAAAATGGAAACAAACTCTCTATGTCTAAAACTAAGGGAGGTGCAAAATGAACACTTACTTCGTTCGCTATCTCAAACTCAAAGCAAAAAAGGAAAAACTCCTTCATAACGCACAACTGAATATGGCGAAGCAACCACAAGTTGCTTGAAGTAAAGGAGGGTTGATTCCCTCCTTTTTTTATGTTAAAATATTGAAAGAGAATAGTATCTTATGGATAAAGACAAACTAAAACTTATTGTCCGTAATCTAGAACTCTTGGTTGATTCTCTGAAAGCAGAAGTTTATTCTGATGTATCTGCATATTCTTATACAAATCCAGAAGTCAGAAAAAGACCAATGTTAGATTACGACGAAATTTTTGAGGATTCTGATTTAGATGACTAATAGGGCAAGAAAAATGATGAAATTGCTCCGTAGATTGATTAAACAAGAGCATTTATATTCTGCTGAGCAATTGATTGAAATGAAATCACAATTAAGGATTCTGGAAGAAGAACTTTCAGAACTCGAAGCAAAAACATCAAAAGGATTTGGAAAGAAATGACAGTAAAACTCATTAGCGTGACCCCAGATGCAGAAAAAACAATGGCATATGTTGCTAGAGTTAGCAACCCTGCGAATCAAGACAACGAAAACTATGCCAAGTTGCTTGCTTATTGCATTAAGCATAATCATTGGTCTGTTTTTGAGCAGTCTTTTATGACTCTTGAGATCGAAACAAATCGTGGTATCGCAGCTCAAATTTTGAGGCACCGTTCTTTCACATATCAAGAATTTTCGCAGCGTTATGCAGATTCTTCTTTGTTGAGCGATTATATTCCTGTACCTGAACTTCGTCGTCAAGATACCAAGAATCGTCAGAACTCTATTGACGACATTTCTGAGTATGAGAAACTGACTCTACAGAGTAAGATTCAAGACCATTTTGCACACTCTATGCAACTCTATAAGGAACTTCTTGCTCATGGAGTAGCAAAGGAGTGTGCAAGGTTTGTACTGCCCTTAGCGACGCCTACACGCATTTATATGTCGGGATCATGCAGGTCATGGATTCATTATATCAATCTTCGTTCTGCAAATGGAACTCAGAAAGAACACATGGATATTGCTCTTGAGTGTAAGAAAATATTTACCGAACAATTTCCATCAGTCTCAGAAGCGTTAGAGTGGAATAAATAATTTTACTCTTAAATGTTCAAAGATGTCTGTCAAATATTCTTGGAAAATTCATGCATTGAATTATAATACTGCAGGATTATCTGGTGCAGTTAGTTCTGTAGAATGGATTTACACTGCTACAGAAAAAGTGAATGAAACTACTTTTACTGCTGATGAAAGAGGTACTCTAGAATTGCCTTCAGCTGCTGAAGATGATTTTACTGAGTATTCTGATTTAACTGAGGAACAAATTATTTCTTGGGTTGAGACTTTAATTGGGGAAGAAGAGATTGCGAATAAGCAATTCAGATTATCTTCTATAATTGATGCTCAAAAATCAGCATCAACAACCGAAAAGTATGATACTTTACCTTGGGAATCTCAAGAAGTTGTTGATGTGGAAACAGTAGAAGAGTAAAACTTTCATTCTAAATAAATTATCTTGATTTCGTAACTTTATGGCGACTTATCCTGTTATTAACAAAACCACTGGCGAACAGAAAGAAGTGGAAATGAGTATCCACGCCTGGGACCAGTGGAAAAAAGATAATCCAGATTGGGACAGAGATTGGTCTGACCCATCAACTTGTCCTGGCGCTGGAGAAGTTGGTGAGTGGAGGGACAAACTTATCAATCGCAATCCTGGATGGAATGATGTGCTTGCAAAAGCAGCAAAAGCTCCTGGTTCTACTGTAAAGAAACTCTAATGGCAAGAAGAAAAAGAGGCAATGACATCCAACCTATTGGTGTTGGTTTGACTGCAAAGCAAATGAAGAGGAGAAAGCCTCTAAGTTCTGATTACTTGGTCGATATTGAACCAATTACAGATAATCAGAAAAAGTTTTTTGATTCCTATCAAGATGAAAAGCATTTAGTTGCTTATGGATGTGCTGGAACTGGTAAAACTTTTATTACTCTTTATAATGCTTTAATGGATGTTCTTGATGAAAGAACCCCTTATGAAAAAGTTTATATCGTTCGTTCTCTTGTAGCAACTCGTGAGATTGGATTCCTTCCTGGATCTCATGAAGATAAAGCAGACATTTACCAGATTCCTTATAAGAATATGGTGAAGTATATGTTCCAGATGCCTTCTGATGCTGACTTTGAAATGCTCTATGGCAATTTGAAGTCACAAGAAACTATTAAGTTCTGGAGCACTTCATTCCTCCGTGGAACAACTCTTGATAATGCTATCGTCATTGTTGATGAATTCCAAAATCTAAACTTCCACGAACTCGATTCTATTATTACTCGTGTGGGTGAAAATACCAAAATTTGTTTCTGTGGTGATGCTACTCAATCAGACTTGCAAAAAACAAATGAACGTAATGGTATTGTAGATTTTATGAACATCTTGCGTAAAATGCCTTCTTTTGATATAATTGAATTTGGTGTAGAAGATATTGTTCGTTCTGGACTTGTTAAAGAATACATCATCGCAAAAATGGAAGCAGGTATGTAATGTTCAAACATGTTGATGTGACGCTCCCTGAACTTGAAAGGGAGACTATAGATGGTGTTCGTTATTATAAAGTTCCTGACGAAGAAGAACTTGTACGACTGGTCTCCATCACTTCGGTGACCAGTCATTTTAATAAAGAAATCTTTATTAAGTGGCGTAAAAAAGTTGGTGAAGAAGAAGCAGAGCGTGTCACAAAAGCGGCAACAAGTCGTGGAACTGATATGCACCTTCTTGTGGAACATCATCTCAAAAATGAAGAACTACCAGAAGTTCAACCAATCTCTGATTTTCTTTTTAAGATTGCAAAAACTGATTTAAATCGTATAAATAATATTTACGCCCTTGAAGGGTCCCTATATAGTAAGCAACTAGGCATTGCTGGGACAGTTGATTGTATTGCCGAATATGACGGCGAGTTAGCGATAATCGACTTTAAGACTTCTAAAAAACCAAAACCACGCGAGTGGATTGAACATTATTTTGTTCAGTGTATGGCATATGGTTGTATGCTCTACGAACTGACTGGTATTTCAGTCAAAAAACTTGTAATCATTATGGCTTGTGAAAATGGAGAATGCGTCGTCTATGAAGAACGAGACAAATCAAAATACATCAAACTTCTCACAGAATACATTAGAAAGTTTGTTAGAGATAAACTGGAACTCTATGGAACCAAATAAAGAATTAGAACAGGCAATAGAAAGTAAATTTTTAACCCCTTCCAAGTTTGCTCTTGAGATTGAGAAAATTGTTGCTGAAGAAAATCTGAATTATATTGATGCTATTTGTCACTATTGCGAAGTCAATAGTCTTGAGGTAGAATCAGTTACGAAACTCATTTCAAAACCTTTAAAAGAAAGACTCAAGTGGGATGCCACTCGTCTTAACTTTATGAAGAAAACATCAAGAGCAAGATTGCCTTTATGATCGTGACACCCTTTGAAACTTATCAACATTATTTGTCACTTAAAAATCATTTCACAAACCCAAAATACGATTTCTTTAAATATGGTGCGAAGACCCGTGCCAGTATGACATCCTTCAACAAACGCAAGGACAAATACTGGTTCGAGAAGACAAGTCGCAAATATTCTGATAAAGAAGTCGTAGATTTCTTAGTATCAAACTTTGTAGAAGCAGACAACCCGAGTAATTTATGGATTGGTTCTTTAATAAACGAAGGAGAAAGAACATATCAAGAATGGATGAGACGACAGCAGAGTTTGACTTACTTGTTCAAAGAGCAAAGCAACGAATTGTTCTCGGAAACAAAATTAGAGGATGCGTTGAATTGTTCCAAAGGACATCCACCCGTTCTAAAAAAATTCCTGAGCGGGAAGATTAGCCTTGAAACACTGGTCATATATGATAAAATATTCCTGTTCGGGAAGACGTTTGATGAAAAACTTTTGGACCCAGTGTGGGAGTGTGTTTCTCTTAAAATTAAAAAATATTCACCATTTCTTCAAATAGATATTTTTAACTATAAAAAAATTCTTAGAGAAATAATTTCATAGAGTGCGGGCAGCAAAGTCGGGTAGGGGTATTTGACTTGCGTAAGTCCCGCCTAAATAATATTACCCCTACTAAAAGAATATGTTAAATGTATCGAGTATTAATCTTGCTCTTAATATTGATGGTCCTGATTTTATAGAAGATATAAAGGACGAAAATTGGGAAAATTTTCCATCTAGAGAGGTTCAAAAAGAACAATCTAGAAAAAAGTGGAGAGATAAAAATCCAGATTATGAAAAGAAGAGATGGGCAAAAGGTTTGACTGAGGAGCAAGTTTTAGCTAGACGAGCTAGGGAGAAAAAGAGATATTGGGAAAATCAAAAAGATAGGGAAAACCGTAAGGAACGGGCAAGAGAAAGAAAAAGAGCATTAAAGAATAATTCATAAATATTGACGTATTCCAGTACAAGAAGATTTTAAGGGAAATCATAGATGAGTAACTTTTTTGACTCCGATATTATTCAAGATGAACTGAAAGAAATCAATAAGTTACAAGAGGAGATATACGGAAGTATTCTCACTTTTGGTATGATGCCCCGTGAGACCAAACTGGAACACATTGAAAAGTTAGAACTCTTGCTAGAAAAGCAGAGAGTGATGTATACTAGACTGTCTCTTTCAGATGATCCACAAGCGGTTGAGATGAAAGAGAACCTACGCAAATCAGTCGCATTGATGGGTTTTCCACCAGAGACTGATATGCAAGTACTGTTCAGTAGTATGAATAAGACCATTGAATCCCTCAAACAATTCATTGACAGGTGATTCAATCTTCGCTATAATATCCAAGTAAATCCCCCGAATCCAAACTATCCGAGGTAATCCAAATGTCTTTTGCTGACCTTAAGAAGCAATCTAAATTGGGCTCTCTGACCGCTAAACTGGTCAAAGAAGTTGAAAAAATGAATACTGGTAGCGGTTCTAGTGATGACCGCATCTGGAAACTGGATGTAGATAAGAGCGGCAATGGTTATGCCGTAATCCGTTTCCTCCCTGCTCCGAACGGTGAGGACCTTCCGTTCGTGAAACTCTACAGTCACGCATTCCAAGGTCCTGGTGGTTGGTATATTGAGAACTCTCTGACTACTCTGGGTCAGAAGGATCCAGTGTCTGAGTACAACTCTGAACTGTGGAACAATGGTACTGATGCTGGTAAGGAACTGGCACGTAAGCAGAAGCGCAAACTGACTTATGTGAGCAACATTTACGTTGTGAAAGATCCTGCCAACCCTGCGAACGAAGGTAAGGTCTTCCTGTTCAAGTTCGGTAAAAAGATCTTCGACAAACTGACTGCTGCGATGCAACCCGAGTTTGAAGATGAGGAAGCAATCGATCCGTTTGACTTCTGGCAAGGTGCCAACTTCAAACTGAAGGCGAAGAACGTTGCTGGTTATCGTAACTATGATTCTAGTGAGTTTGCTGCTGCTGCTCCTCTGCTGGACGATGATGATGCAATGGAAGCAGTGTGGAAGAAGCAGTATTCGCTTGCCGAACTCGTTGCTGCCGACCAATTCAAGACCTATGATGAACTGAAGAAGCGTCTTGACTATGTGCTTGGTTCCAAAGGTACTCCTCGTTATCAGGACCCCGAAGATCTTGATGAGGACAACACCCGTGGTTCGACCCGCGAACTAACTGAGGATCTTCGTACTGAACTCAACAATCTTCAACCCACCCGTCGTGCTGCTGCGGTTGAAGAAGATGAGGATGATGATGCTCTGTCCTACTTCGCCCGTCTTGCCGAAGACTGATACACTGGGGGCATATGCCCCCTTTTTTATGGTGACTTGATTCTAGTATTAGATGCCTTAATTAACTTAGAATCAATAAATTGAGATGATTCTGTATATGTCATAATCTTTCTAATATCAGTTAAGAAACTTGGTAAGTATTCTGATTTTAATACATAAATGTTTCTTTTTGCCTCATTCTTACGAACTTCATATTCATAATTATTAATTGCTACAACAACTTTAGATTGTTGTAAATTTTGAACTTTATTCGCTGGGTCTGGAATTGTAAAGTTAGCATCAACAACTTTTCCAGCAGGGAGAATTAATCTTCCATTAGGATCTCTGACTTCTATTGTTTCATAAAATTTAGTGTCATTGAGATTATCTCCATATTTTTCATAACTGTAATTGTACAAATCATAGTTTGAGAGTGGCCACTCATCTCTTACATTAACTATCCCAGCACTGATGAGTACAACCCAGTCAAATTCTGACTTTCCATATAGTGCCTCTGCAACTGTATCAGGTCTTGCACCATCAGAAATGGTATATTTGTTGAATATTGTAAAAACTTTCTGTAAGTCGTCTCTGATTTTTACTCTTCTAAAGATATTTTTTGCCCTTACATAATCTAATGAAGAGTTTCTATCCGAGAATGGTGATTGATATTCTAAATCTGGTAGTTCTCTAAAGTATGCCATCTTAGTATCCTACTCCATCTTTTCCTTCTTTTGTATCATAATCTTCAGCATAAATTGGTGTAAGTTCGCTCATATTAAGTGTTAATTGCATATGAACTGGTGTTGAATCACCATATGTTGCATAAGTTCCAGATCCTGTATAATTAACTGACATCCCAGTTAATGCCATTGGTTTGAACTGGTTCAAAAATGCATGTGGTTTTTGACCTGTCATGTAAGTTAATTGGAATACACTTGGAGACCCAATAAAGAATCCACCACCTGGTTGAGCCTGAGCACCTTTTCTTGCAGACATGTAGGATTTAAATATTCTTATTATATTTTTTACTTCATCCGATTCCTTTTTAGACCTTGGAACTAAGTCCCAACTAAATCCAAAAGATCTTTGAGCCACACTGTTAAATAAGAGTTGGCTATTTGGGTTTAATGTTGCACCAAGTGCTCTATTAATTAGTCCCTGGGCGTTAGCATTTCCTGTTATCGCTGCGGCTGCTTTAGCAGACATTGATGCCATAAATGCCTTTCCTCCTTCTGCAGATAGTGCTAAAGCAGATCCAGAACCAGCAAGATTTTTAGCCATGTCACCAAAAGCACCTGGAAGATTTCCCCCAGCAGATTGTCCCAAAAATTGATTGAATGCTCCAATCAAAGTAGCATCAAATGGATTTACGTTACTATTTGACCAGTCTGCATTATTGGTATCTCCAACACCTTCTGGAATAGGTAAAATAATTCGACTAAGTACTTTTTGCTTGTTTTTTGCTAGAGTTTGATCTGTTGTAACTAATGCTAAAGACTCGGCACCTTGTCTTTGTAATCCACCAGGAACAAAATCAATAACTTCTATTAATAAGTAGTCATCACCATCATCAATTCTATCAAATGGATATCTATATGCTGTCTTCTTATTGGATTTTTGAGCTTGCTGTTTATCTGGCTTAGCTGGGGCAGATGACCCAGCAGAAGAAGATGGTGGGTTACTTGTTGTTGAGCTTCGTTGGACTTCCCAGGGCTTAACTACCATTTATCTTTTTCTAACTATTTAGATCGTATTTTTCCAAAAGGTATCTTTCGTACATCAGTTATTTCTTCATCTAGAATATTATACACACCACCAATGATTTCTTTCCAGGTATATTGCCTTCCATCATTCCAGTGAAAATTAAATCCTTTGAATCCCCATTTTAAAACTTCAGTTACTGCAACCAAAGGATATTCATCATAAGTAATTCCAGATGTTTTTGGCGAATAAACAAAAGTATAGTATTTACCTACTTGTGGTGCAGTGCTTGACTCAGATAAAAGTCCCATGAGTTCCTGCATCAAATCATCAGGGTCTTCAGTGCCATTAATACTTTCTACAAGTGGCAAAACCCTATTTTTGACTGCTTTATTTTGTTGAAGTTTTTGTTGCTTCTCTTGTTTGTCTTTAAGAGTTTTTCTCGGCATTATTTAATACCTAACTCATCTTCTGTTATAATTTTAAAACTCCACCCACGGTCAGCACAGAATTCTTTTGCAGCAGCCCACTTTGATTGATTTTTTGCATACTCATATGCTTCACGGATGTATGTTTTAGTTTGTCTGCCTGGATTTTGTGGGGGAATAGTCTGTCTTTTGGGTTTTATTTCAATCAAATATTTTTTAATAACATTATTTGATTCTTTTACTTTAATATAAAAATCTGGAAAATATCTATGAATGCGGCGGTCAATTGGGGAACGATATGGAAGGGCAATTTCTTCACTTCCCCACTCTAAAATATTTTCATTGAGATCGCAGTATTTCATAAATTTTCTTTCCCAGAGGGAACGATAAATGATATTTGTTGGATCTCCTTTGTATTTTTCAGGATAAGATGGTTGATATTTTCCCTTATAAGACATCTAAATAACTAAAAGACTCATAATATAGGTATTTAGAGTGCCAGCACCTAGACCAAGAAAAATATCAGAATTTAAAAGAGTATTAACAAATCTAGCTCAAACCTCACATTATGAAGTCAAGTTTGGAGCACCACCAAAAGATGGTGCGTTATCATCTTATTTGGCTAACAGAGGTGTTGATTCTAGATTTATAAGCGGTGATGTTGGATTGTTATGTTACTCTGCAGAACTTCCATATGGAAGTTTGGCAACTGCAAATATTGCAGGAAACTACATGGGCATTCAAGAAAAGATTGCCCATAGTAGAATTTATGGGCAAGTTAATTTAGGGTTCTATATTGATAGTGATTATAAAGTATTGAAATTTCTAGAGCACTGGGCAGAATTTATTGCAAGCGGATCTCATAATCCAGTTGGAACAAATGCTGATGCTGTCAGTCAAGGAAGAAAGAATTATTTTATCAGAATGCAATACCCCGAATACTATAAGATGGAATCGACAAAAATCGTTAAGTTTGATAGAGACTATCGTAAAAATATTGAATACACATTTTTTGGAATGTTCCCCTCTAATGTTGGTAATATTAATGTTTCATATGATAGCTCTAGAACTTTGACTGCATCTGCAACTTTTGAATTCACTCGCTATGTTTGTGGGCCAATTTCTGCCATTGACCAAAAAAGAGGAGTTGATAATAATAAAACTGGAGAATCATCTTTACTGTATGCATCTGGTAAAGTCGCACCACTGAGTGCGGATGAAGCGAACGCTATTAGATTATCACAATCTTATCCAATTTATGGAGGAGAGGGTGCGGCAACTACTGGGAGTAGTATTGATTGGAATCAAAAACCTGACTTTGTTGCTGGAGAAATTGGACAATATCCACCAGGATTTGGTTCATAAATAAATTACTGACAATATTATAGGTTATTATGCCTTTACCAACAATTGCAACTCCGACTTATGAGTTGACATTACCATCTTCTAAAAAAACAATTAAATATAGACCATTTCTTGTTAAAGAAGAAAAAATTCTTATCATCGCAATGGAAAGTCAAGATGATAAGCAAATCACAAATGCAATTAAAACAGTTATCTCAAATTGCATTTTGACAAAAGGTGTAAAAGTAGAAGACCTGGCTACTTTTGATATTGAGTATCTGTTCCTTAACATCAGAGGAAAGTCAGTAGGTGAGACAGTAGATGTTCTAATCACCTGCCCTGATGATGAAGTTACTCAAGTTCCAGTGTCAATTAACTTGGACGAAATCCAAGTTCAAACCAATCCAAATCATACCAGAGATATTAAGTTAGATGATAATCTAACAATGAGGATGAGATATCCTTCATTGAGTCAGTTTATTAAAAACAACTTTAATATTACTGATGTAACGGTTGATGATACTTTTGAGTTGATTAGTGGATGTATTGAGCAAGTCTATTCTGAAGAAGAATCTTGGTCTGCTTCTGATTGTACTAAGAAAGAATTATTTGAATTTGTTGATCAATTGAGTTCGAAACAATTCAAAGAGATTGAGACTTTCTTTGAAACAATGCCCAAACTTTCTCATACAATCAAAATCAAAAATCCAGAAACAAAAGTTGAAAGTGAAGTTGTTTTGGAGGGTCTAACAAGTTTTTTCGCGTAGGGATGGCTCATGATTCCCTTGAGTCATACTACAAAACAAATTTTGCCCTCATACAGCATCATAAATATTCATTGACAGAGTTAGAAAATATGATACCTTGGGAGAGAGAAATTTATATCTCTCTTCTTCAGCAGTTTATAGAAGAAGAAAATCTTAAAAACGGCATAACGAATGGCTGATGCAATAACCATAGCACAAACAGGTGTAGATCCTAGAACAGGATCTTACCTGTCTGCTGAAGCCAGAAAAGCACTATTCCGTAGAGCAACTGTTTCCAGTTCTGTGTTTCGTGGTCGTGGTGGTGCTTTAGTTAGGCAAGATGGAAATGATTTAGCAAGCACTCAAAGTTTAGCAATTGTAAAGGCAAATCAATCTTCTCTTGGAACAATTTCAAAGCAGATTGAATTTGTTCGTGTAGAAGTTTTAAATTTAACCAATGGTGTTAGAGATATTGCTAGACTTCTCAGAGGAGAAACTATTGCTGAGCAAAAAAGAATTCAAACAGAACAAGATAATGAGCAAAAGATAGTTGATAGAGATATAAAAAGAGGTCGTGAAAACGAATTAGAAAAGAAAATACAAAATGCTCTTATCAGTCCAGTAAAAAAAGTTATTGAGCAGACTGAGGGTATATTTGATAGGATTAAGAGCGCAATATTCACTCTTCTTGGTGGGTGGTTCACACTTCAAGGAATAGAATTATTAAGGGCATACAAGGATAAAAATTTTAAAGTTTTTGATGAGATTAAGAATAGTATCCTCAAGAACTTACTTTATGCTGGTGCTGGTTTATTAGCGATTAATGTTGGATTTGCTGTTTTCCTAAGATTACTCAATGGTGTAGTTTTTAAAGTTGGTGGTTTAATTGCTAAACTGATTTTACTGCCATTCAGAGGTCTGGGTGCTTTAGGTAGAGGTGTTGCTGGATTATTCAGTAGAGGAGCACCTGCCGCTGCCAATGCCGCTGCCAGAGGTGCAAGACCTACTGTAACAGGTAGCACGAACTTAATGACTAAGTTCTTTAATTTTATGAAAGGTGGCGGTGCTGCAGCAGCTGGAGGTGGGAGAGTTGCTGGTGGTTTTACCCCTGGTCTTGGAACTGCTCTTGGTGCAGTCTCGACAGGTTATGATTTGAGTCAAGGAGATTTGCCAGGAGCAGCTCTTAGTGCGTTATCTATGTTTCCAGTAATCGGAGGATTTGCAGCCGCTGGAAGAGTTGGACTTGAATTATCTAGAATGGCAGGTGGGGGACAAGAACAAAAACAAACTCCAACTTCTTCAACTCCACAGCAACAATTAAAGCCAAATAAACCAAATATTCCACCACCAGGTTCAACTTCACAAACACCAGAAGCTCCAGCAGCAACACCTATGCTTCCAATGACTCCAGGGGTAAATGGAGATCTTAATATGAATGTTGGAACCGCTGCACCAGAAGTAACTCCAACAGAAGAAGAAAAAGGATACTTAGACTTATATAAAAATATACCAACAATGAGACCTTTACTTCCAGGAGAAACTGCTGAAGAAAGAGCTCTTTCTGTTACTCCAGTGTCTCCAGAAGCAAAAATATCACAAAAGCAAACAGAAAATGCACCATTAGGACCTTTAACTAAACCAGCTCCTCAGGTTATTTTGACACAACCAGAGATGAAGCAAAAACCACCAGCACCATCATTAAGAAAAGGAAATTCTTCTAACAATGTTCCCCATATATCTTCGAGTAATCCTAATAATTTTTACACTATGTACTCTCAATTAAGTTATAATGTGGTGATGTAAGATGGCAGTTTTAAGTTTATCTGCTGGAACTAGTTCAATCAATAAGATTTCTTCCACGTTTATAAACATGAGAAGAAGTCTTTCTAATACAAGAACAGTAATTAGTGATACTAAAAGAGTTATTTTAAATAGAACTAAGATAAAAAGTGAAGCAGTATTCAGAAGTAAAGGTCTCTTTCAAAAAAGACAGGATAATTTAAGAAAGAAAGAAGCAGAAGATCAACTTGAAGCATCAAGTCTAGGTTCTATCCTTTCTCCAGGATTTGCTACTGAGAAATCTATCCTCAACAGTGGTAAAGGATTTTTGGGAAGGATTTTATCTGCGATTGCATATTTGGGAGTGGGATGGTTACTAAGAAACTTACCAACTTGGATTGGAATGGCAAAAGAATTTGTTGCCAGAATTTATAAGGGAGTGGCAATTATTAAACAGTTTTTTATGGGTGCAATTGGATTTGTTGGTAATATGTTCAATCTTCTTGGTGCCGTTGCCCAAAACATTATGTCATTTGATTTCTTTGACACATCGAATAGAGTAAAAGATACATTTGGACAACTCAATCAAAATCTATCTGATATGTCATCATCAATCGATGACGCATTGAGATTGATGACAACATCTCTCAATGAAGGGATTGCAAGTGGTCAAAATGCACCACCATTGGGCACTCAGGGAGAATCTCAATTCTCAGAACGCGAATCTCAATTTCCAGGAGCTGGAGAAACATTATCCACTGAACAATTAGTTGCTGTTGCAAAACAAGCTGGATTTAGTCAACAAAATGCAGTTACTGCAGCAGCAGTTGCAAAAGCAGAGTCTGGTGGAAGATCTGGTGTAGTAAATGACAATCCAAGGACTCGTGACTTATCTTATGGTTTATGGCAAATTAATATGATTGGGTCCCTTGGCCCAGAAAGATTGAAAAAATTTGGAATAACATCCTATGAGCAATTAAAAGACCCTCTAACTAATGCAAGGGCAGCATTCATTCTGTCTGGTGGTTCTAATTTTAATCCTTGGAGTGTTTATAAGTCTGGAAAATATAGGTCATTTTTACCAGAAGCACAAAAAGCAGCAAATGTATCTCCAGCAGCATATGCATCTGGGCAGCAATCTGCAAATCTACAACAAGCACCTGCAGTATCAACTGGAACAATGAGTTTAATACCACAAGTTGGACCAGGGGGATTTATTCAGGGTGGATCTGGTAGAGGGGAGGCTAGTTATGCGACTCACTTCCACTTAGATTATAAAGGAGCAAATCCAACGGCAGAGCAACTTGCAAGTATTCGTGAAGTTGCTTTCCATGCAACAAAAGCAATGCTTGCAAGAGGTTCAACTGTATTTTATGGAAATATAAAACAATATGCATCTGGTAGTGATGATAATATCAGAAGATTAATTGCTGCAGAGCAGAGAGCCCATGGTGGAAGAAGTAGTGCCGCTGTTGATATGCAAGAAATCAATTCTAAAGTAAAACAAACATTCCCATCTCAAGTAGGATCGGCAACTAAGTTTCCTTTTGCAGTTGGTGCAGTGTATTATCGTGGTGGATATGGTAGAGAAGCAGAAATTATTGGAACGGGGGGAGTTACTGTTTCTCATGGTGCAGCAGGTTCAACAGCAAGTTCTGTATCTGGTGTTCCATCAATGGATGTTGCATCTGGAATTACACCAAGTATGTCTCCAGATGTTGTAAGCGTGGTTGATACACGACCACAAATGGATTTGAGTGGATTAGCACAATTATTGAATTCTGCCGCTGCATCGTTTGGATCTCGTTCTCTTGAACAAGAATCACAAACCACACAAAGCCCACCATCAAGTGTGTTAAATAATTTTATCAAACAAAAGTTCTTAACTGATTTAGCGTATCTATAATGGCACAAGTAGTAGCACAATCCCCATCCAAGTTTGAAGAAGCAATTCTAGAATCAAATGATCAGCAAAGAACAGTTGATATCACGCCTTCAATAGTTTCTTTTGACTATTATGAAGATATCTTTTCGCCAACAATCACTGCGACTTTGAAGATGATTAATACTGGTGATAGCATACCTTCTGCTAACCCTGATGGGAGCACAGATAAGAATCCCCAGTCTGTTTATAATGGTCTTCCTCTTAGGGGTGGGGAGAGACTTAGATTGAAAATTTCTCCTAACACCGAGTCTAATATTGCCATTGATTTTTCCAAGTCATCAAAAGATTACTTGTATGTCTCAAGTATTACTGATGTGATTGCAGAATCTCAAAGAGAAGCTTTTACTTTACATCTTACTTCAAGAGAAGCAATCACAAATGAAACAGTAAGAGTAGGAAAAAAGTTTGCCCCAGACAATAGTATTGATACTTCTGTAAAACAAATTCTTAAAAATATCCTTAAGACTGACAAATTTACTAATGATTCAATAGAGAGGACAACAAATAAGTATGGATTTATTGGTAATATGCGTAAGCCATTTACTGTCTTAATCTGGCTAGCATCAAAAGGTGTTCCTGCTACTTCAGGTGATGCTACCGCTGGATTTGTATTCTATCAAACCAAGGATGGTTTTAATTTCAGGTCAATTGATAATTTGATTAAACAAAAACCAAAAGCAGTTTATCTTTATAGTCAAAGCATTGAAACATATGATGAAAAGGGTGACGCTGTAAAGAACGACTTTAAAATCTTGAAATATACTACAGAGAAGAATCAAAACTTAATTGAGAAACTTAAGTTAGGCACATATTCAAGTTACAGAATATTTTTTAATCCATTAACGTTTGAATTTACAAATCCCCAAAAGGGATTATTTAAGTTAAATGACTATGTTAATAAGACAAGTAATCTTGGCGAAAAAATAAAACTTCCTAAAATAACTTCTGGTAGTTCAAAAGATCTTGGTGAAACTCCAACTAGAATCTTCACAATGTGTCTTGATGTTGGTACTCTGAATAAAGAACCATCTAAAGAAGTGAATGCAAGTCCAGAAAAGTATCAATCTCAGTCTATTATGAGGTATAATATACTTTTCACTCAAACTTTAAGTATGGTTGTTCCTCTGAATACAAATCTAAGTGCAGGGGATGTCATTAAATGCAATTTTCCAAAGATATCTTCTCAAGATGGAAACGAATTGGACGAGGAAACAAGCGGTCTATATATGATTAAAGAACTGTGTCATCACTTTGATACAGAATCATCTTATACTTCTATGAAATTAGTTAGAGATACATTTGGTATAAATCCAGAGGCTAATAAGTCATGATAGATGAATCATTACTTAAAAGTAATTTTCTAGGTAGAGACGGATTCCGTTGGTGGATTGGTCAGATTCCCCCTGCTCCTTATCATAGACAAGGTGCTGAAGGTTGGGGTAATAGATACCGTGTTCGTATTATGGGGTATCATCCATTCTATGAATCTGAATTAAAAAATGAAGACCTTCCATGGGCTCAAGTTCTGATACCAACCACGTCTGGAAGTGGCGCAGCAAATCAATCTACAGATGTTGCACTTCAACCTAGTGATGTGGTTTTCGGGTTCTTTATGGATGGTGATAATGCACAAATCCCCGTCATATTAGCAACATTTGGTAAAACATCGGACGTAGTAAGCAAAGATTATAAAGGACCATTTCAACCATTCACGGGATATACTGAGAATATTCCTAAACCAGATGGAACTCTTGTTCCGAATGAATCAAATGAATCTGGCAATCCTAAATCTCAAGTTTCTCCTGTTGCTAGAACAGATGATACATCTTCTTCAACTGGAGATGTTTCAGTAAGTTCTGTTATTGGTGACAAAATTGTTATGGCAAATCCCTGTAAGAATACTACAGTGGATAAAATAACTGCCAGAATTGAAAACCTACTTAAAAAGATTAGAAAGTTACAGAATAATATACAGAAGAAAAAAGCAAAAATCAAAGAGGCAATTAATGGAATTCTAAAAGACTGCAACGAAATGATTGGCAATGCGGTCAAATGGTTGGGTGATGAGATGGTCAAATTGATGAAGGCTGGTTTAGACTTTTTATATAAAGATGTATTTGGAAAAATTTTAGCGATAACTGGCAACCCCGTAGCAGCTCACTTGGGTGGGGTTGCAGCTCAGACTGCAATGGTAAAACCAGTGAAAGCATTCCAAAAAGCACTAGGGTGTGTTGTTGGAAAAGTAATTGAAGGATTGAAGGGTGTTATTGAGCAGATGGTTAATTCTGCAGTAGATAATATTAAAAACTTTGTTTCTTGTGCTGCTAATCAATTTGTTGGAGCACTTTTGAATAATATTGTTGATGGCATTGCTGATGCACTAAGTGCTGCCATTGGTGGAGTTGCTAAGATTTTAACTGCAGGTCTTAATATTGCCAATTTAATTCGAAGTTCAATTGATGCAATTAAAGGTATTGGTTCTATTTTTGGATGTAATCAAAATAAAGACAAATGTACAAATCTTGCAACAACATATGTGATTGGTGGTGGTCCAATGATGTCTGGGGCAGATCCATTTACTCAGATTTCTAATATTATGAACACTGCCAATTCTACCTTGCAAGATATGACAGGTAGTTTCACAGATGCTTATGATATCTTTAAATCAACTACAGGTCAAGTTATTGACGCTGTAAGTAATCCATTGAGTGCTTTGGGTGGTTGTTATACTGGACCGCCATTAGTTTGTGGTGCTCCTACTATCAATATTTTTGGTGGTGGTGGGACTGGCGCAGCAGCTACGCCACTTATGGGAACAATTGTTGGACTTGGCGCAGAAGCAACTGGAAGTTGCATTGGAGTGCAAATCACTAATCCTGGATCGGGATATCAATTCCCACCATTTGTTACCATTCAAGATAATTGTAATCAGGGATATGGTGCAGTTGCTAGAGCATTAATTAATGATGCTGGAGAAGTGAGTGCCATTTATCTTGTATCTGAGGGTGAAAATTATCCTGTTGGTGATATTGCAAATTATGCAGTAACTAATACAGTTATTGATAATCCTGGAACTGGATATCGAGTTGGTGATATAGCAACTGATAATTTCGGCACAGAATATGATCTAGTAATTGATAAGGGAGGAATTGTTCAGGCTACTCCGATAAATACCAATATAACTACCGACTTACCAATTATAAGAGTTATTAGTGATACAGGATCGGGAGCATTAATACGACCAATCCTGGGCATTCCTGAATATCAAGATGAAGTTAAACAGCAAATAGATTGTATTACGAAATAACATGGCAGAAAGACCCGCCCAAAAGTGTAACTGGGAAGCAAGAAGACACATTAGTCTTGGACCAAAGTTTAGGATTGACGCAAACAATCCTAGAATGGGAAATAAGGGAAATTTAAGTTATCTAATTTACTCTACAACAGATAATAAAGATAAGTCTTCTATTTCCCTTGCACAGGATGGCACGTTTTCAATTTATAATGATAGAACGATTGAAATAGTTGGTGGAGATGGTAATGAAAGTTCTAAAGGTCAAGACGTTTTAATTGCATCTAAAACTGGTGAAGTTGTAATTCAAGCAGATGGAAATGGTGCGGTAAGAATTAAAGCAACAAATATAACTCTTGAAGCAACCGAAGATATTGACATTAAAGCGGGAAGAAACCTAACACTAAAATCAGTTGGTGGTCAAACACTGCTTGATGGTAATGAAGTTAATCTGAATGCAAAACAGGGAAATCTTGCTGAAGGATTGAAAATTGATTTTTGTAATCAAGTCTTCGCTGGTAGTTTCGTTGGGGCAGATGTTTTAGCAGGAATTCTTGGTGGGGCAGCAGTATTTCTTTTTAATGCTGCAAAAGACTCTTTCAATGGAAATTGAGGTAAAGTAGATGGAAGGAGAAGATTTTTCAATTATTGGAAAACCATCTATCTTTAATGAAGATGTCAAGATGTATAAGGACTTATACGTCTATGGCAAAATTTATTATGATTTTGAAGCAGGAGCAACAGAAACTTTCGGTGACATTTCAATTACTGGAAATGCATTTTTCTCTGGCATAACAACTTTTGCTGGTCCTGTTGATATTCAACAAGAACTAGAACAACTTCAAGTTGGAATTCTAACAGTTACTGAAGAATTTTATATTGGAAATAATCCAGGAGATAATGTTTTTAATGTTGTAACTTATGGACCCTATGCTGGTTGGGTTGGAATAGGCACAACAGCCCCAACTCAAAATCTAGATATTATTGGTAATGCTAGAATTGATGGAAATCTTTATGATGCTTCTAATAGTCCTGGTGTTATTGGTGGATTCTTATCAAAAGATGCTGAAGGAATTAAATGGGTAGAATTTGAACCATCTTTTACTGAAGGTATCTTTGTTTATAATGAAGGCGTTCTAGTTGGACCATCATCATTCCGTGGATTAAACTTTATCACTAATTCTGGTGGAAGTCTTTTTGAATTGGTAGAGGGTAAAGTTAATGTAGATAACCCCAATATTGCTGATATTGTTATTAAAGATTTTTGGGAAAAGAGACCTGCTGGACTTAATACTTCAGCATATGTTGGCATAGGTCTTACCAACCCACAAAATCAATTAGAAGTAACTGGTGATACTAAATTAAATGGTAGATTAACTGTATCTGGAGTTTCTACTTTCTTTGAAAGAAGTGTATTTTATGATGGATTTGATGTTATAGGTTCTGGATCTACTATCTTAAGTCCATTAAGTGTAGTTGGAGTAGCAACATTTGAACAAATTGTTACATTTAAAGATGATGTAACTTTTGAAAAAAATGTTCTTGTAGAAGAAAACTTAGAAATTGATAATCAATTATACGTTGGTGCTGCTGCCACGATGGCAGGTAGTTTTAGAGTTATTGGAGTCTCGACGTTCCAAAATAATGTTTTTGTTGGAGCTGGAGTATCCATACAAAAATTCTTATTTGTTGGTGCTGGTACAACTTTATTTGGAACTTTACAAGTTGGTGCAGCAGCAACTTTACTCAGCACATTGGACGTGCTTCAGTCTGTTGAATTGTTTGATACCTTAGAAGTAACTGGTGCAACTAATTTATTAGACACATTAGATGTAACAGGTGCAACAGATCTGCAATCTACTTTAGATGTTGTTGATGCAGTTCAGTTTGATTCAACACTAAATGTAGATGATGCAACAACTTTACAGACAACGTTAGGTGTTGGTGCTGGTGGAACAGTATTTACAACAACTGGAATCGGTTCAATTGGTATAGGAACTGCAGATCCATCACGCGATGTCGATCTTTTTAGAAAAGACATATACTTCAATCAAGGTGCAATATATGATGCAAATAATCAAGTAGGATTCACATCTGAAAATACAACTGATGAATACAGAGTCTTCAGAAGTGTATTAACACAAGTTGGTGTTGGAACTACAGGGCAAGTTATTCCTGCTAGATTCTTTGATGCTGCGAATATGATTCGCTTGAATCTAGAGTATCTTGCTGGAGAAGCAGTTGGATTCATAACAAGCACTTCATACAAAGACCCCCCATTTTCACTATCAACTTCTAATTATAGTTCTTGTCGAGATGACATCAAAGATATTCTAAGGTCCATTTGTTTTGACATTACTAGAGGTGGTAATTCTAGATCGGTTGGTGCTGGATTATCATATTATAATGGCAATACATTAATTCATATCACTGGGACTGATGTGAATGGATATTCAATTAAAGAAGCATCTATTACTGCAATTCAAAAAGCAGCGGAAATTTCTAGATATGTCATTAATAATTCCTTGTATCCTCTATCTTATCAGATGGAGCCCATCAATGGAACATATGCCGATGCTTCTCGTTTGATTTTCTTAAACAAAGATTTTATTGCGGCAGAAGCAGTTGATAGAGTTTTAAATAATTATCCTCTGTTTAGCATACCAAATAGTAATCAAAGTTGCATTGATGATATCAAGTTAATTTTAGATGCTATTGCATATAACTTGTCATATGGTGGTAATGAAAGAGTTTATGACGCAACCAAATACTATATTGATAATGCAGGATTATTAGCAGGTGAGCAAGAGCAATCAATCTATGCTTATCAACAAGCAAGAGATGTTGCTATTCAGGTAATGAGAAATCAAGTTGTTACCAAAATATCTGGCATAAGAAATACATTTACTCAGTATATTGATGGTTCCGTATTACCAGATCCAATATCACCAACTTGTGCAAGTCAGGCATCTGCTATTACATCATTTATTGGAATAGTTACAACTGGTATTGGAAATACTCAACTACCAGCAACAAGAACCCTTTCTTATACAATACCTTTTCCACAAATCAGGGACTTCTCTCTTCTACCAGATTCTCAAAGAGGTAGTAATAGTGATCCTGATGGGTGTGCAAACGTTGTTTCTGCAATTAATGTTTGTGCTGGAATCGTTACAACAATTATTGGTGTTGGTCCTGCTGCTTCTCCAAAAGTTACTTATCCAAATGGTAGAGTCTTTTGGGCTCCTAGAGGTGCAGATTCGAAGAATATTGTATATGTTTCGAAGTATGGTAATGATGAAAATAGCGGAAGAACCGAGGGTGATGCCAAACTAACCATTGGTGCTGCAGCAGCAGTAGCAAACCCAGGAGATACAATTTATATTCGTTCTGGAGTTTATGCTGAGAACAATCCTATTGGTCTTAGAACAGATGTAAGTGTTAGTGGGCAGGATTTACGTCTTGTTACCATCTATCCACAACATGATGATGATGTTTTCTATGTAAGAAGAGGATGTTTAATTGAGAACATCAACTTTGCTTATGCTCCAGATCCTTTTGATGATAATGCTCCATTGACAATTAGAGGTGCTGCTGTAGCATTCCCACCACCAGCAGGTATTGCAAGTGCAAGGTCTGGATTCTTAGATCCAGGACCATGTAACGAAGGTCCAAGCGGAAGATGGAGGTCCCCATATATCCGTAACTGCACTAACTTCATGACCGATAGTATTGGCATGAAGATTGATGGGAAGCATGTTGGTGCAGCATTTACTGGAGTCAATAATCCAGGACAAGACCTCAAGTGTATGGTTTGTGACTCCTTTACGCAATATAATGAAAATGGTATTGGAGTTTCAATCACTAATAATGGATATGCACAGTTGGTTTCCATCTTTACAATTAACTGTAAGATTGCAATTTATGCAGCAAGTGGCGGTGCATGTGACCTTACAAACTCTAACTCATCATTTGGTATATACGGACTTTATGCGGATGGTGTCGGTTCATTAGATTTCGTTGGAGTTACAACAGTATCAACAATTGGTGGAGATACTGACCAATTTGTAGTCGCTGGTATTGCTGATACCTTAGGAAATACTAGAAGACCATATAATGGACAAGCAATTTTCTTCAAGATTAATCTTGATGATTATAACGATACCCCTGCAACTGGAATTATTACTGCGCCATTAAGAACACTTTCTCGAATTGGTATTCTCAATGGAGGAAGTGGATACACTCCAGCTTCTCCACCAGCTATTACGATTTCTTCGCCTCTTGGTCCAGAAGGAATTACTGCTGAAGGTAGTGCAAACGTAAGTGCTGCAGGTACAATAACTTCAATTGATGTTACAAACAGTGGTAGAAATTATCTACCAAATCAAGAAATTGTAATTACAATTGGTGGTGGAGGAGGAGCAATTGCAACTGCAATTAGTGAACCAATTTTCTATGATGTTGCCGAAGCAACAGAACCAATACCAGTTAGTGGGATTACAACAATTACTTTGAGTCAGTTTGTTCCCTACAGTATTGGTGCTGGCACTTCAATTGAAACTTTTAGAATTAGCAGAATTTTAACAAGTACTCACTCATTTGAATATATTGGTACAGGTGTTAACATAAATAGAGCGAACCCATTCCAAGGTGGAATTCCAATACCTGAGAATGAAATCGTAGCTATTAATGGTGCAAGAATACCATTTACGAGTACTGACCAGGCAGGAAACTTTAAAATTGGTGAAGGAATCACAATTGACCAAACAACATCAACAATTAGAGGTCGAGATTTTAGTAGAGCAATTCAAGCAGAAGTTACCCCACTCATTCTAGCGTTAAGATAATATGGCAGTCGCACCAGTCAATAAGTTTTTAACAGTTGCAGTTCCTGTTGCTCCAGGGACTCAAAAGTTATATGAAGTTCCAACTGGAGTTTCTTCCATTCTTTTGTTTGCTCAAGTTTCGAATGTTGGTATTGGTGCAACATATCCAACCGTAACTTTCTGGCATCGTCGAGAATCAAGAAGCACAGGTAACACGAGAGATATTCGTATCATTAAAGATATTCAAATTCCTCCAAATGATGCAGTTGTTTTGGTTGATGGTCGTCTAGTTTTAGAAAAAGACGCAATTAAACTAGATTCACTTTACATTAATGCAGTTCAAACTGGAATTGTAACAATTACAAATGTTCAGTACTACGAACCTACAGGAGTTGCAACGGTTACTACACTAACTCCTCATGGGTTCTCTCCAAATGACCCAATTACCATGTCAGGTATTGCTATGACATGCCCTTCAGGGTCTGGAATCACTACAACAATTTTCCCATCCCCCCAATCATCATTTGTCGTTGATAGTATTGTGAATAGTGTTGGTACTTCTAGAACATTTACCACTACAGTAGGAAGTGCTAATGGAATCGTACATACATATGTTAGTGGTGGATTGGTTGCCCCACTTCAAATGGAATTTATTGCAAGTATCCTAGAGAATAGTACATCATAATTATGGGGAATAAGCAAAGATATTTAAGCGGGAAGCAAAAATTAACACCCTTCTCTGGATTAAGTACAGATAGACACGTATTTCTTAGTCCAGAAGAGGCAGAACCCAATCTTGGATATCCAGGTGAGAGGGCTTTGCCTGTAAAGGATTACTATTATAATCTTGTAACTTTTGAAAATGGCGGTCAATATGATAGATATTGGCAAGTTCCTCCTGCTGGAATTGTTACAGGTATTTCAGTTTTTGAAGAAGGATCGATTGTTGGTACAGGAAATAGTATTAATAAGTTAAATTTTGTCGGAAATATTGTCAATGTAACTGCAAATAACTTCGGGACAATTTCTACAATTACAATTAGTCCTCCAGGGAATGATAATGAGATAATCTTTAATAATGATGGATCCTTTGCTGCTTCTCCATATTTGCTTTTTGACAATGTAACTGGAATAATGACCATCGGGCATTACTTCCATGTTGGTATTGGTGGAACAATCATTAAGACAACTGCCGAGGGATATGTTGGAATTAATACTCCCAGCCCATCACAGGAGTTGCACGTTCAAGGTGATGTAAGAGTTTCTGGAACAATTTATGACTCAACCAATGACCCAGGAAATCCAGGAGAGGTTTTAATTAGGACAATCACTGGTATTGAATGGCAATCTCAATCTGCAACACTATCTGGTGCTGGTGGTACAATCGGACAAATTCAGTTTCATGGAACTGCTGGATTAGTAGATGGTGCAACTAATTTTTGGTATGATTATACAAATCAAAGAGTTGGTCTAGGTTCAACAACTCCAAGATTTGTTTTTGACGTTGTAGGTAGTTCTGGATTTGCTGGACCAGTTACAATCAAAGAATTGTTAGTAACAGGTGTTTCTACATTCCTTGGAATTTCAACCTTCCGCAAAGTTGGTATTGGAACTTCAACCTTAGGAGTTGGAGCAGACTTTTCCATCTATGGAAACACATTTTCTTCTGGAATTATTACGGCGACTTTGTTTGATGGAAGAGTAAGTAAAAAAGCAATTACTGAGCAACAACTCATTACTGGTGCTGATGGACTTCAAGATTTATTACTAGTTTATGATTTTTCTGCGGATGATGTAAAGAAAATCAGTATTAATGATGCATCTTTCCAGGGTGTCCAAGGTATTCAAGGAAACCAAGGTGTTCAGGGTTCTCAGGGTCGTCAAGGAACTCAGGGAACAGCGGGACCACAAGGATTCCAAGGATTCCAAGGATTCCAAGGTCTTCAAGGTATTGGTGGTGGTCCAGGAACTCAAGGTGCTCAAGGACCTCAAGGAAACCAAGGTCTTCAAGGTTTCCAAGGTAACCAAGGTAACCAAGGTATTCAAGGTCGTCAAGGTATTCAGGGTAATGACGGTGCTCAAGGCGCTCAAGGTATTCAAGGCATCAGCGGACAGATAGGTGGTGCTGGTAATCAAGGTATTCAAGGTATCCAGGGTATTCAAGGTATTCAGGGATATCAAGGTGTTCAGGGTCGTCAGGGAATCCAGGGTGTTCAAGGTATCCAGGGTGAGCAAGGTATTCAAGGACGCCAAGGTGTTCAAGGTGAAACTGGAGCGCAGGGTAACCAAGGAAGACAAGGTATTCAAGGTTTCCAGGGAACTGGAGGTGCTACTGGTGGAACTGGTGGGCAAGGTTTGCAGGGTATTCAGGGAGACTTTGGACCACAAGGTAACCAGGGTCTTCAGGGAGTCCAGGGGGAACAAGGTCTCCAGGGTGTTCAGGGTGTTCAGGGTCTCCAAGGTATTCAAGGTATTCAAGGTCGTCAGGGTATCCAAGGTAATAATGGAAATCAAGGGGCTCAAGGACTTCAAGGTGAGCAAGGTATTCAAGGTCGCCAAGGTATTCAAGGTGACAATGGTGTAGGATCTCAGGGAACTCAGGGTATTCAAGGTCGTCAAGGTGTCCAAGGAATTAGAGGTGACCTAGGTTCTCAAGGTATCCAGGGAATTCAAGGTATCCAGGGTGAGCAAGGCATCCAGGGTATTAATGGAACTGGAAACCAAGGTATTCAGGGTAATATTGGACCTCAGGGTGTTCAGGGTTTGCAAGGAAACCAGGGAATTAGTGGATTCGTTGGTGGTCAAGGTATTCAAGGTATCCAGGGCATTCAAGGTATTCAAGGTACAGAAGCTGGGTCTGGAACAGTCGCCGCTGGAGTTGTTCTTTGGTTTGCAAAAAACACTGCTCCAAGTGGATATTTGGAGTGTGACGGATCTGCTGTTTCTAGAGGACTTTATAATGTTCTCTTTACTGCTATTGGAACAACCTGGGGTGCGGGAAACGGAGTGAGCACTTTTAATATTCCAGATTTAAGAGGAAATTTCATCAGAGGTTGGGCAAATACTTCATCTGTTGATACTGGTCGTACTTTTGCTAGTTTCCAAGATCACCAATATCAAACTCACACTCATAATATTCCAACGTATAGCAATAGTGGAACTAATGCTATTCCAAGAACTGCGACATTGACAGGAACACTAACAAATATTGAGAGTGGATCTCCCAATGCTACAAATGGCGGTAACTTTGGTAATGAAACAAGACCAAGAAACTATGCGTTACTACCCTGTATAAAGACATAAATAATCGTAAAGATACTATTTTATATTAAAGATGTCTTATACTGTCACATGTAGAACCGCAGATGGTGTTGAGCATATTTTTGATTTGCCCTATGCAAACAGTTGCCCAATTTATAATTATGATGCTGATTTTAAATTTTTCATATCAAAAACTGAAGCTAAAAAGGACCCACTAGAGCATAATATGTATCTTGCTCCAGCACATTCCACATGTATTGAAGCTCCTGAACCAGAATTGGGTAAAGTTCGAGTTTTTGATGAAGAAAATCAAGTCTGGAATCAGGTTGATGACCTGAGTGGAATGTATTATTCAACAAATCCAGATACTCTGGGAACAGTTATCGCCAATCCAAATCCAGTAGTTGCTCCAGAAAATGCAACTAGAACTCCACCACCATTTCATACAGAAAATTATACTTTAGTTTGGAATGCTGAAACTGGAGATACTATTTCTGCAGCATCAGAAAGTTCTGAGTCTGGTTGGTCTGTTGTTGAAGCAAATCCAGTTACTCCTCAAGAAAAACTGAGAAATCTTGGTCTGACTGTAGAAGATTTAAGAGTTCTTTTAGATCTGTAACCACTTTTTAAACTGGCACACTTGACACCCGCCCCCATCTGCCCTATAATATGGGGGTAATCAACGGAACACCAAATGAGCATTGCACAAGAGACCGTTCAAGGCATTGTGATTGATGTCTGCACCCGCACCTTCCTTCTTCTCAGCGACCAGGGTAGTGAGCGTCTGGTGGAGTGTGAGACTGTTCAAGAGTTTATGAACGTGTTGGAAGTTGTCACCGCTCAACTTGACCCTGAGCAGATTGAGTATGCTGACCTGGCAATTTATGGTCAGGATAACAACTAAATAAAAACACAAAAATGGAAGTTTTCACTGTGGAAGAGTTTCAAGAGAGGTTTGATGAACTGATGGAACGAGTTGAAAATGGAGAGCATTTAGGTATAATTAACGAGAATGGGCAAGCAGCGGTTATGATACCTGTGGATGATGACCTCATACGAATACACACTGAGTTAAACAACGAGGCATCATAAACGCAGAAGCGAGTGAGACTTGGTAGTCAGAGGAGTCTTATAAACTCTTTCCGCCAGATTAGCGGCTTTGACCTGGTTCGAATCCAGGCACTCGTATCGTGCAGGTTTACCAATCTGGTGAATGGACCGTTCTCATAAAGCGGCGAAGGCGAGTTCAATCCTCGCAACCTGCACTTGTCGTGGTTCAAAACTTATGATAGAATCCAGTGGGGCATCTATCAAACGGTTTTGATTTAGTCTCACAAACACACGGCATCAAACAAAAAATACACGCCCGTGTAGCCCAGCGGAAGAGGCAGAACACTTAAAATGTTCCAAGCGGTGGTTCGAATCCACTCACGGGTATAAAAATAAATATAAGATATGGGAAAACCCAATGTCTTATCGTATCGATCACGCATACTGCTGGTACAATAATGGCAGTATGATCGTGAAGATGTACTTTATTAATCACGTTCCATTTACATTCGACGAACTTCCAGACGGACATTTATATGACCAAGATCTTTGTAGATTAGCAGATAAAGAAAGGTCTTTTGAGCCAGAAGACTTGTACAGGAACTCTTTCTATCTAATTGATGAAGAGGTACATCCTTGCTTCTTCGCAGTGGATTTAGAAAACCCAGAAGACTTACCAGATGATTTAGAATATGAACATGATGAGGAGGATTTGACCAGCTAAATAGAACATAGAAATATTCTGGTCGTAATAATCCAATGCCTCTTAATAAATTAGATAATTTTATTAAAAATACTGAAGGTCGTATTCTATATGTAAATCCAAACGATCTTGAAGCAACGGATAGCATCGAGAATCAAGGAAATTCTCTTGCTAAGCCATTTAAAACAATACAAAGGGCGTTACTAGAGTCTGCAAGATTCTCATACTTAAAAGGTAATAATAATGATGCGATTGAAAAAACTACAATTTTACTTTTTCCAGGTGAGCATTTAATTGATAATAGACCAGGATTTGCGATTTATAATGACCCCGCACTTGGTGTAAAAGTTAAGTCACCTTCGGGTACAATCTCAACTCCATCCGAACAGATTGCACTCAATTTAGATTCTAACTTTGACCTTAACCAAGTTGGAAATATTCTCTACAAATTTAACAGCGTTAATGGTGGAGTTATTATACCAAGAGGTACATCATTAGTTGGTTTAGACCTAAGAAAAACAAAAATAAGACCAAAGTATGTACCAAATCCCACAGATTCAAATGTTCCTCGATCTGCTATTTTTAGGCTAACTGGTACTTGTTATCTTTGGCAATTTACAATTTTTGATGGTAGTGAGACTGGAACTGTTTATACCGATAATATAGATTTTTCTGAAAATAATCGTTCAGTCCCAACATTTTCTCACCATAAACTAACTTGCTTTGAGTATGCTGATGGTGTAAATGAAGTGGTCGGTTATGATTTAACCGATCTTGACATGTATTATAGCAAATTGTCAAATGCATTCAATTCGGTAAGAGATATTCCAGAAAAATATCCAGATGACGCAGGCGGATTCGCTAAGCAAAGAGCAGAATGGGAGATTGTTGGTGCGTTCGCTGCTGATACATTAACGATTGCAAGAATTGAATCTGGTAGTGGTGGAACTGCTGGTCCTATCATTACAGTAACTACTGTTTTAGAACATAAGTTCAATGAAGGAACACCAATTAAGATTAAGGGTGTTGGTCTTGCTGATGGAGTAAATGATTACAATATTTCTACAAAGGTACAAAGTGTAATTAATGCAAATACCTTTACATATGTTCTCCCATATGTTCAACCAAATCTACTAACACTTCCAGATGTTAGTGGTGCAACAGTTACGATTGAAACGGATACTGTTTCTGGTGCTTCTCCTTATGTCTTCAACTGTTCGCTAAGATCAGTTTATGGCATGAATGGAATGTACGCTGATGGTAGCAAAGCATCAGGTTTCCGTTCAATGGTTGTTGCACAATTTACAGGTGTTTCTCTACAAAAAGATGATAGGGCATTTGTAAAATATGATGAAGTAGATAGAAACTACGAATCAATAACTATTACTAAAAAGACGGGAGCAGAATTATCGGCAGGTGCTTCTTCTTTAGATAAGGATAAAGTCTATCACTTAGATTCAAGCGCAGTCTATAGAACAGGTTGGGAAACCAATCATATTAAAATGTCGAATGATTCAATCATTCAGATTGTATCTGTGTTTGCTATTGGATTTACTAACCATTTTAATACCGAGTCTGGTGGTGACGCATCGATTACCAACTCAAACTCAAACTTTGGTCAATTCTCTCTAACTTCTGATGGATTTAGAGCAGAAGCATTTGACAAGGATAATAAGGCTTATATTTCTGCAATTGTTGGTCCAAGAGCAGTTAAATCTGATGAGGCAGACATTGATTGGCAATCCCTAGACGTTGGACTTACAACTTCTGTTGGAATCTCAAGTCATCTTTATCTTTATGGATTTAATAACCAAGATGATTCCCCACCTATTCTTACTCAAGGATATCGAGTTGGTGCTAGAAGAGATGACAAACTTTATGTTAATTTAGGAAGTGGTATTGGCACATTTGGTGCTAATATCTGCATGGTTAATAATGTTATTGGCATTGGAACCACTGCTTTAGGAACAAACGTAGCTTATAAGGAATATAGAGTAACCTCAGGTCCTACTAGTAATGTTTTCACTATCGGAGCACATGACATCTTAACTGGTGAAAGTATTTACATTACAAGTGATGATGGAGATCTCCCAGAAAATATTGTTTCGCATAGAGTTTATTATGCGATTCGTTCGTCCAGCACAACAATTAAAGTAGCTTCATCAAAAGCAAATGCTGATAATAATGTAGAAGTTACAGTATATGGTGGATCAAAACTCAAGATTCAGAGTAGAGTTTCTGACAAAGCATCTGGAGATGTAGGACATCCAGTACAGTGGGACTCTTTCCGCTCAAACTGGTATATCCACAGTACGCATAACAACCCAATTTACAATGCATTTGCAACTTATGGTATTGGAATTCTGGGTGAGAAAACTGATAACACTTTCGTAAAAAGATTTGATGATTCCAGAAGTCTAGATGAGAAACTCTATAAGATAAGAATTGTTGTACCTAAAGACGCAGAGAATGCTAAGGCACCTGCAGAAACATTTATTGTTCAAGAATCAAGTTCTACTGGATATAGAAATGATGGAGATCCTGGTAGAGTAAGTATTGGTGCAACTGACTATGATTATCATAGAAATCCAAGATTTATTAGTACATGTATTACTGGTACTACAGGAATCGTAACTGTAACAACTGAATTACCACATAACTTACAAGTTGGAAACCTAGTTAATATTAAGAGTGTTAGAAGTAGCACGAATACTGGCGGACTATCAAATGAGGGATATAATGGTAAGTTTGCAATTACTGGTATCGTTGATGACCATACATTTAGATATTCGACAGTTGATGTTACTGGAGTAACTCACAGTCCAGGTACATTTACAAGTAATACTGCAACCAGAAATACAAATCTACCCAGATTCGAAAGAAGTGATGTAAATAAAAATTATTTTGTATATCGTTCAGAAATCATTCGTCCATACATTAAGGACGTACAAGATGGTATCTATCATGCATACCTCTTAAACGCAAATAATAGCGTACCTGAAGAATTTACAAATTTAAAATATGCACAAAATGTAACAGATTTATATCCACAACTTGATAAAGATAATGTAGATGACAATCCTTTTGCTGCAAATACTTACGCAAAGAGAAGTCCAATTGGTGATGTTGTAACTGATGACCTTAAAAAGAGTATTACTAAAGAATCTCTAGATTTATTTACACAAGATTTTGGAATTGGACTACCAATTGTTGCAGTTTCCACTTCTTTTGCTTCCGTAAATTCTGGTACTGCAACGATTACACTTGGACGTGAGCATGGATTTGCAGGTGTTACGACTTATAGTTCATTCTCTGGTGGTAGTGGTTACAATGCTGGAACACATTATAACGTAAAACTCTTTAACAATGGTACTTCTACTTGGGATGGAGCAACTGCTAAGGTTATTGTATCCAGTGGTGGAACAATCACCGATGTTAAGATTCTTTCCAGAGGATCTGGATATACTGATGGTGAAGAACTAGATTTTGATACATCTGTAATTGGTGTAGGTGTAGGTGCTGGATTGACAATCGCTTCAACTGGTATTTCGACTAACCTTGGAGATGTTGTTCAAGTTACTGGTATTGGAACAACAGGTGATGGGTATTACAGAATTGCATCTATTCCTTCAAAAACTCAGATTTCTGTAGCGATTACTGCTGCAGACCCACAAATTCATACTGGTCATTATATAATTAATCTTGGACCATCAGTTCCAGTTACAACTGTTGCTGGTCCAGTGTTGGGAATTACGACATTTACATCATCATTTGCACATAATTTAACAGCTGGTTCCAAATTTAAGTTTATTGATAGTAATAATAATAATCTTGGTGATTATATTGTTAATGAAAAAGTAGGTGTTAATACATTTACTGTCGCAACTTCAACTACATTAAGTTCTGCAAAATATATTCTCAAGCATGGACTGTCTTCAAATGATGCTGTTTCAGATTCTACCACTGAAAATATAGCATCTAGAGGAACATTCTTCTATGATAATGAGAAATTCTTCTTGGGTGCAACGATTGAGTCTGGGTCAAGCATAACAGTTTCTGGATCTACTATTTGTGGTCTTTCAACTCTGACTAGATTCCCACTTGGTTCTTATATTCAAGTTGATAATGAAATCATGAGAATCAGTGGATCAGAATTCACTGGATCTTCAAATAATCAATTAGTAGTTATTCGTGGTGTATTTGGAACGAGTAAAGAAACTCATAATACAGGATCGATCGCTAGAAAGATTAGACCACTAGCAATCGAACTGAGAAGACCTTCAATCATTCGTGCATCTGGTCATACATTTGAATATCTTGGATTTGGTCCTGGTAACTATTCAACTGGTCTCCCACAAGTACAAGTTAGATCACTAACAGAAAAAGAATCATTCTTAGCACAATCTCAGAAGAGATCTGCTGGTGTTGTTGTATATACTGGAATGAATAGTGATGGTGATTTCTATATTGGTAATAAGAAATCTAGTTCCGCAACAGGGCAAGAAATTACCTTTGACGTTCCAGTACCAACTGTCACTGGACAAGAAAGTGGTCGTTTGAGTGTTATCTTTGATGAAGTTCTAATTAAGGAGCGTCTAAGAGTTGAGGGTGGCAAGTCTGGAACTGTTCTATCACAGTTTGATGGACCTGTAACCTTTAATAAAGAAGTCAGAATTAGAAACAGTGCTTCAATTACTGGAATTGTTAAAATTACCAATGTTACTGAATCTACAAGTAAGACAACTGGTGCATTAGTTGTAAGCGGTGGTCTTGGAGTTGATGGAAAATCAACTCTCGATGATATTGTTACAATTAACACTGGTATTATTCCTGATGTTGATAAGGGTGCTTATATTGGTACTGTTGGTGGAGCATTTGAAGAGGCTTACATTGATGGTATTAGAATTGGTGTTGCAGGAACAACAACAATCGATACAAGAGGTGGAAACCTAGTTATCAATGCTTCGATTGGAAGCAGCGTTTCAATCAGCACCAACACTACAATCAGTGGAGAACTAAATGTAACTGGTGATATTACTGCATTCTATACTTCTGACCAAAGACTGAAAGATAACATAACCCCAATTGATGATCCTCTTGCTAAGGTTCTTTCAATTAGTGGTAATACTTACACTTGGAATGAGAAATCAGGTAAAGAAGGTAATGATGTTGGTGTTATCGCACAAGAAATCTTAGAGGTTCTACCTGAAGCAGTAACTACAAGAGACAATGGTTATCTCGCTGTTAGATATGAAAAGATTATTCCACTTCTAGTTGAAGCAGTTAAAGAACTTTCTGCAAGAGTCGGTGATCTTGAGCAAAAATTATCAGATAAATAACTAAAAACCATATAAGATGGCAAATTACAGGAAGTCTTTTAATTTTAAAAATGGTGTTCAGGTTGATGATGATAATTTCGTTGTAAATCCAAATGGATTGGTCGGCATCGGAACTTCGGTGCCGACTGAATTTTTAGATGTTAGAGGAACTGCAAAAGTTGTTGGATTAGCAACGATTAAGAATATTTGGGTAGAAAATATATACGTTTCAGGATTAACGACTTCTATTGGAAATTTAAGAGTAGGTATATCTTCGTTTAGCAGCACTGGTATTATTACTGCTACAACCACTTCTGGTATTATAACATATTATGGAGATGGTGGAAAATTATTAAATCTACCAACATCACAATGGGTTGATGTTGATCCTGGATTTGGATATACAAGCATCTATGCATCTGGTAATGTTGGAATCGCTACAACTTATCCTAATTTTTCCTTGCAAATTGGTGGAAATCCAGATGGTTCTCAGCAAGGGGTTGGAATTAATTCAACAGGTAATATAAAAGCAACTGGAATTGTAACAACTAGACAATTGCAATTCGTTGGTGTTGATGCAGGAATCACTGGTGTTACTTCAATCTTTGCAAACACAACACAACCTCTTGTAAGAATTACTCAACTTGGATCGGGACTTTCATTACTGGTTGAAGACTCTGGTTCTCCAGATAGTAGCCCATTTGCAATCGATGGTGCTGGAAGAGCTTTTATTGGAACAACAGGAGATTCCTCCTTAATTGATGGATTAACCTTCTTTAATTCATACGCAAGATTTATTTCCACAATAACTGGAAATACAGCAACTGATGGTATGTTGATTGGTGAAGGGCCATCTGATAATGGATATCAAAACATTTATTCATATGATAGACCGCTAAAAGTAGAAACAAACGGAACTAGAAATCATATTTCGTTAATTCCTTCAGCATCTTCTAATATTGGATTAGGCACGACAAATCCAACATCAAAAGTTAGTGTATTAGGAAATGTATTAGTATCAGGTGTCACAACTGTTACTGAATTAAAATCATCTATTTCAACAACTGGAATTTCTACAGTTACAGAATATCTCCACGTTGGTACTGGTGGAACTTTATTTACCTTAGCAAATAATGGTCGCTTTGGTATTGGAACTGCAATTCCATCATCAGAATATCAGTTTATTAAACCAACAGAATCATTATTTGAAATTATTAGCCAAGATGGTGCAACAAGACTATCTCTTGGTAGTTCTATCGGTGCTGGTAACAGTTCTACAGTTCTTCGTTATTCATCTAAAATATTTGAAATTAGACACAATGACACTGGAAACGTAAATCATTATATTCATGCTGGTGGCGCAGGAATTAATACTGGTAGGTTTAACTGGGTTTATGGGCAAGGCAATCAAGAATTAATGTCCCTAACATACCAAGGAAATCTTGGTCTGGGAATTACAAATCCAGGATATAAACTACATGTTGTTGGTACATCGACCATCACTGGAGACACATATATTGGTGGTAATTTGATCGTTGCTGGTATTGTTACTTCAGCATCACAGCAAATACAACTACCAAATGTTCTAAATGGAATTCAATTAAACAATAGTGTTGGTGTTTCAACATTCTACAGAATTGGTGTTACTTCGATTGGTATTGGAACAGACAATCCAATCGTAGCAATTGATGCAAGATATGGGGGACGTGTATTAACGTCTGGTGTTGGTATTGGTACAGATTATAATGAACTTTTTGATCATTCATTGTTTGCAGTAGGGACGATTGGATGTACAGGTGTAGGAATTGGAACTACTGGAATGTATTTCCCACCAGGTGCTTACATACCATCTTTCCAAGTTCATAGAGGCGGTTCTGCATTCTTTGATAACATTGTCACTATGCATGGTGATAGTGGAGTTGGATATGGAACGTTCTCCCCAAGAGCAGTTCTTGACTTAGGAGTTGCAAGAGTTGGGACATCGGTTACCAATCCATATGCAATTCTACCAAATGAGCCAAACCCAACAACAAACATTGCAACAATCAATAGAATTGCTGGTGGTCTTCTGTTCAATAACACTATTGGACAATTCCAGGGATACAGTGGAACTGCTTGGGTTGGACTACTATCACCAGAAGTTGTAAGAATTGCATCTGATAGAACAAAGGCAACTAATAATAATACACTTGAAGCGGTTTTCCCTGCCGCAAATGATACTGCAACTTTATTAGCAAATACTCTCTACAAGTTTAGAGCGGTTTATGTAATGACCAAAACTGCATCTGGTTCAGCAGCTGGACTTCAAGTTGGATTTACATTTAGTAATGCACAACAAAGTATTGGATACAAGTATAAATCATTTACTCAAAGTTCTTCTACATCTCAAACTTCAGGTTATGCAACAGTAGTAACTGCAACAACTGTAACTCCAACTGGAACTGCAGCAGAAAACTATGTAATTGAACTTGAAGGATGGTTTGTATCTAATGCAACTACTGGTGGAACATTTAGACCTGATTTTGCACAGTCTGTAGCAGGAAGTGTGGTTGCTCCAACCGTATCTACAAATACTTTCTTTGAACTATACGCAGCTGGATCTGCATCAGCAGCAAATGTTTCTGGATCTTGGGCATAAGACTTGACAATCATCTTTAATACCACTAGACTACCTTTGTCTAGGTTGAAGATGAAATACTAGGACACTTTGAGAACTGTCCCATGGGTCGCACCAGGGGCGGTTTTCTGCTATAATAGTCCTATACGCGATGAGACCTGTGATTCAACTCCGACCTCACCAGCACCGTGCTCTGGATGCCTTGCTGCAGTATCGTAAGGGTCAGGTGATCATTCCGACTGGCGGCGGCAAGACCAATATTGCCATCTTTGATGCTCTGCGTGAGTTTCAGTCTGATGCTCCGAAGACCATTGTAGTGTGCTGCCCGAGAATCATCCTGGCAGAGCAATTGTCCAGCGAGTTCCTTGAGTTTATCACGACTGCTGCTGTTCTTCACGTTCATAGTGGTGAGACGCATCACCAGAGCACGACCAAACCTTCTGAGATTTATAACTGGTCTCGTCGTGCATATAAGCATCAACTGATTTTCACCACCTACAACTCCCTGCAGCGTCTGCAACAGGCAGATATTCACGTTGATACCATTTACTTTGATGAAGCGCACAACTCTGTCCAACGTCATTTCTTCCCTGCCACCGAGCATTTCGCTTCTGCTGCTGACCGCTGCTATTTCTTCACTGCTACTCCTAAGCATTCTGCCACTATTGCAAAACCTGGCATGAATGACGCTGCCGTTTATGGCAATGTCATCTGCAATGTGCCTGCCCCAGAACTGGTTGAGGGTGGTTTCATTGTTCCCCCTAAGGTTGTTGTTCAGCAGTTTGAACTTCTTAGCAAGGGTCAGATTGTTGCTGATGTAGATTGTGAGAATCTGATTCAGACCATCGATGCTCAGGAAGTGGGCAAGGTTCTCATCTGCTCTAAGGCAACCAAGCAGATTGTTTCTCTGGTTTCTCAGACTGACTTCTGTAAGCAACTGGAAGACCGTGGGTTCTCTTGGATGTATATCACTTCCAAGACTGGTGCTGTGATTGATGGTCAGAAGGTCAATCGTGAGGTGTTTTTCGACACTCTGAGTGCCTGGGGCAAGGATGACTCTAAGAAGTTTGTGGTTCTTCATCACAGCATCCTGAGCGAGGGTATCAACGTGTCTGGTCTGGAGGCAGTGCTGTTTATGCGCTCTATGGATTACATCGGCATCTCCCAGACCATCGGACGGGTGATTCGCCTGCACAAGGACGATGCAGAGGGTCTCAGCAGCGGCAGGATCGCCCCTGGTGCCCTTCAGGACTACACCAAGTCCTTTGGGTTGGTCTGCATCCCTGTCTATTCTTCTGTGGGCATCAGCACCGCTAAGAAGGTGCAAGCGGTGGTCGATACCGTGTTCCAGCAGGGTTTGCCTGCCATCAGCGTTGTCAAACGCTGAGTTTTCTGCTAAACTACCTACACATCAGGAGGAATCCCCCCAATGCGCTGCAAAGTCCAACTCTATGTCGCTGGCAAGGTCTTTGATGAGATTGTTGAGGCACGTGACTACCAAGAAGCACGTCAGGTTGCCCTCGCCCGTAATCCTAATGCTAAGGTCATGGGAGTCACTGCGGTATTCGGATGAGTGAATCTTTTCAAAAATCTTTTATCGATCGTCCTGGTATTCTTGACCCAACTCCAGGAGACCCTCAAGGTTATGTGACGAAAGATGGTATGTGGGCTGCTGTTCCGATGGTAAATTCTAAAAAGTTTGTCATCATTCACAATGGGCAACAAATTCATGTGGCAAACAATTACAAGTCCGCAAAAACCTACATTCAAAAGTCCGCAAAAGGCGCATCGGTTTCCAGTTTAGACAAGTTTCTTTAAACCCGTTAAATAGTATAACTACGATACTGATTATGGAAGAGACTCCTGAAATTAAATGGAATAAAGGGTTGGATTTGTTTATTGAGAGCGTCCATAAACCAGATCACGAACTCAGACAAGATGCACACGAACAAAAGTGCTATAATGAATTAATGGCAGTGCGTGAGCAAGTGCTAGAATATTTAAAAAATTTAAGACGATGACTTATTACGCTTGGTTTATCGTATTTGCAGTAGTGGCATACTTCATCGCAACCGATGATAGTGTCGCTGCTGCTTTTTATTACATTACAAAGTTAGCAAAATCTAACTTTGAGAAACAAAAATGGTGGTTATTGAATAATCCACGTAATCCTGTGGTAAAATATCTAATGTGGCGTCGTGCTATGAAACTAGCAAAAGAGTTGCAACAAGAATACAGCAATAAAAATAATCCAGATGCTAATTAGTATGTTTAACGTACCTTTGCTTCATCTAAAGGTACATGATTGGGAAAGTAAAAAGAAAAAATTACTCGATTTGATGGAAACACAATCCAGTAATTTTGAAAATCAAATTCATTTACATACCACTTTTTATAGTTCTATTCGGGATGAAAATTCCGATGAAATGAATAACTTGAATCGCTCTGTTCATGAAATTTTGAACGAAGAGATATATTATTTCATGGAAACTTTTAAGGTTGAAATGTGTAAAATTTCTTCGTCTTGGTTTCAAATCCAAGAAAAATACATGTCACATCCTGTACATAATCATTACTCAGGATTTGCTGCTGTATGTTATTTGGAATATAATCCAGAACTACATACACCAGTTCGATTCATAGCTCCCTTTACAGATTTATTTGATGGTAGCATGGTTGAATATAATCCAGAAAATGTAACTGAGGGCTCCATTCTATTTTTTCCATCAGCATTACTCCACCATACCCTTCCAAATAGATCGGATGTTAGGCGAGTTGCCCTGGCATTCAATCTGATTCAAGCAGAATCTAAATAACCCTATATCTGGAGAAAGATATGTTATCTACACAATATCGTCTTCGGTTAGAAGCAATCTGTGAAAAGATTGTCCTTCACGAAGAAGTGAGTCTTGAAGATATGATTTGGGCAGAGAAACTTGCGAAAGCAAATCGCTCTGCTGGTACAATGCTCCGTCAGGCAAGACGTAAAGCAGAAAATCCTAATATGGACGAAATGGATGATTTTCTAAACTCAATGGATATTGGTGGTTTAGGGCACGAAAGATTTGGTAGAAGAGGTTTTGACAGCCCAGATGAACTGCATGATTGGTTTAAACGTGATGAAGACGAAACCGATTGGAGGACTCGGGATTGACTTACGAAGAGTTTGTTAATAAAAGTCCAGAGCACTATATGGATATGGTGCGCTTGATTGATATTAAACAAAAGTATCGTATGGAATTCACTGAAGCAGAAAAAGAAATCAATGCACATATTATGGAGTTTCAAGAGCAAACGAAACTTAATGAGTTGAGGGATAAGTTTGAAAAGTGTTTTGAGATAGAAGAATGAAACACGCTGTAATACTTTCACTTTGTTTTCTTCCACTGGCGGTTATATATCTTATAATGAAAGTGTCTGTCTGGTTGTCCTCTAGCGTATCAGAAGTCAATTATGTCCGAGAAGATTCCAAACGAGAGCACGGACCCTATGTGGAAAACCCATATGGAGACGTTGATGGTGAGAATGAAGAGGATTGAGATTGCTGAAGTGATTGACGAAGCAATCTGGAAATGGTATTTTGAGCACGGTAAAGAGGTTCCCAACTGGAAGATGCAAAAAGATCCTCAGTGGTGGATTGATTATCTGGCAGAACTTGAAGAAGAGTAAGTATAAACTCGTAGGCATAAATTTTTGTTGCGGAAATGTTATTATCTGAACATAATTTGTCTAGATAGTGTTACAATATGAGAGGTGATACAAATGAGCGAAAACTCCATTATTATGATGTTCTTTGTGCATGGAGGTTATTATGCACAACTTAATTTCTTACAATCAACTGGCTGAATGGAACCATTTTGAAGAAACTGTAGATCGATGCAATGATGAATTGGATTTAGTTAATGATTATTTTAATTGTCTGATTGAATGTGATGATGAAAAACAAGTGTGTAAAAGGATATGTAGAAGTTTGTTAGATCATTCACATTGAGTTATTGGGGGGAGAAATCCCCCCGTTTTAGTCTTGACAACCCGTAGTAAATACCCTATAATACACCCATATACACCCATTATTATGGACTACAAACCTTATAGTATGGAATGGAGTCGGCGGCGGTATCTTGCCGAAGCAATCCAACAATACTTTGATACCGATGCGTCTCTGGATGTTGTCCTGGACGATATTGTGAGTGTGCTTGAGGAGAATGTGGAGCACCACAAGAGTCGTGCTGAACGCTTTCAGGAAGTTCTGGATGGTCTGAAATCTCTTCCTTATTGATATGAAACCCAACTTCCGTAAGGTATTGGAAATGGCATTGGAAGAAGGTGTCCGTTATGGATACAACCGTGCTCATAAACACGTAGAGAATCCACACGAAGATGCTGTGGTTGATTGTGTGGTGGATGGTGCGATGAACTCTCTTTATGAATGGTTTGACTTTGAGGATACTAATGCGGACTCGTAATTCTTTTTTACTTCACGTTTGTTTGCCCGTTATTGGATTTGCTGTAGGTCTATTGGTGTCTTATAATCTTACACCAGAAAAGACCCCACACCATACATCTACGGTCTCTGGTTCTTCTGGTGACCTTAAATGCACTACATCTTGTGTTGTTAAGGAACAATGATTTTTAGTTTTCTTGGTTTCATCTTTGCGGCACTCTCTTTTGTTCAGGTTCCTCAGTGGGACAATGACTGGACTAAATGTTCCGTGTTTGTTCCCGACACTGCCTGTCACTGGTACATCGTGAATCCTGATAATACTTTTGGTAAAGGATTTAGTTGGATTACTGCTCATGAATATGATGTAGAAGCACTTCGTGATATTGCGATTCAACACGAAGTTACAGTAGCACAGGGATATCAAACTACTGTAGAACTTATGAACGCAGACTCTAATATTGAATACGGAGATGATTATAAATGACGGATCGAGCACAAGCATTTATGAATGCAATATGGGAAGCACGAAACTCTGGTGCTGATACTGAAGAAAAATTAGTTGCAGCAATTCTTTCTCTTGCAACACAGTCTGTAAAGGCTTATAATGCCCAAATGGGACTAACAGTTTTGGATGTTAATGACATGCTACAACTCGCAGAGGAACTCACACAATGAACCTAATTCAATTCAAGCATCGCTATGACTTTGGACACGAAGTATATGTCCAGATCCTGAACATCAGACCCAAAAAGTATCAGTGGTCTCTGTTTCAGTTTTCTGTAAGTTGGAATGACTACCCATCTTCACCTTATCTTCAAATTACAATGGGAAGCAATGGTCTTTTAGGTATTCTGTTCTGGGCATATAAGTTTGGATTTGATATTGATGTTCTTTCTAGGACTTGGAACTGGGACTATATGAAAGAAGTGGATGAAAAGGAAACTGAATATCTTGGAATGGATGAGTGCTGATGTTTAGTAAAGCACTTAAAGGAACTGATAAAAAGAAAACCACCTTGAACTGGTGGGAGTATTGGATTGGTCATTGTTGGATGACTGGATGGCAGAGTATGCGAATCACATTTCGCATCTGGGCTGACCTGATGACTTCCAACTATGATAACTATGCTCTCCCCAGAACAGTAGAAGATCCAGAAGAAGAATGTAGAGATTGGTTCTGGTCTTCTCTTGGTGAAGATGAATGTTATCCCAAAGAGTTTCTGGAATATCTTTTACAAATGGTAGAAGACGTTGAGCTTGGTAAAGTAGAAACATATTCTATGGATGAAGTGTTGGAAAGAGTAAAAGAATGGTCAGATGAAGTATTGGACGGTGTGGATTTAGATGAGGAGTTGCCTGACGAGGACACTTCCGAAACTGGCACAGAGGACGTTGAAGACGCCTCCTGATGCTTTATAATATTCATATCTGAAACGCCCCTATGACCCTCAAAGAGAAGAAGGCACTACTCAAACGCCTTGAGCAGACAGGCACAACCTGTATGGATTGTGGGCAAAAGTATGGTGTCTATTCAGTCGGTTGTTCATCTGTCTGGAATGGTAAGTGTGGTGTATGTGGTGAAGAAAAACGGGTGACTGAATCCCGTGACTTTGCTTACTTTATTACTGGTATTCGCAAACTGAAACTGGAGATTCAAAATGAGAAGAGTAACAGTCAGACCCAAAAGCAAGAAGGCTAAGAACCGCCTTGCGAATATGATGGACAACAACCCTATCTGTATTGTGGAGCAGGATAAGGGTGATGGTATGCTGTTTCTCGCATCAGAGAACCAGAAATACTTCTTCTGGGTGAATATCAACGACTTCTGGGAATGTGATTGGGAGGTGCTCTAATGAACTACCTATGCTTTGTTGATGGTCTTTTAGAATACGCCAGCACTTCTGAAAGCAGTTTTGCTCACTATCAGTTGGTGTATGCCGAAGAACACAAAAATGCTGATGTTCAGTATCTTACTCTGACTGATGAAGAGTATGATGAAATGTTCCCTTATGAAGAGGAAGAAGAATGAGGTTTCGTAACATAGAGTTCCGTTGGTGCGAAGTCAACAACAAGTATGAACTCGTTAGGTGGCATAAATGTGAAGGCAAAGAGTATTGTTATGTGATTGCCTTCTTCAATAAAGGTAAAGAGTATTATGATATGTGGACTATTGGTGATCGGTTCTTTGAGGATAAAGATGCCTGGGTCGTGGGTAAGTATGGTCTGGAGTTTCTAAATGCTATCTTTCAGATTGAGCAAGATGAAGAGGAACTGAAATGACTGAACATCCTACATCAGAATGGGAATGGGAAGATACTGCCGAAGTCGCATTTCAGAAATGGTTTCACGACCTTTATGGTGGTTTTTCACTTCGTAGTGAATATTTTTTCGGTGATTGCGAAGTAGAAGATGTGAATACTCGTAAGGATTTGATGACCAAGTGGTTGCATTCCGCATATATGACGGGTTATAATACTGGGAGATGCTCCAAGACCAATGACTAGAAAACTCTGGGACATTATACGGGATGACTTGGGGTATAGTATTGACTGCACCGATGAGATTGTGGATGCCGTAGAAGGTTGGTTGCCGAAAGAACACGATACTAACTCTTATAAATGGAACGAGTGTCTGAAACTTATGCGGGAGAAACTACGATGAACGATGATATGCCGTGGGTCAATCTCACACTGACTGATGAAGAGTATGCTAACCTATTTCCTGTGGAGGAGGATGCCTTATGATTGAAGATTTCAAAGTAAAATTGATTGGTAATTATTCTAACCAACAGCAAGCATTTAACAGTCCATCACTTTGGGCACATATTCATATTAAATTTGAAGAACTTCCTGACGGAATGTTATACTCAAAGAGTTGGTATGATATTGATGGGGAAGAAAAACCTTATCGGGCAACAACATTGGAATTATCCGTGTCTGGTGAGAATGTTATTATGACACCTTATAATAATCTTACAAATACCAAATCTTGTGAGATTGTTTTTGAGTATGTAAATAACTCTTGGATTGGTATAAATGATAATTGTATCATACCCAAGAGAAATGCTTATGTCTCCACATTTTTGAAGTTTGATGGTATTAATTACTATTCCAGAGATGCTGGATATGATATAGATTCAAATGAATTTCTCTGGGGTAAAACAAAACAAGATGGTGAATTTCACTTTATAAAACTATGATTTACGAAATAAAAAAAGAAGCAATTGATGAGTATCGTATAGATACGATTGAGGAACGACTTACTCGTATTGAAGATAAAGTTGATTTACTCATTACTCAACTCAAAATAGAGTTTTATAAGAAAAATGACTGAAATTGAAAAAGTAAAAGCAGAAATCAAAGTGCTTCAAAAGAAACTTGAACTCCTCAAAGAGATTGAGAACCATAAATCTCAACCAAGAATGAACTTTGAACTTGGTGGAAAGTTTGAGATTGTCTCTTATAATGGTGAGAATTATTATCGTTATGAATTTAATGATAAGAGTCATACTTGGTATAAGAGAAAGCATACTGTTGATGGTATGCTGATGGTTAATATTAGTGATGGTGAAACTCATCGTCTTCTTGAAGGTGTATGGTTCAACGATGTAAAGAAGGGGAAGTATGATGATGTAGTTGATGAACCTTATAGGAATGTGAGAGCATATTGGGATGAGAAAGATAATCCAAAACCGATGGATGAGGTTGTGAATAGGTTAATTAAAAAATACCAAGCACAAAAGCTTTTTAATAGATTGGTGGATGAACTTGGTTATGATTTTGATGCCTGTAATGATATTGTAGATTTGGTGGAGAGTTGGTTGCCGAAAGAACAATCAGCAGCAGGAAGTCAAAATGTAGATACTGAATTGCTTGTTGATGGATTTAATGATTGTTTGCGTAAAATCAAGGGGATGCTACGATGACTGAACGCAACTTTGCCAAAGAACTTTGCCATCACCGCTATATTGATATGGAGGATGGGAATGATACTGAAACTATTTGCTATCCTTCTTTGATTTGTATTATCACCGAGTTGTGTGATAGAATAGAGCAACTGGAGAAGGACAACGAACTTCTGAAATCTTATGCTTGGGAACAATGAACAATGATATGCCTTGGGTCAATCTCACCCAAGAAGAAGTAGAAGAACTCCGCAACAAAAAACACGAACTCACTGAATACGGCAAAGAGAAACTGAGGAAACTTATGAACAAGGACTTAATCTTCTATACAAACGGTAAAGAAACATCCCGTATGCCTTCTCCAACCCTTGAAACTCTTACTCTTGGAACCAAAGCACCTGAAATTAAACTTGAAATAGAAAAAACAATGGATTGCGAACCATACCCCGATGAAATGTTTGAAGAAGCAGAGCGTCGTGAAAAACTGAATGCTGGTTTCAAACAAGATGCTGATGGTAATTGGTATCGTCCTGAACTCAAAGAACTCACCAGAAATGAGAGAATTGAACTTGCCGAAAAAGAGATTGCTTATATTGTAATGGGTGGGCAAGATGGACGAGAGTATGCTAACTCGATTGCTTTTATTCTTCAAGTGTTGGATAGTTTGAGAGAATGAACCTTACATACAATATCAAACAATTCTGGTTGAGAAGATTGATGTGGAGGTGGGCATATCAAACTTGGACGGACCTTGTGAGTTATGATGGAACTGACCTTGAATGGGACTTTGAAGATTATCACAATATGTTTTGGGACTATCTGAACTATGGATACATTAGAGACTTATGACTAAACTAGTAAGGTGGGAAGAAAACCCAGACGAAATTGTACTGGAAGAGGTGGAAATGTTTCACCTGGAAAGTATGAACGAACGGAGTCTATGGGTGGGCATTTACACACAAGACAAGAAGATTTACCACTTGAATATTCACGCAGATGGTGATAAACTACGTTATTATTGGAGCGACGAAACGCCGTGAGATTTGAAAACCCAACAAAATGGGAAATCTTCCTTGATGGATTTCGTAATGTCCTGTATATTCTTGACTGTTATGATGACGGTGATGAATGGGGATATGGTGAGTTCTGGGAGAGTTTGAGTATTGGTTGGTTTCAGGAATACATCTATCCTTATGATGACCCTTACAATATAACCATCAGTCCAGAACGTAGGTTGAGATTGGGACAAGAACCAGAAAGGATTATTGTATCCGCAGAAGCATATGATGAACTTGTGCGACGAATCAATGAACCACAAGATCCTGCTGTGGTGGAAAGAATTAAAGAACTTATGAATCGTAAAGCACCATGGGATGATGAACAATGACTGAAATTGAAAAGCAATTAGAAAAAATCGCAGAAGAACTTGGTGGAAAGTTGGAACACTATATTTGTTCCGACCTTCATACCGAACACAAAAAGTATGTAATTACCTATGCTCAACAAAAACGACAAAGTACTTGAGGTTCGTTTGTATTCTCCGCACAAGTGTGACTTTATGTGTGAGCGTGAGGATGGAACACGTTATCTCTTTAGGAGACTTGATGGGGATTCTTATTGGGAACTTATTAAAACCGATGCTGGTTGGGTGTATGGGGAACAGATATGTCTTTAACTGAAAAAGATAGGATATTCTATAATGTCTGGTGCTGTGCATATCGTCGTCGATATGCTGCAAAACTCAAACAAGATTGGGAATTGTATGACCGCGAACATCAAACTTTGCTGATGTGCCTTAGAATAGCAAAGTGGAATAAATTTGACTCAGAATAACCAAATCTTTATGCTATGGCTGAACTGACTTTAATAGGACTTCTAAACTTTGTTGCCGCTGACTTTTGTACTTATCGTATGAAAGGCATAGATTCACTACGTTCCGTTTTACTTTCATATTCCAAAGCAAATGATAAGTTTGGTGGGTCAAATGTGCGAAGAGTTATTAATCAATCTTCTATGATTGAAGTTACCGCTTTATCTATTGTTGCTACTAAATGCCCTAATTTATTGTAAAATGAAAGTCACCGAACACAACCTAACCGATTGGAACTTAAACGAAGAAGAACTCAACGCTCTCATTGTTCTCTCCAAAGAAAAGATGAAGTCTTGTGAAGACAAGATGTGTGAATTGTTTTATGGAATGCTTGCTGGTAAATTGATTATTATGAAAAATGACCGAACTTAAAGTATTCAAACAAACATCGGATGAACCTTACATTCGTCACGATTATAAGTTAGTGTTTGAAGATGGTAAAGAGTCTGTGTTTGATAACTATGAAGACGTTCAAGTCTTCTGGTTTCAACGTGGTGGAAACTTTTTAAGTCACATTGAAGTATTAGATAAAAAGAAAAGCAAGGGGTTCAAATGATTTCTATTTTTGATTTGATGCACGATGAGCGTCGTTATGGTTGGGTGGTTGATAATCGCTATCAATGGATCAACATGCTTACTAAGATGCAAAAGAATAAACCACAAAGGTTTAAGGAATTTCAATATTCACAAGCAACCATTTATCATCACATAGATAGATTGAATCAGGAGCAAAACACCTACGACTAATGAGCGAAGTAACTTTTAAGAAACACAGAGTATTCCGTGAGACTGAAGCAGTTGTCTTCTACGATATCTCTGTAGATGGTTCTAACGCACAAGACCTTGTGTGTCACACTGGGCCTGCAATCTCTCCACCCGATGATATTGTGGGAGCAAAACAATTTTATATTCACTATCATCAGATAGATCACAATCGTGTTCTGTCTGGTCTTCGCACATTTGAACTGGTGAATCCTGAGTGGAGATATCCATACCATATCGTTCATCTCAATCGTTCTTCTGGTGCTCTTGTGATTCCTAAGATGACCTTCCATCGTTCATATTCAGGTGCTGATGGGTCTATCGTCATCAACCAAGCAATCCGTGATGACGAGTTTCACCCTGAGACCGAATTTGTTCCTGTATCAGCAGCAAAGAACCCCGACCTTTATCACATTCTTGCCCACGAAAAACCAGTCATTCATACACTTGGTGAATGACTCTTGACTTCTAGTGAAGTCTGCCTTATACTGATTATGTTGAGCAACCTACCTGATGGATTACGCTGAAGAATTTCCTTTTGATCAATTTCCTTGGAAGTTGGTGTATAAAGACGGGAATGAAACTCGCAAGTGCTATTTTGAGTCTGAGAGTCATCGACAAAAGCACATTGATCGCTACAAACTGAAAAAGAAAGACATTAAATTAAGTTACAAATTTGAAGAGTGATTATGACTAAAAGAGTTCTTATTACTGGTGGTGCAGGGTTCATTGCCCATCATATGATTGGGCAAATTCTTAGAGAAACTAATTGGGAAGTTGTCACCCTTGATAGACTGGATTATAGTGGAAACTTAAATCGTCTTCATGACTTGATGCTTTCTTTTGACGCTGAAACTCGCACACGTGTGAAAGTTGTTCATCATGATTTGAAGGCAGAACTTAATCCTCTTGTTCGTAGTGAAATTGGCTCTGTTGATTACATTCTCCATCTTGCTGCTGGGTCTCATGTCGATCGTAGTATCGAGTATCCTATGGAGTTTGTCCTTGATAATGTAGTTGGAACTTGTAACATTCTAGAGTTTGCGCGAGCACAAAAGGGTAACCTTGAAAGGTTTGTGTATTTCAGCACAGATGAAGTATTTGGTCCTGCTCCAGATGGAATCAAATATAAAGAGAATGACCGATACAATTCAACCAATCCTTATAGTGCATCAAAAGCAGGTGGCGAAGAACTTGCCGTAGCATATGAGAACACCTATGGTCTTCCCATTTACATTACTCACACAATGAATGTGTTTGGTGAGCGTCAGCACCCAGAGAAATACATTCCAATGTGCATTAAGAAGATTAGGGATGGAGAAACAGTAACAATTCATAGTGACAAAACCTGCACAATTCCTGGGTCTCGTCACTACATACATGCAGAAGATGTCTCCTCTGCAATTCTATTTCTTTTAAATTATGAGGGTAAGTTCGAACCTACTTGGGGTGGTGCTAAATGCCCTAAGTTTAACATTGTTGGAGCGGAAGAACTCAACAACCTGGAGTTGGCACAAATCATTGCCGAAGCCCAAGGAAAAGAATTAAACTACGAATTAATTGACTTCCATTCTTCACGCCCTGGGCATGACTTGCGTTATGCTTTGGATGGTGATAAAATGAAAAATCTTGGATGGGTTCCTGCAAAATCTGTAAAAGAAAGAATTGCAGAGGTAACTCAATGGACTCTTAAAAACCAACGTTGGATTACACTATGACAACACGCACTTTCACTGACAAAAATGGAAACGAATGGAGTTGGGAAGAAACTCCAGAAGTGATTCAAGCACTTAAAGAAGTTCATAAGGACTATGATGGTCCTCTTTATGCCCCCCATCCTGAGTTGAAGAATGGAAAAGAAACTAATTGATGATGCCTTCTACATTGAACAAAAACGATATGGACTCTGGGATTCTACCGACAAAGATGGTAAAGGATTGGTCACATCTCTTACTGAAGACCAATGTATATCAGCGACCCGTTTTATTCTTAAAGGACGGCAGGAAGGTTTCTCTACGTCCAGAACTTATGAAGGCGAAGTAGGTGGAAAACTCTGATTATCCTTATCACGTATTAGATCCTACAACTCCTTGGTATGATTGGCTCTGTTATTGTGAAATCTGCCATCAACTAAAAGTTCCTGGTCAGCCACATTGGCAAAGATATAAAGCATTTAGTAATTATTTAAAATCTATAGGTGTATCATGATAATTAGAAAATTTATTGATTGGTTTTTTTCTCCTTCCGTAAAACAAGAATTTTTTGAGGATTTTGACCTTTATGATAGGTTAGTTGAGTTGGAAGAGAAATATAATGCTCTGATTCTCGATGTAAAACGTCTTGAGGAAGAAAATGTAGAAACAACTAACGAACTTTATCGTATGGAAAACTCCTTGGATGCCCGTATAGATATTATTGCCGAACGTTGTGGGATTAATTACGATGTATGATTTAGATTGTTTTGAAAAAGCACTCGCACACTTTGGAACCCGAGTAGATATTATTGTTGCCCTTGAAATTGGTGATAAAATTGGAAGTGAAGAAGCATATAAAATGATTAAGGAAGAACTTAAGCAACTTAAAAAAATTCGTAAAAAGCATAAGGAAACTGACTGTGATGAGTGCTGATAGCCTTAAGATAACACAAAATGAAGATGGGTCATTCTCAATGGATTGGGACAAAGAAGACCCAAATTGGAAGTGGTTGAATGGCTTGACTTCTGCTGAAATTCAGGTTATTATGGAGCAAGCGATCCAAGATTTCCTCAATGACTTCCAATCTTGATTACAAAAAGTATTCTCTTGAAAAACTTCAAGAGTGGGTGCATGATGCTTTAAGTTCTGGAGAAGCATCACCTCACGAAATTTATTCTGCGATTCGTGAAGCAGTTCGTGAAGATTATTACTATTACAAAGATCATGCTAGTCGTGCTTATGGTCTTCTAGAACTGTTGAGTGGTCATCGTCCAGTGAAGGATGAAAGTGTGGATGATGGTATGCGTCCTTGGGGTCATAGTGACCTAGAGTATGCCATTGTAAATAATAAAGAACCTCTGAGTTGTGATAAAGATGACCCATCACCAGAGTGTCAAAAATCTTGGAATGATTTCTGGGAAGAGAACTATTATCCAGAAGAACATAAAAAATCAAATACAAGTCTTCAAAAAGAAATAGAGGAAATTCGTAAAGAAGGTGGATATGAATGGACTCCAGGTGCAAAAGAAGATAAAGTAAAAAAGTGGGTTCTTCCAGTTGAAGAAGTCAGAGATGAAGATACTGATGAATATATATACTGCGTATCATTTCCTGATGATTTGCTAGAAGCAGCAAATCTGAAAGAAGGTGATCAAGTAGAATGGGTGGATCAAGGTGATGGTTCTTATCTTATTAAAAAAGTACCAATGACTTATGATGAAATGGTTGCTTCTGGATGGACTATGACTGCTGATGGTTTCTGGATTAAGGAGTAATGGCAGAACTTTGGTTATGGCAACTAAAAGCAATTGCTCCGATTATAGGGGGATTGTGTTTTTCTAATTTTATGGAAAAACAAGGTGACTTATGTAACTTTAGACAACCACCCAATTATGTGTTAAAATACGATAAACAAGATCCAAAAGATGGTTGTTATAAAGACGGCATCTATTATCCCCGTTGTAAAGATTTAGAGAATCCAGATATTCTTTATTATCATAATTTATTTAAAAGTGAGGTTAAGTAATGGCATTATCACAATCAGTTGAAGAATCCCTAAAGGAAGCAGAAGGAGCACTGCGTAATGCTCTAGCATACGCTGCACGTCAAGAACGTCCTATGGTTTGTACTGTAATTGCAGATATGATTTCTCGCATTGAGTCACTGCAAACAACTGATAGTCTCCTAGATAAACTAGAAAACCGCAAACCAGGAGACTCTGGTTTTTTTGGAACTATTTTTGGGAAAGATGACTGAAGAAAAGAAAAATTGGATGCAAGAATGGTGGGATTCAGACGCCTACAAAAAACTTCAGAAAGAAACTGAAGAAGCAAAGCAACGTGCAGTAGGAAAGTATTTTATGCTTTCTGAGTCTGACAAGATTGATATGCTCCAAGCTATCTGCTATATTATGTGTAAAGCAGAAAGTGAAGGAACTAGTCATCGTGGTCTCCAAGATTCTCTGGGTGTTTATCCTGCTGGTTTCTGGGTGTCTGAACTTATGGACGTTCATAATGCTCTGTGGTCTTATTATCACGACCAAAAAAGAGAAAAAGAACTCAAGTCTGACCTTGACGCTCTTGACGATTTCATTAAGTAATGTAACCCGATCCCGAAGAAAACATTAAGTTTCTAGATAGTAATGTATTGAAATGCTAATATTGAGTAACATCGCAAGAAACTTATGACTCTCGCAAAAACTGGAACCGAAGTTCTTACAAAAGAAGAATGGGACGAACTTGTTGCACTAAAAGATGCAATTACCTATGCTCCGCAAACAGTTTCTGCAGAAAAGATGGAAAAATTCACCGAACTTATGGTTCGTTCGCTTGAAGGAAAATGTGACCCTCCTGCTCCTAAGAATTGGAGAGGTTCTACTTTAAGTGAATGATAAAATAAATATATCATCACGCTACAAAACTATGGATAACATCGACCAACACATTCAAAAGGATGTGGATCTTTTGAATGACCCAACAATTTCTCCGCAGTCCAGAAGACACACAGAAGAAGAATTAGAAGCACTTAAAGTTTATAAAGAACATCATCCAGAAGACTCACACGATCCTACAGCATTGGAACTCTATTGCGAACTACATCCTGATGCATTGGAATGTAGAGTTTATGATGATTGAATATTAGAGGGTTGACAACCCTCTTTTTTTATGTTATACTAAATATCACTGACCGCAATTTGTCGTAAAACTACGAATCCCTTCCTTTATGGAGTCTTTAAATGAAGAACTATGTTCCTTTAGTGCAGCTTGCACATAAATTCAAATCGAAAGCAAAAAAGTTTCGTCCTGGTAGTATTAACGAGTTTCTAGTGTATAAAGAGCTAGAAGTCTATAAGTTAATAGTTCCCGAAAGCTATCAAAGAGACCTTTCTTGTGGTGATATTAATACATATGGTCAATTCAACAAGTGGTATTTTGTTCCACTAATTGTTGCCGTTCGTCCTGATGGTAGAATCGTCGTGATTGACGGGCAGCACAAAGCAGTTATGGCACTGTGGAGTGGTTGTATTGATAAAGTTCCTTGTATGGTGCTTGAACACACCAAAAATAGAAGTGATGAAGACTGCGAAAAGATTGAAGCAGAAATCTTTCACGCTCAAAATGCAAAACGTAAAAATCCCACTCACATTGACAAAATGAGAGCAGGGTATGTGTTTGGTCTGCCAGAGGCAATTGTATATAATGACAATCTCAGTGCCTGTGGCGTTTATGTTGATAGTCTTGGTGATGTTGAAGGACATCAATTAAATGGTGAATATCAGTGGAGACAAGCAGTAAAGAATTACGAACTTGTAACCGTTATGAGAGCAGTTTCTTATGCAAAAGACTACTTTGATAAAGTTTCAGGCAAACGTGAAGTTCGTGGTGATATCGTGTATGGACTATCTTGCTTGATTAGATTTCTTGATAATGCAAGTGAAGTCATCAACGGAAGGAGAGAAAAAGTTCTGAATTTTGTTTGCTTTGAAATGTCTAAGTCCAAACCAAAAGTTTGGTATGAAGGAATCTCTGGACCAAATACTGATGTTTTGATTGCCAGAAGAATCATTAAGAGTTATAATGCTCTTTCTACAACTGCAAACAGTCAGTGTATCTCTGAAGACATTCTTGAAAAATACGGATTGAAAGACCCTATTAAATGAACAAAACTTTCTTGAAGTGGGCAGGAAACAAAACACGGGTCCTGCCCCATCTTATTCCCCATATTGGATATCCAAAGCGTTATTGCGAACCCTTTGGTGGTAGTCTTGCTGTTGCCCTTAACACACCAGCAGAGCAATACATTTTGAATGATGTGAATAAAGATTTGGTGGCAATCTACCAGAATTTGGTTCATCCTGGGGATGATAACTTCATCAAATATTGCGAAGAGTTATTCATTCCAGAAAATAATACTAAGGAAGCATATCTAGAGTTGCGGAAGCACTTTAACCAGGCAACAAACACTATAGAGAGGGCACGACTGTTCATTTACCTGAACCGTCACTGCTTCAATGGACTGTCGAGATATAATAAGAAAGGTGAATTTAATGTTCCCTTTGGTAAGTATGATAAACCATCTTGCCCATCGGAAGAGATGATGAACTTTAGAATGTTCTTCCTCACTAAAAAACTTACACGATTCACTTCATTATCTTTTGAAGATCCGTCACTTTATGAGGACTTAGAAGCAGGTGATACTGTATATTTTGACCCACCATACATTCCAGCTTCGGAAACTGCATCCTTTACAGATTATGCCACGGATGGATTTACTGATGCACAGCAAGTTGAGTTGAGAGATTTGGCAGAACAACTTGCAAACAAAGGAATTACCGTCATTATTTCTAATCACGATGTTCCTGTTGCAAGAGAACTTTATAATAATGCTAAAATCTATCCAATTCAGGTGACTAGGACCATTTCTGCCAAGGGTTCTAGTAGGAAGAAAGCAAATGAACTAATTGCTGTTTGGAATAATAAATAGTCAAAAAGTAGGACGATGGGAAGATTTTCTGATCTTGTTTCTTCTGAATCTCAAAAACAACCAGAGAGTGTAGTTCAACCAGAACCAGAAGTTGTATGTGCTCCTGTTGAAGAAAAGACAGAAGATGTTCCACATGTTGATGTTTATGAAGAAATTCAGAAACAATCATCAATTGTAGAAGAAGATTTACCTGCAACTCCTGAAGAAGCAATTGAAAAGAATCTTCTCTTCAGTAAAAAGACATATTTAAAACAATTTGAACCAGATCCAGAACCACCTAAGGAGCTTAATCCTGGTCAAACATTGTTCCGCCACAAACTTTTAAAACAACCAAAAAAGACCAAGAAATTTACTTCTAGTCCATCTATTAGAGCAACAAAAGATCCTGAACAACCTTTTGTTCCAGTCGAATACACTAAGCCAAAAACCTTGAGAAGTTCCAAGGTTGATGTGCCAGTTGAGGAAGTGGTACAAGAAGATATCCAAGAGACAGAAAAAGACGTATAATACTAATAGTTTAATCAATTTGATGTTTCCGTCTATTCTTGTTGAAGTTGTTGAGTTTCTCAACAGCATTGTCATCTCTGTCAGTGAAAAGCATGGCGATGGTCGTGTGAATAGCATTGATGATGAAGATACTATCATTGACCTGTTGGTTGATAAGTATGGTAGTGAGAATGTAGAGAAACCTGTAGAGCGTAACTGGTGGGATGTCAAGGTGTTTGGTTATCCTCTCAACATCAAATCTTCCAAGTATGGTAGTGCTGCAGATAATTTTACTTCGAAAGCAGCGATTCTGTATGCTCTGACTGACTTGCCCGAAGATAAAGTTAATGTTCAGCGTTGGAAGAAGTTTCAAGAACTTTTAAAGAATCATAGCAGCAAAGATAATAATCGTGATTATTATATCATCTCATTGAATAAAGTTACTAACGAGGTTCATCTTACTTCTCTTAAAACTCTCAACAAACTCACTTCTAACGGTAACAATCTTCCTTTCCAGATTGAATGGCGGGTTAATACTACTCCTGTTCAGCGTACTCATGCTGAAGCGTATGATTTTCTGGTAGGATGTTACAAAGAATCTGTTCTCAAAAAAATTACTGCCCATGAAGGTTATGATGCCCTTTGACTTACAACTAGGTGACTGTCTGGAACTCATGAAAGAGATTCCAGACAATTCTATTGATTTCATCTGCTGCGACCCACCTTATGGGACTACTTCCATCAAGTGGGATGAAGTTTTAGATTTTAACCAAATGTGGCAGCAATATGGGCGTATCATCAAACCTAAAGGTGTGATATGTCTATTTGGTTCTCAACCCTTTTCAGCACAACTTATCTGCTCAAAACTAGAATGGTTCAGGTACGAATTAGTATGGAACAAGAACAAATGTGGATCGCCTGGACTTGCCAAGTACAGACCAATGAAGACTCACGAGAACGTTCTAATTTTTTACAGGGAAACAGGTGGTACGTACAACCCACAGATGGAAAAAGGAGAACCGTACTCAAGAACAAGTAAGAATCCAGAGGGATACGTTGGTCGCAAGAATGACCATGGTTATGGTATGAAACCACGTAAATCCTTCAGTAATGAAGGTGTAAGATATCCCAAGTCTGTTCTTAATATCTCCAGAGACTTTAGTGCTCAACAACAGGTGCATCCCACACAGAAACCTGTTCCACTAATGGAATGGTTAATCAAAACGTATTCTAATGAAGGTGAGATTGTTCTTGATAACTGTATGGGTTCTGGTTCTACTGGTGTTGCTGCAGTTAAATTAAATCGAAAGTTTATTGGGATGGAATTTGAACAAGAATATTATGAGATTGCTAAGCAACGCATAGAGGATGCTATGCCAGTTGAGGAAGTGGCACAGGAACCCCAGAATCCGCTGCTAGAGGCATTATACTAACAAGGTAATCAACAAACGCCCCAATGGCAACTCGCGGAAGAATCGGAATCGAACTTTCTGATGGCAGCATTCTGAGCAGCTATCATCATTGGGACTCGTATCCCGAATGGTTGGGTCGCATCCTGAAGACGCATTACAATAGCAAAGAACTCGCTGCCGAACTGATTGACGGTGGTGATATGTCTTCCTGCTGGACTAAGAATGACTATGAGAACGCATATCACCCCGAATACTACTCTCAGCGTGGTGAGAATTGCCCTCCTCGCCTTGATGCTGACCTGTGCGAGTATCTTCTTCCTGATAACAGTGAAGAGTATGCTTATGTCTTCCGTGGTGGCGAATGGGTCTGCTACAATATGCACCAGTTTGATGACAGCAAACTGCCTGAAGTTGTAGAGATTCCTTCTGCAGCACTGGCGGTTTGATCCGCTTTCTGTTATAATACCCAAGTAGTTGAGGATCATTATGGACCTGTCTGAACTGATTGACGAACTGCGGGAAATCGCAATGTATGAGTCTGACCCTCAAGATTGGATGGGATACCTGGGTGATGACGAACCCTGGGTGCCAGATTCAGAACTGGCATACTGACCTCCCAGACCCCTCTGGGATGCCCTATAATACGTTCATACGCAACCAAGCAATGACCACCACCTTCGCTGACTACGCCGCCGCTGCTGAGGCACGGAAAGACATCGCTGCTGCTGTTCTGGGGCACACCTATGCCCTCTGTGAGGCACTGCGTCAGAACTACATTGATTATTCCATCCGTATGCATGAGCGTTGTGATGATAACCTGGAATATCATCAGGCACAGATTGCTAAACTGAAGGAAGGTACTTGTGATTATGACTTCTACCCCGAAACGGGTCGTAAGTATCACAAAATCATTATGAACGCTGCTGGTTCTCGTTCAGTTCATGCTTTTATAGATAAAAAGACTGGTGAAGTCTATAAGTCTGCCAGTTTCAAAGCACCTGCCAAAGGTGTTCGCTTCGACCTTCGCATCATTGAGCAACGTGAGTGGTTGCTGCAACACGCCGACTGGGCAGGTGGTTATCTCTATCTTCGCTGAGCAATGAAACAACTATTCCTACTACTCTCCCTTACTTTTCTCTCCATTCCAGTTCAGGCACAGCAAGTGACTGAATTTCAGGAATGCACCAGAACTCGTGAGGTTTATGTCCCAGGATATTATGATGGGTATGGCAACTATCAACAGGGATACGTGAATACCGAACGTTATAATGTTCCATGTAATGGTGGATATGGTAGGTATAATCGGTATAATTCCGATTATCGTCCTAATAGAGGTGTTTATTGTGATCCAACAAAAACTGCTTTAGGTGGTATTCTAGGTGGTGGTATTGCTGCTAGCATGAGTCGTGGAGATGGTTATAAATGGTCTGTTCCACTTGGAGTGTTTCTTGGAGGTGCCGCTTTCGGATGTAACTGATGACTGCTAAAGACAAACTCATCTTCATTTCTTCGTTCATTTGGTTTTTGCATTGGGGGCAATGTCTTACATCACGTATTCTGGATACGGTTATTCTAAACTCCTCTGTGAGGACGTTACCACTTGGTTTCTGAATAAGTTTCTTCCCCGTCATAAGATTGAGGTGGAGATTCTTCACCGTGGTCTGCGTCGTGAGCAGGTTTATGGATATTGTGACTATGTGGGTGAATCACGTCGCCCACGTGAGTTTCTGATTGAACTTAACACCCACATGTCCGAGGAGTTGTATATAAAAACTCTTTTGCATGAGCTGGTCCATCTGCGACAGTGGGTAGTCGGTTCGCTGCGGTTCCGATACGGAAAATTGTGTTATTCTAAAGAACCTGTCGAAAAGTACGACTATTGGCATCAACCACACGAAATAGAGGCACGGGAGCAAGAAGAAACCCTATATCTGGAGTACCTGTTTGAGAAGAACGGATGGACAGATCATCAAGTGGCACAGTTCTTCCCGAATCGCCTGATGAGTGCCCTATAATTACAAGGTAATCAAGGGAACCGCAATGGTCACCGACACCACCCAGGACGCCCAACTGCGCCGCACCATTCAGAAAAAGATTGAGAATGAAATGCCTCTTCAACTTCTGAAGCGGATTGTTTATGAGGTTCGTTGTGAAGAAATGGGCATCCGCCCTGATGGTTGGAAACTCTACCCCGAAGAATGATGGACAAACCAATTCTTATTAAACAATTTGCAAACCGTTGGTATTTGCACTGGGCAGATAATGGTCGAACCATTGCATCATTCCCATCAGAATTTGAGGCTTACGCTGCACGACGTTCTATGATAGAATACAATAAGAAAGGAGAAATTTAATGACCTATTGGACTACTAAACTGAATACTGCTACAAATCGTCGCCTGGAAAAACTTGAAAGTGAGGGTGTAAAGATTGATACTGCAACTCATCAAGGACGCCAAGTGATTGGTTATAATTATCTGGAAGTTGTAGGAGAAGATGATGAGACTGAGTGAAGAACGACTTGAGCAAGTGATTGGGTGGGCAATTGTTGTTGGCATCGCAGGTAATCTTCTTCTATGCCTGAATCTCTATCGTCAAATGGGAAACCTTGAGTATAAGGTGAATCAGTTGGATAGCAATTTGTATTCTGCAATTCAATCACTGAGTGTTGAAGTGTATTCATTGAAAAATTCTAAACCAAACAACCGTAATGGAGAGTTTGAATGAAAAAACTACTTCTACTTGTAACTCTGTTGCTGACTTCTCCTGCATTTGCACAGACGGCACCAACTGTCGCTAAACCGAAAGTTTATCGTCCATTTGTGTATGAAACTCCTTGTGCTCTGGATGTAGGTCTTCAGGCTCAGTTTGATACCTGTAAAGTAGTTGAAACCCGTGAAACTGGCGGAGCACTGCGAACCCGCAATATTTACTCTAATCGATTTGGTCTGACCATTAAGTCTTGGTTTGATAAGGAGAAGGGGTTTATGACTTGGGACAGTCATAACAAGTTTGCCTATAAATGGGAATATAAAGTTAGTGGCACTGGTGACCAGGGTGCTTGGTCACTGGTGATGCCTGGTTTCTTACTTCAAAACGTATCTTGGGACTGATAACAATGACTGAAGCAACTGTACAACTGAATGTTCATGAAATTGGTGTGATTCTATCTGCACTTCAAAATCTTGAGAATGCTGATGAAAATAGAATTGCAAGAGAATATGGAAGTGCTCCAGCACTGTATAACAAACTTTATTCCTACTGGGAACAGATGGATAGGTCTGAGACTGGGCTTAGGAATGATGTAGTTCCCTCTTTTTGATGCTATAATTACTAAAGATTAAAAAATATACATGAGTAAAGAAATAAAAAAGATTGTGGTTGTCGGTGGTGGTTCGGCAGGATGGATGTCTGCTGCCACCATTGCAACTCAAATTCCTGAAATTGATCTAACTGTCATCGAAAGTCCAGACTTTGCTATTCTTGGTGTGGGTGAAAGCACCTTGGGTGGTATTAAGCACTGGACTTCTTTGCTTGGATTGAATGATAGAGATTTCTTGCATAAAACTGATGGAATATACAAATTAAGCATTAAATTTACTGATTTTGAAGGAAAGGGGACTGGTTCCTTTCACTATCCATTTGGGATGTCTACGGTTCCTCATGAACAACTGAGTAGAAATGATTGGTACTTAGTTAAACAACTAAGACCTGATGTTCTGGATAAGAACTCATATGCCCGTTGTTTTTATCCAATCACTGCTGTTGCTGAACAAAGAAAAATATCAACAGATGGTACTGGAAAGACTCCAGGATTTAATTTTAACTTTGATGCTGCTTATCATTTTGATGCAACAGCATTTGGACAATACTTGAAGACTGCAGTTTGTCTCCCTAGAGGAGTCAAGTTGATTCATTCAACTGTAGATGGTGTAGTTACAAATGAGAACGGAGTTGATTATCTTAAACTCAAAGATGGATCAACAATTACCGCAGACTTGTTCATTGATTGTACAGGATTTAAGAGTATGCTCTTGGGTGGCGCTCTTGAAGAGAAGTTCAATTCGATTTCTCACATCATTCCAAACAATAAAGCATGGGCGACACATATTCCATATAAAGATAAAAAGAAACAATTAGAGCCATTTACAAACTGCACTGCTCTGACAAATGGTTGGGTATGGAATATTCCTTTGTGGTCTCGCATTGGTGGTGGATATGTCTATAGTGATAAGTACATTTCTTCAGAAGATGCTCTGAAAGAATTCAAGAATCACATTAAGCACACTCATCGTGTTGATCCTGAAGAATTGGAATATAGACCAATTGATATGAAGTTGGGTTTGCATAATCAGATTTGGAAAAAGAATGTGATTGGTATTGGTCTTGCTGCTGGATTTATTGAACCACTGGAAAGCACAGGATTGCTAACAACATATGAATTCCTTCTTCCTCTTGCCCATACTCTCCGCAGAAATAGGATTGTTAATCAGTGGGATAGAGATGCTTATAATTTTTCAATGAGTCAGACCTACTATCAATTAGCACAATTTGTAGCATTGCATTATGCAATCAGTCCAAGACATGACTCTGACTATTGGATGGATATTACTGAGAGATGTAGAATCTCTGCAGATGTTAATTCAACAATAGCAGATACTTTATCCATGCAAAGTAAGGTTGGGGATATTGTTGCAACCAGTGAGTTTATGTTCACTGCAAATGCCCGATACAAGTTTGGGGAATATCAACCAGGGGCAGGATTTCAATGTATTGCTGCAGGTATGGATTATTCTCCTGTGGATGCACATCTACATTTGGCAATGGGTAAGTTAAAAGGATTAGATTGTGATGCATATTTGGATTACCTATCAGATGTTTTTACTGGTTGTCAAAAACACTATCAGTCCTATGCATCACAATGCCAGTCAATGTATGACTATTTGAGACAAAACATTCACAGAGGGTCCACTTGATGAACTGGCATACTCTGCCCTGACTCTGCCCTGACTCTGCCCTATAATACTAAGGTAATCGAGGGACACCCAATGACCACCTTCCCCACTCTCCAGTCTGCAGACGGCACGATGCTGGTTGGTTACTATCCTGTCAAGACGCCTTATGGTGATATTAGTCAGGAATGGTGCCTGCAGGTTCTGTCTTGGAAAGGTGTGGATCAAATCTCCAAGAAGTTTCTGAATCGTGTTGAGAAGACTCTTGCGATTCGTGAGCGTCTGGCACTGGGTTATGTCGAAACTGGTGACAACTCCGACCTGCCTCAACTTGGTAATCCTTTTCATGGTGCTTGCTGATGGCATTTACAACTGATGAACTAAGTGCGATGCTCAACATTCTTATGAAACATCCTGATTGGGTTGATCTTTCGGAAAAGATTGGTTATGATGTACATAACTTGAACCGAAAGATTCTTTCTGAAATGTCTGCTGCTATTCTCTACGACCTTGATTGCGGATGAAACTCTATTTTTATGCTCTACTCGCAGTTGGCGTTATCTTTGGTTGGAATTTGTTTCTAATCCAACGTGATAACAAAATGTTTGAAGGTTACAAGAATCGCCAAGCACAAATCTGCGAACAAATGAAATCTTTTCACCCTGATTGTCACATAGAATGATTATTGCCGCTTTGATGTGTGGTATCGCTACATATTACGGTGTTGGCGATGGTTTCCATGGACAAAAAACCGCCAATGGTGAACGGTTTGATGCTTATCGTTGGACTGCAGCTCATCCTCATTTGCCTATGGGCAGTAAGATCAGGGTGACAAACCAAGATAACATGAAGCAGGTGATTGTTCGCGTCAATGATCGCGGACCTTACTCTCATGCAGACTTAGATTTATCTTATGCTGCATTTGCCCATATTGCATCACCTCAAAAAGGTAATGCAACTGTCTGTTATCGTATTATTGGATGATTATGAACGACGAAGACATTAGGCAGTTTATGACCGCATTTGAGGATTTTATGAAACACGCAGAAACTGAAATTGATGCCCACAAAAAATGGCAGGAAGCACGTAATTATGTAACAGGGGGCAATCATCGTCTCAATTTCATTGAGAAAAAAGCAGCAGAACTGAATGTTTCTGTTGATTATTATCTTCAGGAGTTTGTGTAATGGATCAAAAAACAAAATTGATTCTGGCACAGATTCAGGTTGAAAATCTTCATAAACTTCTGAGTGATGGGCAATATGCTGGATTTTTTTCTTCGCATTTGCTTCCAATTAAGTTTGAGATTGAGCGACAATTGAACTGCTTGACAGGAAGCAACAAATACACTAAAATTAAGGAGTAATTTACACACAACAATGAAGTATCTTTATCTGGTTGATTATTGGGTTCCGTTTCCTTCTTCTGAATATGGTGGCGTAGTTAGTGTCATCGCAGAAAATGATAACGAGTGCCATGATGTTCTTCTGGACTGGCGTGATGAGTATGAGAATGCACACGATTCTCGGATTATGGAACGTGTTGTTAATGCCCATAAATTTGCTCTTGCCAATGATGAAGACTCCCGCATTGTTGATTCATTCACGACATGAGTATCAAACTAATTGATCGCACAATTTGGCCAACATTCCCATCAATGGTCTTTTCCTCAAAGATTGAGAGTAAAAGTTTGTTGAACCAGGTTGCATCTGATGTCATGAAACTGACCAAAGATGAAACTATGGGGAATAAAGCAGGAACTGTTGGTTGGCATAGCAATCACAACCTGCATAATCTACCTCAGTTTGAAGAACTTGCCGACCTTTTTCTTCAGGAAGCAGTATCCGTCATGGATTATATGACGGTCATTCGTGATGAATCCTATCTTACAAGTATGTGGGCAAACGTAGGTTATCGCCCTGAATATTCGCATCAGAATCATATTCACCCCAATTCATTGCTGAGTGGTGTTTTGCACGTTTCAATGCCTCCAAGTTGTTCAGGAACTGCATTTTCCGATCCACGCCCAGGAGCACGAATCTTTGAACCCAATCACAATGAATTAAATGCAACGAACTCAGGTGTATTCATTCCTAAATTTGAAGAGGGTACGTTGTTGATATTCCCATCTTATCTTCCCCATGGTGTTCCCCAAACATATACATCCTATGGTAAGGGTAAGAATCGTATTACAATCAGTTTTAATGCAATGATTCTGGGAGATATTACGACACGAACTGCACCACTTTCACTGAGGTAATTCATGGACCAACTGTATAAAATTGTTGAATTAGAAACCACAGGTTGGGAAGATATTGACCCCCAATATCACAAACTGACCAGAGAACAAGCAATGCAATGTATTCTAACTCTGATTGAGGATGGATACAATCCCAATCGTATTCGTGCCGTTGTTGATAACGACTGAATTGGGATATAACGATGAACATTGATTTTCCACACAATGCACCAGAGGGAATGTATTATGAGCAGACAGAGTTTAAACGCAATGTTGTTGCTATCTGGATTCATTACGACCGTAGGTTTGATTACAATCTGGGTGATGCCGTTCGTTGTATCTGGGGGTTCTACAACACCAAAACAAGAACATATTATTCCCCCATCAACTCCAAAAGTGTTGGACAGTCGGTGGATATAAGGAAAACAACTCCTTATTCTGCGATGATTCCTAAGCAAACACCACTTGAATCTGCATTTGTATGAGTTACATTCCTGAAGTCAATGATTATGTCACCTGGACCAAAGGTGTTGAGGGTTGGGTGTATTTCAAGGATGTAGAGTACATCACAATTGAAGTCAATGTCAAGCCCAAGGATAAGACTAACTATGCTGCCTGTAAGTTGCATTCCAATGAGCGATTGCTAGTTCTGTGCTATAATAATCAGTGGAAAGAACTCACCTATGTAAGGTCAAGACAATCTGTTTATGATAATGAAGAAAAGGAAGAGGACAAAACTTTGGCGATGGTGGGCGAAAGCACTTGGGGAGAAAGCGACGAAAAATGACAGAGAAGCAGACCACATTGCTCATATACGGACTGTTATATTCGGTACTTATCTCATTACTAATCTATTCATTATCGCAGGGGTCGTAAGACATTGGAATGACAATGAAATACCAAGTTGTATATTACAAATCGAAGAAGAACAAAACAACCAAACAAACCGCAGTTTTCTTTAACATTGAGGATGCTACATTATGGGAACAACACGTACAGAAACAGGGCTACCTGAACAGCGAAATCGTACCCCTTTTTCAGTAAAGAGAAAGGTTATCTATTATCCTGCCCTTGTATTGACAGGTATGATTGGATTTGCTCTAGGGTCAAATGCATACACTGAATCAACCATCAATCAAACTCTGAAACTGTGCAATCAGAAACCTCTGGAATGCAAGTTCAAGTATGATATGGTGATGTATCAAGAAACAGGACGAGTGCCTTATACTGCTGAAACTGCAAAAGTGGATTCCAAAACTAAATAACAGTACGTTAAGGAATTCTTAGTTGTCTAATGGCAATATCGACAAGTAATACGTTTTTATTTTCATCAGGTCCAATTAAGTTTGGAGATCTAAGAAACTCTTTTAAGGAAGTTGCATCAGGTCCAATTAAGGCATCTGAATTGCTGAGAAATACAACGGTTACAACCTCTGCAGAAACAGATCCAATTGTACCCGATGCTGTTGAAAACTCACAGATTGCAAACAGCACGACAAAGAATCTCAAGAGTTCGCAGTTTCGCAATAGTCTGAAGTATTATAATTTGGTTCAGACAGGAACGGATGATAACTCTGCCAACTTTAGCAATCCTGGTGTTGATGTTGGAGCACAGAATTGGTTTGGTAATCTACCCAAGAACATCAAGAAGAGATTCTATGTTCAGGGAACGATTGGATCCATCAACACATCTTCACCTGCGGCAAGGTTTGATTCATTGGCCTACAATCTGTCTTTGATTGTTCAAAATGGTGGAAAGATTCATGGTGCAGGTGGATCAGGTGGAACTGTTTATAGTACGCCTGGTGCTGTAGGTGGATCTGCGATTTATTCAACTTCAACAGGATATGCTGTTAAAGTTGTAATTGATGCAGGTTCTCAGGTTTATGCAGGTGGATCAGGTGGAGCCAGAGGTTCTCAAGGTACATCAGGCAATCCTGGAACTTGTAACTATCAGTATTGGACTGGTGGTTATTGTGGTGGTGGTCCAAACAATAACTGTCCTGGTGGATATAAAGTAGGTGGTAAAGGTGGTGGTGATGGCAACTGCTGTGAATTTAACCGTGGATGCAATGTAGGACGTTGGTATAATCTTTGTCAAGTTGATTATGCTGTGCCTGCTGCTCCTGGTGGTGATGGTGGTGCAGGTGGAATCGGTCAAGGATACAATCAACCAAGCACTACAGGTGTTGCTGGTGGAGCAGGAGCGCCTGGTGGATGTGGAGCAAGTCCTCAATATGGACAACCCAGTGGAAATCCTGGAGAGCCAGGTTCATCAGGTGCTCTATTTGGATCAGGGTCAGCAGCAACCACAACATCACCAACATCGACACTTGTAGGTAATGGTGGTATTGCAGGAAATGCAGGACGTGCCATTGCCCCTGCCCTAGGAAATTACATATATACAGGTGAATTAACTTCTGAAACCATTAAAGGATTGTACCAATGAGTGATTATCCATCGTTACCACAGCAAGCAAAAAATCTTGCAAAGTTTGCATTTGATGTGCTCAAGTACGCACAAGCAAGTGATAGTTTGTTTTGTTCCAATGAAGTTGTATTAAAGAGAAAGGCAATTTGTGAAGCCTGTGATCGCCGCGACCCAATTCCCAATCGTTGTAAGGAATGTGGTTGTTATTTGGATTCAAAAGTTCGTTTTGCTCTTGATGCCTGCCCATTGGGTAAATGGAGAGAATCTGATGAAGATTGGATGAATGGAGAGTTTGATAAGTTCATGGAGTCAAGAAAAGATTGTTGTCCTGACGATCATATTCCAGAACCTCCTCAGTGATTAAATCAGCACAACAATCAAAGAAATGAACGTACTTGTTATTGATGACTTCTTTGAGAATCCAGAAGAAGTCATAGAGATGTCCTTGGAGCAGAATTATAACTGCTCTAAGGATATTGATTCTGGATGGCAAGGATACCGCACGGGTCCATTGTATTGTCCTGAAATACAAGAGAATGTTCTTCATACTGTATCGGAGCATTTCAAGATTCAGAATTATCTGATTGAGTCTTATTTTCATATTCTTCCCACTGAGGTTATCGACTGGGATATCCAAAGCGATAGAAACACAAGAATCAAAGATTATCATCATTACAAGTATCATGCTGATCCTGTGCCTTATGCAGGGGTCATCTATTTGTCTGATGCACCAGAATCCTGTGGCACATCAATTGTCAATGGAGAGAAGAATGAGATAGTATCGTATGCTCATAAGTATAATCGATTGATTGCCTATCCTGGGTATTATGTTCATGCTCCTACATCACCTTATGGTAATGATATTACAGATGGTCGATTGACTTATAATTTCTTTATCTCACAATCATTCTATGGTTTCTAAGATCGAGGTTTGCGACGCCATAAATACTCAAAAAGTCAGAGGATAAATGAAGACGTTCTTTCAGTTCATGGAACAGATTCTCACAACACCACAGGCAAAGGTTGATGCTGCAAAAGCCAAGGAAAGTGGAATCATAACACGTCAGCACAATCGCTATGCGAATCTACAACGTCTTCATACGACTATGCATTTGCAGCAGACGGCGAATCAAGAGAAAAGAGATAAAGGACTCTGATTAACGTACATAGAACCAGTAATAACCTTTCCAACTATAACGCCCTGGATTCTTCAGACTCTTGAGAATTCCGTTTTTATCGGTGCCTTCAAAAAAATGAACAGCAGCATTAATACTTTCACAACGGGGACCAATTATCTCCGTTTTTTTATCGACACCAAACACCGCCTTTTTCTTTTCCTTTTCTTCTAAGATCTGCCAACGATGACCATAGGCAATGCGGTAATGCCTGGCAGCAGATAGAATGTTTGCACGGTTATTCGGATTGCCTGTCACTTGTGTTGCTGCTTCTCTGGCTGATTCATAATCAGTGCATACACCAGTTTCTAAGTTCTTGCATCTTATTTTAAGACCTGTCTTCTTACCATCTCCACGGGTATTCTCATTCCATTGCATTAAGTGTGAGGTATTAACTTTTCTTTTTTCTTTTGGTTTTGGTTTAGCAAGTTCTTGTAGTGCTGCGCTTGCGGCGCTTGCGCTTATGCCTTCGGCACTTATGCCTTCGGCAGGCCTGCCTTCGGCAGGTTTATACTCTTCTATTGCCTTCTTAGCAATCTCTATGGCGCTAATGGCAGGATTGTATTCAGGTTTGTATTGCTCTATCCAATAGTTTGTTTTCTCATTAAACTCTAATTCATCGCATTCATCTAACTCTCTAATCATAAAGTTATGGACACCATGTTCTCTGAATGCCTTGTGTAAGGGTTCTCGGGACATTCTTTTAGCACGGTCTATCTGGTGTGCCCATTCTTTATTCATTGCAAGTGTGGTGTTTCCGACGTATTTTTCACCAGTTTGCTTGTTGATGATGAGATAAATGATGCCTCTTGCCATTGTTTATAACACGGTGTGTACTGTGGATTTATAACAGTGTATGTATAATTAATAACACGGTATAATGAATTTGGTGTTGTGTATTATGGTGAGGTATGGAAGGTTAATATTAAATTAAATATATGTCAGTGATTTGTAACATTCTCAATAAAAATGAATAATTGAGAATCAATTGAGTTAATTGATGAGAATAGGTCTAAGTCTTGTGACCTAAGCAGGTATAGCATAAGACGCGCAGTTTGTCAAGCCACGCCCCGCCGAAAATCCCCAGACCCACACATAAGGCTCACAGACCTTGACATTCTTATAAGGGTATGGTAGAATCTAGTCGAGAAATATAAGCATATCTTAACATTTCTCGACGAGAGTGCATATATACTAGCATGAATCTCGACGAGACGGTGCATCATAAGGCTTGCAATCTCGTCGAGTTTTATGCTACAATTCATAAGCGTTCAACAAATCTCGACGAGCTATGTACGACGACTACGATCTCGACTATACATTCAGCAACGATTACGGACAAGATCTCGACGAGTATTATGCACAGGATGCACTAGATCTCGACGAGGATTATGCACGAGATGGGCAAGATTACGAATCGCTTGCATATCGTCATTATGCATGATATAATCTAGTACACATACACATCTAGACCTCATGTTAGCACAGAAGCGTATCGTACAGGTTACACTAGATATCATGTGTTATGATGATCTGGACCTGGATAACATCGATTGGCGGGAGTTATTGCAACTCGAACCTAACGAAGATGTTCATTGTAGGGTAAAAGAATTCGACCCGTTCGAGTAATGTGACAGTTTGAGAACTGGCACAAGACCCCTTGATATCTGCCACCAGGTGGGATATTCTACCTTCGTCGTCGCAATTAATCCAATGTGTGGTCCAGTTTTTGATTATACTTTCGAAGATTTTCTGAATGATGCTTCCCAGGAAGAATGGGATGCTTGGGAACAGAAAGCGGCTGAACTTGAGCTGCCATTGGATTACTATCTCCAAGAGTTCGTTGCATGTGACAGTTGAGGTAGTGGCACACTGATTCCCCACTGGGTCCTCTGGCCACTGGGTCCTCTGGTGGGGTAATATTCATTTGTCGCTGAGAAATCCAATGGTTTTCGCCATCTCCAAACTCAACAATTGCACTTACACTTTGGATGCAAACAATCAGCGGGTTCTGATGTATGCTAACCTGCTGCCTGATGGTTCTTATGAGACTGCACTTTCTGCCTATGATTGGGTAGAGTGGGACCGTCTGGATGGTGATATCTTAGAGGAAGCAGACCGCATTCACAAACTGCTGCTGGCGGAGGTGAAGTGATGGTGGAATTCATTCGTTACGTAAAGTCCTTCTATGGTCCTGGTGGCATTTATGATATGGGTGCCACTGATGATGATATCATTGAGGCAACGTTTAAATACATTCATTCAGGTGCTGATTTCTGTGGTGATAGTTTCGACCGTGAAAGTGTGCGGGATATTATGATTGATGAGATGGGGCTTGTGCCAGTCTGATAAGTGGCACACACCCCCTTGCGTTCCTGACCAATCCGATCTACATTACATTCGTTCCTGAGACACCGACCATGCTGACTGGTTCTTCCCTGCTGAACAAAGTGAATGAAATGCAGGCACAAAACCCGCCTGCTAAGATGTCTGAAATCGTTCGTGCCTGTGGGTATGAGCGTGATGGCAAACTCAAATACACTGAATTCTACACTGAGTTGCTGACTGTCAAGGGTATCCTGAACAATGATACTCTGGAGGATGAGATCTCCGAAGAGTATCAGGAACTGTATCAGACTCTGTGTAGTTCTTATGGTAAGGGTGCTGTGAATGCATTCCTGGAACTCTATGATGAGGCGGATCTTCAGTCTTTCGAAGATGCCTATCAGGGTCCTTATGATTCTGAGGCAGCATTTGCCGAAGAATTTACCACTGACATCTATGGGTTTGATGCACCTTCGTTCGTGGTAGTTGATTGGGATGCTACCTGGAACTGTAATCTTCGTTATGATTTTGATTTCGAAGATGGGTTCGTGTTCAATAAGAACTGGTAGAATCTCGTCGAGACGTGCGTGTGTGGTCTCGACTAGATCGCACACGCATTCATTATATCTCGTCGAGACGCACACATCATACATCATCTAGATACACACATACACATCTAGATCTCATTCTCAATAACTAGTTTCTTATTGAGAATCGCGGCTGGTGAGTTCTAGATACCCACGCGGCACACATAGCCCGCCTTATGTGCAAGAATATGTGCTTCACCCCACTCACCCCTTCCCACACCATCTAAATGTGCTTTATTATAATTCTCAATAAGACCTTTCTTATTGAGAATGATATCTAGAAATATGAATTCTTATAGATACCTTTGGTATCGATGTCCGTAGGGTATAAGTACTTTAAAGACCCAGAGGGCAGATATCAAGAGCAATTGTGCCAGTTCGTGAAGTGGCACACAGTTTTACCATAACCCCACCACGTGGGTTATTATACATTCGTTCCTGAGATTCAACCGTGACTGAAGTTAAAGTTCGGGTCGAAACTTACGATGGTTGCGTTACCTTCTGGTATGAGAAGTCCAGAGTAAAGAACCCCACCGAAGTTGTCTGCAATCGTGTCACAAACCAGTTGATGGGTCTTAACATCAAAGAGGTGAGTGTGACAGTTGAGTAAGTGTCACAAGGGGGGTTGCAATGCCCCCCAGACCCTGATACATTACATTCGTCCCTGAGAGACACGCCATGTTTGATGAACTCTGGTCTGAGATTCAAGATGCTCCTGGTGAGATCTTTGACCTTGACATTCCTGAACTCAAAGATGAAAAGTTCGATGTCAATGAGTATCTGAACTCTAACTACGATTACTGATGCAGTTCCAAATCCTCTACATTGAGTTTGATACTGATGACGATGATGAGATGACTGCTTATGACAAAGACCTTCTAAATGCAGAATACATTGGTCAAATCTGGGAGGCAGATGATGAAGATGATTTAGTTGAAGAGATCACTTGTGCATCTGGTTGGTGCATCAAATCCATTGATTATCGTCACGTTCTGAACTGAAACCATGACTGACACTTTCGATCGTGAAGCACTGGTTGAAGCATACATCGACCGTTTGCTTGATAACATGAGCACCAAAGATTTGCTGCAGATTGTTGGTGACCAGATGGAAGAAAATCTCACCAGTTATACTGATGAGGAACTGATTTCAGAGGTTGAGTCTTACTATCCCGACCTGCTGGATCCAGACCTCCTGGGTGACAGTTGAACAAGTGGCACAGGGGGGGTTGCGGTCCCCCCTGGTTCGTGCCATACTGATTCCATCAACAGAGAACCGATGCAGAACAAGCACCAAGAGCACCCCGAAGATACCATCCTCACGGGCGACCTGAGCGTCCTGGACTGGTTCGTGACCCCTGGTGCCCTGAGCGTCAAGATCGACGGTGCCCCTGCCATCGTGTGGGGGATTGACCCTGCTTGCGGTGAGTTCTTTGTAGGAACCAAGGCAGTGTTCAACAAAAAGAAGATTCGTATTGCTCACAATCATGAGGACATTGATCAACACTACGAAGGCAACGTAGCAGACATTCTTCACGCTTGCTTCGATTATCTGCCGCGTTTCGAAACCATCTATCAGGGTGATTTCATTGGGTTCGGTGGTGATACCGAATACAATCCTAACACCATCACGTATAAGTTCGGTGAGGTAGTTTCCCAGAAAATTATCATCGCCCCGCACACTTGCTATTATGCTGAGAGCGATCTTCGTGACGCCCAGGCATTCCCTGACCGTAGCATCTGGACTGATACCGAAACGGTGAAGTTCGTGAAACCGAATGCATACATCCTGCACAATCAGGAGTCGTTCGCTGATGTTGAAGAGGTGTGCAAGTTCGCCCGTCAGATGGCACAAACTGCCACCTTTGTGAGTGAGAAGGAAGCGGCAAAGATCAAACAACAGATCAATGCCTGCATTCGTGCTGGTGAAGAGGTGAATCCTGAGGACTTTGATTGTGATGCTAACCTGCTGCGTCTGTGGGCATTGGTGAAGTCTATCAAAGATGACTGCCTGTTCCTCTGCCGCAATGATGGTCCTGCTGCTTATCTGTACGGTAACAGAATCGACGCTGAGGGTTACGTTCTGGTGAATCAGTTTGGTATGTTCAAACTGGTGAATCGTGAGGTCTTTTCTAACGCTAACTTCAACAGCGGTCGCTTCCAGTGTGCCAATCGTTGAAGTGGCACAGACCCCCTTGTGGGGTGCCCCTGGTGCCCTATACTAATCTCATCAGCAACGCACCCGATGCTCAACACCCTGCAAGTCGCTGCCCAACTGAAGGTAACTAACTTCGCTGCGTTCGCCAAACCTGGGAAGAACAAAGGATCCCGTGGGCAACTGATTGAAACTGCCCTGGGCATTCCTAACAGTTCCAACCTGAAAGATCTGGTGGATGGAGAACTGAAGACCTTCACGGTTGGTGAGTCTATCGCTGTCACCCAACTGAAGCATTGCCTCTCTGAGATTCTGGAGGATAGTGTTAGTTTCGCTGACAGCAAAGTCGGTGAGAAACTCTCTCAAACCATCTACGTTGGTTTCACCCGCTCCAACGATTATGTGGGCACTGAGGTTCTGAACCCTGAAACTCACCCCGAACACTATCAGGAACTGGCGGAGGATTACAACCACATTTGTGATACCATTCGTGCTAAGTTCAATGCTGGTGAGCAACTGAGCACCATCACTGGTCCTAACGGACTGCTGCAAATTCGCACCAAAGCATCTAAAACTAACGGCGCCTATGTTCCTCTCACCTTTGCAGGTTGCACCCTGAAAGATAAAGGAATGGCATTCTACCTGTGTGGCAAGTTCGGCAAAGAGGTGCTGTGACAGTTCAGAATGTGGCACACACCCCATAGACCTGCCCCCTCTGCCGTGCCATACTATGTTCAACAAGGGGAGGAACGGCGGGGGCAACCCCACAGACCCCTTGACCCCGTAGGCGGGAGGTCACGGACCCGCCACCCCAAAGTCTTTCAACTGACCCATGGCACTGACCCGCTACGAAGTCCGCTACCAGGTCCCCTACAACCACTGTGAGTGGCGGTCGCAATGGTTCCCCACCCTGGCAGAGGCGGAACGTATGGTAGAATTCTACCGTTCCTGTGGTTCCCCTGCTCACATCGCATGATCCGCTCCCTGACCCGTTCCCGTTCCCCTGAGTTCCACCGTGCTACCATGCTTCGCCTGACCGTTGCCGCTCTGCTGCTCTGGATACTATGGGAACCGATTCGCCCCGTCCGCCATGTGACAGCTCAGGCACTGTACACTGCAGGCGACCTGATCGCCCGCTGACCCGCTACAATACTCTCAGTTCAAAGGAACCCCATGACCGAACTGCTTGCCATTCTCATCCCTGGAGCCCTGGTGATCGGTTTGCCCTTTGCAATCGCCAAACTTCTTAAGATCCGCCTGTTCACCAAAGATGACGGATACACAGCAGGATGGGTTGATGGGTTCATTCTGGGGGAGGATGAGGACACCTGAGGCACTGTCCACTCCCTGCCCCAAAGGGCACCGCTGACCCCTTACAATACTCTCAACCGCAAGGCACCCATGAGCAAGCGTTACCCCTGGATTGAGGACCTCAGCACCCCGCAGATGGTGGCTCTGGCAGGTATCCTGATCGTTGGCGTCGCTGGCGTCGTTGCCCTGAAAGCGTGGCTCCTGGTGCTGGTGCTGGGGTGGTTTGGAATCACCGCCCTGGGCTTTTGGAAGGCGGTTGTGGCAGTTGTCCTACTGGACCTGCTGCTAGCCGCTGCCCGCCGCTGACCTGCTACAATACTCTCAGTTCGAAGGAACCCCATGATCGTTCAACAGATCGGCAGCAACCAGACTGAGGTTCAACTGGCAGACGGGACCTGCATCCTGTTCTCCTACGTGACTCCCGTTGCCGCCCTGGTGCCTGGCAAGGGTTGGATCCGCACCGCCCAGCAGTGGAGCGCCACCACCAGCAAGCACATCAACGCATGGTTGCGGAAGAACTGCGGGGGCACCGTCCAGACTGTGCCACAATGGGATCTGGACCAACTGGTGGCATTCTGAGGGGTGCCACCCCCTATAATAGGATCAACCGCAACGGACCCTATGGAGATCACCATCAGCCAGGAGACCTACGCCGTGATCCACCGCCTGATGAGCATTGGCATGGATCAGGTCCTGGACGACCCCCAGACTGGTCCTGAGACGATGGGCCGCGTCCTGGATCACGTTACCCTGTTCAGTGCCTGGAACCGTGTGACACTTGAGGAACTGGAACAGCAGGCAGGATTCTGACCCCCTGACCCCCTACAATACTCTCAGTTCAGACAACCCCATGACCTACGCCCAGATCACCGCCTCCGAACTCTCCGCCTCTGAGGCACGGGTCGCCATCTTTGACCTGGCAGACGACTTCTCCTGGGAGACCGTCGCCCGTGAGATGATCTCCCGCATGTCAGGCGATGAGGCGCGGGAGTTTGTGGAGGACTTCATCTCCCTCTATGCCGATTGAGGCACTGGCACACGGGGGGCACCAACCCCCCACCTCCATCCCCTACAATACTCTCAGTTCAAACGACCCGCCCATGAAAGTCTATGCTGTGATCGGTGGTTGGGATTATGAAGGCACCGACTTCGATTCCCTGCGCCTGTTCGATTGCCGCTCCACCGCTGAGGATTATGAACTGGAGCTGCAGCGGGGTCTCTATGATTACTCCCGCCTGGAAGTGCGGGAGGTCTGCCTGGAATCCGCCCTCTGTGCCGCCTGAGGCACTGGCACAATGTCCTGAGCACCGACCCTAAACTGCTCTACAATATTCTCAGTTCAAACGAACCCCATGCGCTACAACCCCGCCACCGACCGCGCCCTGAGCATTGATGAGATTGCCGCCCAGTGCCGCGCTGCCATCCTGAAAGCGGATGAGCGCCGCTACGTTGATCAGGTTGCCGATCGGATCTACGATGAGATTCTGACCACTGCCCGCTGGGAGGATGACCTGCTGATCGCTGCCTGATACAATGGGAGCGGGTGCGCCCTGAAAGACACCCACACCAAACCACACTGATTCAAACGACCCATGACCCTTGACCTTGCCCTCTCCCTGCTCCGCCAGGGTCGCAACGGTTCCCAGATTCTGAGCATCCTGGACGGACTGGCAGACGGCCAACGCATCGCCCAGGAGGGTGACGCCGAACCGACTGCCGAACCCATCCAATTCTGAATCTGACCACTGCCCCCCACGGTTCGCCGCTGGGGGTCTTATACTATGGGGACACAAGCAAACGACCCATGACCCGCTACGACGTGATCTGCCCCTCCGCTCCCTGGGAGAACACCACCACCGATGAGGACCGCGCCTGGGACCTCTGCCTCTCCCTGTCTGAGGAATTCGGTTACGCCCAGGTCCGCCACAATGAGACGGGCATCATCATCGGAGACTACACCAACGGGCAGTGAGCCCCCGACCTGCTACAATACTCTCAAAGCAACCGACCCGATGCGCTACCCCATCAACTGCAACGATTCCACCAGCGTCTGGAGCCTGAGCGCCAACCCCATCACGGGCAGCGTTCGCGTCCGCTGGTTCAACAGCCCCACGACCTGCTACCGCTACGTGGCATCGCGCCGTGAGATTCTGTCGCTCCTGTGGAACAGCAAGGGCAGCAAGGGTCAATGGATCAACTGGCACTGCCTGCCCGCCTGATGGCCGCGGCGACCCTGTAGAATACTCTCAACCGCAACGGACCCATGCTGCTCACCTCAGGACAGAAGCAACGCCCCCGCCTCGCCCAGCAGGTCTATCGCTTCATGCTGGATCAGGAACCGCTCCTGGGCGCTGCTACCGTCACCGTCCATCATCGCCGCCTGAACGCTGAGGGTGTGGTGGGGTGGCAGCAGCAGGAGGATGCTCATGAGTTCCTGATTGATGTTGAGCGCGACCTGCCCCATCTGGAGTATGTCACCACCCTGATCCATGAGTTGATTCACTGCCGCCAATCCCTGGAGGGCAACCACGACGACGACGCCCGCGAATCCGAAGCGTACCGCCTGGAGCAGGTCTACGCCGACCGCTACTGTGCCTGGTGTGCCGTCTGACCCCGTGCTACAATTCTCTCAGTTCAACCAACCGACCCGATGAACGCCACATTCTCCGACATCCTCTGGAACTGCACCGACCCCAGCAACGGGACCATCCCCTGGAGCACCGCCTGCCAGGCAGCAAAGGAGCACGGTCTGTGGGATGACTTCCGCACCGACTATGGGGTGACCGCCCGCTTCGGTCCTGTCGATACGGGTGAGTTCCTGGTGTGGTTGGGGTATTGACCCCTACCCCGTTCGTGTGCCACGGTACGTGCTACACTATCAGCAGTTCAACCGACACCCCATGACCATCTTCCCGCTCGCCATGTGCTCTGACCTGGAGACCCGCCAAATCAAATGGATCTCCCGCGCTGACCAGTTGAAGAACGGTTCCCGCCCCTCCTCCTACATTCACTGGGGACTGCCCGCCACCACCATCGCCGCCCAGTACGCTGAGGCACACGCTGATGAGGGGCGGGGGGTGCAGTGGCGGTGACGCCCCCCTGTGCGTTCGTGCGTGGGGCAGCAGTCCCCCTGCGCGGGGGGTGCGCCCTCGCGGGCGCGTTAAGCGTTACCCCCCCCCTATATAAAATCAATGGGTCCCCCTAACCTACAAAACTTTGAAAACGCGAGAGATCTATCGATTCCTATATAAATGAAAATTAGGAATCAATTTACATGAGATGAAAAAAAATTTCGCGGAAAATTTTCAGTCTGTACAGGTCGATCCAATTACGGGAGAATATTATATCACTTTACCAGAATCTGTAGTTAATGAATTGGAGTGGTATGAAGATACTTCTGTAAGATTAACTATCGAAGGGAATGAGTTAATCATTACAGAAGACGCAAAAAATGGCTAATCTAAAAAGATATCGTATCTACGCTAAGGATAAGTGTTTGTTTGATTCGGTGGCGGAAGAGGACTTTTCTTCAACTTGGAGTACCTTAACACATATGGTCGGATTGATTCAAACAGAGTATAATGTAGAGGACTTAAGTTATGAAGAATTCACAATCTCTTCTCATTGACAGTCTCTATATAATATGTTATGATTCGATTGAAAACTCAACACAATTATGGCTAAAGGATTCACAGTAAAAGCAAAAACACCTGTTAAGTCTCAAGAACCTGAGTGGGATTATGATAAGGCAAAAGAACTAGTCAGAGGTAAAACCGTAGTCTTTTGTCTGCCTGGACGTGGGGTATCTTATATCTTTCTGAAAGCATTTGTACAACTCTGTTTCGATCTTGTACAAGCAGGTGCAAGTATTCAAATTTCCCAAGACTACAGTTCAATGGTGAATTTCGCCCGCTGTAAGTGTCTTGGTGCAAACGTTCTTCGTGGTCCAGACCAACTTCCTTGGGATGGAAAACTACAATATGATTGGCAACTTTGGATTGACTCTGATATTGTCTTCAATACAGAGAAGTTCTATCAACTCGTTCTGATGGAGCAAGATATCGCTGCTGGTTGGTATTGTACTGAAGATGGTCACACTACATCAGTTGCACATTGGCTGGAAGAAGATGACTTCCGCTCCAATGGTGGCGTGATGAATCATGAAACTCTTGACAGCATTCAAAAGCGTCGTAGTCCCTTCACTGTTGATTACACTGGTTTCGGATGGTTGCTGATTAAGCACGGTGTCTTTGAGCACCCTGAAATGAAGTATCCCTGGTTCGCACCCAAGATGCAAGTCTTCGAATCAGGAGAAGTGCAGGATATGTGCGGTGAGGACGTTTCATTCTGTCTAGATGCAAAAGAGGCAGGATTTGAAATCTGGTGTGATCCTCGTATTCGTGTTGGCCATGAAAAATCCCGCATCATCTGATACAATGGAAGAAACTTACGAAACTTACAATATACTTTGTAAAGGTCGTAAGATTTACTCAGACCTCACAGAGGAAGAGTACTTCGATATTATGGAGGGCCTGGCGATTCAATTCTATCAGACAGGTTCTCCAAGTCCCGACGAACTTGAAACTGAAATTATAGGAGTCACACGATATGGCAAAACCCAAAGTAGGCGGATTAAGTAAAGGTAAGACTTATATTCCAGGTCCTCCTAAAAGATCTCGGCAAGGACAAGGTGGAGGAACTAAATATGCCGCTACCTCGCGTAACTCGGCTCGTAAAAAGTATAGAGGACAAGGAAAAGGATGAAACAACTCCTCTTTATCTCGGAAGATAAGGAAAAGTCTTTAATTCAGGAGATGACCTATAGACTCAAAATGGCAAATTTAGACATTCATCCGTCTAATACTTGCTTTCTAATGGTCTCTCCTGACTACTCAGCAATCGTTACACAACATCTCTCTCATTCATTGACCATGGATGGGGAGATTTTTCATATTGAAGCAGTTAATGTACCTTTCCCTGATGAAGAGGTACGTGATTATAAGTTAGAATTTACTCAAAACTTCATGAAATGGCAGACAAGATGGGATAATTTCGTCTTGATTGAAGCAGGAGTCATTCGTGGAGGTAATTATACCTGGATTACAGAGATCATGAGTCGTATGACAGGTGGAAACATCTATACAGTTGCCCTCTGTGAGAACGTTCATAGTGCTTTCAAGAGTGATTTTGTCAGTTTGTACTATGACGACACTGTAGAGGACCTTCATTTTTGGTGGGAGCAACCAAATAACCACTGGAAATCGTAAATAAATACATTTTTTGTTGCTAAAACTGAATTGGAACACTTTTCGATGGGCAAGCACCTGCTGTTAGAGGTGCATGGTGTTGATTTCTCTCTTTTAAATGATGTTACTTCACTCCAAAATGCGATGGAGAGTGGAGTAAAGAGAGCAAAAATGACAATTTTAAACATTTTTTCACATTGTTTCCTTCCACAAGGATGTACGGTCGTGATTGCCCTATCAGAAAGTCATGTTTCTTGCCATACTTGGCCAGAAAATGGGTGCATTGCTGTAGATGTCTATACTTGTGGTGAAGGAAACCCAAAATTAATTGCTTTAGAGATTTTAAAATACTTAAATTCGGATGATTATAAGATTAGAGAGATAGATCGTTAAATAAAAACAAGGAGATAGCAACCTCCTTTATAAAAGTTCTGTTTTATTCATTAAAACAGGAGCTAAAATGTCAAATCTACCAGTAGATAGAGACGAAAATTACATGTACCACATGTGGGGTACAACTAAATTGGTTACAGATTATTCTTCAACTGAAAAACCAAAAGTCATTCAAGAAATTATGCATGATGAACTTGGAAAAAAACATCATCTTAAAGAACAGAGTGATTTACATAAGAAAATTCGAAATGATGAAAGTTACGATGATTGGGAATATGGAACAGAACCAAACTATGGTTCTCCCTGGCAATAGGTATAAATAAAGTGAAGAAATAATCATTAAATGGCAGTTCAACGCATTTCACGCGGATTTAAAGATATAAGTTTGTCCTTTGAACCTCACCCTGTTACAAAGGACTTGCCTGTATTGAAAAATGAAGCTGCTATTCGTCGCTCAGTGAGAAATATTGTTGAAACGATCCAAGGAGAGAGATTTTTTGACTCTCTCTTTGGATCTGACGTTTATTCTACATTATTTGAATTTGTTGATGCAGGTACAGCATCAGTTCTTGAAAATGAAATTGCAGAAGCAATTTCTAATTATGAACCAAGAATTTCTAATTTAGTTGTTATTGTAGAAGCAAGACCAGATGATAATGCTTTTGAAGTAACCGTTAATTTTGATATTATTGGTCAAGAAATACCAACACAAGAATACACATTTATATTAGAGGCAGCAAGATAAAATGCCTTTCACTAAATTTACGAATCTAGACTTCGATCAAATCAAGACTTCAATCAAGGATTATCTCCGTGCGAACAGCAACTTCACGGACTTTGATTTTGAAGGTTCTAATTTCTCTGTCTTGTTAAATGCCCTAGCATATAACACTTATATTAATGCATTTAACACGAATATGGCAGCCAATGAGGCATTTCTTGACTCAGCAACTCTTCGTGAAAACGTCGTATCTCTTGCCAGAACGATAGGATATGTTCCTCGCTCTAGGACATGCTCCAGAGCGTCTGTAACGCTTCAGGTGGGCGTTAGTAGTTCATTCACCAGCCCTACCCTAACTCTTGAAGCAAGGGGTCCTGTGTGCGTTGGAACGGCATCAAATGAGAATTCATATATCTTTTCAATCCCAGAAAATATAACTACCACAGTCACAAATCAGACAGCAACTTTTGGAACTGCTGACGAACCAATTGAGATTTACCAAGGAACTTTACTGAAAAAGACCTTTACAGTTGATGGTAGTTTAGACCAAAGATTTATCTTAGATAACTCATATATTGATACTCAGACTATTATAGTTAAAGTAAAAGGTACATCAGATACAGGGGTAGGTAGAGAATATCAAAGAGTTGATAATATTCTGAGCATTAATTCAACTTCTGAAATTTATTTAATTCAAGAGATACAGGATGAGAAGTATGAATTACTTTTTGGTGATGGTTACTTTGGTAAAAAACTTGAAAATGGCACAATCATCACAGTAACTTATATTGTTACTGATGGTGAAGAGGGGAATGGAGCTACAAATTTTGCTTTTGCAGGTACATTTGTTGATTCTCTAGGAGGATCTGCAACGGTATCTTCTACAACCTTAACTACAGTTAATAAGTCTTCTAATGGAACAAGCATTGAACCAGTAGAATCAATTAAATATTTTGCACCAAGATTGTACTCAGCACAATATAGGGCAGTAACAGCTAGAGATTATGAAGCGATTATTCAATCAATCTATCCAAATACAGAATCAGTATCTGTTGTTGGGGGTGAAGAATTAAATCCACCTCAATTTGGAACAGTTCAGATAAGTATTAAACCAAAAAATGGAGATTTTATATCTGACTTCGATAAAGATTTTATTTTAAGTCGATTAAAAAATTATTCACTGACAGGTATCAATCAAAAAATTATAGATCTGAAGGTTCTTTATGTTGAGATTGATTCATATGTCTATTATAATTCTTCACAAGTTAATAATGTCAATGATTTAAAAACTAATATTACCAATTCACTACAATCTTATTCTAATTCTGTTGAGGTTAATAAGTTTGGTGGTAGATTTAAGTATAGTAAAATTTTGAATGTAATTGATAATGTAGATAGATCAATTACTTCAAATATTACCCGAGTAAGAATTAGAAGGAATTTAAAAGCATTAGTTAATCAATCTGCTCAATATGAACTTTGCTTTGGAAATGCTTTCCATGTGGATTCTGCTGGATTTAATATTAAATCCACTGGATTTAAAATTTCTGGAGAATTGGAAACAGTTTATTTAACAGATGTTCCAAATGCAGATAAGAAGACTGGAATTTTATCAATCGTAAAGCAAATCAAAGAAAATAATACAAATAGAGTAATTATTAAATCTGCTGGAACTGTTGATTATGTTACTGGAGAAATAATGCTTTCAACTACAGTTATTACAGAAACTGAACTAGAAAACAATATTATTGAGATTCAAGCATATCCAGAATCGAATGATGTTATTGGATTAAAAGATTTGTATTTGGATTTTGATGTTTCAAAGAGCACCATAAATATGGTAAAGGATACTATTTCTTCTGGTGAGAAGATTTCAGGAGTAGGATTTAAAGTAACTTCAAGTTATTCAAACGGAGAGCTAAAGAGAGGATAATATGATTCAAACTGGTATCGAATCAAAGGTAAAGGCATATCAAATTATTGAAAATCAGTTACCTGCATTCATATTAGATGAAAGCCCAAAGGCATCTGAATTTTTAAAACAATATTATATTTCTCAAGAATATCCAAGTGGTCCATCGGATATTTCTGAGAATTTTAATTCTTACATTAATCTTGACAACTTAACTCCAGAAGTTATTGTTGGATTCACTTCAATAACTTCTTCAATCACCTCTACTAGCTCAACAATCAATGTTTTGAGTACAAAGGGATTTCCCCAATATTATGGTTTGCTAAAGATTGATGATGAAATTATTACATATACTGGAATTACAACAAACTCTTTCACTGGATGTGTTAGAGGATTTAGTGGAATTACTAGTTATAGAGATTCAAATAATCCAGAAGAATTAGTTTTTTCAGAAACAACCGCATCTTCACATACGCAATATTCTTCTGTACAAAATCTAAGCTCTCTATTTTTAAAAGAATTTTATAATAAAATCAAATATTCTATTGCTCCAGGTTTGGAAAATGTTGATTTTGTTTCCGATTTAAATGTTGGCAATTTTCTAAAAGAAGCAAGATCATTCTATCAGTCAAAAGGTACTGAAGAATCTTTTAAAATCCTCTATAAAGTTTTGTATGGAGTTACTCCAAAAGTAATTGACCTAGAGCAATTTCTTTTTAAACCATCTGATTCAGAGTACATTAGAAGAGTTATTATTTTAACCGAAGCAATTTCTGGAAATCCAAATAATTTAGTTGGGCAAACAATTTATAGTTCTTTAGATACTAAAACAAGTGCAGCTGTATCTGAAGTAGAAATTTTAACCAGAAAAAATAAAGTATATTATAAACTAGGTTTATTCATTGGGTATAGCGATCAAGACTTAATTGAAGGTGACCTTACAGTAACAGCAAATACTAAAGTAATTGGTGATGTTTCAATAGGATCTTCAATTATTACTGTAGATTCGACAATTGGATTTGAGAAATCTGGGACAGCAATATCTGGAAATAATACTATTGTATATACAGATAAAACTGTAAATCAACTTTTAAATTGTTCAGGTATATCTGAAAATATTTCGAACAAAGATTCGATAAGATCAAATCAGACAATTTTTGGATTTGAAAATGGAAATTTAGATAAGAAAGTAGAATTAAAAGTATGTTCCATAATTTCAAATTTACAGATGATTGAAGATAAAGCTTTAAATCTTGAAAATGAAAAAATTTATATCAAACACCTAGGTGACTTAATAAAAAATCCAAGCAACCCCAACGACAGAACTTATAAGCAAATTTTTGCAAATTCTTGGGTATATAATACTAGCTGTACTTTTGAAGTTGATTCTTTTAATCTATCATCTAAAGTTTTTACTTTAAAATCTGATATAGATTCTTCTAGTTTAAAGGTTAATGATAGAGTTGATATTATTAATGCTGTTACTGGTTCTGTTAGAATTTCCAATGCAAAAGTAACAGGTATTGATGGGGGAACAAAAGAAGTTACCTTAAGTTATGTTGGATATACCACTTCGACTTCGATACCACATCTATTAAGAAGAATCATTAAGAAAACATCTAGTGAATTAGTACCGTTGAAGTATGGTAATGATACTTTATTTGCAGATGTTCAGAATGTGTATTCCGATGATGCAAATGAATTTATGTATGTGGCATCGAATTCTTTGCCATCATACACTTTCAGACTTGATGCAACACCATCCAAACCATCAATAAGAGTTGGTACAGCTTCGACTTTTATTGGCGCAGCAACTACTCAAAGCGGTGCAATTCAAAAAGAACTATCAGATGATGATTATTCTATTATTTCATTCCCAACTTCTATACCATTTTTGACAGGAGATGCTGTAATCTATAGTCCAGAAACAACACCAATATCTGGACTTGCTACAGGGAAATATTTTGTAAAAGTATTAACTGATCCAAAACAAATAAAATTATATGCATCAAATTCATTTATTCAAATAGATGATTATATTACATTCAATCCTCTTTCTCCTGGAGTTGGTGGAAAGCATAGTTTTGTAGTGGAATCTAAATTTAATAAAAATATTGAACCACAAAAATTATTAAGGAAATTTCCACTTAGAGAAGTCATCAAAGATAATGATGGAGTAGAGAATGATAAAGAGTTTATTGGAATGTTGGTCAATGGTGTCGAAATAAAAAATTATAAATCTCAAGATAAGATTTATTATGGACCATTAAAATCTATAAGCATTTTAAACTCTGGAATTGATTATGATGTAGTTAATCCACCACAAATAATTGTATCTGGACCACCAACTGGATCTGGTACAACTTCACTTGTTCAACCAGTTATAAGTGGTTCTGTTAAAGAAGTACTAGTAGATCCGCAAAATATTGAACTTGAAAAAGTTATTTCATTAAGTATTCAAGGTGGTAATGGTAGTGGATGTTTATTAGAACCTATTGTAGAAAAAACTTTTAGAGAAGTTGATTTTGATGCGAGACTTCTGAGTAATTTTGGTGGCGTTGGCGAAACTGCAGAAACAATAACATTTCTATCGAATCACGAATTTTCAAATGGTGAAGCTGTAGTATATAAATCTAACGGAAATTCTCCAGTTAGTATCGGAACATATCTTGGTTCAAATGCTGATCAAAATAGATTCCTGCTGGAAAATGCAACTTATTTTGTAAGGGTTTTAAATAATAAAACTGTTAGATTGTATCCATCTTTTAATGATTACATAACTGGAATTAATACAGTTGGATTCACAACAGCGTCAAATACAGGAATCCATAAGTTTAGAACTTATCTCGGTAAAAAGACTTTAAAGTCAATTAAAGTCTTAGATTCTGGGTCTGGATATCAAAATAGAAAACTATATGTTAAACCAGTAGGAATTTCTACAATAGAGCATACAATTAGTTTTACTGATCATAATTTTAAAGAGGGTGATATTGTTGAATATCAATATACTGGCACCCCAATTTCTGGTCTATCAACATCAAACAGATACTATATTATAAAGAAAGATAATGATTCCTTTAGATTGGCAGATGCTGGAATAGGTGCAACAATATCAACAAATTATACTAGAAATATTTTTACTAAATTTTCAAATACTGGAAGTGGATATCATATTTTTAAATATCCAGATGTCAGTGTCACAGTTAATGTTGCATATGGATCGACGAATGTTGGTGTAATTACATGCACACCCATTGTTCGTGGTAGTATTGTTGATTTGTACCTATATGAATCTGGTAGTGGATATGGTAGTACAGTTTTAAACTTTGAAAGAAAACCCAACATATCAATTAAAAATGGTAAAGATGCTACTCTTTATCCAGTTGTTCTTGCAGGAAAAATTGTCAGAGTAGATATAAGAAATAAGGGAACTGAGTATTATTCAACCCCATCATTAACGGTAGTTGGTGAAGGTAGTGGAGCAGTCTTACGCCCAATAATTAATAATGGTCAAATTGTTAATGTTGTTGTAATTAATTCTGGAATAGGATATACACAATCAACAACATCTATCAAGGTAGTTTCTGCTGGAAGAAATGTAAAACTAGAAACAAAGGTTAGAGATTTAACTTTAAATGATGCAAAGAGATATGGATCTGAATATCTACATCCAAAATTAAACACTGGGTTAGAATATTGCAATATTTCCTACTTAAATGAACTTGCAACAAATGAATTCAATGATAACGGGTCTTCTCATTCACCAATTATTGGGTGGGCATATGATGGAAATCCAATATATGGACCATATGGATATAGAAATCCAATTAATTCAGCACAAGGTATAGTCATATTAAAACCAGGATATGTTGAAGATACTTCAGTTATCGTTGATAGACCATCTGGATTTGTGCCAGGATTCTTTGTTGAAGACTATAAATTTGATAATTCTGGAGACTTAGATATACACAATGGAAGATTTTGCAAAACTCCAGACTTTCCAAATGGAACATATGCATATTTTGCTGGAATAACAACGGATGGATTATATCAACCAAAATTCCCATATTTTATTGGCAATAGATTTAGGTCTCTATATGCTGAAAATAATTTAGATCAAGACTTTGATTTTTCAAAATCAGATCTAGTTAGAAATACTTATCCATATAAAATTTCAGATGAATACTCTCAAAATGATTTTATTATTGAAGATGACTCACAATTTAATCAAGAGTCGATAATTACATCTATTGAAAAGGGTCAAATAAAAACAGTTGAGGTTACAAAAAACGGCATTGACTATAAATTAAATGATGCATTAGTATTTGATAATTCGAATTCAAATGCTGAAGGTGCATCAGCTGTAGTTTCTTCTCTAAAGGGTAAGACAATAACATCTATTGCATCATCAACTATAGAATATTCTAATGCGGTTCTAACCTGGGAAGATAAAAATAAAGCAAGAGTTTATATTACACCATTCCATGTATTAAATAATCGTGATATTGTATCAATATCTGGTCTATCAACATTTGTTCCAAAAATAGCTGGAAATAGACAGGTATCAATATCAACAGATAGATTTACCGTATTTAAAGATATTCCATCAAATCCAGTTACTCAATCTGGTTTAGTAACAGACATTTATATTTCTACTATACCAAATACCCTTTCTATAGGTTCAAGTATAGGAATAGGTACTGAAATAATGTCAGTACTAAATATTTTTTCGGAAAGAAAATTATTAAGAGTTAAAAGGGGTGTAAGTGGGACTTCTCACACAACTAGCACTTTGGGATTTGTATATCCCAACTTTATTGAAATTGGATTACCATTACAATATTTTGATTCGGATTTAAATTCAAAGGTATATTTCAATCCAAATCAGTCTGTTGGTGTTGGTACAACATCTGGAGTTGGAGTAGCAGTTACTTATTCTCTAGGAGAATTAAATTATCAAATAGATATTCCTACACAAAGCATTTATTTACCAGATCACCCATTTAAAACAAATCAAAGACTTATCATTAGGAAGAAGAGTGGAGATCCTATTTCTGTTTCAAATACAGAAACTTCATCACCATTTAATTTGCTAAACTCTTCATTTGAATATGTCTATGCTATTAACAAATCAAAAGACTACATTGGTATAGTAACTCAAGTTGGTCTAACGACAAATACTAAGGGTTTGTTCTTTAGAACAAATGGTTCTAATAATTTTGAATATTCATTTGAACCAACATATAATCAAATAACATGCACCATTCAAAAAAATGATGCCGTTGTATCAGTATCCACAGCACATGGACTTATTCCAGGTGATTCAGTTACTTTAAATGTTGTTCCTAACCAATCTGTAGGTATTGGAACTTCTACTGCGGTTAAATTAAAATTTGCGTCAGATATTCAAAAGTTATTGGTTAATCCAGTAGGTTTCAATTCATATCGTGTTAATCCAGCATTAGATACAATAAACATAACATCACATTCATATAAAACTGGTGATAAAGTTTATTATTCAGCATCTGATTTAGTATCTTCTGGGCTATCGACGGGAGTTTATTATGTTTATAGAGTAGATAAAGACAATATCAAATTAACAATAACTTATGAAGACTCCGTATCCAACCCACCAGTAATAGTTTCAATTGCATCTACTGGTGGTTCTAATCAAGCATTGTCCTTAGTTAATCCAAAATTACAACCAATCAAAGGAAATAATTTAGTATTTGATCTAAGCGATTCTTCATTGAGTGGTTACAATTTTAATCTATACTCAGATAAAGACTTTAATAACAAATTTGTATCAATAGCAAATACTTCAATCATATCAACAATTGGTGTTGGAACAGTTGGGGTGACTAGCACTGCTAAACTTACTTTAAATTATTCAGAGTTACTTCCAAATTCTCTATTTTATAATATTGAAAAATCTGGATATATTTCTACAGCTGATGTTAGTGTAAGAAATTATTGTGAGATTTCTTTCATTAATAGTTACTATAATCAAAATTATTCTGTTGTTGGTGTAGGAACAACTACGTTTATTGTCTCACTATCATCACAACCAGAAAATACTTTATATAACCAAAATAATACTTCTGCTCTAGAGTATTCTACCACCTCAAAAACAGCATCTGGACCTATTGACAAAATTTCTGTTAATTTTAGTACAAAAACTTATAAAACTTTACCTGGCATAACAAGTATCATCACTGATAATGGAAGAGATGCTAATTTATTTGTAAAATCTAATGAAATAGGTAAAGTAAGAGATATAAGAATTATAGAACAATCTTTTGAATATCCTTCTGATAATACTCTTAGACCTGAAGCAAATATTCCACCAACGATTAAATTAAAAGATTCATTAACAATTGATAGCATTGAAGTTATTGATGGTGGTAGAAATTATAGCTCCGCACCAGAAATTGTGATTGTTGATGACGAAACTGGGGAAAAGGTTAATAGTGGAATATTAGTTCCAAAAATAAATTCAAATTCAATATCATCTGTTGAAATTTTTGAATCTCCAACTGGACTTAGTTTCAACTCAAAAACTTTATTTACGACTAATAACTCAAATGGAGTCGGTATTTCCACCATACAATCATCTGCTTCTGGCATAGTAACTTGTTTCTTAACTACACCTCTAGTTGGATTTACGACTAACGTGTTTAATGCGGGAGACTTAATTTTTGTAGAGGGTATTACAAAAAATGGAGTAGGTGGATCTGGATTTAATTCCGAAGATTATGGATATACATTCTTCACTGTTTCTTCTTATGAAAATCTTATACCAGCTATAGTTAGATTTAATCTATCTGGATATACAGCAAATCCAGGAATTGCTGATACAATACAAGGTTCTTATGCGACAATTACAAAATACTCAAACTATCCAAAATTCAAAGTAAATCAAAAGAGAACTGAATTTTTAGTAGGGGAGAATTTATATTTAAATAATCTACCTTCAGATCTTTACATTTCTGCAGTTCTAAAAGATTATATCAAAATATCTGGTAGAGATTCATTTAAAGAATCTGACATTGTTAGGGGAACAGAATCTGGTTCTGTGGGAACTATTTCGGAAATTATCCATAGTAGAGGTAAATTCAATGTTGGATATGGAGTAACTGCTTCTCTTGGTTGGAAAACAAATAGTGGGCAATTAAATAATGATATTCAGGTTTTACCAGATAATGACTATTACCAAAATCTCTCATATTCTGTAAAGAGTACAATCCAATATAAAGACTCAATTGATACAATCAATAGACTTTTACATACAACTGGACTTAAAAACTTTGTAGATACTGAAATTATATCTAATAAAAAAGTCTCGATCGGATCTACTTCTGTAGATGGTCTAATAATTTATGATGTAAGTGAAGATAAGAGAGTTGATACAATCTACGGATTTGCATTATCAAAAGATACTTCTACTCAAAATGGGACATCTAAGTTCTTAAAGACTTTTAATAAAAAGTTTGTAGATGGTTTGATTTGCAAAACAAATAGAGTTCTATCAATAGATGATGTTAGCGATCAATTTACAAATAAAGAAAATGTATCAGATACATTTATTGATTTGGATGAATATACAGATTCCTTTGCAAGATTCTTAGTTCAGATTAGAAATACCTCAGGAACTCAAATAGCACTATATGAATTATTGCTGATGTATGATAATAACCAGGAATCAGTATTTACTCTAAGAAAGGGATATTTATCAAATACTGGACTTGGTATAACATTCTCTCCTGGATTCGAAACTGATGCATTAACTACTATATGGAAAGAAGAGGAATTTGCTGATGTAACTGGAAATATTGATACATTTGATGTTCTTTCCCTGAGATTTACACCAAATGATCCATATGATACTGATTATGACATAAAATTTATTAAGGAAGTTTTAAATCCAAATGTTGTTGGAGTTGCATCAACTTCTATTGGTCTGGTTAAAAACCTATCTACAAATACTTTAGTTTCTGCTGGTTCTACTGCAACTATTTTTGAATATCCAGCTAATCAATATGATGCTGTCCATTCAATGTTCCATATTTCTAACTTGAATGATAATACAATGAATTTTGTGGAAGTTTATTTGAGTCATGATGGAACAAATACTTATCTAGCAGATTATTACTTTGATTCTAATTCTTCTGAAGGAATATCTTTTAATGATTTTGGAGAATTTGATGCTTCTTTAGTGGGTGGGACATTAACATTAAAATATACAAATCCAACTACGTCTCAAGTTAGAGTATTAACTAATGCAGTTGGATTTGGTTCAACATCTGCTGGAATTGGAACAATTAGATTTATAAATGATTTCCAACCAGAAGGTACGGAGAGAAGTGCAAAATACCAATCCAATTATGTTGTTGGTACTGGTGTTACAACTATCCTAACATGTACATCCTCAGAGATTACATCAATCAAATCTTTAGTTAGTGTTAGCTATGGTTCAACATATGCACTACATCAGATACTAACAATCAATGCCGATGGAACCGATGTATTTTCTACACAGTATCCTTTCTTATCGGTTGGAAGTACCACGGGTATTGGTACTTTTGGTGCAGATATTTCATCTGGCAATGTTCGAGTAAGATTTTTCCCAGATGCATCAGTAACTGGTATAGTTACTATTAAGTCATATAATGAAATAATTTATACCGATTTAGATTTAGAAAATTCTTACCCAGAAATAACCTATGGATTTAATAGAACACAAAGTATCGGAATAGGATTATTTGATTCATTTAATAGTAAGAGAATCAATAAAACGGAATTTGAACTAGAGTATAATAACACTCCAATTTTTACAAAAGAATTTAATCCTCAAGATAGTTCAATTTTAAACCCAGCAACAGGTAAATTCACAATTCCAAATCACTTCTTTAGTACTGGAGAAGCTTTAATTTATAAACCTGGTTCTACTATTGCTGGAGTTTCTTCTGCGCCTGTTGGCATTGGTTTAACTGCAGATTCTGTTGGAGTAGTGACAAACAGACTTCCATATAGAGTGTGGGCTATTAAAGATAATAACACCGAATTTAGAATTGCAACAAGACCAGAATATGCAACCGCTGGAATTTCTGTAACTTTCACGACTTTAGGTAGTGGAAATGCACATATATTTGAGATGGTTAAGAAAAATGAAAAAACCATAATTGCAGTTGATGATGTCATTCAGTCTCCACTCGCTTGGACCCCAATAGTATATACAGTTGATGGTAATGGTGGTTTCATTGGAACAGGAGAAACTGTTTTCTCAATCAGTGGAATTTCTTCAATTGTGACTGGTGATATTATTAGAGTTGAAGATGAGTATATGAAAGTCGCTGGAGTTGGACTAGGAACTACCAGCACTGGTCCAATATCTACGGGCATGATTAAATTAGTCAATGTTGAAAGGGGATTTGTTGGTACAGTAGCTACCAGTCATATGGATGCTTCAACAGCTAGAGTTTATAAAGGTTCTTACAACATTGTTGGAAACAAAGTATTCTTTACAGATCCACCAAAAGGAAGTGGATTAGTAACTTTAGATGATAGCGGACTTCCAAGACCATTTTCTAAATTTAATGGTAGAGTTTTCTTAAGACAAAATTATGAAAATAATTTAATATATGATGATATTTCCCAAGACTTCACTGGTATTGGGCAGACTTTTAGACTTACTATTGCTGGCGTCAATACTAGTGGTATTGAGACTGGAAGTGGATTAGTTTTAATCAATGGATTATTCCAGACACCAACAACTGTAAATAATGCGGGTAATAATTTCTTATATGGAGAAAGTGCTGGAATATCCAGTATAACATTTACTGGTATTACATCTACTGATGGAACAAAAGTTACATCTATTTCGGATGTAAATCAAAATCAATTCCCAAGAGGCGGTTTGATTGTTTCTCTTGGATCAACAAATGGATTAGGTTTTGCACCCCTTGTTGGTGCTTCTGTGACTGCTGTGGTTGGTGCAGGTGGTTCGATTGTATCTGTTGGATTGGGTAGTACAGATATTCTTGGATCTGGATATAATGGACTTACAGCAATTGGTGTTAGTGTTTATCAACCTGGACATACTGGAGTAGCAGCTTCAATTAGAGCCAATGTTGGAGCTGGTGGAAGTCTATCATTTACTGTTATTGTTGGTGGAAATGGATATACAGCAAATCCTGATATTTTAGTTTCCGAACCAACTTATGAAAATCTACAAATCACTGGGGTTTCTAGATTAGGAATTGGATCTACTACCACTACTGGACTAAATGCATTAATTTCTTTAGAAGTCGGTCCAAATTCAAATCCAATAACTTCTGGAAGAAATGCAGATGCTGCAAGATTGATTCTTGCAAATAAGACGTTAATTGGTGAAGTTGCTGTAGGTAGAATGTTAGCGGCATTCCCAGCATTTACAGTTCCAGGTGGAAATCAAAATTGTATTGATGATATTGTTGATGTTTTAGAGTGTATTACATACAATCTCCAATATGGTGGTAATGACTCAGTATATGATGCTGGTAAGATTTATATCGACAATGCGTACCTTGCTGGAGAGGAAGCAGAATCAATCTATGCATTCCAACAAGCAAGAGATATGGCAATTCAAGCCATGAGAAATGAGTCTATAACCATTGGTGGGTACTCTAGTGAAACTCAAGTCTTTGATTATACTATTGAAGGTGATATTTCTGAATTACCTGGAGTATATAACCCTGGAGATTGTGCTGATGTTGCCTCAGCAATCACAACATTTGTTGGTATTGTAACATATGCTGTCGGTCTAGGAACAATACCTGGTTCAAGAACTATCGCGCCAGGATCACTATTTGAAGTTTCCAAATTCATTATTAATAGACCTGGATATGCATTTGAAATTGGAGATGTATTTAAACCAGTTGGTCTAGTTACCGCGAAAGGTTTGGTTTCTCCAGTAGCAGATTTTCAATTAACAGTCCTTGATGTTTATTATGATAAATTTGCATCATGGCAATTTGGACAATTAGACTTTATTGATTCAATTAAACCACTTCAAAATGGAACTCGCTCCGTATTCCCACTCAGATACAATTCCGAGCTAGTGAGTTTTGAAAAAGATGAGAAAAATAATGATTCCGCACTCATAGATTTAGATGCTGTCTTACTAGTATTCTTAAATGGTGTATTACAAGAACCAAAATCTGCTTATATATTTGATGGTGGTTCTTCAATTCAGTTTATTTCAGCACCTAAAGTTGAAGATAATATTTCCATATTCTTCTATAATGGAACTAGAGGTGTTGATAGCGAACAGACTGATATTTTAGAGACGATAAAAATTGGAGATTCAGTATTTGTTAATAGGGCAAATGGAATTTCAACGTCATTGTCTCAAATTTCTCAAAGAACTGTTTATGATATCCCAACTTCAGATACACTAGAGACAGATCTTTATCAAAATATTGGAATTGATGAATTTAATTATCGCTCTATAGATTGGTCTAAGCAGAAAAGAGACTTAATTATTAATGGTGATATTGTTTATAAAGATAGGGATTCTTTAGAGGGTCAAATTTATCCAACAGCAAGAGTTATTAAAACAATTCAATCTGGAGATAATGAAATATTTGTCGATAACGCTAGATTCTTTAATTATGAAGAGGATGAATCCAGTATTAACATTCCATCATTTGATGCATTAATAATTGAAGATAAGTCTCCAGTTGCTGCTGCAATTTCTGCAACAGTATCAGTCGCTGGTACTATATCTGGATTAACGATAACCAATGCGGGATTTGGATACACAACTGCAACAGTTTCTGTTAAGTTTTCAGCTCCTAAGAGATCTTCAGTTGGTGTTGGCACAACTGCTGGACCACAAAATTCTACTTCAATTGCAAGTGCTACTGCAACAATTGTAAATGGTTCTGTGTCTTCAGTAACTTTGGTAAAACCTGGATTTGGTTATACAAGCACGAATCCACCACAAATTCTCGTTGAACAACCAAAAGTAATTTCAGAACTAGTAAAAGATATTTCTATAGTTCAAGGTTTCTCTGGAATCATAACTGGAATTACAACTACCGCTGGAATTGGAACTGCCCTTGCACTCAAGTTCTTTGTTAATGCATATACTGATCTTCAAGTTGGATATCATATATTTGTATCTGGTACAAATGTTGGTAGTGGAGTTACATCAATTTATTCAAATAATAATGATGTTATTGGTGTAGGAACTCAATACGTTGATAACATTTACAGAGTAAGTGCTTTACCAGCATTGAATGAAATTGTTTGTAATATCAGATCTAATACAGTGACAACTGGAATCCAAACATTAGGAACATCAATTTATAATCCTAATGGATATTATTCATGGGGTAGATTATCTTCTCTATCCAGAGCAAGTAATCCAATATCTATTGGTGTATCTGGAAGAACAATTAATTCTGGACTATCAACGTTCCCAACAATTCAAAGAAGAGGGTATGGATTGAGAGATAATGGAGCTATTAGAAAAATTCTACCAGATTAACCTTAATAAATAGAAAGAAAACCGTTTAAAAATGTCGGCAATTATAACTGATCAATTTAGAATATTAAATGCAAACAATTTTGTTGAATCGGTAGATAGTACCAATAATTCCTATTACATTGTTGTTGGACTGCCAAACCCAACACAAGTCGGTTTTGGTAGAGTGACTAACTGGAATGATAATGTAGAAACCCCAACAGATAATTTTAGTTATTTGTCCCATGTTCAAGATACTTCTCTCTTTGGGAAAAAAGTTACTTCTTCAAATGTTAGGAGATTGGTAAGGAGAATTGATTGGACTAGAGGAAGCAGATATGAAATCTACAGACATGATTATAGCACAACAAACCTATCTCCAGTAACTTCATCAAGTCGTTTATACGATGCAAATTATTATGTAATGAATAGTGATTATAGAGTCTATATTTGCATTGATAATGGATCGAGTGGAATCAATACAACTGGAAATGCATCTCAAGATGAACCACTTTTTACTGATTTAGAACCATCAGTAGCTGGAAATAGTGGTGATGGATATACCTGGAAATACTTATTTACTGTATCCCCAAGTGATATTATAAAATTTGATTCTACAGAATATATTTCTGTTCCTTCAAATTGGAGCACCAGTACAGATTCCCAAATCCAATCTGTCAGAGAAAACGGTGATTCCACTGTTAATGAAAATCAAATTAAAAAAATCTATATCGATAACCCTGGACAAAATTATAGTTCAGGTGAAGTAAATATAGTTGGAGATGGAACTGGTGGTAAAGCAGTTATTTCAGTAGATAGTGGTGGAAAAATAACTTCTGCTGTTGTATCTGCTGGAGGAAAGAATTATACTTATGCTATGGTAGATTTGGGACCTCTACAACCAGCAGGTAATATCAGCAACCCAGCAAAACTAATTCCAATTATTCCACCATCTAGAGGTCATGGATATGATATCTATAAGGAATTAGGGACTGATAGAGTATTGCTTTATGCTAGATTTGATGATTCAAATAAAGATTTTCCAACTGATACTGCATTTGCCCAAGTTTCAGTTGTAAAAAATCCATTAAGAGTCAATTCAACTAATGTTTATGATGAAAGTCAATTTTCTGCAACAAATGCGATTAAGTTGAGAAATGATGGTACTATCAGTGGTGAAAATTATTTAACGATTGGAAAAGAAATATCCCAAAGTGTAGTTGTTGATGGTAATAATGTTACTGCGGTTGGTTATGTTGCTTCATATGATGAAGAGACTAAAGTAATCAAATACTTTACAGATAGATCTTTATTCTACCACCCATCAACTTATGATCAGCAGGATTATGTTGGAGTTAGTAGCTTAGGTAGAAGATACGAATTCTCATCATCTGGAGGAACAATAACCACTACTGATGGGTTCTCTGGTTCTGTTGATACTGGATATACTGGAATCACTACAAATCCAACTGGAAATAAAAATATAAATCTTGGAATACAATTTACAAATGGTCTTGCAGCATCTGAGATAAATAAAGGAACAGGGGATATTATTTACTTAGATAATAGACCTCTTGTTTCAAGAAATTCTAGACAAAAAGAAGACGTTAAAATTATCCTGGAATTTTAAAGATGCCACAAAAAACTAATTTAAATATCAATCCATATTATGATGATTTTGATAAGAATGATAATTTTTATCGTGTCTTATTTAAACCAGGATATCCTGTACAAGCTAGAGAATTAACGACTCTACAGTCTATTCTACAGAATCAAATTGAATCTTTTGGTAGTCATATTTTCAAAGATGGATCAATGGTGATTCCTGGTGGAGTCACATATGATAGACTTTACAATGCAGTCAAATTAAACCCACAACATTTTGGAATTGATATTTCAATTTATTTGAATAGTATTGTTGGTAAAAAAATCACAGGTGCTGAATCTGGAGTAACTGCATCTGTACAAAAGATTCTACTTCCACCAGATTTAGATATTGAATATCCTACAATATATGTAAAATATATAAACGCAAATATAGATTTAGAACCAGCACCATTTAATGATGGGGAAACTCTAATTCTTCAAGAATCTATAACATATGGCAATACAACTCTCCAGGTTGGTGATAGTTTTGCTTCTTGCGTAGATAGCAGTGCAACTTCAGTATCCTCAGCCGTTCATGTTAGTGAGGGTGTTTATTTTATTAGAGGAACTTTTGTACAAGTACAAAAAGACACTATTATATTAGATCCATACTCAAATTCATCTTCATATAGAGTTGGATTTAATATTTCTGAAGAATTAATTTCTTCTGGCGATGATTCTTCCCTTTATGATAATGCTCGTGGATTTTCCAACTATGCCGCTCCTGGAGCAGATAGATTAAAAATTTCAACTGTTTTAGCAAAAAAAGTATTAACAGATTTTGATGATAAGAATTTTATTGAACTAGTAAGAATTGATAATGGTGAAATTAAAAAACTGCAGGATAAATCAACATATTCAATAATCAAAGATTATTTCGCAAAGAGAACTTTTGAAGAATCTGGAGATTATTCCGTTGGGGCTTTTGGCGTTGAATTAGCAGAATCTTTAAATGATAGGTTATCCAATGGTGGAATTTATAATTCTGATCAAAAAACAGAGCAAAATAATACCCCATCTGATGACTTAGTTTGCGTAAAAATTTCTCCAGGAAAAGCTTATGTTAGAGGATATGATATTGATTTTCCAGGAACAACAATCTTAGATGTAGAAAAACCTAGAGATTTAGAAACAGTAACATCTGCTTCAATCCCATTTGAAATGGGAAATCTAGTAAAAGTCAATAACGTTCGTGGATGCCCATTTGTTGGATTAAATAATAATAATAACTATGTTGATCTACAAACATATAGAAAAACTTCTAATAATGCAGCATCTGGTGAAACAATTGGTAGAGCGAGAGTTTATTCATTTTCAGCAAATTCAGATTATGTAAATGAAAGCTCAGCATTTAATCTATATCTTTTTGATATCCAAACTTATACAAAAATAACTTTAAATGAACTTGTATTTTCTGGATTTTGTCCAGCGACAAGTTATATTAGAGGTTTAAGTAGTGGAGCTTCAGGTTATCTTGTACAAGCTCCAGGACCATCTGGGACCACAGGAATCTATCTTTCTCAAACTTCTGGAAACTTTATTGTTGGAGAGCAAGTTTTAATTAATGAATCTTCTGAATATAGAAGATCCATTGTTGCTGTAGAAACAAATAGTATTAAGGACATAAAATCGGTTTATCAATCATATACAACTGCATCTGGAATAACCACAGATTTTTCTGCAGATACTATTTTAGATAGAAAAATCCCAACAGGATTTTCAATAACTGATACAATTACTGTTAATTCCATTGGTATTGCAACATGTGCTGGAAAAACCTTCAGTGGAATATCAACCAATACGATAATTAGATATCAAAGACCTGGATTCACAACTGAAACATATAATAGAGTAACAGCAGTATCAACAGATTTACAATATTTGTATCTGACTGGAGTTAGCACAGTTTTTGGAGTATGTGATGGTGGAGTTCCAGGATCGGGAACAGTTGATGCTACTTTTACCATCGGACTTCCAAAAGTTCAAAATGAAGATAACGCATTTTTATATGCTAAATTATCTTCTCCAAATGTTTCCACTGTAGATTTAAATTCATCTACGGTAACAATTGTAAAGCAAGTAAATGGACAATCTACAAGCCCCTCTGGAAATTTAAGTCTCAATACAAATACTTTAGGATTTAGTAGTGCATTTTTTGAACCTTATGATAGCGATAGATATTCGATAATTTATAATGATGGTGCAGTTGAACAACTAACTTCAGACCAAGTATCGTTATCTGCAAATAATTCACAAATAAACTTTACTGGATTAAGATCTGGAATTGGTAGCGTAACAGTTAATACAACAATCAAGAGGCAGGCTGTAAAAAGTAAAAGAAAGGATTATATTAGAAGTGCTCAGATAATCGTAAGTTCTACTTCTTCTGGAGTTTCAACATCAATTTCTGGACTATCAACGAGTCCTTATTATGGTCTAAGAGTTGAAGATAGAGAAATATCACTGAATGTCCCAGACGCTGTAAAACTGATTGCAGTTTATGAGTCTTTATCAACTTCAACACCAACTTTAGATACTTTACAATTTGTTAGTGGGTTAGGACTTGACATTAATGCAATTATTGGTGAAAAAATTACAGGTTCTGAAAGTGGATCTGTTGCTCAAATTGTAAATAAACCATCTTCAACAGATATTCAATTTGTTTATCTAAACTCAAATAAATTTGTTGTCGGTGAGTTAGTTACTTTTAGTGAATCAAATATTCAATCATCAATTCAAGCAATTACATCTGGAAGTTATTTAAACATTACAGATAGATATTCTCTAGATAAGGGTCAAAAAGAGCAATATTACGATTACTCTAGAATTGTTAGAAATAGAGGTACTGTATCACCTTCCAGAAAGCTACTGATTATATTTGATAAGTATGTTGTCCCATCAAACGATACTGGTGACTTCTACACAGTAAATTCTTATGATAAAGAAAGATATACAAAAGATATTCCAATACTAGCAAATAATACAAGAGCTTCTGATGTAATTGACTTTAGACCAAGGGTTTCCGATTTTACTTCAACTTCAAGTTCCCCATTTGATTTTTCTAGTCGCACATTTGGTTCGTCATCAGTAAATACCAATTTGGTTGTTTCTCCAAATGAAAGTTCCATTTTAGGATATAAGTATTATCTATCAAGAGTTGATAAAGTTGTTTTAGATAAACAAGGAAATATCAGTGTAGTTAAAGGAACTTCTTCAACTCCACCTAAAGAACCAGTAAATGTTGAAGAAGCGATGACAATCGCTACAATATCTTACCCACCATACTTATACAATGTAAAAGATGCTTCTATTAATTTAATTGATAATAGAAGATATACGATGAGAGATATTGGAAAACTAGAGGACAGAATAGAAACCTTAGAAACAGTAACATCTTTAAGTTTGTTAGAACTTAATACAAAGAGTCTTCAAATACAAGATGCTGATGGACTATCAAGGTTTAAGTCAGGATTCTTTGTAGATGATTTTTCTGATAATGGAAGAATGGATTTGACAAACTTTGATTCAAAGTCTGATGTTGATACTGAAAGCAAAGAATTAAAGACACCAACTGATTTCTATTCATTAAAATTAGAACCAGCATTATCAGATTCCATTAACTCCGATACTGCAGACTTTAGCAGCAATTTGGCACTTCTAGATCCAAATGTCAAGAAGACTGGAGATTTAATCACTCTCAATTATGAAGAAAAGGAATGGATTCAGCAACCATTAGCTTCAAGAGTTGAAAATGTAAATCCATTCCAAATGGTTGAATATATTGGAAGAGTTATTCTCTCACCAGCTTCGGATAACTGGGTTAGAAACGTATATGTCCCTGGTGGAACTAGAACAATAACTGGTGGATGGAATGGTTCCTACATCGATAATGTTCTAATTAGTTCAGAACCAGACACGTACATGCGTTCTAGAAACGTACAATTTGCATCTGGTGGATTAAAACCATTAGGAAGATACTACCCATTCCTTGATGGAATATCGGGTATTGATGTTGTTCCCAAACTACTTGAAATTGAAATGCAATCTGGAACTTTCTCAGTCGGAGAGACTGTAGATGGGTTTGTAGGTGCATCTAAACTCATTACTTTTAGAACATCTAGACCCGATCACAAATCTGGACCATATTTAACACCAACAACAACGTACAATTCAAATCCATATAATACCTCATTATCATTAAGTACTCAATATTCAGCATCTGCAACGGTTTTAAATATTGATATTGCTTCACTCTCGGAAGAAGTTCTAGGCAAATATAGTGGTTATGTTACAAGTGGAATGACTCTTGTTGGACAAACTAGTGGTGCCACCTGCATAGTTTCGAATATTAGATTAGTAGCTGACACTTTTGGTGATTTAATTGGTTCATTCTTCATTAGAGATCCACTAACAACTCCTCCACCATCAATAAGAATTCAAACTGGTAGTAGAACATTTAAACTAACAACTAGCTCAACAAATGCAACTCCACTTCCTGGTAGTTTGCTGATCAGTAGTGGTGAAACAACATATTCTGCTAGCGGAATAGTAGATACTTACAGACAAGATACTGTTATTGTAAGAACTCCACCCCCACCACCACCTAATAGAGGTGGTGGAAAGGATCCACTTGCACAATCATTCACTGTTGATGAGACGGGTGCTTTCTTAACTGCAGTAGATTTATACTTTGCAAGCAAAGATGAAAATGAAAAATGCTATGTTGAAGTTAGAGATGTTGAACTTGGAACACCTACTGATAGACTTGTACAAGATTTTGCGAGAGTAATTTTAGAACCAAGTCAAATTGGAATATCTTCAGATGCATCTGTTGCAACAAAAGTAACTTTCCCATCACCAATATACTTACAACCACAAAGAGAATATGCAATTGTTGTTCTTGCACCTACAACGAATAATTATGAACTTTGGGTTGCGAGAATGGGTGAAAAGACTGTAAATGGGCAGAATTTACCAGATGCAGAGTCTGTAATGGTAACGAAACAATATATTGGAGGAAGTCTATTTAAATCCCAAAATGGTACTATTTGGACAGCGAGCCAATTTGAAGATTTGAAATTCAAACTTTATAAAGCGAAATTTACTTCCCAATCTGGATCTGCATTCTTCTACAATCCAAAGTTAGAAGTTGGTGACTCCAATATTCAAAAATTAATTCCAGATTCAATAAGAATCTTCCCAAGAAAAATTAATGTTGGTATTACAACTGTTTATTTAAACTCTATCAAACAACAATTAGTACCTGGTAAGAGAGTTAAGGCAAGCACTTCTCTGGCTAATGGATACATTGAAAGAGTTGGAGGTGGTGTTTCATTCACTGGAATTACAACGATTTCTACTGGTGCTGGTTATTCTGGCGGTTCATATCCAAATGTTCGCCTATACCCAATTACAGGAAATGGTAGTGATTTAATTGCACAATCAGTTTCATTCTTCAATACAGGAAAACTTAATCAAGTCGTAATCAATACAACTGGTATTGCAACTGGAAAAGGATTTTCTGTTGGTGATGTTGTTGGAGTTGTTACAGCAGATGTTGGCAATTCTGGTACAGGTGCTAGACTGTCTATCAGTGGAATTGATGGATATGATACACTATATTTGACTAATGTACAGGGTGACAATTTCCTTTTAGGTGGCAGTCTTCAAGTTTATACTAATGATACAACTCAAGTTTCATATGCGAATACTGTAGTTATTACATCAACAGCTGTTGGTGGTCAATATTCTGGAAATGTTCTAGAAGTTACTCAGTTTAATCATGGCATGACTTCCAATAATAATAAAGTTACTATTAGTGGAGTTAAACCAAATACAAATCCAACTTCCCTAACCGTTGATTTAGATATAACAGATACTACAATTTCATTAGCTAATACCACTGGATTTTCAAGATTTGAAGGAATAACTACAGCATTTGGATATCTAAAAGTTAATAATGAAGTTATCTACTATAATAGCATTGGCAGTGGCGTACTTGGAATTGCAACCAGAGGTGTTGATGGAACTGCTATTAGAAAACACTATGTAAATGACCCTGTTTATAAGTATGAAATTGGAGATGTTTCTTTAACAAGAGTAAATAAAACCCATGACATGTCCTCTGATGCAACGTTAAGAAGTCTCAATGATATCGATAGTTATAATATTGAAATTGATAGGGGTTCTCGTTCCACTGGAGAATCGCAATTGAACTTCTCACTTGAGTCTCAAGTTGGTGGAGATGATATTTCGGTTTCTCAAAATATTCAGTATAATTCTATTATCCCACAATTCAATGTAATTACACCAGGTCAGTCTTCATCAGTTTCTGGTTCAATTAGAACAGTTTCTGGCACAAGTGCAGGTGGTTCAGAGGTATCATTCTTGGATAATGGATTTGAAGCAGTTCAACTCAATCAAATTAATGACCTTTCATCTCCAAGAATTGTATGTTCAAGAATCAATGAGACAACAAGATTAACCACACTTCCAAAGAACAGATCTCTAACTGTTAATGTTTCAATGAAGTCTAATGATCCAAATCTTTCCCCTGCGATCGATACTCAGACAGCATTTGTTGCTCTTGGAAGAAATCGTCTCAATAATCCAATACTTGACTATGCAAATGACTCTAGAGTTAATCAACTAAGCGGAGACCCTCATTCTGCTATCTATGTGTCTCAGAGAGTTAATTTATCTCAACCAGCAACTTCACTTAAAGTCTTTGTTTCAGCATACAGAGACTCCTCTGCAGATTTTAGAGTTCTTTATAGACTCTTTAAAGCAGACTCTAGTGAAATTGCACAATCATATAATCTGTTCCCTGGTTATGATAACTTAACTGATACAAATAACGATGGTTTTGGGGATACTATTGTTAATGAAGCAAACAATAATGGAAAACCAGATAAACTAGTTCGCTCTAGTAGGGAAAATGAATTCATTGAATATCAATTCAGTGTTGATGATTTAGAGCAATTTACTGGATATTCTATTAAAATTGTTATGAGTGGAACCAATGAGGCAAAATCTCCTAAATTTAAGGATATTCGTGCTATTGCATTGGCTTAATATGAAAAAAATGATTCGTGTTGAAGGCGAAAAGAACTTGTACAGAGATACAAGTTCTGGTGCAATAATTAATACAGATGAATATGAATATTCGCAGTATATTAAACAAAGGGAAAGAAGGAATAAAGAAAAACAAGAAATATTGGAATTGAAAAATGAATTAAGTGAAATTAAAACTCTATTAGTACAACTTTTAAAAAATGAATCCTGACGAAATTACTTTAGAAAATCTAAACAAAAATTTTGAATATGCAAAAATCTCAAGAGAAATTGATGCGTGTAATGATTTAGAGAAAATGCGAGATGTTGCAAAATGCTATGTCAAATTATTTTTGAAAACCCAGGAGACTATTATTTCTTTAGAGTCTATCGGAACTAAATAATAACATGAGATGTTATTTCAAAAAGTAGATGGCAGTATATGTATCAAATTTAGTGATTAATTGTGGTACTGACTTTTTCCAAACATTTAATCTGACTAACACTCAAGGTGATACTTCTTTTAATCTGACAAATTATTCCATAGCATCCAAACTTAAAAAACATCCTGCCAGTTCTTCTTCTACAGCATTTACAGCAACAATAAGTAATGCTGCTAATGGTACAGTTGGAATTGCCTTAACTTCTGGTCAAACCGCAGATTTAAAACCAGGTAGATATGTTTACGATATAGTAATTACTAGCTCTACTGGATACAAAACAAGGGTTATCGAAGGAAACGCTTTAGTCAGAGAAGGAGTAACAACTTAATGACATCTATAAAGGCTAGAGTAGGACAACAAAACACAATTAGAGTAATTGCATCCAACTCATTTGCTGGATCTGGAATTAAATTATCTGATATATCAGATATAGATATCTCGGGTAGAGCTGATAAGTTTGTTATGGTTTATAATGCTGCTCTGAACAAATATGTATTTGTAGATCCAGATCAAATTTTAGTAGCAGCCGCTGCAACGGTAAATACAGCTTCTGCTGCTGGATTACCAGGTTCTTTTATCGATGCTTTGGATACAGATCAATCTAGAGCAAATAATATTGATTTAGATGGTGGAACTTGGTAAAAAATATAAATACCTAAAGGAAAGAGTATCAAAAGCGAGGCAATCTAGATGACAGCCGCCGTAATTCAGTTTAAAAGAGGTAATTACGCTGGATTGCCAGCACTTGGAGCGGGGGAACCAGGATTTACAACTGACTTTTATGATTTCTACATTGGTCTTGATGATACGATTGGTAATAATAAATTCTTCGGAAGTCAAAGATATTGGACTAGAGAAGACGGAATTGAGTCTGCATATTTAAACTTAGTAGATAGAAACGGTTCGAACAGAATAAGTCTTAAGGCACCCAATGTACTAGCAGGTGTAACTACTTATGTACTACCAGCAACACCAGTAGCTGGTGGTCTGCTGCAATCTGATGCAAATGGTCAGTTATCCTGGTCAAGTGCATTAACACAAGTTAATTTATCAAGTCTATATGTTACTGGATTTAGTACATTCCAGTCTGCAGTTTATGTTTCGGATACTACAGATTCATTTAATAAAGATACTGGTTCTTTAGTTGTAGATGGTGGTCTTGGAGTAGAAAAGAATACAAATATCGGTGGTCAGATTCAAGTTTCTGGGTTAGGAACTTTTGTATCTGGTCTTAGAGTCACAAGCACCACAGACTCGACTTCTACGAGCACTGGAGCAGTTGTTATTAACGGTGGGGTAGGATTAGCGAGAAATCTTTTCGTTGGTGCTGGTGCTTCTATTACAGGTGTTACAACGATTGCTAGCACTGCCAACACAACAAACCTTGGTCAAGGTGCGTTAGATGTTAAGGGTGGTGCTAGTATTGCACAAAACCTTTATGTTGGTGCTGCTCTAAGTGTATCTCAAGCATCGACTTTTGAGGGTAATGCAGTTTTCAATGGTGACATTACTCTTGGAAATGCTGAGACAGATAATATTATTGTTAATGCTGATGTAGAAGGAAACTGGCTTCCAAATATCGACAATGCTTATAATATTGGTGATGCAACTCAGGGAAAAACCTGGTTAAATGGTAGCTTTAGTGGAATTGTATCGGCTACTAGTGGATTAAGGGGTGCCAATGTTACTATTGGTATTACTTCAGCGAGAACCATTAATACAACATCAGGGTCTCTATTCTTAACAGGTGCAGATTCAAGAGTAGTAACAGTTGGTGATGCTAGTGTATTAGGAAATCTTGATGTTCAAGGTAATTCTACGATTGTTGGTAGCGAGACCGTCAAAAATATTCAAATAGGAGTTAATAGTACAACTCAAATTGATACATCTTCAGGTAATCTAAGACTTGATGCTGCAACAAATACAGTTGATATTACTGCACAGACAAATACAACTGGATTTGCAACATTTACTTCTGGTATCAAGGTAACATCTGGTGGTGCATTAATTGGTAATATTGGTGTTGGAACTGAAGGTACTAATATTATTAGTACAAACTCTGGAAACTTAATCCTTAAGTCTGGAGAAGTTGCAACTACAGTTCGTGTTGAAGATGACCTTGTAGTCACTGGTACAATCACTGGTACAATTACAGGTACAATTTCAACAGCAACTAGATCATCATCAATTGATGTCTCATCCGTAGTTGATTCCAATACAAGATATCTAACCTTTGTTGATTCATCAACCGCTGGAGCAGGACAAACTGCATATGTAGATCCAACTCTATCATATAATGCAAATACAACTACATTATCAGCTCCCATTATTAGAACAGGAACTATTAATGCTGCTGATGGGTCTCCTTCAATCACAGTTTCAAATACTACTGGTAATGTAAGTTTTGCAAGTAGTGTCACAATCACAGGCGATATTACTGTACTTGGAACCCAAACAATTGTTAATACTGAACAACTTAAAGTTGAAGATAGTATTATTGAACTTGGATTAGTTAATAGTGGAGGCAGCTTAGTACCACCATCAACCGATCAAAATATTGATGTTGGTGTTGTAATGCATTATTACACAACATCAGCGAAAAAAGCTGCAATTTATTGGGATGAATCTGTAAATAGAGTTGCTGTTGCATCATCTGTAACAGAAACTTCAAGCGTTATGTCGGATGTTGTTTATGCACCGATTGAAATTGGTTCTCTTTGGGTTAATGATTGTGCTGGTCAATCTCAAGTTATTACATGCGTAGGTGGAGAAAGATTCCTTCAAAATATCACAATCGATGGTGGTGCATTCTGATAGATAAATAACTTTATTATGGAATCATTAATATGGCTTCAGACGTAGATTATAAAATTTTATTAGGTTCTTATCAACAGAAATCTTTTGATTTATTAAATCAAGTGATTGCTTTAGAAGCTCGTGTTTCTTCTAGTAATCAAATTATTGATGGATTAAATAAAAGAGTTCAAGATTTAATTGCTGAATTGGAAAAGGCAAAAGCAATTATTGCCGAATTGAAAATTGCTGAAATGGAAAGATTAGAGGAGGAAGAAAGGAAGTTATTAGAAACTGTAGAGTCAGAAATGCAATTTGGATTGGTTTCTATGCCACCAAAGAAAAAGATCAAAAAGACAGTTACGAGTGAGGATGTTGAGTTGATAGAAGATACTAAACCTAATGAGGGAGAACTCTAATGGCAAAACCATCAACACGCCAACAATTGATTGACTATTGTTTAAGAAAATTAGGAGCTCCTGTTTTAGAAATAAACGTAGATGATGATCAGATTGATGATCTGGTTGATGATGCAATTCAATTTTTTAATGAGCGTCATTTTGATGGTGTTGAAAGAATGTACTTAAAGTACAAGATAACGCAAGCGGATATTGATAGAGGAAGAGCAAAAAATGACAATGGTGTTGGAATTGTAACTACAACTGCGAGTTCTACAATTACGGGTTATGGATCCACATCTTTTAACTTTTACGAAAATTCAAACTATATTCAAGTTCCAGACTCTGTAATTGGGATTGAAAAAATATATAAGTTTGATACGAGTTCCGTTTCATCTGGAATGTGGAGTATTAAGTATCAACTATTCTTGAATGATTTATACTACTTTAATTCAGTTGAACTCTTACAGTATGCAATGGTAAAAACATATCTAGAAGATATTGATTTTTTACTTTCAACAGATAAGCAAATAAGATTTAATAAAAGGCAAAATAGATTATATTTAGATATTGATTGGGGGGCAAAAACAGTTGATACTTGGTTAGTTATGGATTGTTATAGAGCACTTGACCCAACAGATTTTTCTAAAGTATATAATGATAGTTTTGTTAAAAGATACTTAACTGCATTGATCAAAAGACAATGGGGACAAAATCTAATCAAGTTCCGTGGCGTTAAGTTACCTGGTGGAATTGAATTAAATGGTAGAGAGATTTATGAAGATGCAGAAAGAGAAATTGATGAAATAACAAAGAGAATGTCAATGGATTACGAACTTCCACCTTACGACTTTATTGGATAATGGCATTAAATCCCTTTTTCTTACAAGGATCCGCTGCTGAACAAAGACTTGTTCAGGATTTAATCAATGAACAGTTAAGAATGTATGGTGTTGAAGTTGTATATGTTCCTAGATTTTTTGTTAATAAAAAAACAATTATCGAAGAAGTTCAAACTTCAAAATTCGATGATTCTTATTTACTAGAAGCATATGTAAATAATTATGAGGGATATACTGGTGCTGGAGATATTTTAACTAAATTTGGGATGAGTTTAAAGGATGAATTGAATTTAGTTATTTCAAGAGAAAGATTTGAAGAATTTATTAGTCCATTTTTACAGGAAGAAGATGCATATGAAGTAGAAGTAGCTTTAAGACCTAGAGAAGGTGATGTAATTTATTTTCCACTTGGTCAAAGATTATTTGAAGTTAAATTTGTTGAGCATGAAAAACCATTTTATCAACTTGGAAAAGGTTATGTGTATGAGTTATCATGCGAACTCTTTGAATATGAGAATGAAGTCTTTGATACTGGTAATGAAGATGTAGATGCTGTAATCGCAAATCAAGGAGAAATTCTATCACTCAGATTAGTGGGTTATGGTCAAACAGCAGTTCTTGGTGCAGATATAAACAGCAATTATGTTAGAAAAATCTATTTGAATAATGATGGATATGGATATACATCGACTCCAACTGTAACATTTTCTAATGCTCCTGCATTCGGAAGAACTGCACAAGCAGTTGCAATTACAACTTCAGTTGCTGGAGTCCGTTCAATCAAAGAAATTGTATTAAAAGACGCTGGTTGGGGATATACTTCAATACCTACTATAACAATTAGCGGTGGAGGTGGTACGGGTGCGGCAGCAACTTGCTCTATAGATGTTTATCGAAAGGGGGTATCTTTTGTGCCTGTAACTTCTGGTGGGCAAGGATACACCACATCACCAAGTGTTACTTTCTCTGGTCCCACATTTATTGGTGCAGCAGGAACCGCAGTTATAGCAGACACAGCGTTAGATAGAGTAGTAATTAATAATGGTGGTTCTAGTTACTCTCCAAAACTAAGTATAGGAGTTACTTTTAGTCCCCCAAATCCAATTGGTTTTGTAACGGCAATTGCCACTGCAAATATTCAAAATGAGCAGTTATCCTCATTTAATATTGCAAATATTGGTATAGGATATAGTCAGGCTCCAACTATTACAATTGATAGTCCAACAGGAGTTGGATCAACTGCAACAGTTATCGCAGTTGGTGGGCTAGTTTATGGAGAGACTGTCTCTAGCATTTCGATAGCATCTTCTGGACAATTCTACATCACAAATCCAACATTAACCTTTGATAACCCTACAGGTATAGCATCAACTGCCAGAGTATCTTCTTCACTAGTCTCATCTGGTGGTATATCTACAATTTCATATTCACTATTGAGCTCAGGTAGGTACTATACAACTGAGCCATCATTAAATATTGATTTCTTAGTATTAAGTCCTGGATTTGTCAATCAACCAAAATTTGGTTCAAATTCTTGGAAAATAATTTCAACAGAACCGAATAGAAATATTACTAGACCAGCAATTTCTGGAGCAGGTGTCGTCTCTATTGGAATAACTGGTTCTATTCAAATGTTTGTTAAAGTTCCATCTACATTATCAGGTGTTTCAACTTTCATAGAACTGAACAGATTATCCAATGGTGGGTATGCTAACAATGTTGATATGAGAGTTAATTCTTCAGGATATTTTGAAGTTGGTATCGGAACAATATCATTAACTTCAAATGTCTATGCTCTTGACGATACTTGGCATTATCTATACTTATCATCTGACTATGATCCACCTCCAGTACAGACAGTTACACTTACCGTTGATGGAACAGATACTAGCGGATACTCATTCCCAACAGTAACTGTTATTGAACTGGTAACAAATGCAGATATAACTCCACCCGTTATTAAAAATTCTACAAATAGTGGAATTTTATTGGACGATATTTTTGGGACAAAGGTTTCGACAGGAACATCTGCAGTTCCAACATCCACTCCAGTTCCAAACTCCAATACAGTATTATTTGATGATTTTGAAAATAGTATTGGAACATTGAATTCAATTAGTATTGGATGCTCAATATCAAACGGAAGAGTAATATCTCTAGATAATAATAGTACTACTCTTTCTGGTATTGTAACATCAATTGTTTCTGCTGCAATTGAAGCGCCAACAGGAACACCTTCAGATTTCAGAGCAACTGGAATAGCAAGCGTCACGTCTGGAGTTCTTACTTCAGTAACTCTAACTTATGGTGGATATGGATACCTAACCAATCCAAATGTAACTGTATCTGGTCCAACTGGAGTTGGTTCAAACTTTAGAGCAACTGCTATTGCAAACCTAAGATCTTCAGGAAGACTGAATCAGATTTTAATAACAAATCCTGGTCTTGGATATACGGCAACACCTTCAGTAACTATTTCTGGACCTCTTGGACAAATTCCAGAAGGTTATGGCGTTGTTGGAGTCAGTGGCACTATAACTTCTGTTGTCATCACAAAACCAGGTATTGGATACACAGTTGCTCCTACGGTAAGCATTGCAAATACTGTAACAGATAGAGACTTTACCGCTGGATTTACAACTGCAAGAGGAAGAGCGGTATTGAATTCTGTTACTAATGAAATTGATTATATCTTGATTGATGACCCAGGTTCTGGATATCAATCACCACCAACGGTTACGATTGGATCACCTCCAGTAATCATTGGAGTTGGTACGTATTGGTTTAATGAAGTTGTGACTGGATCAATTTCAAGCACCACTGCAAGGGTTAAGCGTTGGGATGCTGATGATAGGATTATTCAGATTTCTATTGAAAATGGCAAGTTTGTTCCTGGCGAACTTTTAGTTGGCGCCGCTTCATCGGCTATATATGTTGTTGATGAATATTTAACTCTCAGCGAAGTTCCTGCTGCAGCTTCATTGAGAAACTTAGATGACTATGAAGAAAATGATGAAATTGAATTTGAAGCAGATCAAATTATAGACTTCTCAGAATCGAATCCATTTGGAAATTACTAATGTTAGGTACTTACTATTATCACGAAATTATTAGAAAAACTATTATAGGATTTGGAACCCTGTTTAATCAAATTTACATTAGGCATTATGATAAAAATGATGTTAATGTAGTTGATGAACTTAGAGTTCCTTTATCATATGGTCCTAGACAAAAGTTTCTTGCTAGATTGACTGAGCAATCGGAATTGAATAAACCAATTGCAATGACTCTACCAAGAATGTCATTTGAAATGGTTTCTCTAAGTTATGATGCAAGTAGAAAAGCAGGCGTAACCCAATCATTTAAAGCTTCTGATGGAACTAATTTGAAGAAAGTTTTTATGCCAGTTCCATATAATATTGGATTCGATTTATCAATTTATTGCAAACTAAATGATGATGCTCTTCAAATCGTTGAGCAAATTTTACCATGCTTTCAACCAGCATTGAATCTAACAATTGACTTAGTGGATTCAATTGGAGAAAAAAGAGATATGCCAATCATTCTGAATAATGTTTCATTTACAGATGATTATGAAGGTGATTTCAGTACAAGAAGAGCTTTAATTTATACACTATCATTTACTGTTAAAACATATCTGTTTGGTGCCATTTCCGATACAACAGACGGTCTTATCAGAAAAGTTCAAGTTGATACATATAGTGGTACAAATACAACCTCTGCTAAGAGGGAAATGAGATATACTGTCACTCCAAAGGCACTTGAAGATCTGAACAATGATGGAGTCATAACACAAATTGATGATGCACTTCTTGGACCAGATGATGACTTTGGATTCTCAGAGACAACGGAATTCTTTACAGACTCTAGAAGATACAATATTGTTCAAGGTGGAGATGTATAAAATATCATGCCTGGATATGAAAATTTAGATTTGACCTTTAATACAGATTCTAGCATCGTTGAAAAACAACCAACAGATGTTGAAATTGTTGGTGGAAATAAAGATGATATTAAAAAAGATTATGAATATACTCGTGCCAATTTGTATTCTTTGATTGAAAAAGGTCAAGAGGCCATCAATGGCATTATGGAGCTTGCGGGAGAAGGTGGTAGTCCTAGGGCATATGAAGTTGCTGGACAACTCATTAAAAGTGTTGCTGATACAACTGATAAGTTGATTGACCTTCAAAAGAAACTTAAGGAAGTAGAAGAAGATAAGGTTAAAACAACAAATGTTACTAACAATAATGCACTATTTGTTGGATCAACTGCCGATTTGTCAAAACTACTTAAACAAGGTTTTCTAAATAATAAAGAGTAATGTGTTTTTTCAATGAGTTGGTCTGACAAATATAAAAGATCAATAAATTGTGATAATCCTAGTGGATTTTCTCAAAAGGCTCATTGTGCTGCTCGTAAAAAAAGACAACGTGGTGAAGAGACTAAATCCGAATCTCCATTCAATGAAATGCACGAAGTAAAGTCCCATAAGACAGTTGAACAAATTGCAAAGAAACATCGCCTTGAAGTTTCTTTTATAAAAAAGCAACTTGAAATGGGAATTCCAATCGAGCATGAACACACAAAGGATAAAGATCTTGCAACAGATATTGCTCTTCAGCATCTAGATGAAATTCCAGATTATTATACTCGTTTGAAAAAAATGGAGGCAGATGCTAAAAAACATCATAAGAAATTTAAAGATGTAAAGGAGCATTGTGGTTGTGAGGATGATGCTGTTGAAGAACTCGAATCAGGATTAAAAAAATTAGATGATACTTCTTATGATTCTATTGATGGTCTCATGAGAAAAATTATGAAAAAGCATGATATGACTGCTAAACAATTGCATAATGCATTTGTTGATAAGCATCAAAAAACTCCAGATGATTGGATTAATGAAGGAACCCTTCACCATTGGTTTAAAGGTTCCAAATCTAAAAGTGGAAAACCAGGATGGGTTCAGGCAGATGGTTCTCCATGTGCAAATGAACCAGGTGAAACTAAAACTCCTAAATGTTTTAGTAGCGGAAGATTAAAGTCTTTAAAGAAAAAAGGTAAAAAAGGTGAAGCGTTAATTAGATCAGCAATTCGCCGTAAGCGTCAAAAAGATAAGGGGCAGCAACAAAAATCTGGAGCAGCAAAACCAACAAATGTTCCAACTTTTGCTAAAGGCAAAAAAGATAAAAATTACGTCAAAGCAGAACCAGGAATCAAAGAAGCAATGGAACTCAACGAAGCATCGAAAGATAAACCAGGCAAAGGTAGTGGTAACAAAGATGCCTGTTATCACAAAGTAAAAGCAAGATTTAAGGTTTGGCCAAGTGCATATGCATCTGGAGCACTTGTTCAATGCCGCAAAAAAGGTGCTGATAACTGGGGAACAAAATCAGAGAGTACTAATGCACTTGCATATGATTGGGATGGTCCAATTTTTGAAAATGAAATGAGATATTGTCCAAAGTGCAAAAAAATGGAAAAGATGCGTGAGTGCAGATATGGTCCAAAATATTGGTCCATGTTTTCAATACCATACGAACCATCAAATCAAGAAAAATTTAATATTGCAACGGTCCATCCTGCTAATGAAGCCTATGACCACGAGTATTCAATGGCTCGTTCAGAACTTTCAACAATCATTAAGGCTGCAAATAGACTTAAGAAAAAAATGAAGAAAGGTGAAGGTGAGATAGAAGCATGGGTTCAGTCAAAGATTACAAAAGCAGCTGATTACATCGACACTGCAGCAGATTATGTTGATAGTGGTGAAATGAATAAGGAGAGCGTATCTATTGAAGATGCTAATGGAAATCATTACGCAGAGTTTATTGATATCATCAAACCAGAACCATTAAAACCAACTAAAGGTATTGGTAGTGACTTACTTGGTGAAGGTCCTAGTTTTGAAATTGGTGGTAAAAAGACAACAGGTATGGGTGGAATGACTCCACAAGATGTTGATAGACTGAAGCAAGGGAATCCTGGTGCTGCTGGAAAAATAGATCAAAAATATCAACAGATTAGACAAGGAATCAATTCACCACTTGCTAAAAAAGAACCTAAAAAAGAGATGCAGGTTGCACATTATGAACCAGACTTAAAAACCTTCCAACAGTTTATGGAAGATTGGCAGAAAGTCAATCGTCAGGATAAAACTGATGGATTGAGTCAAGCAGCAGTAGATGCTTATCGTCGTGAGAATCCTGGTTCAAAACTTCAGACTGCAGTAACTGAGAAGAAACCAAAAGGTAAAAGAGCGAAACGCCGTGCTAACTTCTGCCGTCGAATGAAAGGCATGAAATCAAAACTGACTTCTGCAAAAACTGCAAGAGACCCAGATTCAAGAATTAACAAAGCACTACGTCGTTGGAACTGTAACTAAAATGAAATCTTTTCAACAATTTATTTCAGAAAGTATCACTATCAATGGTGATTTCAATGGAACTCTAAATGTAGGTTCCTCTCAACCAGAACAAGCAACCGAGTCTTTCTTTGCCGACGTTGTTTGGGAAGGGAAGATGTATCGTTTGGAAGTGGAAGGCAAGATGCTTCCCAAAAATGAACTTGCAGAACAAATCCAAGGAGAATATCCTGGAGCAATCGTTCATAACGTTTATCCAAATCAGGTAAATACTTCAAGAATTAAAAACGCACAAAGATATCAACCAGAGAGATTGTCTTGGGGTCAGTGATTTATGGCACAATTTAATAAAAGTACTCAAGATTTTTTAAATCAAGAGAGAACTCTTTTTGAAGTTAATATGATCGCCAATAAAAATGGCGAGGTAGTTACACTTGACAACCCATTTCCAGTTACTGGAACTGTTGGAATTTCATCAGATACTCTTATTACTATCAACCCAGATACAAATGCTGTTGATGCATTTGGTAGGAGTAGAGTTTCTGAACCATTTACTCTTGGCGACTACAAGCACTTATATGCTATTGACCCAAACTTTTTGGATAGTGTTTCTGGTGCAGGTTCAACAGTATCATTTTTGCAAAACCAAGCGTGTGCAAGATTACAAACTGGTATTGGAACAACTGCATTTAGTGTTCATCAAACGAAGTTTTATCATCACTATCAACCAGGAAAAGGACAACTAATTTTTAGTTCTTTTAACTTCTATGCTCCTCAACGAAATGCAACTAAAAGAACTGGATATTTTGATGATAGAGACGGAATTTATTTTGAACAGGTGGGTCTTAATACTTCTGATGGAATAAATACTGGTATTGGAACAAACAATTGGGTAATCAGAACTTTTGTAAGTGGTATTGCAACCGAAACCAGGATTCCACAATCACAATGGAACAGAGATAAATGTGATGGAACGGGAACTTCTGGGTTCAATTTAGATATTACAAAAACTCAACTTGCATTTATAGATTTTCAGTGGTTAGGTGTTGGTAGAGTTCGTTGTGGATTTGCTCATAATGGACAACTCATCACCGCACACGAATTCAACCATTCCAACTATCAGAGCACAGTTTATATTGCAAATCCAAACCTACCAGTTCGTTGCGAACTCCGAAATACTGGTGTAGGTATTGGAGCATCATTTGATCAGATTTGTTCTTCTGTAATGTCAGAAGGTGGATATGTAGAAAGTGGTATTGACTTTGCTTATACAATGACTGCTACAAGAACCACACCAACACCAGCAGGAACAGAACTTCCTTTGGTTGCCATTCGTCTCAAAAATATTTTTCAGGGATATCCAAATAGAATATCAGTTAAATTGAATAATATTTCATTATTCTGTGAAACAAATAGTATTGTTTATAAAGTTATAAAACTTCCAAGTTCTGCTTATTTGAGTAATGCGGGAACTTTAACTTGGACTTCTGCTTCTGATAATAGTGGTGTTGAGTTTTGTATTAATGCAACAACTTACAATAATGGTGATGTTTTTGCATCTGGTTATGTTCCTTCTGGTGCATCACAAAACTCACTTTCACCAGTTGCTTCTGGTACGTTAAGTCAGGCAAAGAAAAATATTATTGTTCAAAATATAGATTCATCAAACTCTGAAATTTATGTGCTTGTTGTAAGAACCATCACTACTACTGGTAATGCCACTGCTAGCGTTGCTGCTGCTCTTCAGTGGAGGGAGATTTACTAAATTATGAGTGAAGTTTATCTTGGTAATCCTAATCTAAAAAAAGCAAATACACAAATTGAATTTACCGAAGAACAAATTATTGAGTTCTTAAAGTGTAAAGAAAATCCTGTTTATTTTGCCAGAAATTATATTAAAATTGTTTCTCTGGATCACGGTCTTGTGCCATTTAAGATGTATCCGTTTCAAGAAAAATTAATTGATAATTTCCACAAGAACAGATTTAATATTTGTAAGATGCCCCGCCAGACGGGTAAATCTACGACTTGTGTTTCATATTTGTTACATTATGCAGTATTCAACGATAATGTTAATATAGCTATTCTAGCGAACAAAGCATCTACAGCAAGAGACTTACTTCAAAGATTACAACTTGCTTATGAAAACTTACCTAAATGGATGCAACAGGGTATCATATCATGGAATAAAGGATCTTTAGAACTAGAAAATGGCTCCAAGATTTCGGCTAACTCTACTTCTTCATCTGCTGTCCGAGGCGGATCCTATAATATCATCTTTCTTGACGAGTTCGCTTTCATCCCGAATCACATTGCTGATGACTTCTTTGCCTCTGTTTATCCTACTATTTCTTCTGGACAAAGCACAAAGGTAATTATTGTTTCTACACCACGCGGTATGAATCACTTCTACCGTATGTGGCATGACTCTGAACGCGGTAGAAATGAATATGTGCCAACAGACGTTCATTGGTCCGAAGTACCTGGTAGAGACGCTGTATGGAAAGAGCAGACGATTGCTAACACCTCAGAACAACAGTTTAAAGTTGAGTTCGAGTGTGAATTCTTAGGATCTGTTGATACTCTAGTTAATCCAAGTAAGTTAAAAACTTTAGTATATAATGACCCAATAAAAAGAAATAAAGGTCTTGATATCTATGAAGAACCAATAGAAGAGCACAACTATTTAATGACTGTCGATGTGGCTCGTGGAATTGGCAATGACTATTCTGCATTTGTAATCTTTGATATTACAGAGTTTCCTTATCGAGTTGTTGGTAAGTATAAAAATAATGAAATCAAACCAATGCTATTTCCAAGTATCATACATGAAGTAGCAAAAGGTTATAATGATTCTTGGGTTTTAATTGAAGTAAATGATATTGGGGACCAAGTATCAAATATTCTTCACTTTGATTTAGAATATGACAACATTCTTATGTGCTCTATGAGAGGTAGGGCGGGACAGATTGTTGGTTCGGGATTTAGTGGCAAGAAATCTCAGCTGGGAGTTCGAATGACTGCATCCGTTAAAAAATTAGGATGCTCCAACTTGAAAACTCTTATTGAAGATGATAAGTTGATGATTTATGATTATGATGTTATTTCAGAATTGACAACATTTATACAAAAAAATAGATCGTTCGAAGCAGAAGAAGGTTGCAATGATGACTTAGCAATGTGTTTGGTTATTTTTGCATGGCTTGTTGCTCAAGACTATTTTAAAGAGATGACAGACAATGATATAAGAAAAAGAATTTATGAGGAGCAAAAAAATCAGATAGAACAAGATATGTCACCATTTGGATTTCTTTCAGATGGTTTAGATGATATGGAAAGTATTATTGATCAAGATACTGGTGATCGTTGGATGATTGCAAGCAAATCAAATAGACAGGAAACTTTGGAAATATGGAATGTTGATGAATATGGGGATAGGTCCTACATGTGGGACTACATGTGATGGATTTAGATAAGGAGATAGAATTAGAACATTTATTATTTTTCGATAGGAGATGTAGAGTTTGTGGAAAAGTTAAAAATTTATTAGAAGACTTTTACTTAACTCGCAAGGATAGAGGTTCTTTTCCATCTGCATATTCTTATGAATGCAAAGAATGTACTGTTAAGAGGACTACAGAAACTAGAAAGAGACCAAGGGGAATAATAAAGTGGGAATATCCTGACTGGTGATCATACTCATGCATGGCTTCCCCATTCAAAATAGACTTTTTAATAAATAATTTCAGATAATTCTGGATAGCACGGAGAATAAAGATGCCTATAAATTTAGCATCTCCTGGAATTGTAGTAAGAGAGGTTGATCTTACTAATGGAAGGATAGACCCAACCTCTGATAAAGTTGGTGCTATTGTTGCACCTTTTGCCAAAGGCCCTGTTAATTTGCCAACACTAATTCAAAATGAGCAGGAGCTACTCAATGTTTTTGGTAAGCCATATACAATTGATAAGCACTATGAGCAGTGGCTAACTGCTTCATCTTATTTGGCATATGGTGGAGCCCTAAGAGTTGTAAGAGCATCAGGAACATCTTTAACTAATGCTCTAGCAGGAGCAGCAACTAGCGTTACAATTAATAGTCTTGACGACTATACAAATAAGCAATATGATGAGAATGTCATTCCCAATGTAACTGTGGTAGCTAAAAACCCAGGTTCATGGGGAAATGGTCTAAAGGTTGCACTTATCGACTCAAGAGCAGACCAAATTCTGACAGGAATTAGCACTGCAGGTCTTGCAGTTGGTTACGGAGTAACTCAAGGTCTTGATGGTAAAACCGATATTGGTGCTGGTACAACTTCTTCATTAACTGGATTTACGTTAAGAGGGGTTGTTACTGGAATTGGACAAAGTACCGTTAGCGTTAAGATTCAGAGCAAAGTCTCATCCACATCAGTTGTAACACCAATAGATTATACTCCAAGCGGAGTTTATGCATTTAATGCAACAGGATCGGTTGGTTTCCACACAAATGGTTCGTCCGTCGCATATGCATCATCCTCTTATAGTGGAGTCTCAGATTGGTTCGACAATCAAAATATTGTAATTTCTTCTGCTGGAATTACAACTGTAACAATTGCATGGAATTCAATTGCAAGCAGACCTGGTACAACTGCATATGCAGAAACTAGAAATGCAAGACATGATGAAATTCATGTGGTTGTAATTGATGGTACTGGAGAAGTTACTGGCACTGTTGGGACAATTCTTGAGAAGCATCTTTCACTTTCCAAAGCAAAAGATGCAGAGTTCTCTGTAGGTTCTCCATCATATTGGAGAGGATATCTTGCAGATAACTCAGCATATATCTTTGGTGGTTCCCAACCTGCTGGAATCGTTACAACTGGATTCAGCAGTGGATTTACTCTACAATCAGATAATGCATGGGACCAAGAAGCTGAGGGTATTATTTTCTCAGCAACTGGAAATAACACATTAACTCTTGAAAAAGGATATAACTATGACTATAGCAGTGGAATTGCAACGACAGGTGCTTTAAGTTCTTCGATTGCAGATATCAGTGGTGGATATGATTTATTTGAAAATACTGAGGAATATAATATTAATTTCCTAATCATGGGTTCAGCTGGATATGGAAAAGAAAACGCACAAGCATTAGCAAACAAACTAATTTCTGTTGCTGAAATTAGAAAAGATGCCATTGCATTCATCTCACCATATAGGGGTGCATTCCTTACAGAAACTGCAGTTGGAAGTGCTACTGTAAATTCTGCTTCAACAATTACAGATAATGTACTTAGTTTCTACGCTCCACTGACTTCTTCATCATATGCTGTATTTGATAGTGGATATAAGTACATGTTTGATAGATTTAATAATACATTTAGATATGTTCCACTAAATGGAGACATGGCTGGACTCTGCGCCAGAAATGATATCAACAATTTCCCATGGTTCTCACCAGCGGGTACTTCTAGAGGAACTATCCTGAATGCTATTAAACTAGCATATAATCCATCTAAGGCACAGAGAGATCGTCTCTACTCTGCAAGAATTAATCCAGTAATCTTCTCACCTGGTTCTGGAATCATTCTCTTTGGTGATAAGACTGCTCTCGCAAGAGCATCTGCATTTGATAGAATCAATGTTCGCAGACTATTCCTCTATCTGGAAGATGCAATCTCAGCAGCTGCTAGAGATCAACTTTTTGAATTCAACGATGAAATTACAAGAACTAACTTTGTAAATATTGTTGAACCATTCCTTCGTGATGTTCAAGCCAAGAGAGGAATCTTTGATTATGTTGTTGTTTGTGACGAAACAAACAACACTGCCGCTGTCATTGATGCAAATGAGTTTGTTGCTGATATATACATCAAACCTGCTCGTTCTATCAATTTCATCGGACTAACTTTTGTTGCCACCAGAACTGGTGTTGCTTTTGAAGAAGTAATCGGTACTGTTTAATTAACTTAGAGGTTTTAAAACTATGGCTACCAGAACCCAATTAAATCCACCCCCATTAAGAAAGATTACCGACTTCAAGAGTAAGCTGACTGGTGGTGGTGCTAGAAGCAACCTGTTTGAGGTTGTACTTTCATTCCCAGATATTGCTCCAGCAAGTTCAGAAGTTCTTGATAAAGCAAGATTCTTAGTTAAAGCAGCAAACTTACCTGCTTCGAACATTTCGGATGTGACCGTTCCATTTAGAGGTCGTGTTCTTCATGTTGCTGGCGACAGAACCTTTGATAGTTGGACAATCACCGTTATCAACGATACTGATTTTGCAATTCGTTCGGCATTTGAGAAGTGGATGAATTCAATCAACAGAGTATCTGATAACACTGGTTCAACTGATCCTGCATCTTATCAAGCAGATGCATTTGTCTATCAGTTAGATCGTAGTGGAGAAACTCTGAGAGCATATCATTTCTATGATATCTTCCCAACTAATATTGCTCCAATTAACCTTTCGTATGATACTGAGGGCATTCAGGAATTCACAGTTGAGATGCAAGTGCATTGGTGGGAAGCTATCAAGGGTAATGCTCCTCAAGCGGGTGGAGAAAACATCAACTAAATAATAGAATAATAGATAAATTCAAGTTATAAAATGGCGAAACTTTTTGGTTTTTCGATTGAAGATTCAGAACAAAAATCCAAATCCATAGCATCCCCCGTCCCCCCTAATAATGAGGACGGGGTTGATTTCTATCTCCAATCTGGATTTTATGGTCAGTATGTTGATATAGAAGGGGTATATAGAACTGAGTTTGATTTAATCAAAAGATATCGTGAAATGGCTTTACACCCAGAATGTGATAAAGCCATTGAAGATGTTGTAAATGAAGCAATCGTTAGCGATTTGTATGATTCCCCTGTAGAGATTGAACTTTCAAATTTGAATGCTAGTGATAGATTAAAATCTGCAATTAGAGAAGAGTTTAAATATATCAAAGAAATTTTAGACTTTGACAAAAAATGTCACGAAATTTTTAGAAATTGGTATGTTGATGGAAGAATTTTTTATCTAAAGGTTATTGATCTTAAAAATCCAACAGATGGCATCAAGGAATTAAGATACATTGACCCACTAAAAATTAAGCACATTAGACAAGAAAAGAAAAGAGATCCAAATAAACTTCAAACTGCCAATCTTAATTATACTAAAGAAAGTATTACTTATCCTGAAATCGAAGAGTATTTTGTATATACTCAAGATAGTATGAAAGGTCCTGGTGGATTTTCAGGATTCACTGGACAAAAAGGTACAATCAAAATTGCAAAAGATTCAATTACATATTGTACTTCTGGATTAATCGATAGAAATAAAAGTACAGTTCTTTCATATCTACATAAGGCAATCAAAGCACTCAATCAACTAAGAATGATTGAGGACTCTTTGGTTATCTATAGATTATCTCGTGCTCCAGAACGCAGAATTTTCTACATCGATGTTGGTAATCTTCCAAAGGTAAAGGCAGAGCAATACCTTAAAGATGTGATGATGCGTTATAGAAATAAAATGGTCTATGATGCAAATACAGGTGAGATTCGTGATGATAAAAAAATGATGTCCATGCTTGAAGACTTTTGGCTTCCAAGAAGAGAGGGTGGTCGTGGTACAGAAATCACAACTCTTCCTGGCGGGCAAAATCTTGGAGAACTTTCTGACATTGAATATTTCCAAAAGAAATTGTATCGTTCATTAGGTGTTCCAGAATCAAGACTACCTGGCGGTGGGGATGGATTCAATCTTGGTCGTTCATCAGAGATTCTCAGAGATGAACTCAATTTCTCTAAATTTGTAGGAAGACTTAGAAAAAGATTTGCAAATTTATTCAATGATTTATTGAAGACGCAATTGATTCTCAAGAACATTATTGCAGCAGAAGATTGGGAAAAAATCAGTGATCATATTCAGTATGACTTTTTATATGATAATCAGTTTGCTGAACTTAAAGAAGCAGAACTTATTCAAAATAGACTTGGCATTCTTGCAACAGTAGAACCTTACATTGGTAAGTATTACTCAACAGAATATGTAAGAAAAAGAATTCTTCGCCAAACTGATTCTGAAATTATTGAGATTGATGAGCAAATTGAGGATGAAATTAAAAAAGGAATTCTTCCAGACCCATCTCAAGTTGATCCAATTACTGGAGAACCTCTACCTCAACAACCTGCAGGTGGAGATCAAATAAATGGTCAAATGGGAGAAGTTCCAATTGAACCGCCAGCTCCAAGTGGTGATGCAACTGAAGCAGGGGTTTTACCAGAACCAAAAGGCGGGAAGATCTAAAATATAAATAATCATATTACTATATTAAAAAAATGGAAGACCTTATTAACATGGTAGTGTCTGATGCTTCCCCCTCAGATATTTCAGCACAAATTAAAGATGCACTTTTTGCAAAAGCTGGGGAAAAGATTGAAGCACTTCGCCCAGAAGTAGCTAACTCTTTATTCAGTATGGAAGAAGTAGATTCAGAAGAGGAAAAAGCATAATGCTTACCAAAATCGTTGCAACAGAAGTAACAACACCAACGACAGCAGGGGCTGCATCAAGTATCAGTGATGCAACTTGCGTTCGTTTGTATAACAATACTGCAGGAATTGTGACAGTTGGAATTAGTACCTTAGTTGGTGCTGCATCAACAAATTATTTTGCAATGCCAGGGGGATCTGTTGAGTTTTTAGCAAAACCACCTTCTGATGTTATTTGGTCTAGCAGTGCAATTAAAGCAAATAAAGTAGCATTTACAAACTAAAATGAAACTCATCACAGAAGAAGTACAACAGGTAAAATTCATCACCGAAGGAAAAGGTGCTGAAAAGAAAATGTATATTGAGGGTATTTTCCTTCAAGGTGATATTTGCAATCGCAATGGAAGAATGTATCCAATGGCAACTCTTTCAAGAGAAGTCGAAAGATATAATGAAGCCTTTGTTGCTAAAGGTCGTGCTTTAGGAGAACTTGGCCATCCTGATGGTCCTACCGTCAATCTTGACCGTGTTTCTCATAAGATTGTTTCTCTTGAGCAAAAGGGAACTAATTTTATTGGTAAGGCACAACTCCTAGAAACTCCAATGGGTAAGATTGCAAAGTCCCTCATTGGTGAAGGTGTTTGTCTCGGCGTTTCTTCTCGTGGTGTTGGTTCATTAAAAATGACCAACGAAGGTCACAAAATTGTTGGCGAAGATTTCATGCTTGCAACTGCGGCAGATATCGTTGCCGACCCTTCTGCTCCTGATGCTTTTGTTCAGGGAATTATGGAAGGTAAAGAGTGGGTTTGGGAAGGTGGAATTCTTCGTGAAAGACTTGCCGAACAAACTCAGAAAAGAATCAACACTCTTGTTGATGAAAAAAGACTCCAGGAAAACAAAATTGAATTGTTCCAGGAATTTCTTTCAAATCTATAATTTATAAATAAATATAGATTATATCCAAATATCTAAACAAATGTCCGTTGGTAGCAATTTACAAGAAATGGAAAACGTAGTAACCAAAGGAGCCGCCCCCGCCGAACCAATGCCAAAGCTAACCACAGGTATTGCACCTGGGCAAACTGGCAATTGGGAAGATTTAGGTGGCCCTACCCCAGATAACTATCGTGCAGACGACGATTCAGCAAAACTTGCTGAACCAAGAGTCAAAACTGTTCATGATATCGTTAATCGTGGTGCTAAGCCTGCTGAGCCTATGAAGGCGATGAAGGAAGAAGCAGAAGATGAGGAAGATGCTGAAGTAGTTGAAGCAGAAGCAGAAACCGAAGTCGAAGCTGAAGGTGAGTCTGAAGAGGCTGCTGAAGAAGTTGTTGAAGAAGAAACCGAAGAAGAGTATGACATTGAAGAGGATGTCAATGCCCTTCTTGCTGGTGAAGAGCTTTCTGAGGAATTCCAAGAGAAAGCACGTACAATCTTCGAAGCTGCAATCAAGGCAAAAGTTGCCACGGTCAAAGAAGAGATGCAAGCAGCATATGAAGCTGCTATCGTAGAAGAGATCGAAGAAATCAAAGTATCACTCACTGAAAGAGTTGATGCTTACCTAGAGTATGTTGCTGACGAGTGGATTAAAGAAAATCAACTCGCAGTTGAGCACGGTCTGAAGACCGAAATGACTGAATCATTCCTCACTGGAATGAAGAGTCTTTTTGAAGATCATTATGTAACAATCCCTGAAGATAAATATGATGTTTTAGAGAGTATGGTAGATAAACTAGATGAAATGGAGTCTAAACTCAACGAGCAAATCGAAAAGAATGTTGCTCTTAATAGAAGATTAGCCGAGTCAGTTGCTGATGTAATCTTTGCAGATGTCGCTGAAGGTCTTGCACTTTCTCAGAAGGACAAGCTCGCTTCTCTTGCCGAAAATGTTGAGTTTGATAGTGAAGATACCTATCGTGAGAAACTAGTAACCCTGAGGGAATCATACTTCCCATCAAATGCTGGTGCTCAAAAAGACGATTCTGACCACATTACTGAAGAAACCATTACTGAAGAGACTCAATCAGTTTCGACAATGATGGAAGCTTATCTTCAGACTCTTGGTAGAGTCGCTAAAAAGTGATTTTTAGATAATACCAGTCAAACTTAAACTTCAAAAGAGGTAAACCCCCATGCAAATGTTCAATGCAGAACAATTGCAGGAGAAGTGGAGTCCAGTTCTCGATTACGAAGGTCTTGATCCAATCAAAGATTCTCATCGTAGAGCTGTTACCGCTATCCTGCTAGAGAACCAAGAGACCGCTCTCCGCGAAGAGCGTCAGTTTCTCTATGAAGCTCCAACCGTAAACACCTTCTCAAGCACTGGTAATGCTGGTTTTGGTGGTGCTGCTTCTTCACCTGTCGCAGGTTTCGACCCTGTTCTGATCTCCCTAATCAGACGTTCAATGCCTAACCTGGTCGCTTATGACCTCGCAGGCGTTCAACCAATGAACGGTCCTACTGGACTCATCTTCGCAATGCGTTCCAAGTACGGAACCATGGATGCTGCTGCTAACGGCGAAGCATTCTTCGACGAAGCAAATACCGCATATTCAGGTCAGAACGACGGATTCGATCTTGAGTCTGGTCTTTATGTTGCTGGTTCTGACGGTGCTTCCGTTGGTTTCGGTACTACCGCTGGTCACGCAAGTGCTGCTAACCCAGGTCTCCTGAACCCAGAAGGTTCACAAACCGCTACTACATATCCTGTTGGTCAGGGTATGCGTACCGATTATGCAGAAGACCTAGGTGATGGCTCTGGCGACCAGTTCAACCAGATGGCATTCTCGATCGAGAAAGTCACCGTTACCGCTAAGTCAAGAGCTCTGAAAGCTGAGTACTCACTAGAACTCGCTCAAGACCTCAAGGCAATCCACGGTCTGAATGCTGAGGCTGAATTAGCAAACATTCTCTCAACTGAGATTCTTGCTGAAATCAACCGCGAAGTTATTCGTACCATCTACAAGATTGCTGAGTCTGGTGCTGCTGTTAATACTGCAACCGCTGGTACTTTCGACCTCGACGTTGACTCCAACGGTCGTTGGTCAGTTGAGAAGTTCAAGGGTCTGATCTTCCAGATCGAGCGTGATGCAAACGCTATCGCCCAGAGAACTCGTCGTGGCAAGGGTAACATGATCCTCTGCTCTGCTGACGTTGCTTCGGCACTCACCATGGCAGGTGTTCTTGATTACACCCCTGCACTCAACGCTAACCTCAACGTTGATGACACTGGTAACACCTTCGCTGGTGTTCTCCAAGGCAAGTATCGTGTATATATTGACCCATATTCGGCAAACGTATCTGCTAACCAGTACTACGTTGTCGGTTATAAGGGTTCTTCACCTTACGATGCTGGTCTGTTCTATTGCCCATATGTTCCTCTCCAAATGGTACGTGCCGTTGGTGAGAACACCTTCCAGCCTAAGATTGGCTTTAAGACCCGTTATGGTCTAGTTGCCAACCCATTCGCTGAGGGAACCACTGCGGGTCTAGGACGCCTCAAGGCAAACGCAAACCGTTACTACAGAAGAGTAAAGGTAACCAACCTAATGTGATCTCGATTCACATATCACTCAGAGGGTCGCAAGACCCTCTTTTTTTATCTAAATAAAAATAAAACACAATGGCATCACCTTTTGCTAAACAAATTTCGAATAGGAATTTTTTATCGCCAATTGGATTTAAATTTTCATTAGCAAAATATCCAAAGGTTGATTTCTTTTCGTCTTCCGCAAATATCCCAGAAATTAGCTTAGCAACTGCAATACAACCATCATACCTAAAAAATATTGATATTCCAGGGGAAAAATTAACATACGGAGATCTTCGTTTATCATTTATAGTTGATGAAAATCTAGAAAATTATTCTTCTGTACATAATTGGTTAACTGGAATCGGATTTCCAGAATCCACAAGTCAATATAAAGAACTGACAACAAATGAAGATGATATAAGAGATCCAAATCTTGTTTTCAGTGATGGTTCTCTTCATATTTTAAATAGCAACTTTAGAGATATTGCTATAATTAAATTTAAAGATTTATACCCAGTGTCTTTAAGTTCTTTGACTTTTGATGCGAAGGAACAGGACTATTCCTACTTTACAGCAGATGCCACTTTCAAGTATACTGTCTATAATATCCTGGATAAAAACGGCAAACCCCTATGAATCTTGATGAAATTCAGGAGATGTGGCAGAGAGATTCTGTCATCGACCCTGACAATTTACATGATGAGTCTTTAAAAATACCGCAACTTCATGCTAAGTATTATACAATCTACAACACAATTACTTTATTGCGTGAAAGGGCAAGGGAGACTTATAACAGAGTTAAATTAGAACGTCATAATTACTACACAGGAAAGGCACCTATAGAGGTGTATGAAGAAGAACCCTTTCCATATAAAGTTAGGGACAAAGAGGCATTACAGAGGCATATGGATGGCGATGAAAAACTTTCTAAGGTAGAACTCAAGATAAGATACTATGACATTATGTTGAAGTTTCTTGAGGAAGTTATCAAGACAATTTCTAATCGCACATATCAAATCAAAAATGCTATTGAATGGCATAGGTTCCAAGCGGGGTTCAATTGACCCCCTTTTTTATGTCAATAAATATTTTTGTATTGATATGAACTTATGTCACACTTGGTTATATCGAAAAAGAATGAGGTATATCTTCAGATAAAAGCAGAACCACACGTCTATTATGAACTTGCGGATCAGTTCACATTTGATGTGCCTGGAGCAAAATTCATGCCTCAGTTTCGCAATAGACACTGGGACGGAAAGATACGTTTATTCAATACACAGACGGGCGAAATCTATGTCGGTCTATTAGATAAACTTACCCGTTTCTGTGAAACTCATGAATACACTTATGAGTTTACAAACAATAAGTTTTATGGTCTTCCTTTTGAAGTCAATGATATGATCTCAAAAGAGGGAGTCAAGGATTATATGACTTCTATTTGCAAGTATGCTCCCCGCGAATACCAAGTTGAGGGAGTATACGACGCTTTAAAACATAATCGAAAGTTGTTGATATCTCCAACTGCCTCTGGAAAGTCGTTGATGATATATTCGATTGTGAGATATTACGTTGAGAAAGGACAAAATACTCTGATAGTCGTGCCGACGACATCCCTTGTAGAGCAGATGTATAAAGACTTTGCAGATTATGGGTGGGATGTGGGTTCATATTGCCACAAGATTTATGCAGGTAAAGAAAGAGAAACAGACTCTCAGGTAATCATTACGACCTGGCAGTCCATCTACAAACTTCCCCGACAATATTTCTCAAGATTTAATGTGGTCGTTGGAGATGAAGCACACCAGTTTAAATCAAAGTCATTAGTATCTATAATGACAAAACTTTCAGATGCAAAATATCGTTACGGTTTTACAGGAACCCTAGACGGCACACAAACACATAAGTGGGTTTTAGAAGGTTTATTTGGTCCTTCATACAAAATCATCAGAACAGAGGAACTGATGCAGAAGGGTCACGTTGCCAAACTGGATATTAATATTCTTCTATTGAAACATCCACCAAATAAGTTTGAAAACTTTGAAGAAGAAGTTCAGTATATTATCAACCATGAAAAGCGCAATAAGTTTATAAGAAACCTTGCCATTGATCTTAAAGGTAATACTTTAATTCTATTTTCAAGAGTAGAGGGTCATGGACAACCTTTGTACGAACTCATAAATAGTAGCACAGTTGAAGAACGTCATGTCTTCTTTGTTCATGGCGGTGTAGATACTGAGGACCGAGAAAAAGTCAGAGAAATTACTGAAAAAGAAAACAATGCAATAATAGTTGCTTCTTACGGGACTTTTTCTACTGGTATTAACATAAGAAATCTACATAATGTCATCTTTGCTTCCCCTAGTAAATCAAGAATCAGAAACCTCCAATCAATCGGAAGAGTCCTAAGAAAAGGTGACAATAAAACAAAGGCAACTCTATATGACATTGCCGATGATATTAGTTACAAGTCAAGAAAAAATTATACACTCAATCATCTAATAGAAAGAATCAAAGTTTATAACGAAGAAAACTTTAATTATGATATTGTAAACATACCGCTTAAAAACTAATGGGAGAAGAGTTTTATTGTGTTATTAAATTAGTTTCTGGAGAAGAAATTCTTTCACTAATTTCCATTGATGAAAACGATGGAGATCCCATCATAGTCGCACAAAATCCACTAAGTTTTAAAATCGTTCATAGTCCCCATGGTTCATTTATCAAAGTTAAACCATGGATGGAATTGACAGATGATGATGTATTTCTAATCAAATATGATAAGGTCATTACAATGACTGAAACAAGAGATAAAAAGATGATAGATATCTATAATGATTATATTGATGATGATAGTATTGATGTCTATAAACCTTCTGGTCAAGTAGGAGTATCAACAGACATGGGATATGTCTCTACTGTCGATGAAGCCCGTAAGAAACTTGAAAAACTCTTTAATCAAAATAAGGAATCTAAAGATCTTTAATATTATTATCTTCAACCTTAACAAACGTAGTCTAGTCATATTTTTCTAATTTGTCAAGACTCTGTGTTTGTGCTATAATTAAGAAAATTAATATTAGGATAAAGATGACAAGCAATGCCAAAGAAGAAATCAGAACATTATGTGAATAACAAAGAGTTATTAGAAGCACTTATCGTCTATAGGAACAAAGTTGCCGATGCCAAGGAAAAGGGATTACCCAAACCTCGCATTACAAACTATCTGGGCGAATGCTTTCTAAAGATTGCAACTCATTTGTCATACAAACCAAATTTTGTGAATTATATGTTTCGGGATGATATGATTTCTGATGGCATAGAAAACTGTGTTCAGTATATTCACAATTTTAATCCAGAGAAATCTCAAAATCCTTTTGCATATTTTACTCAAATCATTCACTACGCTTTTCTCCGTAGGATCCAGAAAGAGAAGAAGCAACTCGATATCAAATCTAAAATTATTGAGAGAACAGGGTTTGATGAGGTTATGATGGTTGATGATAGCTTGCTTTCTGGGCACAGTAGCGACTATAATACCATTAAAGATAACATTACATACAGGAACCGATGAAGGTTGCCATCATTACAGATACGCATTATGGGGCAAGGAAGGGTTCTAAGTATCTTCATGATCACTTTGAACTCTTCTATAAGAATGTCTTCTTCCCTGCCCTTGAGGAGCATGGGGTAGAAGCAGTCATCCATATGGGAGATGCTTTTGATAGTCGTAAGTCAATCGATTATCAAAGTTTAGAGTGGGCAAAGCGTGTTGTATTTGAACCCATGCGTAAGTATGAAGTCCATATGATTATTGGTAATCATGATTGTTATTACAAGAATACCAATAGTGTAAATTCTCCAAACCTTCTACTTCAGACTTATCCTAATATTCGTACTTATAGTTCTCCTCAAACTGCTAAAGTTGGAAATCTTGATATCATGATGCTGCCATGGATTTGCAGTGAGAATTATGAAGAGTCTTTAGTTCAGATCAAGAAGACCAAAGCAAAAGTTGCTATGGGTCATTTGGAACTTCAAGGTTTTCGTGTGAATCGAAATTTGATTATGGAGGAGCATGGACTGGAAGCAGATATTTTTAAGAACTTCACAAAAGTATTTTCTGGGCATTACCACACTCGTTCTGATAATGGACGCATTTTCTATCTCGGTAATCCTTATGAAATGTACTGGACAGATGTGAATGATACTCGCGGATTTCATATCTTTGATACGGAAACCCTCACTCACACTCCAATTAATAATCCTTATAAATTGTTTTATAATGTTTATTATGAGGATACTCCGTATCAGTTGTTCGATGCTTCTGAATATGAGAATAAAATTGTCAAGGTGATTGTTCGTAAAAAGACAAAACCAAAAGACTTTGAAAAGTTTATTGATAAACTCTATACTGCTGGAATTCAAGAACTCAAGATTGTTGAGAACTTTGAGATTCAAGAAAATGAAGAGTTTGACATTGATGAAGAAGAGAGTACCATTTCAATTCTGAACCGCTATATTGATGAGGCAGAATTTGATTTTGATAAAAACATTATCAAAGGAATATTTCAAGATTTGTATAAGCAAGCTTGCGAAGTCGAGTAATGTATCTTCTAACTCTTAAAGATAGAAAGGATGATGGTGCCTATGCAGTCCATGACAAGTATGGAGAAAAAGTTCTTTTTATGTTTGAAGAAGAAGATGATGCAGTAAGATACGCCTTAATGTTAGAAGACGATGCCAATTATTCTAAAGAAATGGAAGTCGTTGAAGTTGATGATGATATTGCAATAAAGACTTGTAAAATGCATAATTACAAATATGCTGTGATTACATCTAATGACATTGTTATTCCTCCTATTCCTAAATCATGATAACTTTTAAAAAAATTCGTTGGAAAAACTTTTTAAGCACTGGAAATCATTGGAGCGAAATTGATTTTCAGAAAAATCATACTAATTTGATTATTGGTACAAATGGTGCTGGTAAATCGACAGTTCTTGATGCTCTAACGTTTGCACTTTTTAATAAACCATTTCGTAAGATCAACAAACCTCAATTGGTTAATACTACGAATGAGAAAGATTGTCTTGTCGAGATTGAGTTCTCTGTGAATAGTAGGGACTATCTTGTCCGTCGTGGCATCAAACCAAATATTTTTGACATTGAAGTGAATGGCGTTTCTCTGCATAAAGAAGCAGATGATAGAGCAAATCAACGTATTTTAGAAGAAAATATCCTCAAGGTTAATTACAAGTCTTTTACTCAGATTGTGATTCTGGGTTCTAGCACTTTTGTACCCTTTATGCAATTGACCACTGCGAATCGTCGGGAAGTGATTGAGGACCTTCTGGATATTCGTATTTTCTCTGCGATGAATAATCTCATTAAGGATAAGATTCGTGAGAAAAAGGATCAGATTAAATCTCTTGAACTTAAGAAAGAAACTCTTAAGGATAAGATGAAGATGCAGCAGGAGTTTATTGAGGAACTTGAGAATCGTGGTAATGCCAATATTAATGTCAATAAAGAAAAGATTGCCAATTTAGATGCCGAAGTTGGCATTTATATGACTGAAAACTCTAAGACCGAAGAGCAGATTTTTGCTTACACTAAGGAACAGGAAGAAGTCATTGGTGCTGATGATAAGTTAGTAAAGCTTAACAATCTAAAGGGTAAGATTTCTCAGAAAGTATCTGTGATTACGAAAGAACATAAGTTTTTCACAGAAAATACGGTATGCCCTACCTGTACTCAAACTATAGAAGAAGAGTTTCGGTTAAATAGAATAGCAGACGCTCAAAATAAGGCAAAGGAACTCCAGAAAGGTTTTCAGGAACTTGAGGAGACTATAAAGTTAGAACAGGAACGAGAGCGTCAATTCACAGTTCTATCTAAGGAGATTACGAAACTCAACCATGAGATTTCTCAAAACAATACTCGGATTTCCCTCAACCAGAGACAAATACGAGACCTTGAATCTGAAATTCAAACTATTACCCAAAACCTTGCAAACAGAAATACTGAGCATGAGAAGTTAGAAGAATTTCAAACCAATCTCCAAAAAACATTCGAAGACCTTTCAAAGAAAAAAGAAGAAATCGTTTATTACGATTTTGCCTATTCCTTACTCAAGGACGATGGCGTTAAAACGAAGATAATCAAGAAGTATCTTCCGTTCATAAATCAGCAGGTGAATCGTTATCTTCAGATGATGGATTTTTATATTAACTTCCATCTTGATGAAGAGTTTAACGAAACGGTAAAGTCACCCATTCACGAAGACTTTTCTTATAGTTCTTTCAGTGAGGGTGAAAAAATGAGAATCGACCTTGCCCTACTCTTCACCTGGAGAGAAGTTGCCCGAGTCAAAAATTCCGTCAATACCAATCTGCTGATTATGGATGAAGTATTTGATTCCTCACTTGATGGATTTGGAACTGATGAGTTTCTTAAGATTATCCGTTATGTCATTAAGGATGCTAATATCTTTGTGATTTCCCATAAGTCTGAACTGCATGACAAATTTGAAAGTGTCATAAGGTTTGAGAAAGTCAAAGGTTTTTCTCGTATGATGTCCACATCAGCACAAGACTAATGCAAGTCCCCAACCGCTATCACCATTCCAAGAAGGAGCAGAAGCGGAAACTTAAACCGCAAGCACTCCGACAAGCAAAGGCACGTCGCCAAGCACTCAAGAAGCGCCTCTCTGGGGGCGCTTCTTCATTTATAAATATCTAAAAAGTCTTTGCAAATGAGATCGGAAGAATATAAAAATTTAGTTGAAGCATATCAAAAAGTTTATGAGCAGCAAATTGGAGTTCCTTTAAGGGAACCAACCGATCGCGCCGCAAAAGAACAACTTGAGAAGATGATACCTAAGGGAGAAAAAGTTCATACGTTCAAGTCCACGCTACAAAAAGCACATTATGAACCAGAAGGTGATAATCTTGGTGAAGATGTTTATGATCGAGTTTTAAATTATCTTACTAGTGAAGGGTGTACTTTAGAGGAGTCAAAGTATATTATGAATTATGTTGTGGAGCAAGGAATGCATCCACAAGAAGTAATCGGTAGAGGAATTGCAAATATTCTTGGATTTGATAAACCCAATCCAACCCAAGTTTTTGCTCAGGGATTGAGAAAAATGCTTTATCCCAATAAACCACAGCAAGTTAAGGCTCCAAAACCACCTACTCTTAAACTAACAAGAGTTGCTTCTCCAGCAGCAAAACCACCAGCACCGACAAAACCAAATCCATATAGACCTGGTGCTACAGTTAGAGCAACTGGACCAAATATGGATAAGTTTCCAGAACTTCAAAGATTTGCTGGTCAAGCAAGACGTGTTGCTGAACCAGCTGCTAAAACTATTGGTGCTGCTGCTGCGTTGAAAAATATAACTCCTGCTGGTGTTGCTGCTGCTGTAATGGCACCCAGACCAACTGGCGATGCTACATTAACTGGCGCTCTTAAAAGAGGAGATTATAGACCAAAACAAGGACCAAAAAATCCAGATGAGGGTTTAACTAGGGCTCAATCTTTTGATAAAGCATATAAGACAGCAAAAGAAAAAAGTGGAGTGGGATCTACCTTTACTTGGAGAAACAAATCTTATAAAGTTGCATAATGATAAATAACTAAAAAACTATTCATAAAATGGAAGTAAAGCAAGTTAAAGACCTTTTAGAGGCATATTCTTCTATCTACGAAAAGAAAGAAGAAGTAGAAATTGAATCTGGTGAAAAGAAGGAGTCTGAAAAAGGCGAGTCTGAAAAAGGTGAATCTGGAAAAGACGAAGGTGGAAAGCATAAAGAAGGTAAGCACCCTAAAGGTAAAGAAGAGAAGGGTGAAAAGGTAACTGAAAAGGAAGGTAAAGAAACTGAAAAGGAAATGAAAGAGAGTGCCGACCTCTTCGACTTCATTCTTGAGCATCTAGTTGCCGAAGGTTATGCTGATAACAATAAGGCAGCTCTTGCTATTATGGCAAATATGAGTGAAGAGTGGAAGAAGTCCATTATTGAAGGTGTCTGAACCACTTTCCAAACTGGCACACAAGAGGGTCTAACCACCCTCTTTTTTTGTATGATGGTTTCATACGAATCAAACCTATGACCGTCCGCCACGAAATCAAGTCTCAACTTGCTAAACTTCTTGCCACTGAAGACCTTGTGGTTGAGCACAAGAAGGTGGAGACCGCTTGCTTTAACGTTCATACCCGTGTGCTGACTCTGCCGATGTGGGAGAAGGCAAGCAACACTGTGTATGACCTTCTGGTGGGTCACGAGGTCGGACACGCTCTCTATACTCCTGATGAAGACTGGTTGGAGAAGGTAAAAGTTCCCCCGCAGTTTGTGAATGTGGTAGAGGATGCTCGTATTGAGAAACTGATGAAGCGTCGTTATGCTGGTCTCACCAAGACCTTCTATAACGGTTACAAGGAACTTGCCGATGATGATTTCTTCCAGATTGGTGATGATAAACTGGAAACTTATAATCTTGCCGACCGTGCAAACCTGTGGTTTAAGATCGGAAACTATATTGATATTCCCATTGAGCGTGGTGAAGAAACTGAGATTATTAATTTGATTGCTGATACTGAGACTTTTGCTGATGTTCTGATTGCTGCAGAAGAACTTTATAAGTATTGCAAACAAAAGCAGCAGGAAGAGACTAAGATTTCTCTGGATAATCTTGAGTCCCAGCAGAGTGGTGCTGATAATCAACCTGCCTCCGACTTTAGTGATCAGCAGGAAGGTGAGAATGACCAACCTGAGTCTAATGATTCTGAAGGTTCTGCTTCTAGTGAAACCACCCCAGAAATGGGTGATACCACTCAAGAACGGGGTGGTGAGAAGAATGAGGAACCTGAAGTGAAGACAATGGATTCTTTGGAGGAAGCACTGAAAGATCTTGTTAACAATAGTGGTCCTGAAAATGTTTATCTGGAACTGCCTAAACTTGACTTGAAAAGGGTGATTGTCCCAAATGCTGATATTCATTCTAATTGTAAAGAGTCTTGGGACTCTTATTCGGAAAATACTGGATATAAGTATGAAGATCTCTTTGGTGAGGTGGATAAGCAGTTTGTAGAGTTCAAGCGTTCTGCTCAGAAGGAAGTTAATTATCTGGTGAAAGAGTTTGAGTGTCGTAAGGCAGCAGACTCCTATGCCCGTGCCACAACTGCTCGTACTGGTGTTTTGGACTGCTCCAAACTTCACACCTACAAATACAACGAAGACCTCTTCAAGAAAGTCACTACTCTTGCCAACGGCAAGAATCACGGTCTGGTGTTCATTCTTGACTGGTCTGGTTCGATGTGTGATGTGATGTTGGATACGGTCAAGCAACTCTTCAACCTTGTTTGGTTCTGCAAGAAAGTTGCGATTCCGTTTGAGGTTTATGCCTTCACGACTGACTATCCTTTGGTTTCTTATGATGAGAATGGTAAGGCAACCATTCGGGAACTTGCCTATCAAAAGAAGGATGGTCTGATTCAAGTCGGTGAATGGTTTTCGATGATGAACCTGCTGACCAGTCAGGTGAATGGTAAGACTTTGGAAGAACAGATGAAGAACATCTTCCGCCTTGCTTATTCTTTTGGGCGTAACTGCTATACCCGTTATTCTATTCCTCTGGGTCTTTCTCTTTCTGGCACTCCCCTGAATGAGGCACTTATTTCTCTTCACCAGATTCTGCCTAAGTTTCAGAAGGAAAACAAACTTCAGAAAGTTCAGTGTGTCATTCTGACTGATGGTGAAGCGTGTGGTATTAAGTATCACCGTGAAGTCAAGCGTAATTGGGAAGATGGTCCTTTTATGGGAACTGCTGGCATTGGGTTTGGTTCATTCTTGCGTGACCGTAAGACTGGAAGTACCTATTCTTTGGACTGTGAATGGCATCATATGACTGATGTTTTTCTTCGCAACCTGCGGGACAAGTTTGCCGATATTAACTTCATTGGCATTCGTGTTCTGGAAGGTCGTG